ATTGGTTCTGCCAATTTATTCAAGCTCTTTGTGAATAGGTATAACTTTTCTGAGGTACAACCAACTAAGCTCTCTAAGTAATTCTTTTCATTAGCTGAATAAATCAAATCTCTAGAGCTGAGGAAAACATAATCTGCATACGTAGCGACAAACCCGAGTAGATAGGGAACAGTGAATGAATTTATAATATTCATACTAGACAAAGAACCACCAAATGGGTTAAACCCAATTATCTTCTTATTGTGTTCCCTAGCCCATTTAATTACTTCAGCATTAAAAGATAGAGGGCAAATATTAAGGGAAATATAATCAAAATTGATTACCTTCTCAATCTCCTCTAATCTCTCAACGGATTCAGGTAATGAAATTCCTACACCGGACTCTTCAATAACTTTGTTATCAATTAGTTCTTTAATCTGATCTGAATATTTTTCAAAATCACACTTAGAATCAACCAAGAGACAACTCAATCTGAATAAACCATTATGACTAACATAATTAGCTACAGCATCTTTAGCACCATCCAAGAAATCAATAGTCATAAGAACTACTGAATTCTTCAACAAATCAGAGGTAAATTCATCATTGTTAGAAGAAAAGTTCAGGTGAATAAATTCATACTCACCCGAACTTAATGTGGATGGATAATTGAGATTGCTTGTGTCCAAACCAACTGCTCTCAATTGGAATAAACTTTTTTCTTCTTTATTATCCTTTTCCATTATTTAAAAGATTGATAAATTTATATACCTAGAATCTCGATAAGGAGATAGTGGGTTCCAAAGTAGGCATAATGAGGTATCTACGGAGGGTGTTGTAGTCAAAATCACACTATTCTTCAAAAAGACTGAGTCCTTTAACTCCCTAACATTTTTACATATTTCTAGGATTATTTCAAATATTGTCCTAAGAAATTTTTTATTTCTCATAATAGCCAACTTTATAATGACATAATCCTGATAAGTTAGGTCTCCTATGGCAACTTTCTCCCCATTTTTTGTAAGATTGAGAATAGACTTAATATTATCATTCTCAGTGTTATACAGTTTATAACACTTATCCTTTGATATCTTTATCCTTCTTGCCCTATTACCTTCATTACTTGTATTTAGGATACTATACCTTGAATAATGTTTATTTTCACCTGTCATTTGAACTGGCAGGGATACTTCGAATTCTCCTATTTTAATCTTCCCTTCCTCATCTAGATTTTCTATTTTGTAGAGATTAGATAGATTAACCAACCTCATACCTGCCATATTATCTAGACTTATGATCTTTGGATAACCAGTAACCCAGTCCAAAAACCATATATCATTTCTATCAGGGGGATCCAATGAGGTTAATATTTTCTTAAATACAGAGAAATCATGTGGAATTGTATTTTTAAAATAAATATCATCCACAATAAACAGTTGAAGGTAATGATCTCCAAGAATAGTGTCAAAGTAATAGTCCTTTATAGCATCCAAAACTTGAGCACTAGCTGATTTAGCTCCTCTTTTATCTGCCTCATCTATACAACCCCAGCAAGGTTGGGTGAAGAATGTTCTATTAGCATAGGTAAGTGGAGGTCTTTTCTCCTTACACCTATAACATGTACATTCATCTATCCCAGTCGATAAAAGTTCAGATTCAATATATTCTTCGTAACTGATAAAGCTAGTATTTCTAATTCTATCCTCTAGCTCTTTTGAATCATTCTCTAATTTCATCACTTAGTTATTTGATATTTAAAATTAGGTCCAGTATATTCAACCCACATCATTTTCTCTAATTCACAGGCTAAATCTCTAATATCTCCCTGTGCTGCTTGAGCTGTTCTCAGAGAGAAGAATCCAGCCTTTTCAGGAGAACCCTTTGGAGGCTCATAGAACCAATCATCCAAGAAACCACAAAGATAGAATTCAGTCTTTATTTGCTTATCAAGAACATCTCTTGCTTCTTCAGGCAACATTCCATCTTTAATCTCTTCTAGATATTCATACTCCACAGTCTTCCAATATTCATTTCTCCTATTGCACTTTCTACTAACCTTTATCAACTCATTCCAAAGAGTACCAGCATCTTTCTCTTTCGCATCTTGAATGCCGAGGGATTTAGCCTCTTTTTCATATGCCCAATAAGGCAATATAAAGGTCAATTCATTACCAAACTTATCCTTAGAATAATTACAGTATCTCTGTGATTCCTGCATCTGTGAAAATACTCTACCTCTAAATGCCTGGTTTGATACTGCAATAGAAGCTATCCAGTGTGTGTTAGCTCTCAACTTATGAACAGATATGTCAGGTTCTGTCATATACTTGCCTAATGCAAGTACATCTTTTTTATAGTCACTATCCCCTTTACTTTTAGCCTCATACCACAACTGTTCACGTACCCTAAAATTAGTAGTAACATAGTAGTACTTATCTTTCAATATTACCCTTGATCCTCTAGCCTCATATCTATCAGGATCAGTTAATACAGATATAACATTGGAACACTCTCCTACTGGGATTTTAAAATAAAGGGTACCGAATTCAAGTACAGCCCAATGACCTAACTTTATCATTCTCTTAACAAAATCAATCTCTGAACCGTCCTTGATTTTATCCTCTGATTTGTAAGTTACTCTACCTACTCTTTCAATATCCTTTAGAAAATTTCCAGAGGGTTTTACCAACTCTACTTTTGAACTAATAATTTTCATAATTTTATTTTTATATTATTTATTAATTAATACTCATCAAAAGTAAAGACTTAAAGCTAGTTGGAGAGCAAAACAGGAATTTCAATAAAGCTAAATCTCTTAAAAAGAGAATAGAATTATCGAATAAAAAAAATTATAATAAATATGAAAACCGAAAAACAACAAATCTACATAGATAACCAAGTTTTTCCATTAGGAACAGACTTGAGTGTAAAGGATGATTGAGGGTGGAATGGTATACCAAACGGATCGTTCTCCTAGCAGATTTACTAGAGTTCAAAGGGAATATTTAGCAGTACCACTTGATCTTCTCCTCAAACCATTAGTTAATTTAAAGGATGAATTAGGCTATGAAACTGATTTTATAGCGATATCAACTAATCTAAGGAATGAGCAGATATACAACATAATACCATCTGATCTATCAATTAATCCAAAAACAGATTTGAGATGTAACCTTACTTCTGATAATTTAATAGGGACTTCACAAACAGGTATAGAAGAAACAGTAGTAAAAACACTGCACTTAAATGGAATAACTTGCAGTGATAATATCGGAGTTAATTACATTGGACTCAAGGCTAATGAAGAGCTAAACGATAAGACCAGAAATAATATTCACGGTGATAGAAATGTCTCTCTAATGTATATTAGAGAAAAGGATATAGACATTAGAGAATACGAAGAAATAGAAAACCTCCTTAAAGGAATAAAGTATGGTGATCTAGAAAAAGTCCTAAAGATTTTCATCAACAAACAGAACAGATTACTCGAGGATAATTGTGAGGACGATTACTACGAACCTACAATATTCAATATTAATGAAGTCGGAATGGGTACGGATGAGGATATACTGAGTACGTATAAATCAAATCCAGATAAATTTATAGAAAATATAAATAGGTATATTGGAACTGAATGGCTAGATTTATTCCCAAGGTTAGGTAATGATTTCAAGAACTTTATAAATCAATACTTTCAAAGGGAGAAACCTATAATGAGGGAAAAATACGCATCCGCTAATTTCTATAGGCTAGACTCACCTGGATATGAATATAGGTCAGATATAAACTTACTTCTAAAACTCGATAAGCTAGAACACACTGAGGTAAAGGAATTGATCACTCAAGAAATAGATAAAGAGCTTGACAGAATAAAGGAAAGTCTAAGTGACTTTAGATCAAGAAAAACTAAGCTTGAGAAAAAGATGAAAAAAATTCCCTATACAGAAGTGAACATTACGTTTATAGGCTCCAATGATATAATAAAATTAGCTAATAAAGTTAGCAAAAAGATGGAGTTTGTAAATTATAATAGTCTAGGGGGAATTCTTACAAAAGAATTAGTTAGTGCTGATAGGTTTGAATACTTTATCGATCATTCATGCAGAATAGTTGTAAGATTAGAAGGGAAATTCTATAAATACGTCCCGACTGAAAAGATCTTAACTTCATTTCCTGATTTTGATTCTATCATAAATCAACTTGAAACTTCAAAGAGTAAAGTAGAGGCTGATTTATCTGCAACAGAACAGAGGCTTTTGTTTGAGAGAATTTTATCTAAGGAACAAGTAGAAGTAGACAACCTAGGAATTGCAGTTATCAAAGACAATAGGTACGACGAGCTCATAGATAAATTATACAAAATAAGGTGTGGAATCTCTTACTTGAAAAGAGTCCCAGAGGAGCTTAGAGAACAATACTCCAAAATGCACTGGTTAATGTATTGTAACTTCTTTAATGGAGAAAACACTTATGGCTATGTAGATCAAGAATTACTAGAGTAAAGAAAAATAAAAAATAGACTGATACTTTTTATGGTATCAGTCTATTTATTTTTAACTTCCTAAAGCTTCGTTTTTGAATAAAGACATGAAATCTTGAATTGTCTGCTTTGATTCTGGATTATCCATTACTGAATTCTCCTTGTTTTCAGCCAATTTCTTTAAGATTTGGTCGGAATCTTCTATTGTAGAAGTCTTAATTATTTCATTAAGATTCATTATATATTCTTGTAATTTCTCAATTACTAAGAATAAATCAGGTATAGATAATTGACTCTGGTCGAACATTCTCTCCGGCTTCAGTACATAATCCATAGCTAAAGACAACCTAGAAATGAGGTGTAATAAAAGTATAGGTTTTATACTCTTAAATACCTCAGAAACATACAACTCTAATGTGTGTCTTTTCTCAGGATCTGCTACATTCACTAATGTTTTAGATAAGTTACTAAAATCTATTTGAAGTGATGTTCCATATTCTTTATTATACTTAGTGAAGACATTGCTTAAAGCCTCCACCATTTCCTGTTCTTTTTCTTCCTTTTGATTCTTTGCTATAGCACTAGCATCCACTATTACATTCTTTGCTGCTTTAGGTATTTTAGGGACGGAATTTAGAATATCAGAGAAGGACTGTTCATTATTATCTTGTGGTGATACAATCTCTGCATCTGTAAATTCAGATTCAGGGTTTATCATCAACTCATAATCTTTATCCTTACCTAATTCCTTATCCAATATTGCTTTTTTGAATAGTGGATCATCAAAAGGATTTGTTGATTCATTTATCATAAATACTTCCTTTTATAAATTCCTAAGAACCTTACAAATAGCGTTATAGATATAGTTATTTGAATTCGATTTGTTTCACCCCCAGAGTTTTATTTATTGCTTTGCTACCGTTTGTTTGATTTTTTGTTTTTTGATGATTAATTTTTTTTTTGTGTCATCTCTGGGGGTTTTTATTTTAATAATAGGATTAAGTTCCTATTATTTATTTTTTTCTTCCCTCTACCTTTTTATACATTAAATTCAAAGCACGACCTGTTAATACGAATAATTTTTTAGTAACATGGTCGAAACATAGTGGATCTGTTTCAGGGTTAACTATCAAAATTGGAGTATAGGAATCAAAACCAGACCTAACAAGTTCTATACCTCCTGTCGTAGTCTTTTTATATTCGAGAACTGTTTTACTATCTAGGTCTATATTTCTAACCCTACAATAATCTATTACCCAGTCTGGAGGAGATTCCTTTGTATTCCACTTCCAGGTCTCAATCTCAGATGGGTAGTATGGGTTAAATCCCGACTGTTCATAAAACTCTGTCATTCTTTCTTAATAATATTATTTTCCTTTATTTCTACTTCAGTAAAATCAAAGTTACTAATTGTTATACCTAACTTAACTATTAATGAAGCAATGAAATAAAACGGATCTACAAACTCAAACGTTCTGATATAAGATAGGTTTTTACTTTCTTTATAAAAATCCACTAATCTACTTACAGTACCTACTTTCATAGGGACAAACCATGATTTAGTACGGTGGGTAGTATAAGCATTGGTATAATCTATAGAGGATTTCTTTATAGGTTCATACTTTAACTTAATTATCCACTTCTTAATTAAATCTACCTTACTAATTGGTTTTATTGAAGTTGTAGGCTCAAGCTTTCTATAAATATTAGCAAGTTCATCAGGGCTAAGTCTATCTAATTTAAATATAGGGTCAACTAACGTATTACTCTTTTTATAATCTACCCAAGTATTTGTTATTTCTGTAGTCAATTCTCCTAACCTATCACATTTAACAAAAGAATAGAACAAATGACCAGAACTTTCAGGTATAATTAAAGTATACTCTAGTACCTTTAGTATAGTTTCCCCTAATGAGTTACCTACATCTACCCAACCATAGCAATCATGGAGACAAGTGAATTTCATCTTATCAACAGTTTCAGAACCTTTACCCCACTTATCATCAAATACAAGAAATGTGTCAGATATTTTAGCTAATTTATCTAACCCATTTTGCTGTTTCTCTGTAAGTGGATACTCCGTATTCATAAATATTATGGAAAAGGATTTAGTTCTTCTTTCTCTAAGAATTGAAATTGAATCTTTGCCGATCATAATATATTTAATTTTTGTTAGAATTTCTCTGTCTGATCTACCCAATTATCAGGTCCTGTAACGGATTCATAGGTATAATTGGTGTAGATCTTTTGATTTTTTGATCCTCTGAATGCTAGAGATTTATCAGCCTTATCTTGTTCAAACTTACCATCTACTAAATTATCTACATAATCTAGTATAGAAGTTGTAGATGGGTGAGATAATAACTCCCTCAAAGTAAACCCTGAAAAAACCCAAATATCTTTATCCGGCATAGATGTTTTTACAGTCTTTACAATATCTAATAAAACTTCACATTTATCAGAGTCTCTAAAATCCAATGGTTCTCCACCACTCAAGGTCAGTCCTTTGATGTAGGGCTTGCTAAGATACTCCATCAACTTATTCTTAGCCTCTTCATCAAATTTCTTTCCCGCTAATTTATCCCATGTTTCTGGATTGTGACAGCCAGGACAATGATTAGGGCAGCCGGATACCCACAAGGTAACCCGGCAACCTAAACCATTATTAATATCCGGCTGTGTTATAGCCATATAATTCATTATTCTAATGTGTAAAATGTTGAACTCTGTGCTCTACTTCATCCCTCTTTCCTTTGTTAAATGAGGTTTTATAGTCGTTACTTAAATATCCTGTTACTCTTCTGAGCCTCTTGATGTCTGAACTACCGCATTCAGGACATACATCAGGCATCTCATCTGTATAACCACAATTATTACAGGTGTCATTAGGTACATTGATGGCAAAGTATGGAATATCATGATCCATAGCATAATTTACCAACTCCTCTAATGCATCTATATTATGCTTAGATGTCGAGGGACATTCTACATAAGTAATACAGCCAGCTGAACTATATCCAGTCAACTGAGATTCAATGTCAATTTTCTTGAAAGGATCCATTTCTTTCCAAACAGGTACGTGAATGCTGTTTGTAAAGAACTCCTTATCAGATACATTCGGAATTACACCATACTTCTCTTTAAATTTGTTTAATGCAGTGTGACACAAATTTTCTGCAGGAGTACAATACACTCCAAAATTTAGTTTATATTTCTGCTTAAATTCTGCCGCTCTGGTCTTAAACAAATTCATTATTCTTTTAGCCAACTCCATTCCTTTTTCAGTAGTATGATCTGTTCCTATTAATAGCTGCAAAGTTTCAGCTATGGACAAAAATCCTATTGCCAAGGTACCATGTTTAAGGGCTGATTTAATGCCCTCTTCTGGATGATACCCAAACATAGTTCCATTATCATACATAAAAGAGGCTGCTTTTGGAGATTGAGAACAAATCCAATTAAACCTTTCTATTAACATGTCTTTTGCTTCAGATATCTTTGTATCAAGAAGAGACATAAACTTCTCTACATCCCTATCAGCCTCCATAGCTAAAGTAGGTAATATAATTGTAACAGGACATATATTACCTCTACCATCCTTTAATTGCGGATTCTGACCTGGTTCGGCATTAATATCAAAACCATTAGCAGTACGACACCCCATTGTTGAAAAATAGGTTTTTGGATCATTTCTGTCATATCCCGCATTACCACTCCAATCCACATTAGCATAATTGGGGAATAAACGCTGAGAGGTTGACTTCAATGCTAACCTATACATGTCGTAATTTGGAGTACCTGGTTTATCATTAACACCTTTCATATATTGGAAAATACCACACGGAAATACGCTGGTTCTATGAAATTTACCAACACCAGCTATACTTCCCTCTAACAAAGCTTTAATTACCATTCTTCCTTCTGGCAACGTACATGTGCCGTAGTTCAAGGACGAAAAGGGCAATTGGTTTCCAGACCTGCTTTGCAATGAGTTAAGGTTATGGTAAAGTCCCTCAGTAGCTTGTTTTAATTCTTTTTCAGTCATACTAAGAGCATACTTATAGACTTTACTGTTTTCTTTGTATTTTCCATCTTCGATACTTAGCGTATCATTTAGATCACTTGAAATTTCCTTTTCTTCTATGAAAGTCATGCCATCTTTATAATGTTTATAAAAAGATTTTCTGACATAAGGAACCATTGAGTGATCTATGTGAGTTGCTGAAACACCACCAAATTGTTGTAATGATTGTATTTGAAATATTACAGCCACCAATTGAAATGCAGTATTTATAGACCCTGCAGGTCTAATATCAGTCTGTCTTGTCGTAAATCCTTTAGCTAGAAGATCATCAATAGGGCAACTTAGACAATTATGATCCCCTAAGATAGCATGGTCTAGATCATGAATATATATCTCATTATTGAGATGATTTTCTCTACTCTTTTTTGAGAATAATTCATTCAGTGCTATGTCTTTCATTACTACTGACATAGCTTCGCCCATTCTACCTCCAAATGAATTCTCATCTACATTAGCATTTTGATTTACAACTGCTTTTGCATTGAGTTTGGAAGCAACGGCTTTCATTAATTTGCCTTTATACCTTCTAATTTTGCTTCTTTCCTCTCTATACAAAATATACTCCTTCGCTACTTCCTTCCTAGAGGACTTCATTAACTCATTCTCAATAAAATCCTGAATCTGCTCTACCTCAATCTTCTCTGACTTAAATATCTTTGAATTTTTGAGATTAGTTACAATCCTGTTAATGAGATCAGTATCAACCCCTGCCTCTGTTTTCTTCATTGCAGCTTCGATGGCTTGTTTAATTTTCTCTTCATTAAACACAACCTCTCTACCATCCCTTTTAATAACCTTTGGAGTTACTTCTTCCATGTTGATAAATGTTTAAAATTTATTAATTAGATCTATAATCGATTCCTATACCTGTTAAATAATCCTTTGCAGATGTTATAGTTATAGTTTCATCAATGTTGTTATACTTCTTCGTAAAATCAACATATTCTTTTTGTTTAACTAAATAATCTTCTACTCCATTAAACAGTTGACGTGAAGGATGGGAATTTATAGACTTAATAATAAAATCTTTATCTTCCATTACTAATAACGTCTTTTTAACGCTAATCACACCACCACTCATGTCGTAATCAGAGTTATAAATAGTTAAACCATCTTCATAACTAACTACATCTTTTATAAACCCATCTTCCAATGCGGTTTTCTGAGATTTATAAAACAGCATGTCAGTTACTCCTCTTTCAACGAATAAATTTTCTCTCTGCCATACCCAACACTCTCCTACAAAATCACTTAATCTGGAGAGATGATTAATGGCATAATTTAAATCATTGACTTCTACTTTGCCAGAGAATATTCCATCCTCTAGTTCTTTCCACTGCTTAATTCCTGACAACATTACTAACCAACTATCACAGTCAGATAATCTGGAATTAATTGTAGTGGTTTTTAAAGTTCCACTGAGTCCGTAAAAGAATTCGATATTAATATCCATTATTTTATGTGTTTTTTATTAATATTTAACCATTATTATCGATTATAAGAAATTAACGGTATAATTCCACTAATTTACTGTATTTCATTTTACGTATCTAAATGCTTGATAGCCTTATATATAGCATAATATAAAAAAATTAAATTAATGAAACCCTCCGGGGGGTACGAGTAGCAAACATTCTCACCTAGTGCCCCCCATTAAATCAACACGACTGTGAAGCTCGTGTTGATTTCCTTTTTTTCTTTCACTTCAAACCCTTATTAATGAGAAGATATAGACAGTTAAGTTTATATCCTCTTTTATTTTTCAAGATTTTAACTTTTATTTAAATTTTATTTATTATGGCTAATAATAATTTTAAGATTACCGTAAAGAGACAGTATATCTCTTATGGTTTGGCTTTTAACCCAGAAGATTTTAATGAGGTTAAGAACTGTAAATCCGACGCAATTCGGAACAAACCGTGTTACTGTGGTTTATGGGCATCACCCATAGACGCACAATACGGATGGCTCAATTTTTGTAAAAGCGAGGGAGTTCCTTGTTATATGCAAAAATGGACCAGGTTTGTATTAAAACCTTCGGCAAGGATCAGGAAAATTGATTCTTACGAGGATTATAAAAGATTTATGACTTCCTACAAAGACGTCACAGATCTCGAGTCCAATCACTTCGATTGGGAAAAGATTGCAAAAGATTATGACGCCGTTGAGGTGACATATAATGCAGTCTTAGAGTGCAGAGTGAAGGATGCTGAGCAATATAATCTTTATATGGAAGGCAAAGCACCTCACCAGAAGCAGGAAGAGTACTTGGAATCATGGAGTTGTGATTCCATTGTTATTCTTCATAAAGATGTTATTCAAGTTCTTGAGACTAAGGATAACTAAATTTACACTCTCTTTTTAGAGGAGTAAAAATATCAGATATTAGGTATGTAATTATAAATCAACCTAATATCTGATATTATTTTTTTTTAATATAAACTCAATAGATTAGCAATATCACTGAAATCGTGGTTAGTAACTGTAACTTCGTCAACGGTAACAATTTCTCCGTCGAGACCAACGTGAGAAGAACCTGGGAATGTTACTTCTGTTCTTTGAATATTTCCATTCTTATAAGAATTTTCCAAAGCTACCCAAAACTTTGTGATATAATAATCTACATAATCACCATGACCTAATGATGCTTTTCTTGGGTCAGGGAAAGGTAATCCATTATACTTAGAAACTAATTCTTTCTCTTTCTCATCTCTAGCCTCTGGTGTTTCACCAGGGACTAGTTTTTCTTTTGCTTTTTCATAAGTAAGAGCTGGGCATTCATGCTTAACTAATACAACATCACCTGTATCTGACATTGTATCAGTCATTTCATACTCCCAATAGAAATAATTTTTACCATTCCACTTATACTCTCCATTACCCGCAAACAAGTCATCCCAAATATTCTCAATTAAGACAACTGTTTTGGAGGCACCATTATTCGATGATTCAGAATCAGTAAATGTAATCTGATCCTGCAATAATTGATCGTTACAAATCCATGCTTGTCCTTTTATAACTAGTTCGCTCATTTCTTATTATTTCCTAGAATGTTTTGTGCGATTCTAAGATAAGAAAAAGCGTTAAAGTATTCTGAGTCTGTTGAAGGGAAGTGTAAGAATGAAGTTGGGAAGTGTTGATCCTCTACTAGTTTTGTGAATTTAGGATCTGCGAGATATTTCTTAAAGAAATAGCTTAATCCACCACAAACAAGTATACCATCAACAGCATCAATAGCTTCTCCGAATTTCGCTTCAAGAAGATTTAGTACATCGAGAAGATATTTCTTTATAAACTCATCTAACTTAGAACCGATATTGTACTCTTTACCTCTTCTAGTAAAACGACCGGCATTATCTACGATAGTCTGAGCTTCCTTGACTGACACCTCCATATTATACTCTTTACGGAGATAATCAATAACGTTAAGAGATACTACAATGAGACCGGTATTCGGGATGCCCACTGCAGCACCAGCTGATGCTGTTCCATTAGCTACGTTACAAATATCACAAGTTAAGAATCCACCATCGAGAATGAGGTAGTTCTTCATCTTGTAATCATTGTGCTTTGAAGATTCTCTAATATCCAAACCACATTCTGAATACGCCAACTTACAAGAAAGACCCTGAGGTAGACATATGAAGAATCCATCTTCTTTTTGCTTACCTAAAGTTTCACATAAGTAAGTCAACAATTCATCTGTTCTGTCTTTAAAAGCCATTGACAATCCAATTACTACTTTATCGAATGTCAAACCTTCCCTACTATATTTAGTTAGTAGATAAGATATCCAAACAGGATATGCAACTTTCATTGATTCAAAATCATCCAGACGAAGGAGGCAAGAACGGGGAACCTTCAATGCTGGGGTTCCAAGAATATAAAAATCTGCTCCTAATCTGAACAATACGTCATCATCAGCTTCCATAGGGTCCTGAATTTTAGCTAAGGCACTAATATACTTTTCAAATTGTAGTGCTCCAGTTTCATTATGATAAGCTACCTTTACAGAAGAATACCCTAAATCGATTGCCAGTAATTTCATTATAATTCGTCGTTTTCTATAAGATTAATAATTTCTTTTGTCATATCATATTCCGGGATATTTCTCAAATTCCCAACATCTTTTATTACATATATCCCGAAGTAAAGATGATTGGGTTCATCACATTTTGTTTCCTGAATTCCAACACTACTTAATTTTAAATCAGATAACTTCTTTAAAAATTCTACAATTTCTAAAAAACGATTTAAAATACAAACACTTGTGTCAGATGATAAAAAGCAATCAAGTACAAGATTATACTCAATCCAATCTCCATAACGACTACTTTTCTTCTTTGATTCTAGAAACTTTAGTGATACATTTTTAAAACCAGCAGTTGACTCCGTAATAGCTTTTATTATAGGGTCATTTGTTGGAATTTTTTTATACGCCTGTTGATCCAAAACCTCCATCACCGCGTTCCGTGTTATCTAGGTTAGTAACTTCTTTAAACATAATTTTGGTAACCTTGTTCAATACAAGTTGAGCTATTCTATCACCAGAATGGATAATAAAATCCTCTGTACCAAGATTAGTTAGAATAACTTTTATTTCTCCTCTATAATCTGAATCAATAGTTCCAGGTGAATTGAGAACAAATACGTTATCCATTGCAGCTAATCCGCTTCTAGATCTAACTTGTGCTTCCCAACCAGAGGGAAGTGCAATGAAGAGACCTGTAAGGATCAATTTTGTTTCTTGAGGTTTGATTATAACGTAATCTCCGTCAGGTATATAAGCCATTATGTCCATACCTGCTGCCCCAGTTGTTTTATACTGAGGCAGAGGGTTATTGGACTTATTAATCACTTTTACAATAACGGAATTGACATTAGAACCATCACTCAATACGAAATAATCATTCTTGTCAACCATAATTTAATTTTTGTATTTTTTTTTATTTATCCAATCCTCGCATTCTTGAAATAAGCCTAAACAACCAATTATTACTAGAAATAAACTTACATGAAGAGATCAATTTTGGTCCTTTATATAGTTCTTTCTGATCCGTTGAGTATATATCAAAACCAAATTCAGTTGGTGTTAAAGTAGTTCTATCCTCTAACAATTTACCTGAATCAATAGCGGCTTTAAGATTATACATTAACAAATCATAATCATTTGGTAGTAATAATGTTGGTTTAATTTTATTTAAATCATGACAGTAATAGATTGGTTGAAAGAGATTCGCAATATTTCCTCTTTGTTCATAAACCAAGAAACTACTTTCTTTGTCAAATCTTACTCTAATTGGAATAGGAAATGGATTTACTATAGTATCTTTGTTAAATATAACAAGAGTATTATAAATATTGAGAATATCTTCTTGTAATTTTGTCATATCAAATGTGTTTTTAATCTTCTGAAGTTGCTACGAAAATTCGAATACCATGCTCTTCGAGTAGTCTATAAATTTTAGAAATAGCAGACTCACTTGTAGCACCAGTCTTCTCCTTTGTGCTCTTAAGTACATTCATCTGTGATGAGAAAGGATTCTTCACACCAGAGAACTTATCCTCATTATAGAAACCACAATTACCAATTATCTGATCAAAGATTTCGATGAAATCTTGAGGAAGACTTGGAATAATCTTGGTAGCTACAGGGTAATCGTTCTGAAGGTTATTCGTATTAATAATATTCCATTCAACTATATCACCAGTTGGTACGCCAGTTGGATTTTCCTCATCATCCGCTACTGTTGTAATAATGAAAGTATAACCAATTCCAATAAGAAGATTATTAATACAAGCCAAGTCCATACGACTCAAGAATTTATTCTCTTCTAGAATAGAATTGATATTCCTACCATCACTACTAAATCTTTCAAAATTATCTTTAAGGAATCCTCTAACAAATTCCTCTACACTAGTGCCCATTGCTTCTTTATCGAATCTATTACGGGCAACACATCTACCGGTCTTTGCATAATGATCATCCGGCTCAATTGCATATAAACTTACTTCTATCATTTTTAATTAAAATTAATTCCTGGGTTATTTACAACAATAAAAATCGCCCATAATATATCTAAAATATCGCAACCTTCAAACAATGATTTTTCACTTTTTGAGAAATCACCGTTTATTAGAATGGCATCATATATATCTCGAAAATCAACTGGCTTTCCTTCTCTCCATTGAATACAACTATCCAATAAATATGAATAGAATTTACCATTCTGATTCAACCTATAGTCCATTAATTCAAATTCATCAAGAGATAATACGGTCAATAACATACTCCATAAATCAGTAATTCTAGCAGAAAAACCGTATGCATCTCTCAATGTGCTGCAAACAGACATAACATAATCAGGGTAGTCAGTATCGTTTTTTGTTTTAACCAAATGACTCTCCATAGTTATGCTATTTTATCTTCATTAACCAACCAAGTATAATATCCTGTATAGTTCTGGAAAATTCTTTACTTAGGTTAGTCATGCTTAGTTTATCAATAGGATCAGTTACTCCTTCTTTATATGCTACAGTAAATTCACTTCCATCTATCTTACTAATTCTCTGGTGAATTTCATAGCCATTCTTCTTGAGGAAATCGATAACTTTATCTTTTTCCCAATCAATTCCAAGTGGTCTTGTCTGCATCATCGCTTTATAAACTGATTCAACAGGACAAGAATCTTCATAATCATCACCTAAAATCTCTCCTAGCACGTCTGTCAACTCATCATTAAGATCATCCTCTTCATCATCACAAATGTTGTCAAATGGATTAAAGTTAGCTGACGTAAAACTACTATTAAAAGGATTACAACCAAATGGGAAACTTTCAATTAGCCCACTTGTAGTATTTTTAGGAGGATTATTATTCTTTTGTTTTTGTTTATTAGACTCTGCAGCTAGCATCTTTTTAAGGATGTTTTCAAAATCCTCCTCGGACACTTTATCTGAACCATCAGGAGATCCATTAGCCAAGAAAGTAACACCATCGGATGCACCAATATAATCTAAAGCTGCATCAATTTTACTTTGTTCATCCTTTCTGTGACTATGATTATGATACCTACGTTGTCCGTTACGGGGCGTATTTCTATCTTTGACTTCGTCTTTAAGGTTATTGTTTTTATTAGCCATGTTAACTTAAATTAAAAAAGGAGAGTCCTATCACTAGAGCTCTCCTTTAATTTACTACTATTCACTCACATTAATTAATTATAAACTATACACCCAACGGATTAGCAGCTTTCTTGTCATCCTCATCTTCCAAGATTATACAATCTGTGGCAAGAATCATAGAAGCTGTAGAGATTGAGTTCTCAAGAGCAACACGCGCAACCTTTGCACTGTCAAGTACACCATCTTCAAGCAAATCAGACCACTTACGAGTCTTAGCATTAAAGCCCATGTTATTCATAAATACCTTAGGCTTAATTTCAGACCATTCAACGATCACATCACCTGGCATACCAGCATTTTCAGCAACGGTTCTTAAAATTGAAGGAAGGGACTCTACAACGATCTCAGCTCCTGTAACTTCATCGCCTTCCAAATCTTTCCACCACTTCTTATCCTTCATGATTGCCTGTGCAGCTTTATAGTAAATATAACCACCACCAGGTACACAACCTTCAGAAATAGCGGATTTAGATGCCAAAATAGCATCCTCTATTGTAGCTTTTCTATTACACTTTTCAACTTCTGTAGCACCACCGGCTCTAATAACCGCGATACCATTAGTCAAGTTAGCAAGTCTCTTAGAAAACTTAGTCTTATCGTATTGAGTTCTATTAGGATCTTCTAGATTCTTTCTGAGAATTTCAGCACGAGCTTTGATTTCCTCTGGATCACCTGCACCTTCATAGATAATAGTTGTATCACGAGAGATTACAACTTTATTAGCATGACCTAGATCTTCATACTCTACATTTGAAATATCCTTTCCATTTTCTGGACAGAAATATGTAGCTCCTACCTTTGTAGCAATATCTTGCATCTGGTTCTTTCTTCCATCACCAAAATCGATATCCTTTACTACGCAGCAACGGAGTGCACCTCTCATTGTGTTAATGAGCAACGTAGAATTAACTACATCATCAATACCATCACAGATCAATAGGAACGGCTTATTACCACCCTCTTTCTGAATGAGTTCAAGGAAAGGAATGAGCTGATTTACATTAGAAAGTCTTGTTCCAACAATGAAAATGAAACAATCCTCCATAATACATTTACCATCACCCTTCTCGGTTGCATACTCAGGTGAAGCCCAACCTCTTTCAATCTTCATACCTTCAGTAATTTCTACCTCAGTTTCAAGACCTGAACAGAGTTCTGCTGTAATTACACCGTCAATACCGACTTTCTTCATAGATTCTACAATGAGATCACCAACTTCAGGGTCATTATTAGCAGAAATAGTAGCTACACGACGAATCTTTTCAAGATCATCACCAACTTCAATAGAATTCTCTTTAATGAAATTCTTAACCCATTCACTAGCCTTGATCATACCAGACTTAACCTCTGATACGTTATGACCCTTGCTAATTTCTCTCTCACCCTTTGAACAGAATTCCTTAATGAGACACGCAGAAGTTGAAGTTCCATCACCAACTTGATCCTCAGTCAAAGAAGCTGCTTTACGAACCAAGAAAGCACCTGAATTTTTAGCCCCATCCTTGAATGAAATAGACTTAGCCACAGTTGCACCGTCACGAGAAATTTCCGGACCGATCATGTTATTCTCTATAGCTACGAATTTACCAGCAGGTCCTAGAGTTGTGATAATTGCATCTGATGCTTCAATAACGCCTTCTATAATTTTCTTTCTAGCGTCTTCACCTTTTATAACAATCTTTGCCATATCTATAATTTATGTTTTTTTTTATTTTTATTTTTATTATTACAATACTGTTATTACTTCTAGTGTAGTAATAACTCTCATTTCTTGATTAGTTTCCGGATCACGAATAAGCTTACCAGAGTTTGGATAAATAAACAATTTATCACCTACCTTCAACTCTTTTACCTCATCACCAAATGCTACAACTTCCGCTGTAACATAATCTTTACAACCCGGATCTACATCAATCATAATATTACCGACTTTTTGTTTGTAGCTAGTCGGATCAAGCTCCCTCACAAGAATTTTATCCTTAATTGGTTTCATTTTTAAATGAATTTTATGTTAATATTTCTTTTATTATTACATCTCTAAGATTATAAAGAGGATTTTATATGCTTTTTTGTTATTTTGAGAGATAAATTAGTCCAATAAAGGGAATAAAAAAAATAACAGGAATTTAAATTCCTGTTATTTTTATAGATATTATTTTCTATTACTCAGAAGCCGATTCTCTTTTCCTCTCATAAAAGGCTAACATTCTTTCTTTATAGTCTTTTACTTGATAGAATACTGATCGAAGTTCTAAGTAGTAGTTTACCCAAGCTTCTTTATCAATCTTATCATTAGGTTCCTCTGGCATACTAATAGACAACTCAGGGAAATCGTCTTCATTTTTCATACTCGTCTTCATAATTCCAGTCTAAGGTCATAATAATTACTTGAGTTGTTTCATTCTCAGAAACTTGATAAGCCGCACCGTCAAATCCTACAAGCGTTGTTAAGCAATGTTCTACTGAATCTAATATATCAGAGTAATTATTTATTGGCACTAGCTCATCATTATCCTCAAGCCAATAGATATAACGTGAATTATCCTCATCCTTCAGCTCGTTAATGATTTTCCTAACTTGGGGTTTTATTCTAAAAACGTAGAAATTAGATTCTTCATAGAATTCTCTATCATCCTCATCCAACTCTTCTATAGTCTTTGGATTATAAATAGCACCCTCGCTGTTAAGCCAACGAAGATAATGTTTAGCTTTTTGCTCCTCTGTTAAAGAGGGGATGTAAACATCACAAGCCTTTGTAATAATTTCACTGCCTTTAAAAATTAAAACAGAAGGCTCATCATCAATTTCGAAAATTATCTTTTTCATTTTATCGTTTATTCCTCTTCAAAAATCATCATCTCTCGTGGAAGTAACCAAATCTGATTTTTTAGGTTATTAGACTTAGAAATCAAACTTCCCCTATCATCGCAAATTCCCTCACGTTCGAGTAATTCTTCGAGGCAATCACTCCAATTTTTAACGAAACTCATGCTGCGAATACTATCCTCGAGACAGTCATCACCAATGAGATAGGCTGGGTACATATACCACCTGGACTTTTCTTTCTCCTTTTCAATGAATTTTTCATTATACTTTATTAAGTATAAGTCTGAAAAATTCATATAAGATTCAACAATCCCTGAATGATATTCACAAAGTATGTGCAAACTTTCTATGTATTTTTCAACTATTTTTCGTTTTTTCTCCTCTGGGAGAGAAAGTTTGTATACTTCAGAAACATTTGAAGTAATTAACTCCTCATGTTCAAGAAGAATCGTATCACCGTACGATTCAAAGTTTAATTTTTCTCTTGCCATTTTACTCGTCTAATTTAAATTCTTTATTGAACTTTAATTTTCTCATAGTATTAGAGCTAATAAACCAGATTTGATTATGTTCAGATATACTTTTTGAGATCAATTCATTATATCCGAAATCTTCGTATTTAAGATACTCCTTAACATAATCACTCCATTCTGATTTCGGATCAATATAATTAGTGCTACTTTCATCGTCTGTTTGATAGTAACAACAATCTGTGCTCCTCGTACCTATTCCGTTCTTCTTAAGATATTCATCAGAGAATTGAACAAGGTAAAAATTACCCTCATGATTCTCTACCAAAGTAGAAGTGTAATTTATTCCACGACATAGAGATTTCACCTGATCTTCACTCAACTCCAGCTTATAAACCTTGCTAAGTTTACTGAGAATATCAGAGTTGTAGAAATAGAAACTTCTCTCTTCTACATCACTAAATTGAATTTGTTTTCTCATTTTGAATCTGTTTCGTATAATATTAGACAAAACCGTTAATAATGCAGATAATATCTCTATTACCTACTCTACTCATTATTAGTTTTCCACAGTTATTTTCAAGATAATAGTTGATATCTTCTACTAATTTGTAAAAAGATCTTATAGGGTAATAACCATCTTCAGCACCATCATCGTCCGTTTCTTTGTAAATGATCTCTGTTTTTCTTTCCTCTAGAATAGAGATAATATCATCTTTTATTCTGAGTAAAAAGAAGTCAAAATCATCAATGTCGTCTTCATCAGGATCAAAAAAGATACGAGCAGATAAAAGTCGATCACATTTCTTTTCATCTGAAAGCTTGAATTTATAAATATCACAAGTTTTTGTGATGATTTCTGAGTCTTCAAGCACAATCGCATTTGACGTGAGATCGGTATTTTTTATTTCAATCTTTTCCATAATCTTGTACTTAAATTATGCTATTTAGGTAAGGGATGAAATAAACTTGGTCCTTTCTGTTAAATCTCTCAAAAAGGAATTCTCCATCATTATTAGTTATATAATCGTCTATATACTCTAATAAGCTATCAAGTGATGTTATTTCAGCAATACCATCATCCGTTTCATCATACATATCATATTTGTATAGTAGTGTAATTTCTCTTTTCTCTAATTTCTCTAATAGAGAGTCTTTTACTCTCAGTAAGCAGAAATCAAAGTCATCCTCTTCATAGTCTTCGCAACTACCTAAATCTCTTGCAGCTAACTGACCAAGTTTATTCTTCTTTGAAAGATTAAACTTGTAAATGTCACATGTTGCTGACAAAATCTCATCCTCTTCGAGTAAGATTGCATTGGGTTGGAGTTTATTTTCCTTTACTTCAACCTTTACTAATTTCTTTGCCATTTTTATAGTTTTTTATTTTAATTTATTAATATTAATTGTAATCAAAGTCTTCATCGAGAGCTCCTTTCGAATAAAAGAACTCATCGAAATAATCCCTATTGATACCGTCTTTTGGCATATTATCCAAAAACTCTTTACCAATAGCTATAGCTTTCTCCTCTTCCATGTAAGGAAGATCAACAGAAGGGTTGTAATCATCACCGCCGGAAATTATAAATGATGTTTTACTGATGAAACCATATACAGAATCCCCTGGTAAATATTTACGAGAATAAATATGAAACTTAGGGCCTTCGTCATCACAATCTAACATATCCCAATCATCTGATTCTTTGTCCCACTTTACATGGGGAATCTTAAAGAATTCCTTTTCAGAAATCGGCCTAATATAATCACCCTTAGACGATAAGAATAGATTGTAACAAGTATATGACGTAAGATAGACGATCATATTACAACTTTTCTTGCAATTATAATAATTTTTATTATTATAAGTGAGAATAGCATTCTTATGTGTGTAATCAACATCTTTAAGATACTGATTTACGCAGTCTCTCCAATAAGCGCTACTCTGTATGTCAATGATTTTAGAATCACAAACATTTTTCAAAAAGAATAGTCTGGAGTGATAACCCTTTAATTTCTCAAATAAATCTACATTCAATTTTATCAAGAAATAGTTACCTCTTCCTTCACGCTCTACTGCGATTTCTCTGCAACGTTCATCAGTTAAATTCTCTCGATTAAGCTGAGAACGCTTCTTTTCTAATTTAGTAGCCTGGTCAAGATTTATATCCAGTTTATAAATTCTAGACGCAAGTTTAGTTATGATTTCTCTACCGGTAAAAAATACTGGGGATTCATATTGTTCTAATTTTTGTGTAGAACGTATTAATATTCTATTATTCATTGTTTTTAATCATTAAATTAGATAATTCAGTCCAATACAATACATCATTGTCCTGCACAGTACAACTCCATCTGTATTGGATCCAATTTTCACCTTTCCATTCACCTTCTGCTGCACCATTTTTCGTAATGAGAAGAACAGAATGATTAATAGGTGGCTTATTTGCATCACTGTTTTTGTTCCATGTGAAGGAACATTCTACAGCGTCACTGTTATTTGTCATTTTTTTTGTTAATTATAATTTATATTCAATACTAAAGATTTAAGGGTTCTCTAGATTATGCATATCTAACCAGCTAAAACCTTTATATAAGAAGGGAATATGAACGATTAAAGTTTATATTCCCTTCTTTATTTTTCATGATTATTAACAAAAAACTATATCAAATATGAATGTAAAAAATACAATAAGGAGGTCTATCCTCCTTTATCCGGCGATACAACAGAATGTTATCGACGTGTTAGACCAGTGTCTACTCACAATAGGCGGTGGTTTTAGTTGGGAATTTGGAGAACTTATTGAGGCTCCAAATTACAAAACCAACAGAGTACCCACAATAGAGGAAGCTCTTGAGAGGGTAGAAAAAGAAAGACTAGAAGATCTTGAGCATGAGAAAATTCTCAAAGATCTTGCTAAAGGTAAAAAAATAACATTATTACCAAACTACAATGAATGGTATGATGAGCAAGTAAGTATAATCAAAGATATCGAAAATCGTGTCAATGATCATACTCTTGATTATACACTGAAAAGAGCAGATCAACTCAGCATAAATGGAACAAAACCAAGAAGGGGTATATTTCATTTAGCTGATGGATACAGTAATATCACAACTATTCCAGTTGACATAACAGAAGACTGGTTGGAAGCTTGTGAATTTCTGTATAAAGTATTAATGGAGAATCAGGAACTTGTAGAACCCGATTGCATTAGAGAATTGCCTAAGATAAAGGCAAGGATAGATTGGGTGAAAGAGCAAAGACGTATTAAGAAAGAAGATATACGCCCTGGAATGATTCTCCAACTCTATAATAAAGAAGAAAACAGGAAAGATAGAGTTGTAGTTCTTAAGGTGAAAGAAAAACACCTTAAGAAAGGTATGAATGCTTCATGCCCAGGACTATACGGATTCAGAGGTCTGTGGTATGGAAATCATCCAGAAAATCCTCGTTGTTATGGAAAAATCTACGACCTTTCTGTATACGAAGAGGATGAAATTGAATTAATTAGGCCTAATGTTTTAGGCTTAAATTCAAATAATATTAGATTTATAACTAAATAATTATGAGTTTAATAGAAGACCTTAATGACTTGAAGGAATTAGTAGATATATCATCAGAGGATGGTACAGTTACTAAAATTACTCAAGAAGTTTACAATAATGCAAAAGATATCGTAAACAGGTATCCACAAGAATTTAATAATAAAAAATACGCTGTCTTCGGTTATTACGGAGGAGTAGTGTTTGAGTCAGTAGATGAAGTTGTTAGTATAACAATTCATTCAGAAACATTCTCTTTCTCCGTTAAGACAGTAAAAGTGGATGGAACAGAGAAATTATTATACCAGAATTCAATAGAATTAACGGAAGATAATTTCAAAAAAGCTCTCGAATTTATCGATAAATACAGGAAAAGATAGATTTGAGAATTTACGTATAAGACTTCTTCAAAGCCTTATTATTGAACACAAACAAAAATTTATTAATTAAAAAAACTACTAGATCATGAGCAAGAAAAATGATTTCTCCTGGGGAGACGTATTCCTGGGAGCTCTTGCGGTTGGAGTAACAACCGCTGCAGTTGTATCGGATAGCCCGCAGACCGTTTTTGTGCCTCGCGGCACTAACATTGGTTTCAGCAATCCTGGTGCAGCAAAGGAGTACGCTGAGAAGTACCTCGGCGGTACTCAGATTGTTGCAACATCGCCGCTCTCCATCCACATGATCTCCGAGACCCGGACTCCGGGTATTTACGGGGATACGGTAGTTCGGTATTATTCCGACGGTTCCAAGGAGACGGTAACGCCTGGGATCTTTGGTGAGACCGTTCGTCGCACAGGTCGCACAGGAGGCTACGGTGGCGCAACTGCCACCGTAGTTCGGTCGGTAGCAGTACCGATCGACAGACAGAGTCGCAGACCCTCCACACTTGATGGGGGTCGAGTATACCAGTCGTTGACCGACTGGGAATGGAGATAACTGAACCCACACTAACGCATTGAGAAAAACAAACTTAATTAGAACAAAAAAGCTAGTTAAGTTTGTTTTTTTTTATTTCCTCTTATTCCTTAAAACCCTTATTTATGAACAATTAAAAAAAAAAATAAATAACTGAAGCACACCCACTAATAACACCAATATAAGTGTTGTTGGTGGGTTTATTTAATTATAATCCCTTTCAAAGATTTTATTATCTGGCGGGGGTTTATATACATGGCTCTAAGGCGAGGCGCAGCGTCGGGAAATAATACCGAAAGAGGTTCGAATCCTCAATGAGCCACTAATAAAAAAAAAACACATAGAAATACTAAAAAAATAAATCTATGTGTTTTTTTTTTAATTCTTTTTCAGAATTCCAAGGACGAAAGAATCGCCAATTGAATTCTGAATAGTTACCTCAATGTGAGTAACCTCCTCATCATCCTCAGCTTCATTGAGAAGTCCGGAAGAGATGAGATGTTGAATGTTATCACTGTTTGGTGAATTAAAACACCTCACAGTAACATCGAAATGAGTATCATTGTTGAGTGTATCATACTCATTTTTCAATGAGTCAGACCAACCCAACATAATACCTGTTCTATTCGCTCCTCTAACGAGATGCACAAGGAAACAAAATTTTTCGAATACCTTGTACAATAACAAATCGCCTAGAGTGAGCGAATTTATATTTTTTCTGAATGTGTTATTTAGTTTTTTGAGCTCACGAATGAGACTGAAAATATGAATAACACCCCAGGAGACATATCTGATAATATGCCAGATGTCCCTAATAGGACGGCGGGTTTTACCAGGTAGTAAAATGTAGAGTGATCCAGTATCAAATAAACCGTCCGGATAATTCTTGTTATTGATAATAAGTTTACCAATAACACTCCGGGTCTCGGTGAGAGACCACTCCCCAAAATTAAATCTATTATTATTATTCATTCTTATGTAAACTTTCTTATACTATAGTAGTTCTCGTTATCTCCAATTCGTTAGTATTGATTGCAGATAATATTGAAATAATAACGGCTTCGAGTTTAAATCCGTTTTGTAAACGGAGCGTACCGTTATTATTATATCCTATAGAACCGTGAGCATCTTTGTAAGGACACCTACAATCGGTTACTATACAGAATTCATTACCTTTTTCTTGATGAATTAAGGTCAAAACGATATAGATATTTTCTGTATCGTTCATCCTCTCGTAGGAAAGATGAAATTTCATGTCACCATAATCGACATGAATATTTCTTTCTGTAGGATTACTCCAGGAAATTTCCGGGAATTGGCTTAAATTAAACCTAATATCCTCAGGCAAAAATTCTGTCCTGTTATTCACAAGGAACTCTTTAAGGTTCCTTTCTAATGCTTTAATCATAATACAGTTAATAATTAAATTTCAATAGGACATTCAATTATCTGCATATCACTCATCTGAAGTGCAGATAATATTGAGATTATCGCGGTTTTGATATCGAGACCGTCACTGTCCCAATATACGATACCATCAGTATCATATAACAGATACTTGCACCTGAATATAATTCTACCACGTCGCTCACTTTCTTTATCAAAATAAGTTAGAGTGACTATAAGAAAGATTACATTATCGCCAGTATCGGCGTTTACGTAACCTCCTTCAAGGGTGAATTTCAGATCACCGTAGGAAATCACAATCTCACCTTCCTTGTCTTTATCCGATTTAAAGAGTATTTTCGGAAAGTTAGAAAGATGAAATTCAATATCGTCAGAGAATTTACCTATTTTCCCACAGATAAATTCTCTCAAATCTTCTTCGAGAATTTTAATCATAATAATTAGTTATTGCTTATTACCTCAAGAGCATCAATCTGTTGAAGCTCCTCTTTGTAAATTACCCAGTTACTTGCATCATTAAATGAATGCATAATATCCTGGGGAATTTCAGGACGGCGAGATATACAAATCTCCACCGGAGTCTTAACCAAAATATACTTAATCTTGTAATTTTGGTTAGCTTTTTTAATGATATCAATTTGCATCATCCTTTTACCGGATTTTAAATTAGTATCATCAATTATGAAATCATAACCGGCTTTAGCCCAATCGGCAATGGTTTCATTTTCTTTAGCCTTTACAACGGCTTCTTGCTCATTGTTTCCGATGCCTTTTTTGCCATCAGAGCCGATGATGCCCATATCCTGACGAATACGGTCCATTGACACCACCTTGTAAGTGGGGTCAATACTTGCAACTGTGGACTTACCTGATCCAGGCAAGCCTACCAGGAATATAACTTCCATAATATTGTAGTTTTTTTAAATGTTAATATAATCGTGAAAAATAAAAAAGAAAGATATAAACTTAACTGTCTATATCTTCCTCATTATTAAGGGTTTAAAGTGATTGAAATAAAGAAAACTCCACTAACAATATACTACCATTCTAATATACGTATTAATAAAAACTCATTATGTTTAATATAAATATAAAATTATCATGTTATATTGCTTGACAAGTTTAGATTCAGAGGGAAATAAATTGTATAAGATTGGTTATGCAGATGATGTAGAGTCCAGATTAACCCAATACTTAGCACACAATCCGAGTTGTAAGTTAGTGAGGGTTACCAAAGGTAGTAGAGTGGATGAGAGATGCATACATGATTATCTACATCTAAAAGGATTCGGAAAATACAGGAAAGAATGGTATGTTAATGATAAGTGTGTAGAGAATATCCTTTCCCTGCCAATGGAAGAAATAACTGATTTCTTATGGGAAAACAAGAAATCAGTATTCTCAAAAGCTAAGCTAAAGAATAGTGTTCCGTGGCTAAATCTATATAAACGTCTAGAAAGATTGAGAAAGAGTAAAAAACGGTAAAACTCTTAATTAGGAGAAGATATAAACAATATTGTTTATATCTTCTTTTATTTTTTCTAGATTATTAACTAAATAAAATTATATAAGATTATGAACTACAATATAAAAAACCAATGCGAAGAGCTTGAAAAGCTCGGATTTGGAACCTACATCGGTAGGGACGAAAATAACCTTTACCTCATCGCAATTGGAGTAGATAAAGGTCATGCAAATGATCACTCGTTAACTGGACCGTTAGGTTGGTTAACGTGTGCTCTACCAATGATGGTAGATCTTCAAGATCTCGTCGTTCTTCAACCTTACGGTAAAGGAAACGAAAAGGTTGGAGATCTTCGAAAAGGTATCTCTTTTTGTGAATTTCCATTGGCAAATTCACAAGAAGAAGATCATTTAGTAAAATTTATTGAAGAAAAATTTGATCAAATTACCGTCGATTTTCTCAATAAAGAAATTGATTTCTTAGGAGCTGGTTTTAGTTACGATCGAGTTACTAAAATGCACGTTTTTTATCACAAATTTAGTAATGAACATGCATTTGGTAGAGACGTAAATAATCCGCCTGTTGTTGATCCATCTTACAAAGAAGAAAGAGAAGATCAACAGCCTAAAGAACCAAAAGTTACCACACTTCAGTTTGTTAGAGTTGGTAACTGGATCGTATCCATGATTTACTTGGATAGAGAACCCCTAGAAAGATTTGGACTTACTCAATTATTGTATGATAATCCAGATAAAACCGGATTACGACTTGGGGTAAATCCAGACTCTGTGGTTATGGTGGAGGATATTTATAACTGTCCTCCTAATAGTATAATTTTCTGCATAAGTGATATATGCAAAAAATTGAATTTTGATTCTCCTACACAAGATCAAATAAATGCAATAGGAGAAAATCTTATGCCGTTCCTTAATGGTGAAAATCAAAATCACCTCAGAGGAAATATCGTATTTACTAAATTGTTTGAATTTAAGTAAAAATGATAAAATTCGAAAAATTACCAGCTTCAGATTATGAATATCTGAAAAGTTGGATTAATAGGTTTCTCTCTGACTTGAATGAGAGATTTCACAATTGGAGTCTCAAGCAAGGCAAAGAGAAGTCAGAAATATTAAAGACTTTTCAAGGAAGTCCATTTGACATGACTTCTACTGATGAGCTAATTACATTAGCTGGTAAAAAGTGGAAGTTATGTAATGTAAATAATATACTTGTTTTTGGGTATACACCCGGAAAGAAAAGCGATTATTATTTAATGGTTAGATTAGACAGAACAGCTATTACTCTAATCATTTCTGATCTTACAAAAGATATAGGAAGTGATTTGATCATGAGTATAGAAATAACGTCTGATCTTTTGTGGAATGATAGGGCTGGTATTTTCAATCTTATTAATCCACACGTTACTATTAAGAAAGGTAACGAACCAAACGTAGAATTCAAAAAATTCCAAACTAGGGGAAGAATAAAACTCTTCCCATCTATGGATATTAATTTTGAGATTTGCATGAGAAACATCTACAACAGTGTTTTTGTAGGTGGTGATTTGTCGAGTGCTGAAAAGTACAGAATCGAAATAGGTGGAACCAAAATAAGAGAAGTTGACACCGATTCATTCTACTATAACAACACTCCCGGTCAAATACCAGTATTTATAACAAAAGATTGGACGAATTTAAAATCACCAAATCTACTAGTATTTGAAGAAGTTAAACAATTGGTTGAAGAAAAGAAAGATCAACCAATTGTATCATCCGTTACTTATACTGTATTAAGTGACGGATCATTAAAAAGAGTTAAATATCCAAAAGAATGGGTATTCTAAATAAAAAAAGAACATATAGTTTTAATGCTATATGTTCTTTTTTTTATTATTTATTGTATGTGAATTCAGTTCTATTTAGGATAGCTTCCGCAGCATCATCTTCATTTAGGAAAAGATCTCTTCCATGAAATTGATGAAAACCTCCACATTCAATATTCACACAATAAAAGAGATTTACTTCTTTAGAAAAATCTTTTATTACCCAATGATAATTACTGAATCTCATTGTATTGATCTTATCACCAACAAATATTTTGGGTTCAATAGCAAAAACTGGTAAATCTTTAAAATTCATTTTGGCGAATTTATCCATTCCACGAATCTCATAATTATCTTCAAAGAACAGAACAGGAAAACACTTAAGATTGATAAAATTCTTTAAGAAATCTTCAATTACTTCTAGATCTCCCATTCCTTTAATAAACCAAGTAGAGTATTTATCCTTGATGCGGTCCGGACTATCATGAAGAGACCAGATAAGAAATTCTTTTAACATTCCTTTTTTAATGAATATCAATCTATGAATACCCATTAATTTCCAGCACATAGTATTTTCTTCGAATGGACAGTAACCACTAGGTATTCCAACTAACTCATTCATTTGAATTTCGGATATATGGATTTCACTTGAAGTTATACTATTTTCTTCCTTGATATTAGGATAACTATCAGTACCGACAGCTTGATAAATTCCAGTAAAATTCTCTGCTTCTTCCCTACTATCAAACAATTCAAATGAATATCTTGTATAGACATTACCTTCATCATCTAATAATCTAACATAACTACTATGTGCTAATGGAGTGAAGGTAGCATCTAATTCTACTTCAATAACTTCAATAGGATACCACTCTTTTTCAAAGTAAAATATCTTATTGAAGTTACTTCTTTTTATTATAAAATATCTCATCTACTCACAAAGTTGAATACATTCAACATCATATCTATAACTATCCACAGAAACTTTCTCTGATGCATCCTCTTCTGGGGGACATGTTACTTCAAATTCAGGCGCTCCTCCAGTTGATGATTTAGTATAAGAATAGTTATTAGCATTAGGAGATATTACTATTGATTTCATTCTATAGCTCTCATAATCATCTCCAAATGCATTTGGTATATAATTGATTTTTACATTTAGGAGTATTTTATCATCAATACTATAAGAATAAGTTCCGGTTGATAAGCCAGAATTAAAAAGATAGTCTAAAATACTTTTCATGAACACTTGAAGAGGCATCTGATCTACCCAAGCTTCATGTAAAACAGAACAATCCACATCATTGATATCAGCTAATAATGGTGGTAGTTCCCTATCATCTAATTTAGTGATTGTAATTCTATTAGTAGGACTAACATTGTCATCACTAGATTTTAAACGAACCTGAGAAAATTTAAAAGAATATTTCTCAAACTTACTTAAATAATCCTTCTTAACATCAGAAATTAATTCAAGATCATTTAATGGAATTAGATTAAAGAAGAAATTATAGTTTCTTTTAAATGCTAAGAAATATTCTCTACTACTATTAAAACCAGATGGCAGATTTTCATTACATTTTAATAAATCTTTCTCTACTAAAATCAATTCATCTGGCATTAATTCATTAGTAGCGATACAATCAGGACATGTTATTTCTACTGGGGGAATAGTAGCAATACCTCTTTTTGTACAAGCAGAAACATATCTACCTTCTCTTGTGGTATCGTAAAAAGGTTTATATTTTTCTACAGTCTTTTCAGGAGTTCCAGAAGAATTCGTCTTTGGATCAGCTAATTCAACTAGTTTCCTTTTACATTTACTACAACGTTTCTTAAAAAACGCATATTCCGCTGTATATTTTGATAGATCAACAAATCCATCCTTATTGAATCTATTAGGTGGGGTTGGTGATTCATCATTTATTGTTATACCAATACCTGTACAAAACTCAGATTGGTACACAATCGGATAATCACCACAATCATAAGAATCCAATGTAGGAGCTATGAACTCCCTTGGTTCCCTGTTCATAATTCTCTTATTTGATGTCATTTTTGTTAATTTATTATAAATTAATGAGTTACATAATTCATAACTAAGAATCTGAGAAGTTTCATTTGGCTCCGGGCGTAAGGATAATTCTATAAAAAACTCTCTAACTTGAAATAATATTATACTGATTTATAACTCTTTCCGCCGAAGGCGGATAAGTGTATGAGGGATGAAAGACCGAATACACTTATTTGGTTGGTTGGGGTAGGTGGAAAGAAAAAGTGGACATTTTTTTGGCTAAAATTTTAAAAAATTAAGCAAAATTTGCGAAAGAGAATTTTTACTACCCCCTCTACAATAGCCTGTAGGGCAGAAATGGCTTTTTTTTTGGCTGAGATTTTCAAGATTTTTTTCTTCCCTTATATAAAATATAAAAATTTTTCGTTTATAATAAATATATAATATATAGAGTTACCACCATTTACGTACGGACCCGAATGAAACTTTTCGAAAGAAAAAGAAATAATCTACTAAGTCGTTAAGACTCAATAGATTATTCCAATTTACTTAAAGTATTTTATAACGTATCTCCCGATTACCATTATTTTGTTTACGATAAACCCTAACTTTTCCGTTTAAATACTCAACAAAATCGCCTGCTTTAGGATCTTTTACGATACTTAATTCATCATAAATTTTCTTAAGCATATCTTTTACTTGAGATGTAGTAAAATCATCACCTGGTTTTACCATATTTCTGATTTTATCTACAATTACATCTCTGCTGTCTTTCAAGACAGCTACTTCTTTTATTCTAGTTACACGATAACCACATTGTGTGCATAAATCTACACCGACTTGTTTTATTATACTAGTTATTCTAGCAGGAATGTGCGCAAGCACATCATTCCATTCAAGATCAGTTAATTGAGATTTATATTCACAAACTAATTTTAACTTATCTTCGAAGTATGAAGTTTGACTTAATTTAGTCATTAACTCTGGTACTTTAGAAATATGAGCTGTTAAATTAGCCTCTGAAAATTGTAATGGGCTAGTGTAATCTGATAAAACGACACTATAAGATCTAAGTTCGGCATACATAGCGAGATTATTGAAAATAACATCAACCGAGCCATCTTCATTCTCTTGCAATCCGACATAATCTTTTTTATACGCATTAGCGGATACAGAAATTTTAATCAAATCTTTTAAATAATTCTCAATATCAGCATTCGGATTATGAATACTGTTATAAGAATCAATAATGAGGTTTGATTGTTTTATTTTCTCATCAACCTTTTCATTGATTTGTTTTTCTGTATACTTTTTATGGGATTTAACATAATAGAGATCCGCTAAATTTCTCCAAGGATTCTCTTTCATTCTTTGTCTACCCATAATCTGGGGTATATCAAGAGCTATATCTACAGCTGTACAACCGACGTTAGCGTCAGATAGAATAACTGTTTTAGCACAATCTGAATAAAAATCTGCACCAAAATAAGTAGTTCTTGTACAGAATGTAAACATTTTTCTTGATTCACCTTTCAAAGGTATATGACCAATTTTATACCAGCCAGATAGATTCTTTTGAAGAATATCCTCATTACGTTTCGTTCTTGCGCAGAGAATATTAACTTCATCCGGTTTTAATCCTGTTTTCTTTATTAATTTAATAATATTAGCGACAGAATTAACATATATAACAACCTCTTTGGCTTTGACAAGAGTTGGATTTTGATCGTCTCCTGTATAAACCTCTTCAAATTGTCCTGATTTTAATTTATTTATGATATGAACTCCTGCTGATATAACAGAACTAACAGGGTGTGTAGCGATACACGGTCTATTAACTCTCATTGGTTGTAACTTTTCCCAATCAAGAGCATAATAAGGTAAGCCACTAAACATATCAACTTTATCCAAATACTCCTCCATCATTGGAGTAGCGGATACAAAACAGACATTATTAATTCCCCTTAACTCATTTATAAATTCCAATTCTGTATCAGGTTTGAAGGATGAGTCAGTAAATACTGATTGAAACTCATCAACAACAATATAATAATTATCTGGATTCTCTTTTAAACTTGCTAAGACCTGTTTTACGTATTTAAATGAATCGTATGTAACGAGTATTTTAGCAAATTTATGATTTTTTCTACATTTTACCAAGTAATTATAAATTAGTGTCTGTAGATTACCAAGTTGAATCATTGTAGGATATTCTGGAGGAATTCTTTCTAGCATATCAACTTCCTGATTCTCTAACCCAATTAAAGAAGGATTAATATAGAGAACATGATTAGGATGCTGTTCTGCCTTGTTTTCCAATAGGAATTTCCTTGGACTACAAAGAATTACGTTCTTTTTATTCTTTATACAAAAATCTGTAAATCCACAACCAGGCAATTGTTTATTTATAATTACTGGAAAATTGGGTAGATCGAAATCTACCCAATCAGAGATGTACCTGACACCAGCTGGTACATCCAGTATTGTCTTATTCACATTCTATTGATTTAATAAGTTCCAAACGTGAATTCTCTCTGTTCTCTCCGTGCGATGTATTCCGCCAATTAAGTACTTTCTGGTAATCAATTGGCTTTTTCTGGTCAATTACATACAGATCGTAGCACTTGTCGAGAAAGTCTTCTACTTTGTCATCGTGGTAATAACAATCAACTCGATAAACAAATTGTGATGTTCTGGAAATCTTTGATCCGAATAACTCTTCCATGGAGTTGAAAATAGCCTGTCCCCACCTTGAGTATGGGTGGTCTACGTAGTAGTAATCGTAGGACTTGTCAATTACCGCTTGAGTAAATTCATCTTTTGTAAGCATAATTAATGTTTTTATCTAGTTAAACTTTATTTATTAGAGTTTTAAATTATTAAAATCTCACGTTTAATCTTCTATTAATCTAATCATTGAGTATAATTAATAAACACAAAAATATTATGTTAGCAGAAGAAATAAAGAAAGAACTTAAGGAAAAAGAGGATGAGTTTCATATTCATCAACCTAGAAAATTGTTTTTAGATTATATAGGAAAGATTATAAGACAGAAAGACGAACATGAGGCTAAGATATACGATCTTAGAGGTAATAGACGAATTATTCTATTGAGAGAGTTACATAATCTACCCATTGGGGATTTACTAGATAAATACGTTCGCGATAAAGGAACCACAATGTATAATTTAAACCTTACTGTTGATGACTTTATCAATACAGCAAATTTTTTCTATGAAAAGGGTAGAATGTATCTTCGTGGATATAATTTGCTCCGGACTACTAAGGTAGATTTAGATATTACTGATTGGAATCTTACTCAGGCGATTATTATTTCAGATGAGATGCTAGAGGATAGAATGAAAATATTGAAAGAAGAAGGGTTTATTGTAGAGGAAAAAGAAGAAAAACAAAATCACAGACCTGATTTCAAAGATTGGTTCTTTGCTCTTACTAGACCTGAGGTAACTTTTCATATTTTTCTCGTAAAATTGCCAGAATGAAAATACCTTATTTGAAATTCTGAAACCCTTAAATGTAGTAAAATATAATTTAAACGCTTAAAAAGAACTAGTTAACGCTTCCGTTGGCGAAAAAGGAGTTCTTTCCAAACATTTGGTTATTACGAGTAGAGGAAAACGGATATTGCTGGTAGAAACTAGATAGTTTGTCCATGAGGAAGAAATGGTTACCGGTTACCTCTTATATAAGAGGTTGTTCGTAAGTCGAAAATACCGGAATTCAGGTGAGGAGTACGTAACATAGGCCTGTTTTTCCTAGAGAATTATAGCCCCGAAAAGTAAGGCCGCGTAAAGCGCGGATAAATCTGAGTAGATAAAAGTGGTTTTAAAATGGGTTAAACCACCTATAATTCTCCTCGGAAATATTGTAAACGTGTAAGGTGTAGAGGAGTTCGAGTCCCTCAGTGGGTCCCCCCACTTGGTCGGCGCACCAAACTTTGATTGGCTGAAATGCCTTTCTTGGGTCGTTTGCAAATATTTTTAGGAAAACGTTTTTTGTCTGTCTTTCGTAAAAAGATAGACCTCCACTGCAATAGTGGCAAGAGAACAAACCTCAATATTGAGAAAGTTTAATTCTTGTCATGAAAGCGGGATTAGCCCCAGTCCTAAATGTGAAAGGGGGGTTGTTGTCGAGAGCGGGCAACGTAAAACATACTAACACACTGCACGGGGTGCAGGAGTTAGGGTAACTCACTAAAAATATATCTTGATTGTAGGGTTGGTAGGACTGTCCCATACTTCGGTAAAATACGGCTACAAAAGCAACTTCGGTTGCTAAGCAATCAAGATATATGCGAGGGTTTTTAGATTTTACCTCGAACTGTACCTTACAGGCTCACCACGAAACTGCAATTAACGTGGTGGACGTAAGGTAGGGCAGTGGGTCGATACTGTTGCAGCAGTTGCAAAGCGACCCATTTTTTTTTATTTAAAAATAAAATTAAAACCTCCAAGTGTTAGTATTCTGTAGGGGGTCTGTCAGAAATGGCAGTTTAATAAGAAGTTTGCGTTATGAAAGTAACGATGGTTAGTCCTGTAGAACACAGGATGTTTCCGATTTTCTTCGAAAAAGAAAATCGTCCTTTTCCGTTTTACATCCGTGCGGATCGTAAAATGGAAGCAATCAGCCGCGAACAGCACGAGGCTGATTTCAGATCCTTCGTGGATGATATCTACAAGAATCGTCCAAAAGGATTCGCAGTGACTTGCGACTGTGACAACTTTGGCTATCAAAAGCCGGAGGATGCCCGCGCAAATCACAAGAGGATGTTTTCTAGGGCTCAACTTCTTCGTTGGGCAGATCGAGCATCCAATTACTTCGAGGAGAAGGAATACTCTCTCGAAGGAGACTTTTATTATCTCTCCCGCAGGGATAATAAAAAACCCGTGGTTGTGGAGCCTACCAAGGCTTATGACTGCGTTCGTTGCACATCCGTAGATCATATTGCATCCGGAAATGCAACATACTGCACTGATGAGTACATTCGCAAGGATAATATCTTCACCAACGGTGAGGGTGTGTACTTCTTGGAGGACTACTCTAAGCCGTGCATATTCTTTAATTCAAAAGAAATTGCTGAGAAATTCGCCGCACAGGTGAATGAAGGTAATTTCGATGAGTTAAGGAAATTATCAAATGACGCTTGGTCGGCCATACAAGCCAAACGCGCCGCTGCAAAGCGCGCTGAGGATGAGGCCTTAGAGGCAGAGCGTCAGAAAAGGATCAAGGCCTATGAAGCCAAGGAAGCTGAAAGGCTTTCCAAGGTGGACAAGGATAGCCTTGTTCTTGACAAGAATAGCATGGTATTCGGAGAAAAGTACTATACTATTCTCAATGGTAACGTCGTGTTCTTCATGGCGGCCGGAACACATAATGGTTGCACAGTCGGTGTATACCAGGAGTGGTCTGGATCCTGCTATAATGAAGACCTCAACGCTGAGATGAAGATGTTTCTTGTCGATGACAAGATTAATGTCTTCGCCTCTTCACAGGACGCTCACGACTACCAGAAATTGTCATAAAAAACGTTATTAGCGATATGCCATAACAGAGGCTGATAACTATCAATATATAAAAATAATCTCACTATTAATTTAGCTGGGATTATTTTTTTTTTTATTCCTCTAAAACTCTTAATATTGAGAAGATATAAGTGCACTTTATATCTTCTTTTTATTTTTCACGATTATTAACATTAATAAAAAACTACATAATATGGAAGTTAAATATGCTTCAGATTTCTGGCATCCTGTGCCAGATTCGTCTGACAATTTGGTCTATAATCAGACCAAAAGATATTGTCAGATTAAAAAAGATAATCTTACTCCTCAATTGAGGCAGATTATTGATAGTATCTATGATCAAAAGAGAGATGAGCATAGAACTATCAGAGAATTCCACAATCACACTATGTTGGTTGTAGGAATCTACCCCGATTTGTATTTCCTTCCAATAGGAGATAATGGGGTAACGACATATACCGATTACTTAATTTGTAAGGAGGTATATTCGTCTAAGACACTTTACAAAAAACCTGTAAAGTATCTTAAAGATCTAGGTATTTATTCCAGCAAAAAAGAAGAGGAGAAAAGGCCCTTCTATGCTGATCGGTATAAATACTGGGACTGCCATCCCTACAAATGGGAATGGAAATATTTCTGTGATACTTACAAAAGTATCTACGGACATATTGCATACCCGAAGCTCCTTGATGAGCTTGGCTTTGAGTTTGACACTGAAAAGGAGTGTTTCAAACTCTGTAATGTTTACACATTGTTTGACCAGCTTCAAGCACCGTTATTTGTAACGGACTTGGGTTTCTGGGACTACTTGTGTAATCCTACATTATCCCACATCAAAGTTAATTTAGACACTTCATGGGAGTGGGGTAATGAAAATGGAAAGCAGGTGCGGGTTCAGCATAGAACCAATTTTATCCAGCTTTCCTTACCGCCGAAATTCATGTATTCTTTCTGGGATATTCCAGAGAGAGTAGCTGAATTTTTAACTAAAGCTAAAGAGGTTGAACCAAGACCTCTTTCTGATGTGGAGAAGATCCGCGCTTATGGCTTTAGTACGGTAACTTCCTTTAGGGGGAAACAAACCCGACCGAAGGAAGATAAAAAGTAATCAAATTACTTAATAATGAATTTAATTAATATGTATTACATTATATGGCAACTTTTCGGCCCAAAGCCACTCCCGTTGGAGTAGAAAAGAACTTTGGGCAACAAATAAAAACAAAGCCTTTTATAACTTTGTTTTTGCTTCAGTCACTTGACGGAAAAATTAGCTCAGGTAGTTCAGATAATATGGACGCTGATGCTGACTTTTCTCGCATTGCTGGAGTAAAAGAAGGGCTTTATCAGTATTATGACCTTGAAAAAGAAACAGATGAATGGTCACTTAATACTGGAAGAGTAATGGAGAAAATCGGTGTAAATTCTTCTTCGTTCAAGAGGAATAAAATCGATATTCTCAAGTTTGTTATAATAGACAACAAACCTCATCTTAATGAGCAAGGTTTGAATAATCTCTGCAATTGGGTAGGAAAGTTGTATATTGTAACTACCAATAAAAACCATCCAGCATTAAAATTGAATCTTGATGGTTTGGAGGTTCTTTACTACGATCAATTAGATCTTCGTAAAGTTCTCAAGGATCTCGTTGATAGGGGTTGTGATAGACTTACGCTTCAATCGGGAGGCTCAATGAACGCTTTGTTTGTAAGGGAAAAACTCATTGATAAAGTGAGCATTGTTATAGCTCCGTTGATTGTAGGAGGTAAGGATACACCGACTTTAGTCGATGGAGAATCCTTAACAAGTTCAAAGGAACTTAATAAATTAATGGTACTCGAGTTAACTCGAGTTAAACCATTAAAGAATAATTATCTCTGGCTCGAATATGATGTCAAAAGGTAATTAAAAATACACAGAATACTTTCACGGTTTTCTGTGTATTTTTTTTTGTTTCCTTGAAATCATTATTTATGATAATTTAATTAATAAAACACTAATCTTTATTTATTATGGATAAATTTTCATTAGGAATTCCTTCTCAATACGAGAAGGAATTTCAAGCAGCATTTAACAGAGCTTTTTATGGAGTAGACACGCTTGATGATATCCCAAAACAACAATCTTGCTGGATTATTGCAGAAAATGTAAACTGTAATAACCCAATAGGAAAGGCTCTTATTAACACATTACCTCTTTGTAAGAGGTTTGATGATTCAGTAGATCTGATATTACTAGTCATGTTTAGAGGTAAATGTTGTCTAGATGACGACTTATCTCTTGAGTTGATTTCCAAGTATTTCGAGGAGTATTTTAATAATCAATTCAAAGTTACTGATGAAGAAATAGTTGCTATCCTAGATCCTAATTATCCGTATTACAAAGCGATTGCCAGTGATGATGGGGATTATTGGAATAGAAAGAATATCCCTTATAGTGAGAGATGGATATTCTGTAAAGTAAAATCCGTTGAAGTGGATGACTATAGTAAACTTCTACATTTTGAGATAAGTCCATTAATTAGTTTCATCATTCCAGAGTTAATATCTGAAAATACTCCCGTAACTATAGATTTACCGAACATTGACGTAATTGAGTTACCACTTGGTTTTAGCAGTTTGAATCTTGTAAAATCAATAGATGATTTTAAGAAAGAATCATTTGATGACAAAGCTATAGAATCGATATTGAGTAGGATTTCAGAATTGTATACTAATTTGAATAACTTTAATAAGTTATATCACATATAATAACATTCCCTGAAATCATTATTTATAATGATTTAATTAATAAAACACTTATTATTTTTATTTATGGATAAAAATTCATTAGCTATTCCAAAACAGTTTGAGATGGCTTTTCAAGAAGCCTATGCTGAGTTATTTAATCTAGAAAGCCTTGATGATATTCCAAATCATCCAGAAATTCATAGATATTTAATTGATTGTAACTCACGTAAAGGCAAAGCCTTAGTGGCTACTTTACCTTTGTGTAAGAGATTATCACAATCAACTGAGTTAATTATGGAAGTAATTAATGAGGACGGTAATAGTACAGATCCACGTATAATGGTTAAATACTTTGATGAGTATTTTAATCGTCAGGGTGACTTTACCGAAAAACAGATAGCAATACTAGACCCTGATTTCCCATTTAGTGGAGCACAGGTAGGTCAAGATGACGACGCAATAGGAGGTTATTGTGAAGATCCTATTTATCCTTATCGATGGATTTTTGGTAAGGGTGGTTCTGTAGTTGATCCTACTACAGGTTATCTTAATTTTTGTGAGATAGATGAGGAAAATGAGTATATCTATCTTAAAATAAAAGCAGATATAGCTCTCACTTTTCCGTTTTCATTGGGACTATATTCAGTAAAAATTGATCTTCCTAGAGACTACCAATCTCAATCTACTGATATGACTTTTGAAATTTATTTTAATTTCAATTGTTTAAAATTAGTAAAGACGATTGAAGAGTTAAAGAAGGATAGTTATTATAAGGAAGCTATTGACTCCGTTTTTAGGGATAAAACAGAGATTATAAATGGCTTAAATAATTTTGAAAATATTTATAATAAAATATAATTAAAAAAATGAAAGAATTTGCAATAATCAAAGACAAAACAAACGAGGATAATAGATTCCGTCGTATCAATGGTAAATTAGTTTTTGGGGAAACATATATGGTTCTTCCTGAGAATTGGTTTAGAATTGATGAACATAATGGCGAGGTAATGTATTATGGAGGCACTAATATACCAGAATGGTTAAGTGATAAAGTCTCGAAATTATGTCCAAACTCTGAGGAGTACGATGATGAAGCTGATGATACCTTTTGGATACCTGAATCAGAGATAGAAAACCTAAAGAAGGAAGCTACATTAGGGTATTTCGAATTAGCTGATGGAGTTAATGAGCATGGAAATGATTTTATCAAAATTCCTAAAAAATATTGGTATGATGTTACTAATATTCACAATGCCCAGAATAAGTGGTCATATGACGACGACTTAGAGAAGCGTTGGAAATATAACCGTGAATTGAGAGGTCGATTTAATAAAGTCTATAATCAGCTTTGGGAGGTTTCTACCGATCGTAAGGAGGAACTTGGGATCACATTTATAACATTATATCGGGAGCCATCAACTGAGGGTAGATATATTTGTATAGAATCTACAAAACCAGATTTCTTTTTAAATATAACCTATTTCAATAAAATAGAGGAATCTGAAATATCTAGTAAAACCTTGGAAAAGGTTAAATTAGGCGACACTTTTGTGCTGTATACTGATAATCTTGATCTTGATATTGATATTAGCGATGACGATTCCGTATTAGTTTCTAAAAGAAACGAATACCTCAATGAACTCCACTGGATGGATGAGTTTATAGTTGGTTAATCAGTCGTCTGAAACCCTTATATATGAAAGAATAAAAGATAGGTGGAGTTATAATCCATCTATCTTTTAATTTTCGGCTTTAATTCTTTCGTGATTATTAACAAAATTTATTATATTAAATAAATGTACAAATACAAAGAGTTTTATTTTCCGTCACCGACGGAAACACCTACGGATCAGGTAGAGAAACTGATCCAGTTCTATGCGAATCCTGTAGAAAGGGAGCGCATTAACCGTGACTATAGAAAAGCTCACGGTGAAATCCCTGATCAGTATCATGCACGTGTATGTGCTGCTGGGGATACCGCTATACAACGCGCAAGATCGCGTTATATAGATCGTGAATTTGACATCCATTTTGGACAGTCAGTTCACATCATTGCCGAGGCAGGCTGTGGTAAAACTTCCACGCTTATGACTATGGCAAGTGGCTGGTGTAGACCCTACGTGAACTCCACTGGCAAAAAGTTTGACTATATTTTCGTAATCTCATTTGGTGAAAGGGATTATGAAATGTGGTCTGAAAGGGGAGGCTTTGTCTCCTGTTTCAAGAATGCTCATCCTGATATCGATATTAGGGTAGCATGTTTGGACGATTTCTATACAGACAGTATAGATAACGCATGCCAAATCATAGCTTGTGCTCAAGATTTGGTATATAACAAGCGTAAGGACGTCTTACTATTATTTGATGGTCTTTCACGTCTTGTAGCCTTTGCTAATGATACTATGACTGGTGGTGACTTAGGTCCCGGAGGTCTTAGGTTTAAGGCAAAGCAGCTTATGCAGCTTTGTTTGCATAGCGGTAAAATGTTTCAACCCAATCCAGGTGAACTAGAAGATTCAGTTCCGTCACTTACGGTTGTTGGAACATTGATTATTGATAATAACAACAATAATCTGTCGGCTGTATTACAGTCTTCAGCTAAAGGTTGGACCAATAATCACATCTATCTTTCCACGGATGCGTGGAATTATACACGAATCTTTAATTACGATACATGTCAGCTGGAGGGATTTACCTCACTTGATCCTGTTAAATCTTTTAATAGGCAAGGATTGAGGGTCTCCAAAGACTTGTCAGTAATTGATAAATATATCGAAGAATACGAGCAGGCTTTAGACAAATTATGTCTTTAGCCTGACCAAATAAAAAACACACATACTAATTTTTAGTTAGTATGTGTGTTTAATTTTTTTTTATATTACCAAACGTCAGTCATCCAACGTTTGGATTTATCAACAAGACGAATTGCGTCTCCGTCTTGAATAAGTTCTAAGCCGTGTTTTTCAACGAGCTCTTGAAGGCCCTGTTGAACCTTTAAGGCTGCATTGAAAAACTTTACATATTCCCCTCTTTGAATGGCGGGAATATCGCATTCCCCGTGTGGGCCAAAATCAGGAATATAATTTTCGTCTTGGTCCGTATGATCACCTGGAACTTCTCTGTATGTGAGATAATCCAAGTATTCATCTTCGGGTTCGTCAATAAAAGGCATACTAAAATGTGTCTATTATTGATTGTAAAAATTTGAATTCTCTTCTGGATTCTTGGAGTTCTTTCCAGAAGAAAGCTCGATCTTGATTAAATTTATCACCATCTGTTACTGAGAAAAGATTCTCAATAGTCAGGATGATAAAGTCATTATCCTTCATCATTTGTTGACCGTCGAAGTAGCCTCTTTTATAGAGACGAACTGCTTCCTCAACAGTTTCACAGTTATACATCGTATGAATAATGTTTTCTTCGAAATTATGGAAATAATTTCGATAACAATCACTCTTAAATTCGGGATTATCAGCAATCTTGATTGCTTGTTCAAGATCCTCTATCTTCTCCTTCAAATTTTTTATGTCATTGTTAATATTCTTGTATTTTTCCATATTTTTTAACAATCGGCAATTTGGGCCAATACCAAAAATATGGATCAACTTATTGTGAAGACCTCCTAAACCAGACTTCAAATTGAACTCAATCTGAGTGGCCGGAAAGTGTTTCTCTTCGAAGAGAGAATCTCCACGATAAGTTCTTCTTGTTCTAACCGTCACGTTAATAATGGCGGTAGGATATTTATTGCTGAGATCTTCATCTTCCTTGAGCTCAACATTAAAGCCCAAGAAGATTACTTTTCTGTCTCCAGCGTAGGGGTAAGTAGGATACTTTTTATTCCACTTACTTTCCTTCTTAACAAACCAGTTGTGAAGCTGGTTGTTAATTTTATCAGCCGTTTCTTTTATAATGCTTGTATAAACGGCTTTATAATCTGTATTCGTATTCATTTCTGTAGTTTTTTAATTTTTTTGTCTATTTTAGATTATTTATTGAAGTTTTCTTCAAGTTCTTCAATATACAATCTGCTTGTATGAAATGCTTTATAGAAAGCATCTAATACAGGAAGACCCTCCTTAATGCAACTATCAAACTCTGTAATGAGTTTAGCATTAACAAGACTCCTTCTAAGGAGTGGTATTGATATATCAGTGGGTGTATCTCCTGACTCAGCCAGTTCTTGTTCTTCTGACGTGAGTGGAGGGAAACTACCATTGATAAAGTTTATACCATCCTCATAGGTTTTAATCTTCTCTTCCATCTTCTGGAGTGTAAAAGATTACGTCCTCCGCCAATTGGCAGAAGAGAGGGAAGAAATCATCGTCTGGAGAATGGAATTGTCCATTCTTCTCAAACTCATAAATTTCTCCCTTATATTTAACTTTATAATTCATCCACTGCTTCTCTTTAAGAAGCTGTTTACGAATGTAAAGCCACAATAATTCATCCGACGTAGTAATGATATCATTACCGTCAGGACCAATTATCGTAACCGGCTCAACAGCTGGTAATGTAAAATCAAGTTTAAATTCAGACATAGCTTATTTCAACTCAAGTTTACAATTTTCATCTACAAATTCGTCGAATGATTTGTAGATTTTAACCTTCTCCTTATCAATTTTTTTGAGATCGATAACTACGAGGGTTACAGGAGCGGATACTCCATCCTCGTCTTCAGGAAGAAGATCTAAAGCTTCATAAATGAGACCTGTAAAGTCAAACCATCTATGAAGGTAAACAAACTCTTGTGTGAGTTTGTTATATCCTACTGGCATGCGAACTGCCAGTATTAATCCTGCTGCTCTACACGGTAATGTAATAAACAGCAGGAAAATATTCAAAATATGTCTCAAATATTTCATAATTGAATAGTTTTTTTTTGTTAATAATATGTTTAGATAGTAAAAGAAAAAGAAATAATGAAGATACATTTATATTTATATCTTCATTATTTCATTATTAAGGTTTTGAGTCTTCCCCTTGAGGATTCGGCTCGAAATCTTCTCTTTCTTTATAATAGTCAAGTTCAGGTCGAAGATCCCTACGATTAGAAATACCAAGACATATCCATTTCATGTCTTTATATTCTCCAGAATAATGTGTATGGTGATGACCATAATACCAGTATTCAGCTTTTACATTGAATGCGATTTCGTTAAGATAGTTACGTTCCTCTGTAACTTCCTCATAAATATCATCATCGTCATCCAATTTAACTGTAATTGGGTCAAAAATCAATGGGCATTGATGTGATACAATTACATCAACCTTTGTAGGTAATGTCTTTATATCTACCCTCTTAATTTTTTCACCAGGCCACCAGTTTTTGCCTTCTTCCCTCAACTTTTTGTCAACAGAAGTAGCTCCTCCGACGGGAAGTATTTCTTTTTCTGCAATTTTATAGAGTTTATAATCCTCCATAAAAGTTACATAATCTTTTGAATATCTTGTTTCATCTTCAAAATATTCAGGATTATCGTGGTTGCCCCTTACAACCCAAATATGAACATCCGCTTTTTTAAGCTTAGGTTCAATTTTGTTGTAGAGATTCTCCCAGCTTTTGTCAAAGCCGATACCAAAATCTCCACAGACTATACAATCAACGTGATTTAGTTGCATTTCACAACATAGTCGATTGACTAATGCAGTGATATAACCATGTACATCACCGCAAAACATAAGAAGTCTATCCATATTAGTGTTTTATTTTTAGTGTTCGTAACTAAGACTTTCACGCTATTAGTGGTCTAAAACTATTATTATTGAAAGTATAATAAAAAACATGATTTAATATGATTAGAAAAGCAAGATTAACTATTCCTAAGGTGGAGCTTGATACATTAGTTAATGTATTTTTTACTAGCTTTACGAAAGTGAATGAGTTTCCTATTACATTAAAGGAAACTTTTGATTACAAGGAGAATGGTAGTTTAGTTACTCTGAATGTTACTACTACATTTTCTGACAAACTTAAAGAGGGTAGCACAGACGAACAAAAGGTTAAGGATGTGATTAGGTTCTTTGTGAATAATAAAATAGACTATAAATCTATTTTTTCGCTTCATGAGGATAGTGCATCAACTCTGCAAAAAGATGGTGGTATAGAAATTAAGCAGATTGAATACGAGTACTTAAGGGATCAATCTCAGCAATTCTTACCGGTTACTTGTATATTTAATCCAGAAACAGTACCTAACTGGTTTGATGATCATACTAGAAAGCTAAGTATGCCCTCTGGTCTGTGGTCGTCTACTAGAAAAATTTCAAGCTATATTCATTTTATGAATGAATATTCTACAGTATTAAAATATACAAATACACGTAAGCTCCATTTCTATTCTTTGGATTCTGATATTACATGTGATTGGTATTTTATTAAGGAGGATGATAAGGACGTTAATGCTGTATTTGAGTTTGATATTGATGTTACTGATGATTTAGAAAAATTTAAACCAGTTTATTTAGAGAAGATATTTACGGCTATTACTAATATCGGATTTAAATTAACAGATGATGATATAGCTAACTATAGCAAAACTATTACGTGGTTTAATGACGTTAATACAGCTAGGGTTAATTATATTAAGGAGTTTGAAAATCCAATGGATATTAAATCCAGGATTTATTCTAATGATTCTCTCACTAAAACAATTACTAAGGTAGAAGATACTCCAGAACCAGAACCTTTAAATCCACACAGAAATGAGCTTGATGATTTCTTGAACTATCTTGGAAAGACTGGAATGAGTATGGAAGAGTATGAAAAGAGAGAGAAAGAAAAAACACCTTCCAAAGATGATCTTGAATTTACCAAGACTAAATTAAGAATGATCAAAGCTTCTGATCTTTTTAAGAAAAAGTGGGAAGTTGTGGAAACAGCTATGAAGATGAAGACTCATAGTTATGTCATTACACCATCTGATTTAGCTTTTGCTAATTGTGCATTGGAAAAGCCATCAAAAGGTTATAGCTATTATTTTGACTATTTTGATGAGCATTTCTCAAAGAGAACCATTACTCCTACAGATTTTGAAATTTGGGGTAAGATAGAGCGAGAGTGGTTAGAGGCTGGTAATGATCCTACGCCTATTCCAATGGATGGTAGTGATATTAAGACTACAGACTTAATACATACCCTCATGTTTGCACCACCTCTTAATATAGATGATTATTTAAAATCAGCTATGTGTGATCAGAAGGAAGAATCAAACTGGACACTCTCAGGTAATATTGATACTATTATTAAAGGGGCGTATGATCAAGTAACTCTATCCGATACTAATACAAAAAGATCCAAAATTATCGGAAAATCTATGAAGGATTTTTATGAAAAGTATGGAGATGATTGTATCTGGAATTTCTGTGATAAATTCTTAGACAAGATAAAGGAGTATTTTACGGAAAACTATAAAGAAAATTGGATGAAAGTCCGAGATATAGTATCCGATAAATATTACTTTAATGTTTATAATTATGTAAAAGGAGGACGTTTAAGCACGGAAGAGGTTTATGTTTGTAATACTGTAGAGGTATATAATAAACTATTAAAAGATCTTTTCGATATTGATGCAGAGTCCGCTGAATACATAAATGAGTATAGAAGGTATCGATTATTCGGGGTTAAATTCACTTTGAACGATATAGATCAGGTTAACTCAGTTACATGGGCAGAAGAACTTCATAACTTAGTTAAACGAGCTCTTGATGATCCTAGAGGAACATGTGAATGTGTTATAGCTAATTATCTCATTAAATATGCTTATGTTCCTTCACCGAGCTGGGGCGTAACAGAATTTTATAATAAGGTTCATAAATCAAGGTTAAACTTTGACACTGATTTGATTAATACGCTTTATTATAATAATTGGCAAAGGGTTTATGATGCTATTAAAACATATGGTAAATATAAGGTAACACTCGATGATATCAAGAATGGTGTTACTAAATATTATATTTATCGAGAGGAACAGGTTAGTAAGTTGAGTAATAATGAAGCATATCTTTACATTAACCTAGGTGAAGTAATTAATAATATTTACAGAATCCTGGACATAGATAATTATACTGAATTTGAAATTACTCCATCAGTTTTTGAACAATGGAAATGTTCAACTCACCTCTTTGAAGAGGCCGGAGTTAAGCCCGTTGTTCCTGATTTTTATGCAAGTGGGTTTGATTTTACAAAAGCAGCACTTCAGTATCAAATATGTGATAGAAATGACAAGGATACAAACAATAAAAATTCAATTAAAGATTATGTTTTAATGAATAGTTTTATGTTTGTTCCTCCAGCTTGTATGGAGGATTTTTATAAGAGGAATAATAATATTCAGGTAGATGATTATGCAATTGATGAGAAAGCTGTTGCTGCAGTCGAGGCCATTAACAAAGTAGCCGATGAAGCTATAAAATCAATGAATAATTAGTTAATTACAATATGCCCTCAAACATGTAGTTAATTGGAAAAGACGATATTTAAATATCGTCTTTTCTTTTTTTTTGCGATAATGGAAATTCCGCATAAGAATTCTTAAAAGCCTTATTATTGAATACAAATAATTTTTTTATTAACTTTAAAAAAACTACACTATGTCAAAGATCGTAATAGTAAATTCGATCAGCCTCAATATGCTCCCTTTGAAGGAGCTGGTAGGGGCTGATCAGATTCCAGTTTTTAAACCTCTTGAGGTTAAGCCTGGAGATCACCGTCCTTTTGGTGAGGACGATGAGGTCGACAGTTATGTCGGCCACCCCGACACCGCAGCAAGAGCAGGCGTGCCGTGTGATACGGCACGCCGTCAGTTCCGACCCCAAAGGGGGGACGAGTTCTGGGTATACCAGTTCGTTCCTCCGACTCCCGTTAGATTGCCTAATGGCACTACAGAGCTGCCCAAGGAGGCAGAATGCCTCTGGGTAAAGATGCGCCTGGAGTAGTGAGTGGGTATCATTTTGATTAACCCGCGGTGATGAACCGCGGGTTTGCAAAAATCAAAAAAAAAAATTAAAGGCAGAGTGATTGTTCTCTGATACTGCCTGGATAAATCAAATAATATCCGAAACAAAAATGAGAAAATTTCACGCAAGAGATCATAACTAGCTTATGCTACGTATTTGATGAGGTATCGATGCCTCCGTGAGAGAAATATTACCAATAATCGGTGAAGCGCTCGCGTGAAAAACGAGAGTAGTCCGTTCAACTCGGACCTGATGCCCTGAAAAGCGTCGGTAGCTTAAGTGGTTATTGGTAATATTTTTTTTGCTCCCTTAAAAACCTAATAAATGAATTAAAATCTTTATTAATAATAAATAAAAAATTATTAAAATGGAAAAATATTTAATGAAAAGAACTACTCCAATTACACCTAAACCTAAAGTAAGTGCAATTGGACATCCTTCTTCACCAAGTGAGGAAGAAATTAGCAAAGCTATCAGAGAGCGTGCGCAAGCTCACGTAAATGATCTCTACAGCCGAGCTAAGAAAACTACTACCCCAACAAAAGAGTAGTAGATTAACTGATAATTAGAAAAAAATCTAATTATCAGTTACTTTTTTTGTCCCTTCAAAATCTAATAAAAGAACAAAAAAAATAAATTATCATTATTAACTAAACACTTATCAATTATGTCATCAGAAAAAATGACAAATATCGCCGTAAACGTAAACAAAGGCGATTTGATTCGAGTTTTTGTAAACAAACTCGATCGAGAACAGGCTGAAGCAGGAATTCAGCATCTGTTTCGTTGTAGTAAACTAACTAAACTGTCTACTACAGAATCATACCTATTCGAGTCTATTGATTCAAATAGACAATCAAGGATGGTTAGGTTGAGCGCAGACTTGAACGTGGATGAGTTCTTGAATGCTTGTGGTTCAATTGATTACAAAGATCGCACTGATTTTATTCAGCATTTCCTTTATACTCCATATTATTTTGGAGTAGGAGTTAATAACTGGCGTAGGTGGGATGAAAAAGTTGAAGCAGCTATGAAAATAGAATCTTTGACTTACTGGTTCAGACTTTTGGAGCCTAATTTCCCTGTTTTGGATACAAAATACGAGAAAGATGAGGTTATTCATAAGTTCTTAAACGAGAAACTTCCTATGTGGTTCAATTCTATGTCAAAAAATTATGCTAGAGTTGAAGATAATCAAACTTCAAGTGTAGTATTCAAGAATTTGAATCACGTTATCCATTCTGGAATACTAGGTGAGAATAGAGCAATGTTCTCGTCCAATGAAAAGAAAAGAGGAAACAACAACCGATCTTCTCTTTTTGTTGAACTTGAAGTTCTTGATAAAATCAGCCTCGATATTAATGATTTGTATAAAATTATATTTGAGGAGTATCTTGGAATTCAAGATAAAGAATTAGCAGGTACTGATTACAATCCTGCTGTAATGGTAGATTATTCCGGATTTTCAGCTTTAATTTATAGAAATAATAAATAAAAAAAAAACACAACAATTAATAATTATGGCAACAAAACACGTGGACGTAGAAGAGTCCAGAGCATATGTTGGGTATTTAATACCCTCGATTACAGCTCTCTCTTTCATGATTACTTCAGATAATGAGAAGAAAGAGCTTTACTCCTCAATTCAAACAGAGTTGAAGGGTGAAGGTTGGATGAAAGATATTCTCTGTAAAGAGAATAATATTCCTGACCAATATGATGCGGCTAAGGTAGTTGATCACTACCTTCAATATCCAGTAACGCGGATCTCAAAGAATATTTGTGTTAAGGATAAAGAAAGCAAACAGCCTATCATTCTTAGGTTTAAAAATGGTAGGGACTACGTGTATGTTCCTAATCAGATTCATGCGGTTGGTCCTGGTGAATCTGAAATAGGTGGAACTTCGTTGAATTATGATTTTGTAGAATCGGGATTTTTCGATGAAGAAAGTTGGCTTGATTATGAAGGAGACAATCCAACATTTAAAGCTGATTTTGATAAAATCAAATTTGATGAAACACCAACTGATGATCGAATATTTGATCTATTGAAGAAGTGGGTCATCGCTATGAGAACATCAGGTAAATTCCTCCCTGGTATTGGTATGTTTGATCCATACAGGGGTCGAATTGACTCGTTTATGTTCACAAATCATCCTGGTGAGGATAATCATTGTCCAGTAATGAGATTTCCTGACATTGATCGTCTCGATTGGAGAGAAAGTCTTACAGCTAATACCAAAGCATTAGAATCTCTCTGGGTATATAGAGAAGCTCTCAATGATAGAGGTTGGAGTAAATGGCTTTATTTCCCAACTTATGTTATTGAAGGTGGAGTTAATCGCTATAATTATATGATTGACAAGACTACACCTGCTTCTGGTTTCATCATAATAAATCCGCAATCGAAAGGTTATATTACCTATGATCATGGATTTATTAAAGTGAATCTTTATAAAAGTATTGACCAAAATACAGGATCAATAGAAGAATATGACTTAGGTGAGAAGATTTCTATGGCTAAGTCTATCTTGATGGGTGAATATACCTGGGTTAATACTATGATTGATAATCTTGGTGATATGAAATTTGGATCCAAAGCGTTAAACATGTATAATTCATATAAGGCTTGTCTTGATGAAATTAATCTTGTACTTGAGCTTTGGGAAGGTCATATCTCTATATTCGAGAGCATTCCACTCGCTCTAAGCGATAATCATTTGAGCTTAAATGATTTATTTGAACCAGATTGCGAAGGGGTAGTAGGAAATCAACAGCTTCTTCAGCAAGTGGTTAGGAGTGGTAGTTTAACTCCTATCCCAGAAGCATTCAAGGGTGTAGATTTTGATTTTTCAGCTAAATCTGATTCTCGTATTATCTATTACAAAGAAGACTCTTTGTATTCTTTGTACGGTAAATATATGAATCTTGATTACAGTGAATTAGAGAGGATTATTTTCCGTGATGAAAAGGTTCTTGATTCATTGAAGAATAAGAAAGGTTGGTTAAATTCTAGTCTTTCTAAGATTGAAGTTGATTATCAAATGCCTTCTAATGGAGTATTGATTGATCTTAATTTAATTTCAAATCTTCCAAACGTTACTCCGGAGGACTTGAGAAATGGTAAGTTTATGTATCGTGAGGTAATTAAACTTACCAAAACTAAATGTCTCGCAAGAGATGTATGGTTTGAAACAAGAGACACAGACCATATTGAATGGGTTCTCTCTTATGTAGATCCAGAGGATGAGGAAGATTATGATGAGCCTCAGTTTGACGATGAATCTCTTACTATTATTCTAAAATTGATAAAAGAAAAAATAGTAGATTATGCTGACTTCTCTGATGAGGATGCCAGCGTAATTAGAGAATTTGCTGAGAATTTGAAATAGTCTCAAAATCTAATCACTGAGAAAGTGAGTGTACGTTTCTATATTCATACACTCACTTTCTCTTTTTATTTTTCACGATATTAACTAAATATGAAAAAAAATGGAAGAAGGAACAATTCCTACATTACGGATTACAAGATCCGTGGAAATAGAATTAGAAAATGTTTCTGAGTCTATTATGAAATCTGTTTTGAGTAAAGTCAACTCCGATAATTATCAATCAATATTTGTTGAATCTTACTCATTTAAATCTACAACAAAAGGAGAAAATGAGGAAGATTATAGAAGAATATATCCTCAAATTACCTCTTATGTCGAGTTAGCTGATTCTTCGAATATAGATTTTCTTATGTATTTGTTGAGTAATCCAATTTATTTCACTAATACATATATGAATGACCCAGATGTCATTAAAATAATGACAGAAGCTATTAAGGTTAAAGCTTTACGCTACAACTATTCTGAGTCAACTCCAAATTTTATTGAAACAGATAAATGGGTTGATGATGAAAGAGAAGTGGAGGCTATGTTAAAGTATATTATCCCGAAATACTTTAATACGCTATTGAATACTTGTGTAAGAGAAAAAATTTTACAGTCAAGTATTTTGAGGTACGATATTAACGTTAACAGTGATAACAACGGTCTAATCTTAGATTCAAAAGATGAGATTGGTGTATTGCTTCGTGGTAATAATGGATCTCGAAAAGAGGGGAAATATGAAATAACCCTTATTATTAAGTTTGAAAGTGGTATTCATAATCGTGATCATATTGAGTTAGATAAGAAAACTCTAAATTCATTCATTATGAATCTCCTTGGTATGTCTGAGTCTGATTTGAAAGATTTGGATATAAGAGCTGGTTTTACAATAGAAAATAAACCAATTGGTGATGATTTCATTGGAAGTGATTCTGGTGTTGTCGTTGCTGAATAAATAAATAAACATAATAACTATTAATTAAAAAAAAACAAAGAAAAATGGCAGGAGCAAGATCAAGAGCAAATGCCGCCAATAAGAAGGCGGTGATTGATTACAACGGCACAGGTAGCCACAGAGTAAGTGACAAATCTGTCTCGAAAGAAAGGAGCTATTCTGATACCTATGGTCCAATTGGTGGAGCTACAGGAGAAGGACATAGGAAGACAAAGAAGATGAAAGGACTTTGGGTTCTTATCTTCTTGATAGTGGCTCTCGGTGGTCTTCTAGTCTACCTCCTCCTTAGAGGAGATAAGAGTGCACCACAGATTGCTAATGAGGTAACCGTTGATTCAACAGAGGCCTCTTATCAGAAACGAATTGAACAGGAGAAAAGAATTCAGAAGCAGGAAGCTAAGCAACGTTCACAGAAGGTAGTAGAGCCGGAACCTGTAAATGAAGAGCCAGAAAAGAAGATTGAGTATGCACCTAATGGTGAACCTCTTCTTGAAATGCCTGAATTCCCAGAAGACGGTAATTTCACTCCAGAATGGTTGGAGAGAAAAAAGAAGTGGGATGAACAACAACTTAGAATCTTGGAATGGAAAGAGCAACATGGTCCTAATTCTGTGTACATTGAGTACAAGGAATCTTCATTTGAAGAGCTCGTTGCATCAAACTACCGTCTAAGAAGGTATCGTAGAACTGAATCAGAGTACATGTAACAATCCCTGTAACTCTTAATGAAGAAGAAGATATAAATTAGTTTATATCTTCTTCTTTTTATTTTTCTAGATATTAATTAATAAAAACTACTTATTATATTTATGATTACAAAATATGAATATAACAGGGGTCTTCTTATCAAAGAAATCCCTCAAGACGACAAGCCAAAGAACCTTGTTGAAATTACAATCATTTGGAATGACATGTTCGATAATTATGCCAAATGTTACAATTCTTACCCAATTAAGAAGGATGCAAGAACATTCTTTGAGGATGATAAGCTAATTTACGTATTAGCTTATATCCAAAAATATCTCAATAGGGATATTATAGAAAAAGAGGATATTAAATATATTACTCCTTTTCTATGTTACCATAACCTTCATACATACAGCTATAAAGGCAATTGTTCCTCCATTTGCCATTCTGTCAATGAATTAAAAATAGTTTATTTTGACGAAAAAGGCAAGAAGTGGTTGGTTTCATTTGACCAGATAATTGAAATTATTTGGAAAGATAAAACCCGTGATGAAATCACAGATTTCATTAATCAAATTGAATTTGAAGAAAATTTTCCGGAGTTTCTGGAAAAATATAATAAATTTACAAAAAACTAGTTTTTTATGTACAGGACAGAGGTAAACACTCGAGATGGGGTTAAGTACATTGACCTCATTTGTGAAAAAGACCCAAGATTCAATCAGAGTCTTGAGTACGACGAAGAAGTCGCCGCAATCTTAAACAAAGTAGATGAGTTTAAGAAGAAAAACATCACTCTCAAAGACGAGCTTCCGGAAGCTTTTAAGGACGGTGATGCTTTGGTTTTAGGTTACGCTAAAACCAATCCCGATGAACTTAAAGAAATAGAGGAGTTGATCGAAGAGATTAAACAAGTCTATGGAGATAAGTTCCATAATGTAACCTATCTTTCTCATATTTTCCATCCTGATACGGAAGAAGAGGAAGAAAGGAACGAAATTCACACAGGAGCTCTTTATCTTACTGGAGCAGATGTACCTATTAAGGTATTTACTAAGGCTAAGGTAGAGGATTGGAGGACTGGCAAAATTATTGAAGTAGGTGATTTGGATAAGTTGATCCTTATTGCAACTATCTCAAATCAGATATCTTCTAATGATTTGCCAAGGAAAAATTTGAATGTAACTTACCTCGATCGTGAATCGGGCTTTATGAAGTCATTCACTATTGGTATGGGTGCATATCAAAATATTAAAGAAGCATTTATAACAATCCCGATGGATCTTCTTCCTGAAGATGAAGAACTTCGAACCCTCGTTGAAGAGAAAAAGGAGGATTGTAGAGATGCTATTACAATCAGTCGGTTCAAGGCTTTTGATCCTAATAACCGATTTGGTGAGGAAGAGTACAATGAACCTTTGGCCCCTATGCCGGAGGATTTAACCACTCTTACTACAGAGGATAAGTGTAAGTGTCCACAGTGTGGTAGCCAGACTTACCTTATGAAAAACGGAGAGAGCATTTATTGCCCTTACTGTAACCAATACTACTTCAATCCCCTTGACGTAGATCCTCGTTCTGAGGATGACGAAGAGGAAGAGTAGTCAAAATATAAAACACATATATCTAAAATACAAAAAATTAGATATATGTGTTTCTTTCTTTTTTCTCCTTTTATCTTATATGTAAAAGAAGATTATTTATTATGATTATATATAGAACAAATTTATATGGAATAGCTTCTCATGCCGATCGTGTAAGGAAATTGAAAAAAAATCAGGAATTAAATCTTATTTTCAGAAAACTTATAAAGAATGAGAAGGCTGATTTTTATAGAGATCTTAGGAGAAAGCAAGACAACAGATCATTGAGCTCCGTTAATAGATATAATGATTATTTAATTGGTAAGGAGAACGGTGATTTAGATGCTATACTAGAAGATAGAGATATTGGGCATGGAGTTATAAAGTCTCTTCGTAAGGATGGAATAACTACGGTTGCATCACCAAAAGTATCAGCTCCTATCACATTGTCATACCTAGATGGAGCAAAACGAAAAGTTAAGGGTATACTCTTACCTAAAGTTTCTGGATCAGATGCTGCTCATGAAGCCGGTCATGCATATGATCACCTAGAAGCTCGAAATGAAAAAGATTTAGTTGATTTTAGAAAGCACTTTAATGGAAAGAAGTTTGAAGATCAATTAAAACAAGGTGATGCTGTTAATTTAAGAAACCCTAATGAGATTTTAGATTATTCTAATTACTTACTTCAATATGAAAAATCTGGTAATAGGAGTCAAGTTATGAATGCTTGGTTAAAATCAGGAATACCGACAGAAGAGCTTACTAAGAAAAAATATACAGTTAATGGTAAGAAAGCATCTATGCTTGAACATTATCATGATGAGGCAAAACTCGGACAGGATACTTATAACTCTTTTATTGATTATGATCCTCCGAATTTAAATACCGGATGTAGCCCTGAAGTGTGGAAAAAGATTCAAGAAAATTTACGGAAGAAAAGCAATTAAAACCTAATACATGAAGATAATATAAACGATAAAAAGTTTATATTATCTTTTATTTTTCTAAACCATTATTACTCAAGACATAATTTATTTATTGGGTTGATTTTTGTTTTCTGTTTCTCGAGAGTATAAAGCATCCCGCTTTATACTCTCTTTTTATTTTTCTAGATATTAATTTTTTAAATAAAATATTTATTATGGATAAACACATTCTACTGGTTCCTTCAGCTAACAAGGAACGCAAAAATGTCATCTTGGTCAAAAACACTTGGGATCAGGGTGATGCAGATTATATCACAAAAGAATTCGAAATCAATCCTGAGGAATTCTTTGGTAATGATAAGCTAATTTACGTATTAGCTTATATTACAACCCCATATAACGGTGACGAGCCTAAGTTCGGCTGTCATGTGGACGAAAACGAAGATATTGATGATATTATCGATATCCTTGATGAAGCTGGTTTCATAATTCGTACTTATCAGACTGATTATGAACCATGTCCTTCGGTTGTCAAAATTGAAATGACTTATTACGATGAATATGGTAATAAGATGAATATTTCGTTTGAGAACGTCAGGAAGTTTTGGCAAAACAATTCTTATGACGAAATTGTTGAGTTTATTAATTCATCCATATAATAATGGCAAATTTATATTACGATGGTCCCCTCCCTCTCGTAAAAAAGGGAAAATACGCTACTTGTAAAGCGTATATAAGGACCTATGACCCAGGTGTGCTGGAACAGGTTGACGACATCATAAACTCGAAAGCCTTTGAGGGCCAATCGGTTTATCTTATGGCAGATGCTCACGTAGGTGCAGCAGGTCCTTGTGGCCTTTCTGCAACTATTGGCAACTATATTAACCCACTCCACATCGGAGTAGATATAGGTTGTACTGTATCTGGTATGATTCTCGATAAACCTGTCTCTGAAGACAAGCTTATCGAGTTTGAACATAAGGTATCTCAACAGGTACCTATGGGATTTCACCTTCATGAAAATTCAAAGGTGAAAACTGATGAATTTTGTAAATTCATAACAAAGGAATTTAACAAATACAGGCAACTTTGGCCTGAAATGTTAGGTGATCTTCCTGTACGTGTATCGGAAGACTGGATTAATGCGTTTCTTAAACGTATTAATAACTTTGATCCAGGTGTCTTTTGGAAATCACTCGGAACAGTAGGTGGCGGAAACCACTTTCTGGAGTATGATTTGACAAAGGATAAGAAGAAAGCTGCTTTCTTCCTTCACTTTGGATCAAGAAGATTTGGTCTTGCTGTAGCTACTTACTGGAAGAACATTTCAAATAACCCTCTTTCTAAGAAAGAAAGGAAAGAGAAAGAAAAGGAACTTACTGATTCTTTCAAGGCTAAATATAAGGCCGAAGGAAAGGACATGAAGTTCTTTAAGGATGAATTAAACAAGTATCTCTCGGCAGAGTTCGAGAAGCTTGAAGAAGGATTCATGAATGGTTATCTGAAGGGAGATAATATGAAAGGTTATCTCCAGGATATGTGCTTTGCACAGCTTTATGCAAGGTACAATCACATAACTGTTCAAAAGATCATAACGGATATTTTAAGTAAGTATAGTGTCCGCGTTGTTGATACTATATTTACTACACATAATTTCGTTGATCTTGAGGATAGAACATTGAGGAAGTCTTCTATCAGAGCAAGACAGGGCGAAATAGTTATTATCCCGTTCTCAATGAAGGATGGTGTTGTAATAGCTGAAGGTCTAGGTAATCCTGAATGGGGTAATTCGGCGCCACATGGTGCCGGACGTATCATGTCCAGAAAGGAAGCCGACAGGAGGTTGGAGTTGGCAGAACAACTCCAAGAATACCTCAAATTAAAGGAGGAGTACGAATCTGATTTGGACTTCTCCGATGAGAACTTAACCATATTGGCTAAGTATGAAAAGGATTTTGGTAATCTCTCAGATGACGAGATTAATGAAATTCTTAAGTTCTCCATGTCTTCATTCGAGAAAGAGATGGAGGGTATTGTGACTACATCAGTAACAAAAAAGACCATCGATGAGTCACCTATGGCATACAAAGATACACTCGAGATAGAAGATGTGATCTTTGGTAATACAGTAAATGAAATAGAAAGATATTATCCTGCCATTAATTGGAAGGATAAAGAGGGAATGGAGAAAAACAATTAATATTCTAATTCCTTTAAACTCTTATATATGAAGAAAATATAGATGTAAAGAGTCTATATTTTCTTCTTTTTATTTTTCACGATTTATTAACACATAAAAACTACTTTATTATGGAATTTCTTTTGAAAAGACCCAAGCCTGTTGAGGAGGGTCTTAATGTTGATTTGCAGAAAGCAGATCTCATTGAATTTTATTGTTCCGTTGAATTTCCTTCAAAGAGGAACAATAAAAGCTTTGTTAATACGTTTCAGAAAATTTTGAAATGTATTATCAAAAGAATCGAAAAAGGATTCGATTCCCAAACAAATGAGGGATATTTGAAAGAGCATCTCTTATTTGAATCGATAAATTATCTTTGTGATGTAAATTACAAAGTAAGCGAGAATTCGGTAACCGAATTTTTCAGAACTATACAGGATATTAACTTTGATCCATTCAGGTGGAACGAATTTTATATCCTCAGGGATGATAACAGTCTTACAGTTATAGACCTTAGCAACACTGAAAATGGGTGTCCTAAGCTTATCTGTAACTTTAAGACAGATGATTACTATATCATAAAATCTGTAACGGAGGATAATTTTGAAACAAGCAGCAAAACGCTTCGTTACAATTTCTTCGGTATAGAAGAACCTGAATGTTATCTCTGCGACTATGATGATCATTGTTACGAGGATGATTCTTATGATATAAAAGTAGGTATTAACATGAAAACTGGTGAACTTGTTAAATTCGTTGATGAGTTAGTTCTTTCAACTGGCAAAGACGAGAATGGTTCTCCTGAGATGATGGGAATACCTTCTTTTATAACAAAGTACGATAACCTCTCGAGAGAGGTGTATAATATCAAATTTGCTAATGGCAATATGCTTGTTATAAGAGCAGGTGTCATTAACGAAGACGAAGATGAGAATAGTAGCGATGTTGATTACCACTATTTCGTGGTAAAAAATAACACTACGCTCAAGAATATTACAGTTTATTTCTGGTTTATCAGTTCTTCCGTTTACAAGGACACTGGTGAATACGAGGATAAACCTAAGTTTATTGATGATTCTATGGTAACAACAATGCCGGACGGTACTGAAATAAACTATCTGGAAAAATACTATGAAATCATTGAGAAAGCTTTTGAAGACTACAACATGCCTGAAAAAGCTAAAAGATTAATTAAATTACTTGGCGGACAAGATAAGATCACCGTCAGTGATTTAAATGAGTTGTGTGATGACGGTGGCTACAGCTACCTTAAGCCATACTATCTCACTACCTACATGAAGTCTATTATTGGTAAGAAGCTCCATGTAGATAAACCTATCCTTGCTTTGAAGGATAGTTACGTTGAGAAATCTTCTGACGTAAATATCAGAAAAACCTTGGAAACAATGTTTACTGATAAAGTTTATATCACTTACGAGGTAGTTTATAACCTTCTTGTAAGTGATGTAATCTCAAGAGTCTCCCAAAGAATTGGTAGCGCTGATTATTGCCGTGAGGAGGCTTTTTACAATCATAAAGAAGCCGAAGAGCAGAAAAAAGCTCTGATGGATCGGATTGTACCGACCATCCTTCATAAGGATGATGTAAAAGATCTTACCATTCCTACCGGAGCTTTCTATATCTACCCCGCTGAAAAAATCAGCGTAGATAGAGAACCTCAACTTTCTATTCCGCTTTCTCGGGTGGTTCTCGATAAATCTGAGAATTCTCCATTAATCAACTTAGTTAACGGAGACTTCTGGATTTATAATTTGGATTGTGATAAGGTGGATATTAACACCACCCCATCAATAAATATATTCTGGTCTAAAGACAGAAGTTTTCTCTAATAAAAATAGACCAGAAAAATAAAAAAAAAAATAAAGACAAATAACCTAATTAATTTTAGATTAAATGTCTTTATTTTTTTTTTCTTAAAAAACTCACATAGATCAGCCCGAATTTACCAACTATCTCTAGCCACGCCGCACCAGTGAGAGTTTCTCACTGACTGTCCTTTTCACACGACGCAGCCCTCCTTTTTTCAGGGACTCGGAACTACTTACAATACACGCCTGGGGTTACGTGCAAGTTTTCATCGGGTTCGAACCGGGGTATCCATATAGGACTTTCAACCGATTACGTGAGGTTTTATCTTAATGACTGATGAGACTACCCTCGGGATATCTCATCAGCTCCTTTTTCTCTGAAGAATTCTTCAAAGTGGTCTTGTGTAAGACCACCGAAACTTCTAGAGGTTCTTTTGAAACTTCTAATGAACTCCCTACAAAGTTTCGTAGCTTCCTCTCTGGTCATAGCGTAATTGAATGTGGCATGAATACCCCAATCATCTACACTAGAAATACAAAAATGTGTTGTATTCCAGTAAGGAGTCTTAAATTTTGTTAAAGGCAGAATATAACAGTAAAATGGATTTACTGAATATCCATAAAAATCATCGGCATCATTTTCCGCAAATTTTACGTAATTTCTGAATACCGTGTATTCACCCTGACCTACCTCAAGCCAAGGGTTTTTTCGGTTGTACTTTTTTAAACTTTTCATTCTTATGTCAGTTTAAAAGATAGTTAAATATTCTGAAAGATCTAAGCCACAGTTCTGGAGTTCCTTCTTCCAGTCTACACTGCTAAAGGCTTTCCATTCAGCGTCTTGTCTGCTGAAGCAGCAATTTCTTTCTCTTTCAGAAAGTCTGGCTATAAATTCTTTAGCCAGTTTGCTCTTTTTCTCAAGAACTCCGAGAATTTCGGGTCGGATGTGAGAAAAGAAGCCATGTATTTCCACGTCAGTTTCGGTCCTGTCTAGGCAATCCGTATGGTTGCTCAGAATGACACTAATGGCGTGAAGCTCATACATTTTCTGAAAATTGAACGTACCATTCAATTTTCCAATTATTTCTTGTCCGTGATCCGGATTAATAAGGATTTCTTTTTCTGATTTCGTTACGAAATCGGTTATAAATCCTCTACTAATCCGTTCTCTAAAAGGGTCTACATAGACAGGTGCAAACCTAAATGTGTAATACCCGTGCCTTACTACAGACTCAAGGTATGTGGCTACCCCGTAGTAAGGTTCTTTCATGAGAAACTGTTCACCGAAAACAGCATTCTTCATGAATTTGGGGAAGGGAAGTTCTTCCTCATTTAATATTTTTTCTGCCATAATAAATAGTTTTTTACTTAATTAATATCTTGAAAAATAAATTGAAGAAAATATAATTACATTTATACTTTCTTCATAAATAAGGGTTTGAAGGAAAGAAAAAAAAAAATAAAAGCCGCCCGGCGCATCACTGCGGTTCATGGGCGGCCAAAATTGGCTCTGAATATTTCTTCATATATAAGAGTCTCAAGCGATTACAGTAGGTTTCTAAATTCCTCCCTATTTATAATAGGAATACCTAATGTATTCGCTTTATGTATTTTAGATGTACCCGGATTTTCTCCATATATAACATAATTAGTTTTAGAGCTTACGGCACTCTGGAGCTTACCTCCATTATCTGTTATAGTGTTCTCTATCATAGCTCTCTCTTCCGGAGAAGAGAATGAACCTGTAACTACAAAATTCAAGCCGGATAGTTTTGCTGTTGTTGTAGTATTTGTTTGGTTTTTGATTTGGAAATTCAATCCAGCTGATTTTAATTTACCAATAATAGTAACATTTTCTGGAACTCTAAACCAATTAAATACACTTACTGCTATAACTTCACCAATATCTTTTGTAGCTTTTATTTGATCTAGTGTAGCTGAAGCTAATGTATCTATATTTTTAAATTGTTTAGCTAGATTTTTAGCTGTCACTTCACCAACATATCTAATACTCAGCGCATAGAGTACACGTTCAAATGGTACATTTTTACTCTCATCTATACTCTTTACTAAATTCTCTGCTGATTTTTTGCCAAATCCCATAAGATTCTGTAAAGAACTTGGTGTTAATAAATAAAAATCAGATATATCCTTCACTAGATTTGTTTTGAATAATAACTCAGCCGTAGAATCGCCACAGTTAATATCCATAGCTTTTCTAGATACAAAATGGACTAACTTTCCTATAATTTGCGGAGAACAGTTAGATGAGTTTGGGCAGTAATAACCTGCTTCATCAACATTCCTTACTAGCTGGGTTCCACATGCTGGACAAACATCTGGGAATTTGATCTGGTTTGAGTTAGGTATTCTCTTAGATATATCAACCTTAGTTATTTTTGGTATAATCTCTCCGCCTTTCTCTACATAAACTGTATCTCCTTCATGTAAATCTAATGCATTGATGTAGTCAGAGTTATACAAAGAAGCACGCATTACATAAGTACCAGATAAAAGTACTGGACTGAAATTAGCTACTGGTGTAACTAACCCGGTTTTTCCCACTTGGAAATTCACTGAGCTAAGCTTTACTGTCACTTCTTCAGCTTTAAATTTATAAGCAATAGCCCATCTAGGTGTTTTAGCAGTACATCCTAATTTCTCCCTCTGTGATATGGAATCAATTTTAATTACAATACCATCTATATCGTATGGAAGATTTTTTCTTTCGGTATTCCAGTAATTAATATAATTAAATACATCATCAATTGTTGAGCATTTAACCATATTACCTGTCTTAAATCCCCAATCTTTAACGAAATTCAAGTTAGTATAATGGGAATCAGATGGTAAAGAATTAGACAGCAAATAGTATAAATAACAGTCTAATCCTCTTTTTGCTACTACAGCCGGATCGAGGGTCTTTAGTGATCCTGAGGCAGCATTTCTACAATTAGCAAATGTAGGAACACCCTCTTTTAACCTCTCTTTATTTAATTTATTGAAAGAATCATGAGGCATTAATATCTCTCCCCTAACTTCGAATTCTTGAGGATAATTGCCTTTTGTTAATTTCAATGGGATTGTTTTTATGGTTCTTACATTAGCTGTAACGTCATCCCCAACTCTACCATCACCTCGAGTAACAGCTTTAGTTAATTGTCCATTAACGTAAGTTAGAGAAATACTTGTTCCATCAAATTTCAACTCACATACATAACAATAGGGCTCATTCAGTTGTTTCTTCACCCTATCATCAAACTCCCTGAGATCATTTTCATTATATGTATTAGCTAATGATAACATAGGGTATTTGTGCTGTTCTTGGGTAAATGATTTTGTAATATCACTACCTACTCTATGTGTTGGTGAATTAGGATCATCGAATTCTGGGTATGAATTCTCTAATTCCTGAAGCTCCTTTAATTTTTGATCAAATTCATAATCAGTAACACTCGGATTATTAAGTACATAATAATTGTAATTACATTGATTAATGAATTCTCTGAGATTCATTATTCTATCCCTTATCTCTTCGTTCATTTTTGTAAATTTTATTTAGTTAATTTATTTCAGTTATTAGGATTTAATGGGTATAAAAAGATAACCAAGTAATTTTAGTTACTTGGTTATCATATTTTTTACTTGTACTCTATTTGGGTTAAACCACTCGCATTAAGTGATAATTTACATGATTTATTATTGAAAGCAGCTATAGATTCCATGTGAGAACTTATCATAGTACATCCAATATTCATATTACTTAAAGCTTCTATACAAGCATCGTGGTTTTCTGGATCAAGATGTTTAAAGAATTCATCCATAATTAATACACCAATTCGTGGTATAATTTTCTGGAGGAAGTGAACATCAAGAACAGTCTTTTGACCACTACTACATGCCTCATAATCAACCCAGTTTCCGTTATTATAGTACATAGATTCTAGATTTAAATGTTCTCCTCTATTGTTGTACTTTCTAACTTCATACTTGACCTGATTATCTGAAAATTCATTTGCTAATTTGTTCAAAATAGCACTATAAATATCACCAGCAGGACCTGTTAATTTTATATAGCGTTCTAATTCGTTTGCTATAACAGATAATTTATCAAGATCTTGTTTGATATTGTTAATATCATTAGTATTTCTTGTTTTATCTTGAACAAGACCCTCATAGTTTTCCCAGATTATAATATCATCCTTAATTTTTTCCATTTTAGCACGGAAATCATCAGGAAGATCTACCTGTTTAACTACTGGTATTTGCTGAATTTGTTGCTGACACTTCTTTAAATCTTTATCATTCTTTTCAAGGGATTTTTCAACCTTACCTTGATTTAAAAGTTCTGCTCTTAATTCAGATATTTTAGTATTGAAATCATTAATATTATTCGTTAGCTGGTTATAAATGTTTTCTGATTGTGCCCAACTAGCTTTTAAATTATTGATTTCTTCAGAGAGAGGTACTACAATCTGCCTAATTTCTTCTACTTTTCTCAATAACTCATTCTTATGAGCCATTAAAGTATCAGAGGTAGTTATAGGTTGACCACAAGTCTTACATCTGCTATTCATTGTTATATTATTAGCATCGATATATGCTTGGTTTCCCTCGTTTTTCAATTTATTAAGTTCAGCCTCTTTGTACTCAATTTGGGTTTTTAAATTGCTTAACTCAATAATTTGATTTTGTAAATTACTAATTTGATTCTGGTAATTAGCAATTTCATTATTAATATCTACTTCTGGTCTGAATTTTTTCTTTTCAGCATTTAGCTTTTTTAATTCAGCCTTTAGTACATTAACCTTTTCTTGAAGAGGCTGTACTAGTTTTTGATACTCCACCCACGCATTATTATCTTGTTCAATTTTCAATCCTTCATTTCTAAGATTTACTAATTGATTATAACTAATGCTGGGTAACTGAGTATACATTGGACTAGCTAATTTATCATTAATAAATTCAAGAACTTTATTAATTTGCTTTATTTGGTTATTTAATTCTGTTCCATTTTTCTTCACACCATCAAGCAAATTAGCAGCTATATTATTATATACGTCAATTTTGGATAATTTTAATACTCCAGAAATAACTTGGGATTTTTTCTCTACAGACATACTGCCTATAAGCTGATTATGGTCAGCATCTAAGAAAAATATATCCATAAATTTAATAAACGGAAATCTCATACGAACATCTGCTTCAAATGATTTTTTATCATTATATTTCATTTGTTCGTTATTTATCCATAGTCCAAATTCTTTTGTACCTCTCCTTATTCGACAAATGTTATTCTGGTAAATAAACTCTACTTCTGTCCAACAATCTTTCGTACCAAATTGAATAAATGGCTTTAGAGAAGATAATCCCTTTGTATCAGAAACATCAACAAAAGCGTATTTAATAGCGGATAATAAACTACTTTTTCCGCTACCGTTAGCCCCTTGAATTAATATTTTATCCCCTTCATCAAAATATAAAGTACAGTCATCTATACTTCTCCAATTTTTACAGGAGAATTTAGTTAATGTAAAATTAAAATCCACATCCTGATAATCAAACCTGTCTATATATTTTAGTACTTCGTTATGAACGTTTTCTAAACTATTAGAAACAATAGAAGAGTCTATTAAGACTTGTATATCAGACCATACAGGCACAGAAACATTAATACCTGTATTAGGATCTATGACAGTAGGTTTACTATAAATGTAGTATGTAAGTGTTGATTTATCCCATTTGTTATCCCAATCTAGCTTATCTGTGCTAACAAATTTAAGAAGATTTTTGTGAGGATTTAAATCAACCCATTTCCATTCCTTTGTATCTGTGTTCAAGATAACTCCAGTTGAGTCAGGACTATCTGATAATTTACACATTTGAGGAACACCTATAGAAACAAACTTCCCCTTTGTACCGGGATAATGTATATCACCACATATAGCTAAATTAAATTTACTTTCGTCTAACTGTTGTGGCTGGAAATTACTAGCATTCGAATAATTTATTCTGGCATGGGTTATAAGAAAATCTACTGGGTTTTGAATCCAACTTAGATCAAACTCAGGTTGCCAGTTAGAAAATGCTAAGGTTGTTCCATTTATATTAACAATCTGTTGGTGTGCATATATCAAATTAGGTGGTAATATAACACCTAAAACCGAATCCGTTACGGTTTGTACTGCACTCTTACTATCCAAATCATGATTTCCCCAAATAATCCAACCTCCTCTGAAATTGGACATAATTGTATCTAGAAAATATTTTATTTCCGCTTGAACATAAGGACGTATAATTGATTTCTCAACTATATCACCGGCAAATATAACTGCCTCACATCCATTTTGTTTAAAGACTTCTATAATATTCTGAGACACAAGACGAGAACCCTGGAGCAACCTATAAAGATTGTTCTCAGGGTTCCTGTTTGGGTATGCATGAATATGAATGTCTGAAACTATTCCAATGATCATATTTATGTATACTTTTTTAAAGGGTTCTCATTAATTGTTGATAATTATTAATCAAGTAATTCAATGCCGCAATACAATGCTTACAAGAAATTGTAGACGCCGTACTTGCAGGAGCTTTGTTTAGTGATTGTGCATAAGTTACCTTCAACTTATCAGTAGTAAATAAACTATCATATTGCTTTAGATAGAATACTGCGTGATACTTAAAGTCTTCACAATCACAAGCTATTTTACACTTATTACCTTCCCAATATTTTATATCAAAATCTGGGTTTACTTGAATAAATACCTTGTGGATCTTCTTAGATTCAGCCGACTTTACTTCAAACTTAAATGTTAATAAATAAGTTAGAAGTGTATTCTTTCCAGAAAACATTGACTTGAATCTATCATCAATCGGCTTATCAACAAGCGTGTGATAAGTCTGAACTAAGTTCACTGAACAAGCTTGAGCTTTTTCTTGTCTTGCTTGTTCAGACATTCCTTGAATATCAGATAACGTTAACATTATTGGATTAGATTTTCATCTCCGGTTATTGTTTGTGCATTACCAGAGAGGGTTAATACTACATTAAGACTTCTCAAATAAATACCAGCAAATTGAGGTAAATGTTTTTTACCAAAATAGGCATAAACTGGTGTAGCCTCATCGGTTGGCATTAATTGATTGTCCCTAAAAATTCTCTCAGTGGAAGGGTCATATGCAAATAGACCCTTGTCACTGGAGATTTGAATTACGTCTGCTGCCATATTTGTTAATTTTAATTAATGTTTCTTACTATCTATGAGAAAAGTAAGGGATTAAAACCTTGAATTAATTCGAGGTAATATTGATCTCTGATTGAATTGATGTTATATTTATTACAGAATTCATGGAATTGATTAATATCACCCAAATGGCCGTAAGACTTGTAGTCGTTATTTATTATATTGAATGCTTGATCTAATCTTGGAAAATTATGAAGATCAAATGAGTTAAATTGTGCTAAGAACTGTTCTTTATTTACATCGCTGTAATCACCATCAAGTATGTGAAGTATGATATCTTCTATAGAATTCTTTGAAATAACAGTAGGTTTCATATCATTGTGACCTGTACCAAGTGAATCTAAGTATGCTTTATAATTATATAAAGTTACTCCTCTACTTGAAATTGATTGTGGGATGGTTTTAATCATCTCTTCGTATGTAATAATTTTTGGTGTACTTTTTCCTGTTGGAATTTTGAAATAATCCATCTTTGGAGATAATGAGTACTGGAGATCCGTATCTTTTGTTATAATTATACTAGTCCTATTATCAGTCTCACTAAACAACAAACATGTTGATAACCAAGCTAAATCATCAAATTCCCAACCTTCTAGACCCAGACAAGGGAGACCTATTTTTGGAAAATCATTAATCATAGCCACTTTAGCGTTATATTTTACCTGATTTTCATAAGCTTCCTTTTTCGCTGTTTCTATTTCTTTCTTTTTCTTTTCTATCTCTTCTGTATTTGCCGGATCTATGTTAGCTAATTCTTGTTCTAGTCTTCTTACGTAAGCTTCATTTACATAAACTCTTGAACCTTTATATGCTACAAAATCCTTTAGACAGTATGTTCTATAATAACCGTTTATTTCTTTATCCCATTTATCATAAATGAATATATATTTATCCGCGGTTATTCCATATTCTCTTACTATCTTTTTTATGGTTTGTATTGTTATTCTTAATACTTCACCCTCATTATACTCTCCAACTTGCTTACCAGCTGATATTGCTTTTAGATTTCTTACAAGAATGTAAGACATATCAACCAGAGCATATTTATATCTATTCATTTATTAATTTTATTAAAAATAAAAGATAGGTAAGAGCGCATTGTCTTACCTATCAATAAATTCAACTAATCAACTTCGTTTAGAAGGGAAGGTTATTACCATTTCCACCTTGCTGTACGTTGTTCACTTGTTGCTGTACATTAGCGAACGGATTAGGGAAAGGTGTTGAAGCTGGTTGTGGTTGTGCTTGAGGTTGCTGTCCGAAACCACCAAACATATTTCCGCCGTTATTAGCCATTGGATCTATGTGAGTTGCCTGTTGCTGTGCCTGAGAGAATGCGTTCTGTACTGCTGTAGCACCAGGAACTGGTTGCTGCTGTACTTCTGCTTTCGGATTAGCAGCTAAGAATGGATCAATGCTACCTTGAATTGGACCTCTCTGAGGTTCAGCTGCAGGTCCAGCGCTTTGCATACCACCATCGAACTCAGCGTTCAATGTCCTAAGCTCACTAATCATATCTAAGTAGTAATCAGGATTGAACAACTTTCTCTGACCAGGAGCTTTACTAAGTTCCTCCTGAGGAATATTGCTCAAACCAATAAAGTTCTCTACAGGATTGTTAGACATGAGAGCTTTCTCTTCATCTGACATATTAATATCAATTACTGTGGCTGATACATTATGAGCTACGGTAATCTTATAACCTAGCTGACGATTTACAGTTAGCATAATGCTACCTTTTCGATGCTCAAGGTCAAAGTTATAGATATCATTAACCCAATCATTCTTACCACCATAAGTGATTGTAGAAGTCTGAGAAATATTCTCATTTACTGAGTCAATCATAGCAGCTGACGGTACTACAATAAGCGCACCATAATTAGACTTAATAACTTTCCTCAAGTTATTACCTTCATAACGATTAATTACATAACCATTAAAGATTGTGTAGTTTTTATTCTTAGGACTATTGCTGTCCATAAGAATTCTTTGCTCATCCGGAGTTCTATCAGCTTGTTTCTTATAACCACCAAGCTTTCTGTAGAGATCACTCCACAGTTTAGTAGCCTCCTGAATCAGATTTAAGTCATCATTAGTCAACGGCGAGATAACTCTTCCTGTATTAGGATCGTAAATATCGAAAGCAGTAGCAGGCAATATCTTTCTCGTATATTGATAAGTTTTATCACCGAATTGTTTATTTACCTTAAACTGCTTTACATCCTTCAAGAGCACATAAGGAAGCGCTCCAGTTACAGGATTTGGCAAAGGAACAATCAAATAACTACCTTGCTGATTTGAATCACCAAAGTGAACATACTCGACTTTACCGCGAGATGCATCCTTTTGAGTTGTTGCTCCTTTCTTCTGAGCTTGTACCTCGAGCTGGCTTAGCCTACTCATTACATCTGTTAAATTTTCCATTTAGTTGATAAGTATTAAAAATAATTAAATAATAAAAATTAACTGTATGAGAGGTAATTCCTCTCTTTATATTCTGTATTGAGAATTTGACTACCTTAAATGATAACCTTTTTTAATTTCAGAAGGTCTAAATTAACAAGCGGTCCATCTTTCATATTAACGCCAACTTGATGAAGTGCCCAACCTAGACCCGTTAGATTATTATACTGATCCATATATGGATCAGTCTCTTTATCCATTATTTTTATTTTTGGAAAGTATAATCTCTTTTCTTTCTCGTCATACTCTCCGTATCCTTTTAGAAGGATATCATCTATCTTTTCTATACTATCTTCAGTAATTTCTCTACCATTAAACCTAATTTTATCATTAATACGGATAATATATGGCTGAATTTCAACCTTATCCGTATTAAAATAAACTCTAGATATAACTTTATTACCACCATCCACTAATTGATTAATGTAATCAACCGAATAATCATTATTTGTTATTATAATAGTTTTGTTGGTTAAGTACTTTAATCTCTGGTTGGGATTAACAAAAATCTGTGCCTTACCAATTTGAGTACTTATCAAATCACTGAGATATATTGATTCTATGATTGAGTCTAATCCACTTAAATAAATCATAATTACATCTGTTTTATAATTTCTTCCGCTGTTTTTATTGGATCAAATGACATTAAATTATTTAATCTCTTTTGCAAACTATCCATGATTGATTTCATCATTTCCTTGTTCTCTGAGTTCTTCCTTAATGTAGCTAATGTTTTGCCATTTAGAGCTTTTATCATTTCAGGAGTATAACCCATTGCTTTAGCAATTTCTTGATCGGTTGCTTTTGGGTTAACATTAAGAACATAATTACTGAAATCTGGAATAGCCTCTTGAACACTAATGTCAAACTTACACTCTTCAATCTTTCTGTTGTTTGCTTTTATTAACAAATCAACATAGTTCCTGAAAACTATATCAACCCATTTCTTCAGTGGAATGGGCTTAGCTGACTCATCGGATGTAATCATAATTTGGTAATTGATTGTAGTAAAGTACATTTCCTTAGCCAAATCTATTACATCGTTTTGAGTTATACCTCTAGCTCCAGGAACAACTCCAATAAAAGCTTTAGGTCCATTAATATCAGTTAAATCCTGTTGATAGATTTTACCATCCTCTAATAATCTCTGATATTTTTCATTGTTCCAGTTCGGAACGAACTTCCAAGTATCTCCCTCGAATAATACTCCATTATTCACTGGAGTTACGTTATAATAATACGTAATCTTTCCTTTACCTTTTTCCCAAATATCATTTAGATTACTGTTAGCATAATCAATATTAATATTCGAGTTAACCTTCAGTAAGTTAGGATCATCATTAACATAAGCCTGATACAAAGACCAAGGTTCAAACGATGGAATAACCGTTCTTACAGAAGATAGACCCATAACATCAGACTTCAAACAACAGGATAAAGGTAGAGGGAAAGGTATAAATAGAGGTTCTGGTTCACCAACAGGTGACTCAACCATTGGTACTTCCTTCATTAAATCTGCCAACAACTTATGATAGGTTGGGGATAACCCAATATGGAGGTACCTAAGAGCAGCACAAGGATCCATTTCACCGTCTGCTATATTTACACCACCAAAAGCTCCTTCTCCAACAAAAACTCCTGAATGAACAAATAATGCCATAGTACCATCCAAACCATCTACTGAGTGAGGATGCCATCTTGCTACAGATTTTACAAGAGTTTCTGCTGGTGAAAGTGTTCCAGCTTTATACATTAATATAGCTGCCCATAACAATCTTCTATAAGAATCTTTACAGCCATCATACAAAACAGGAACCGCCCTGTGATTAATAGCATATCTACTAAACTCATTAAAGTTCCTAGCCATTAACTCTCCTACTGCAACATCAATAGGAGGGTTATCAACAACTTGTGTTGGTGTTAAATCAACTTTTTTCTTTTTAGCCATATTTAAATTATGTAGTTATTAATGAAAATTCTATATTATTAATCAGCTATAAAGCTGATCTGTCAAGTTCAGTTATAAGAAATTCAACCTTACCTTATTCTCTTTCATTAATTTAGAGGGAGCAAAAAAAATATAGAAAGCTCAAAAAGCTTTCTATATTTTGGTAATACTACTCCCTTCTATTAGTTGAGAAAGGGTGTAGTATTAGTATTTATTACGATTCCGCTATTTCTGTCAGCGGCTTCTACTATCTGTCCCGGTTTGAGTGAATATGATACTTCATATTCATCATGTTTGCCAGGGTAGCAGCATTTACTCGGAATGAACCTTGCTGTAAATGACTGTGCGTTATGAACTCGCACTCCGATATGTCCGGAGGGAGTTTTGATAAACGCTGTTGCTTGGTTAATGTCCTCTTTGAGATCATTTGTCTCAATGACATTATAACCACAGTTATTACAAGCGATTGTAATAACCCAGGCTGAAAAGCCAGTTCCGAAGCGATGTTTCATCATCGCTTCGTAAAATTTAAGAAGTTCTTCCATAAATTTACTCTTCGATCCAGTCCATCCAACTCTCAGAGAAGAGTTCGTTCTCAGAAAATCCCTCTATGATCAATTTGACGAGAGTTTTGTACTTTGGGGAGTACTTTTCACCCTCGTCAGAGGATTTCCAATTATCAAATTCAGTCTCAAAGTCGAGTTCAGGGCCGCATTCTTGGAATGCTTCCTCTTCGTCCTCGTCATCGAACGGCTCTCCCCAGCAGTGAGGATTGTTATAAGCCGCCTCTACGGCCTTCGTGACAATGTGATCGACATTATTAACCAAATCAAGGAAAGCTTCCTTGTTTAATTTAATAACTTCAATTGATCTTTGCGAACAACCTTCCCCAATGTACGGGTACATCTTAAGAATGTCATCAAGGTTATCAGGATCCGCTTTGATAGACAAAACTGATTCAATTTCGCGCTTACTTCTGTTAAGTAAGAATGGCGCTTGTTCGTTTTTGTCTATTTCGTATTCATAAAGATATTGAATGAGATTACTAATATCATCAGTAATATCCCTATAAGCCATGAACTGGGCTATACTATGCTCCTTCCACTCGTTCTTCTCCTCCTTTTTCGCTTCAGGATAGAAAAATTCATCTCCGCGAATCCACGGTGCTGACTTATCGAACTCCTCGTCCGATACCGCAAGTACACATCCGCGGTTCTTGGTGGTATCCATAAACCATGCCATTATCTGATCCTTTTCCCAGGTCAAATATGGCATTGTTTTATAGCCATTCTCATCCTCTACTTCTTTATTCGGACAGAATTCCGAATAATAAAGTTGAGGGTTGTCTTCACGCTCAGGCTGAGCGTTAATGACAAGGATAGACTTAAACTGGCTGTTTTTGTCAAACATCCAGGTTATTCTAACCCTCTTTGTAGTCATAACGGTTTTAACGTTGCTCTTCCTTGTAAGAAGAGAAACCTTGCCATTATGTCCCTGACGGATTCTGAGCTCAATAGCTTCAGGATCTTTGAGTTCGTTCAGCATGTAACGTTGAACGGGAATTTCTTCGTTTTGAATGACGAAGAAATTATGCTTTCTGACATCAACAATGTTGTTGGGATCAGAAACGTAGTCATTAGCTGCCGCTAATGCCATCTCAGCCACGTAGTCTTTGTTGACGTGGCTGTTGATACTTTTAGCCTTGAACGTGATGTTCTTGGCTTGGAATTTTGTTGCCATAATAATCAATTTTAGTTAAAGTTAATTAATATCTAGAAAAATAAATGAAGAAAATATAGATTTTTTAGCATCTATATTTTCTTCAATATTAAGGTTTTTAGCTTGTTACATTGGGAAAATCAATGAACAAGCATCTCTGTGATTTTCTGTGTTAGAAAACTCTTCCCATTTATCACTAAGAGTGGTAAATAGGTAGTTTATGGCAGAATCCAAATCTTGGTCATCCATTTCCGGAGTCTTTGTGCCGTAATCTGTACTGTGAACTTTCAATCCTTTTCCTTGGAAGAAAGTTCTCAGTATTTTGTAGAGGAGTCTTGGCTTAATTGAGTGTTCCTCCTCAGGTTGAGATATCATATCTTCAACCTTTCTGTCATCATTATATCGATCTATAATGATGCTTTCTGACGTACCTTTTCTATTCAGGTATATCAGATTAAATAAATCGATCAAGTCTGTAAGGTTAGTAACCCCGCATGACTTGAATATGTTGTATAATTTCATGATATAAATAGTTTTTTAGTTAATATCGTTAATTAGGGTTTGAAGGAGTAAAAAAATAGATGGACAGGTGCGCATCCTGTCCATCAAAGGAATCCGTCCGGTAAAAAACACATAAAAAACCGGTAAGGATTCAATATTATTTAGTAGCCACCGACACCTGCTCCAGTTCCACCAATGCTAGGACCTGCAGGTGCACCCATAGCTATAGATGCGTTTGTAGAGGGTACTCCGGTACGAGTTGGTTGAGGCTGATTTAAGCTTATCTTTCCTCCTATACCAAGTCTATTTTGTCTGGATACTAGTCTTTCTGCTACATCACTTTTACCATTAGCTGCTAATCGGTTCGCAGATCTTTGTAGATCATCCTTATTTTTCCAGAACATAGATTTTATACCAGCCCCTACGCCTTCGTTCTTAAAGATATCTTTGGTTATCTCCCAATTATCGCTTTTGGCATTCGCAGCCTCATTTAAAAACCCAAATGTTTTTCTTTTAAGTCGAAAACTTCCCATTCTCTTTTATCTCTTTCTTTGAAAATTAAACTAACAGCATCAGCTAGTGTTTCACGTGAGATAAAATTAATCCACTTAGCTGTCATTTCTGATATAGTCCAAATAACAGCCTTCTCTAAATCACTTTTACCCTTCTCTGTTTGGTCGATTTTACAGCCCATATTTAAGAAAAATGCTTCTAATGCTTGATTAAACAATATAAAATTCATTTTTCCAGCTGTGTTTAATTTTCTATTATTATCTTTTAATTCTAAAATCGTTTCTTCACACCAGTTAGGTTTTAGTCTATTTTCGTAACAAATTGTGAAGAAATTAACCAAATCCGTTAAATTGTTAATACCGGACTCTGTAACTATCTTTTTTAAATTCACGAAAACAGGATTTTCTGGATCTACAAAGGATAGTGATGAATTTATCGCTTCTGGGGAAACAGGATCTATAGCTCCATTGACTATCTCAGGTGATTTACTTTCCGGTTCAATTTCAAATATAGACTTTATTTTTCTCCAAAGCAACCTAAATATGTATTTTATTAATTCCATTTTATTTTATGTTTTTAATTATTATTAACTTGGTAATCCTGGATTTTGTGGATTATCTTGTTGGAATTTAGATACGAAACTACCCATCATCAACAAAATATCCTTAACATTTGCTGTTCCGTTTAAGAGGGGAACATTATATTTCTCACAATACAGACGAATTTGAGAATACATTATATGCTGTTCTCCACATCTAACAATCATTTTACCGGATCTCAAATTAGATCCAAATTCAAGAATAGGAACAGGAGATTTTGATTTATTCATGATATTGACAAAAACAATATCAGCCATATCCTGCATTTGCATTCTCCATTGCATTGTTTGAACAAATTCTGGATTATTCAAATCTGGTGCTTCTTGGTTCTGTGGTGGTACGTGGGGATTAAAAATTACAAATCTTGTAGTTTTGTACATTAATATACCCTTAATTGGGTCAGTTAGCTGAACTACACCATTGGCAAATTTTGTCTGCCAATCGTTTTCTTGTGATCCAAAATCCATCGTACCAGCTAAATATATTTTAATTGCATCTGTTGTCATCTGAGGTAATTGATCCCCAGGATAAAGAACCATTATTCTATCATTTAAATTTTGCATAATATTTATATTTATATTTTACGATTCTATCTTTAAGACTTTTGTCATTATTCAACTCCATTTTTGTAATTTCAAGGACCGGTGATTTCTTTATTACTGAATATTAATTAAATAAAATTAACTAAATATGATTAGAGATCAAATAAACTTAAAAGTTTACGAGAATGAGTCATCTCTAAAATACCCTACAAAGAATCCTGATAAAGCATTACAAAATGCAAGAATTGGAGAAATTTGGAGAGTATTTAATGAACTATTTAAGAAAACTAAATATTTCAAAAACGATTTCTATAAAGCATTAGCTTTTATAGATAGATTTTTTATTAAATTTGGTTTTTATGCGAATGAACAGGTTATTTATAATCCTGAAATTTATACGTACTTTAAAACTGAATTTAATAAATTTAATTATCACATACCAACGTATACAAAAAGAGACCCATTTACAGCAAGGAAATTAGATACGGTTTCTGACACATTCTTTAAAGAAGCAAAAGTATCGTTAATTAGTTATAGAAAGAATGAAGATAATCTTAAGAATTATTTTCGTGATCCTCACACTTTCTGGAATAAAAATATAATTAATGGTATGTGGAAGATAGGAAATGTTAATTTATCTATTGACATGTGTAAAGTTAATGGCATTAAATACCCAAGTTTTGACATTCTATTAGTGGATAATTCAGGGAAGAACAAATCCATCTGTCTTACAAAAGATAACTGGAAAAGTGAGTTAGAACAACTTGGATTTACTTTCGGTTATAGTTTGGATTGGGGTGGTGCTGTAGACGCTACAAAAGATTATCAGAAGTATCTTCAAGTTATTGAAAATAGTATAAATGATTTAATGAAAAATTATCAAACTAGAATTTTTTATTCAGAGGAGTATATTTATCTATTAAATAGATTAAATGATTTGATTTACTTAGCGATAAATACAATAAAGAGTGTAACTAACTCTTTACCAACTCTAACGTTTGGTATTGATAATAACGATAATATAATATTCGAATGGAAGTAGTACCTATAATTATTACGCCTAATTACGATAGAAAGTACGATAGTACGAATTTCGGACAATTTATGAATAGCTTATTGCCTATTCTGCTCAAATTAAAAGAGGAGAATAGAAATAAATTTGTAAGGGATCAAGTAATTAAAACTCTTTCAGAGGAATTTGGAAGTGAGGGACAATCGTTCAGCTCACTCTATCCAAGTTATGATTCATTTTCTGAAAGAGAAAAAGAGGATCAATATTTTGGGATATGTAGTTATCACCTAGAAATGCTAAATATCAATAAAATAAATAGCAAGAATCTTTTCCAGGAAGGTGATAAATATTACACCCCATACGTAAATGAACCATTATTCGATGAATTCATAGAATGTGATGAGTTTGATTCTATATCAGGTAAGGGTTCACTCGGTATAGTTGGTTCTATCGGTTCATTGGTATTAAGAATTAAGTTAGATTCTGAATACTTTCCGATTATAGAAATACAGGATTTATCGAATTTTTCTAATTCAATACAGATAAGTTCTAAAGATGATTGGATTGAGAAGGTAGATAATGTTGTTTCACCAATTCATGATTACTTTAGATCTATAACTTCATCCATGAGAACTCTAGAAACTAGTATTGATTTGGAGAGAATTAAGAGAGAGCCTGTATCCTATGAGTTAAAAGAAAGAGAGTTAAAACAGATTAATGATCTTTTTGAACATTGGACTCTTTTGAATATTGATTCAGGATTCTTTATAGATGCATTCGGAATGGTAGCTAGGGTGCTTAGCATAATAAATACAAAATATGCGTTTATAATTGAGAATAATAATCCTAAAATGATAAAAATATAAATAATCATGAGCAAAATAACAATAATAGCAACTGATAGTGTTTACAAAGCACGACAAGACATTGAATCATTAAGATCCGAGCATAAACAGGATAAAGATGATTTTGACATTTGTAAGGATATATTAGATTATTTTCTTATAAATGTTTCCTGGTATACAGAAGCTGATGGAGCTAGATTTAACGCTAAACGTTTATTGAATACAATAAATAAATTAGGCGGGTTAAATACAGATGAGTTGCTTACCAGATCTATAGATCACAAGGTTAAGTTCAAAAAAAGTAAACTAGGGGCAAAATCAACTGATCGTACTGAAATAATAACATTCGACTCAACAAGAGGTAATGTTACTATGAGTATCTCTATTACAAAAGTAAAAACCAACTGTTCTAAGGTTGAGGTATTAATTTGTGATGGGGATAATAAACATCCCGTGGAACTGTTAGATAATCATAAATTATTTGAGAGACGAAATTATTTAACTGACTTAAATAAATCGGTTTATTACAGTGATAATTATTTATGCCCAGAGCCTAACGTAACCAAGGAAGAACGTATAAAGAATATAAGTTCTCACTTGGAAAAGCTTCTAAGCACATCTATAGTATATTCCACTGATATATATAAATTCGTAGAAAAGATTCTAGGATACGAAAATCCTTTCGATAGTTCTAGAGTGAATGAAGTAACTATTGATTATTCTAATGGTGAATTCAAAGTATCGTTAAAATGATTGTAGTACTATTTATTGCCGCTATAATAGCGATTACTATTCTAATAATCGGCTGTAATAAAGAAAAGAAATGATAAAAAGAGACTGGGTAGAGGGGCCTAAAATGGAATTCCTCGGCCCGTGTAAATTTGCTAATTGTCATAGTAATATTGTAGATTTACATTATTTATCTGATAAATTTGGAATAAATTTAGATTCAGATGATGAGGGTCGTATTATAGTTTCTTATGATAAGAATATTTATAATACTCCCAATGTTTTTATAGACGATTATATTATTCGAGATGACGATAATAGTCCCGAATGTGTTCCTTATCTAGTTAGATTTTATGTAAAAGAATCCACAGATCAATTGTTTATTTACAGATCTAACTTTTCTGAATCTATTAGAATAGATAAAAATTCAGATACGGTAGTAATTTTACCTATTGCTGATTTAGATAAATTAATCATAAAAATGGGTTAAAATATTAAGCATCTATAAGTATATGAAAATTACACCTATAGATGCTTAATAGCCTTATATATGAACGAAAATATATATAAAAAAAAACAAAAATAAGGGTAAAAATGGCCATATTTTGGATATATGAAAAATACGTCCATAAATGCCTGATACCCTTATATATGAACACAAATAAAATAAATACAAACCATAAAAAACTACAATTATGAATACTGAATTGATTAAGAACGCGATTGACGCGTTCAAGAACGTTGTCGCAGCATGCGGCAACGATGTATGTGCAGACGAGAACGAGTACGTAATCTTCGACGGCAGCGTAACTGCAGACGGAAAGGGCAACATCAAGACTTACTCTTCCGAGGGTAAGTTGGTAGCCCAGATCCCTCTGAGGCCAATTCTCAACAACTTCGCTGACTTCGGCAAATCTCTTGTTGACCTCTACGAGGCCGACAAGGAGGAGAGCGAAGCCAAGGCAGAGGCAGAAGCCAAGGCTGAGGCTGCTGCCGCAGAAGCTGAAAACGCAGACATCGACTCTAAGATCGAAGATCTCAAGTCAGAGATCTCGGGTCTTAAGTTGCAAAAGAAGTCGGTAAGGCGCTACGTAAAGCGCTTCTAATTCGCAACGACACACACACAACTCTAATTAAAAAAATCGTAACCCAAAAGGTTACGATTTTTTTTTCTTCCTCCCATTCCTTTTTCCTTTAAACCCTTATTATTGAAGAAGATAAGCGTGCTTTGCTATCTTCTTTTTTATTTTTCAAATCATTAACAATAATATAAAAAATATATTATGGCAAAAGAAATTAAAAACAATGAGTGCAAGAGTATTTGTGCTCGTTGTGGGGGTGAATGTTGCCTCCGTATGCCCGGGGCTTATTTCCCTGAGCAGCTTGGCTTGAAAGAGGGCCAAGATGAAAATAACGCAAAAATTTTGGCTGCGTTATTTCCAAACTGCATGGAAACTAAATACCGAATACTTGAAGGTATTGGAAAACCGAGCAGTTACAACTTCTTTGGAGAGTATGATCCACTCTCAGAAGAAGAGTTAGCCGACCATGACTGGTGTTGTAATAAAGTAATATTACCAGCACCTGGCGATAAGAGTTGTTGTCATTGGACAGACACAGGTTGTCTTCTCTCTTGGGAGGATAGACCGACCATGTGTAAAGCATTATCTCCATCTGAACCTGATTCAAAAGGTTGGAGATATTGCCAATCAGAAATATCCTTGAGAGAGCTTTCGAGGGTATGGAGTCCCTTTCAGAACATACTGAAAGTTTGCTCAGATTTACTATGGCTGCAAAAACAGCATAGAGAAATCTGGGATGACTGTTATGGTCATAAAGGGAATATTACTGAAGAAGTAATATTATTCTTTCTTAAAAAGAAGAAAGATGTTTGGTCTTTTTGCTTTAAAGAATCAGAAAAGAAGAAGCAAAAAGAAGAACAGAGAATTAAACATGAAAGTAATCCTCTGTTTGTTGCATTGAAAAATGCAGGTTTTTAATGCAACAAAAAATACACATTGATTTTTTACGTCAATGTGTATTTTTTTTTTTTCTTATAAATCAATTTCGTCTGTTAGTTTAAAATTTCTAACACAACGATTGAATTGAATTAAACTCCAATCTTTATCCACTTTTGATTTTGGAAAATGAAAAATATCTTTCCAACCCTCAACCGGATTCTGTATTAATTTCAACTCTTCATATAACTTATTCATTATATTCTCACTTTTAAAATCGTTTATAGTGAATAAGTTATCTCTATTTCTCCAAATTACACCATTCATTGTTTCAAAAGGCTTGTGAAATAGTTGAATGACATCATCAACATCTTTAAACCATTCATTAAGTACATCTAACTTATAGCCTAATGAATTAAGGTATGAATGAACCCTTACTTCATCTAAATTACTACCCTCTCTTGTAGAAATCAATTCTGAGAATGGGTTGTGGTATTTATAAGAATCAATTCTATTTTTTAAATCGCTAGTATAGCCAACTTTTAATGCTGTTTTCTTAGCGCTTCTTCCAAATGTTCTAATTAGATATAAAGACATAATTTTCTGTTATTTAATTATTTTCAGTGCACATTTAAGGAATTAAATACCCCCAAAAATCTTAAACTTGAAAAATAAAGGATTATATTTTTATATAAAAAGAATCAATAATTACTTATAAACTATGATAACAATTGCGGTAAAAAATGGAGTAATATCCATGTATCTTAAGAGAAATTCAATATTTGAAAAATTTAAAAAGAATTTCATTAATTTAGCTAAGACGAAAGTTTTATCTAAAATTGATAATCCGACATTAACTGTAGAGGATTTTCCTATAGCATCTTCACCAATGCTCGGTAGTAATGATTTTATCGAGGTTAAATTATCCTATGGTGATAGATATTCTGAGGAAAATCTTCAGGCTATGTGCCAAGAAGTTGCGAACGTGTTACTAACTTTCTTGCAGGATTTTCAATCTACAGCGGTTGGGTACATGATGGCTCATTCAGAATTTATTCCACTTGAAGGTTATTCCTTTGAGAATTTGAAAAAGGAATCTACAGCAGCGTTACAAGCCAATCGCAGATTTATCTTAATAAAGAATTATGATCAGTATTTGAGCATCAACCCTCAAACTGGTACATGTAAATTTGATATTAAGATCATAGATCCAGTTGAAAATAAGGATGAATATGCAGCCGTTTACTGCATATTACAAAAGAATCCTAAAGATGCTCAAAAGGAGCTAATTAAGAAATATTCCGATCAGCTTGTTGAAGATGATTGGACTAAATTGAGCTAATTTTAGGAAATAAAAAAAATCAGATACTTTTTAATAGTATCTGATTTTTTTTCTTAGAGGTTAAATGTTGTTGTTGTGTTAACCGCGACGGTTGTTGTCACGGCTGTTGATGCCAGAGTTGGAGTTGCCACCATTACCACTGTTGTGGTCATTGGCGCAGGCGATGCCTGCGCCAATTGCGCTGGCGATCTTGTCTTCCTCCTCCTCTGCGTTGGCTGCCTCGCGGCCAGCTTTTACGCCGCGCTTGTAACCAGCACCAAAAGCGGTTGCGATGGCTACTACGCCAGTGACTCCGAGCCAAAAGCCAGGTCGTTTGTAGAACGGGGCCTTCTTAGCTGGTTCTGCAGGAGCTGCAGGGGTAGCGGGTGTGGTTGTTGCTACTGCTACTGGAGCTGCTGTGGAAGCTGCTGCGTTTTGTGCTTGTGTTGTTGCTGCTGCTGCGGCAGCTGCCTCTACTGCTGCCTTCTTTGCTGCTTCTTCAGCAGCTGTGTTTTTTGGTGTTGCCATTTTTTTATAGTTTTTTAAAAAATTAAAAATTGTTAATTAATTGTGTTTTGTTAGCAAAGAAAATATAGAGAGTAACAATGCTTTTATACATTATTACTCTCTCAATATCAAGGATTTGAGCTTATTGAAACCTCCAAAATTTTTTTATAGTTTCAAGGATGTTTTTATCACCTTCTGGATATAAATCCGAAAAATTACAAGACTCAAATTGCCATCGTTGATTAAAATCTGCATTATTTAAGCAAATGAGATACAATATGGAGGTAAGTAACAATACAAATAAAAGTTGTATTGTTTTTACTATTGCAAACAAGAATTGAATTAGTTTATTCATGATATTTTTATATATTTTAGTTAATCAGTAATAAGAGTTTAGGATTTTATACGCACTAAAAATCTTATCTACGTTAAATATTAATTAAAAACACAATAAAATGAAACTATTTAAATTAACTTGCGAAAGGGCTAATAACTCAGCTGACGAGAAGCCTATTGTATCAAAGGTGTATGCGTTAAGTGATTCATCTTTGAACATTAATTATAACATTTCACCAACTCATGGTACAATTAAGAAGAAGGACTGTATTGGACCAGTTGAAGTGTTGGATTTAACTACTAAGAATAATGTTTCTGCAGCAAGCATTATTCCATACATGCTCTTTAAAATTACTATGGGAGGTTATGGAAAGTGTATTTACGTATTAACAAATACACCAGGAATTGATTTTGTTGAAGCATCATTTTTGAAGTATATACATTCAAAAAATGCTCGAATTCCAGAGGATAAAGTTGATCTTAACGAAGCAGATAAGAAGAATTATTATACTTCAATTGAAGAGTTAGGTAGATGTTATTTAGTTAACTAATTAGATGAGTATTGAATATAGAAATAAATTAAAAATATATTCAATACTCTTTTTATTTTACACCTTCAAATTCTAAGTTATGAAGAATATAAATAATAATTAAAACAGATTTATATGCCAAAACTCAAAACAACAGTAGTTCCTATTCCTGTTCAGAGTGCTGAAAATGAGTATGTTACTCGACGTAATCGTCCGAAAGCTATTTTAGATGAAGAGGAATATAAGAGAGAATTAAATTATGCTATAAAAAAGGCTAAGCAATTAGTTAATCAGTTAGGGGAGATGCCCTTCAATCATGAATCTATTAAAAAATATTTTAATGAATTTGTTATAAAGGAATCTCATGACTTCAACAAAGAAGTACGATTGGTTAACCAAAAATGTTCATATGATTTTATTAGAAGTAGATATCAATATGAATATGGAAATGGATTTTCATGGGATCCTGAAGTAGATGAACCTATTCGTGGATCTTTGGAGGACAAATTTAGCAGTCTTTTGCCAGATGAGAGAATTAGGTTAATTACATCCTATTTTTATTTTAAAGTAGTAGTAGATATTGTACCTAGTTCTTATGATAATAAGAAGGGAATCAGTGTTGCTATATATGATATAGTTAATTCTGATTTGGTTGACTTTGTTTTTTCAGATGGAATTAACATCTGGTTAGATAAAGGACTTACACAATATACTTTCTTAAAAGAAATAGTACTTAAATCTCTGGATAACGAGGATTTTTCACAAACTTTAAGTGATTGTCAGAAGATTTTTGGAAAATCTAAAACAAAGTATAGATTGGGAAATATTAACGATTATTACAAGAGGAAAAAATGCTCGGAAGCGAAGACGAATTCGGAGTCTCAACAACAGTAGTTGATACTACAGATGATTCTGATGACGATATTATTGATTTCGAAGATATATCACCTGGAATGGATGATAAATTAGAGGAGGAAAATGAATTAAATAAGCAACAACAAATGCCCACTGCAACATTACCGTTTGGTAACCCTACATCTGCAACAGGTAGTGGTTCTACTGGATCTATTTTTGGTCCACCATCAGCACAACAACAGCAAACTAATAATTGGAATCCTGGAAGTTTTGGATTTACAAGCAACCAGAATAATAGTTACATTCCACCGTCAAGTTCAATTTGGAATAGTAACAATAACAATAATTATAGTAGTTGGGGTAATAACAATAACAACAATTCAGCTGGTTGGTCTTGGGGAGGAAATAACAACTCCTTTAATGCATTTAATAATAGTCCAGGAACAACAGGTAGTGGTTGGGGCAGTTGGGGTGCAAATAATTCCAAACCCAATAATAATATCCAGACTATTCCAAAGAAAATAGTCTTTTGTAGTCTCATTGATACAATTATATGTAGTTTTAGCTCGTTTAATAACGGAAGATTAACATATATTAATAGAACCCCTTCTGATCTAACAGACGTTTATGTAAGAAAAGAAGTTTTGTTTAAGATGAGTAAGATAACTGCAGATGTTATTTATGTATTAGTACCTAATGAAATAGTTAGAGGTTGGGTATGTAGTACATCTTTGAATGAGAAAAGACCATCGGACCAATCTAGAGATATGGCTTGTGTAATAGATTATTTGAGAATGTGTGTTATGACATTTATGAAACATACAATATCAGATAGTCGATATTGCCAGTTCCTTTTAACCCCAAATAATGATCATCGTTATACCTCAAACCTAATACATCAAGAAATAAATAGAATATTTACAGCTACGAATAATCGTTATTCACTGAGTGATGTTGTATTTCTTGGTGCAAATGGTGGAGCTAATGGATATGGTTCAACAGATAAGTCAATTGCGGATGCTTGTAGTATTGATTTTTTGGATACAAACGTTCTGCTTAATTATTAGATATTAAAAAAAGTTACAAACACCTATAGTACGTTATAAAGAGACTATAGGTGTTTCTTTATTTTTAGAGGTTGCATGGGGTCCTCTTTAAAAAATTACTCCTATAATTTTAAAAATATGAGAAAACTTTTATTAATTTTGTTCTTGTTATTTTTTCAAGGATCAATTGTGGATGAGAAAAATCTCTTAGTAGAAATTCAGTCAGTAACAGAATCAGTGACAGTAATAACATCAAGAAAGGTAAAAGAAAAGCCAAAGGAAATTCTAGCAGAACATTACATCAATGAAAACACAATAAAATTAATGTATGCTACGATTTATAGAGTAGACCCCAAACAGTGTTGGGGAAATCCTTTAATAACAGCAGATGGAACTCATATTGATACTGTAGCACTAAATAGAGATTCTATTAAGTTTATAGCGATATCACAAGATATGCTTAAAAGTAATGGAGGTCCATTTAGATATGGGGATTCAGTTTTTATTAATATACCGAATAACCCTTCTTTTACTGGAAAATACGTAATTCATGATTGTATGAATAAACGTTATAAGAGATCTATTGATATCTTAACCGGTGTAAGAAAAAGGGGTAATCTTTGGAAAAATGCAACAATAACAAAACTATAATAAAGTCTAAAAACCTAGAAATTGAGATGAGTAATAATGTATAAAAGCATTATTACTCATTTTTTATTTTTCATGATATTAATAATAACAAGAAAAATTATTATGGCAGAAGATAAAGTAAAAAATTTCATCACAGTATTTGATGAAACTATCAATAACAGTGATAAGATAAAAACTCCAGAGGAGATTAATAAAACATTTGAATCTCTTCAGAGAGTTACAGATGAATTACTAACAGAGAATAATTTAGTAATTGATCCAGATACATTAATGAGATATAATGATTTCTTAGTTAACGAAGCTGTAATTGATTGTGGAAAATTATCAAAAATAGACGAGAATTTCTTTAATTATGGCTCATACCCTTCTTGCTTTAACGGAAAAGGTGAAGGAGAGATAATTACTTCTATCAATTCTATACTTGGTAGTTGTGCAAGAGAAGTAAAAATCTTCGGTTGTTTACGTGGATTTTTAAGTTTTGATATTTGGAAAAATCTTAATTCAATTGAGGAATGGGCTTCAAAAGAATTAATTGATGAGAATTCAATAACAAATCAATCTCTCAAATATTTTAAGTTACTTAATAGTTTTCTTAAGTTACTGTATAACTTAAAAGATACTTTTAAGAAGAAAACAGATGGATATGGAGTAGAGGATAAGGTAAATATATCGAACTTATCGAAAATTCAAATGATAACATTAAGATCATTTAAGTATGCCGTATTCACAATGCGTGATGAATGTTTGTGGGGTGATTCCGGAACTGACTATTCAGATTCGAAATTTGATAAGATACGAAATTTAGAGCCTTCAGAGGTTGATGACCTATTCTCATTTCCCTGCGACAGTTTCTATTACTTCTATACTTGTTAATAACAATAAGAAAAAAAAATAAAATGGAAAAAGAAAAATTTTTAAAAAGCGCACATAGACTATGTTGTCATGTTTTCGGACATATAATGTGGGATATGAATGACGCTGATTTCTCTTCTAAGCCAATTATTATGACAGAAGAGGAATTCTTTAATGATGATACGTTACTTAACGTATTAGCTTTTGTAACAACTCCACCTTCATTCAAAGGATTCGATGGTAAAGCTGAAGTGTTCGGTAATTACTTAACTGAACATGATGGTCCGGATGAAGAATCCTCCGAAATAGTAGAGTGGGGAATAGAAGCTACTGAAGAATATCTTGAATCATCTACAGGACTTATTGTACTATATTTGAGTGAAAAAGGATTAATGGCTGATTGTTCAGATGATGGCTATCCTCATTCCGTTGTAGAATTAAAATTATTCTATTTAGACAGCGATGAAAAGCTACATAGGGTTAATTTAGATTCAATAAGAAATAGCTGGAAAAATCTTGAATACAAAGAGATTCTTAAACAAATTAACCTTAAATGTATTGATTTCTTTAAGGAATAATTATGAGAAGCTGGCTTAGAAACAATTGGACATATTGCATACCAGGAATTTTATTCTTGTTGGCAATAATGATTCTCCCTTATGCCTGTCCAGGTGATAGTCAAAAGGAAAATAACACTAATAATAATACCAAAATAGAAAATGGCAATTAACAGAAAGTATCCAAGGAAATTCTGTGTGATTAAACAAGAAGATCCAGATGTTCGTAATGGCCAAAGCGGATCTAACTATTGGGTAGCTGCTGAATGGAGCTATTACAATGGTAAGGTAAGTTGTGTTATGGATTGGACACCTAATTGGTTATATAAAATAATCGATTCCTGTTGTCCAAATAACGATGAAGATTGTGAATCTGATTTTTGGATTCCAGATTCAGAAATAGATGCACTGAAGGCTGAAGCGGATTTCTATGCTGAAATAGGTGTAACTATGACAGATTCTTCTTGGGATACTCACGGTGAAGAAGAAAAGGAGCAAGAAGAAACAGAGGAATTACAAGAACAGTCTGATTTAAATGAATTTAATAATCACTTCTTCTCAAACATAAAACCAGGAACACTCATTCTAATGAATACAGCTAGTAATGTTTTTATAGGAAGGACATTTGCTGTTGGTGAGTTTGTAAGAACTGATAAAGATAATAACAACAATACAACAGTTATCTTAAAAGATCCTACAATCATAGCACCAGATGACAGCTGTATTTACACTAGCCCTCAACCTAAATTCACTAACAAAACAGGTGAGGAGAGTTTCTTGGATGCAAGTTATGGAAAAGATGTTAAGCTAAACATACTTCCAATAACCGATCCAGATATTACAAAGGATATGATTCTTCAAAGATTCATAGTCAAAAAAGATACTAATAATACTAAAGTAGTTAAATTATAAATTATGATACACATAAAGCATGATATGATCCACCCCTTCGATGGCTTAGTATTTGATGATGGTGGTAGATTGATTAAGTACAACAATCCTCTTGACTATTTGAGGAGAACAATAGTTTTTGCTGATCTCGATGGTACACTCATCAAAACCAAATCAGGTAACGTATTTCCAAAGAATGTAGATGATTGGGTTTTAAGAGAAGACGTTGTTGATAAGATCGCAGAAATTTTTGATCCTATTTACCTTTTTATCGTATCCAATCAAGGCGGTATTCCGCGAGGATTCGTAAAGGAAGAGGAATTTAAAAAGAAACTTGAAACCATTTGTAATATGATTTCAATCAGGTTGAAGATTCATGTTTATGGTGAATACTCAGCAACAGAAGATAAGGAAGATCCCTGTAGAAAACCTAACACAGGCATGCTTCAGAAATGTCTTGCTATGTATGTTGAAAAAACTGGTAAGCATCTAATTCCTAATCAAAATATGATTATGATTGGTGATGCTTCTGGTTTTCCCGGTCAATTTTCAGACTCAGACCTTAAAACGGCTGAAAACTTTATGATTGACTATATTGATGCTGATGAACTTTTAAAACTTAACATAGATGTCGTACAGTCCGTACACAGTTAGAGTTTATAAAGGTCAAATAGTAGAATTCAGATCGAGCATGGACAAACTACTCAATCTTGGATACTATGACAAGAAAACTGATGCAGAACGAGAGAAAGATACTACTTACTTACCCGTTGGTAGTATCTTAAATCTCACTTTAAAATTTGATTATGTAAATAAGAGATCAACATCAGGGATTCAATTCGTTTTTAAAGATAAAAACGAATTCAGTTATGACGTATTATTCTCAGACTTTGATAATGTTGTGAAGAATATGAGCTTTGGTGTTATTCAAGGTCAGTTTGAACTTGTTAAAAAAGGCTGTGCTTACGGCATAAAATTTATTAACTAATAAATTAATAAAAAAAAAATGACAACTATTACAGATCAAAATTATGGATCTGTTCTCAAAAAAGCAAGAGAGGACAAAAACGTAACTCAGGAGGAATTAGCTAAAAGGGCTGGAGTAGGTAATAAATCTTACATTTCTAGGATTGAAAACCAGAAAATATGCCCAACAGTAAACACGTATTTCAAGCTTATTCACTCATTGGGCTACGTAATTAAGATCGGAGATAAAGAATTTTAATCACTAAAAATTTTAATGTTTCCAGTAATATTGCCTAGAAAAATGGTAGGGAGTCTAGGCTAACGTTATTGGTTTAAGAGGTCGCTATAGGGACAGAATTGTAAAACATACAAAGAAGCCGAAAGGTGAGTAGTCTATAGGTAGTTCTGCATGCCTAAGTAAAATCACAGAAAGGACTGGCTGGTATTTGCTGATTCTGATGTGTAGTAATAGGTTCTGTAGCAGGCTATATCGGATGCTAGCAATGGGAATCCCGCTTAGGTTGCTGTTTTATATCAGGTGAGTAAGAAACCGATAAATACCATAAAACAGAACACAATTTACCCGGAAATAGACTCCAACGCAATGGTGGGGTCTATTTTTTTTTCTTCATTTTTCTTATTTTTGTATATAATAAAATTATATAGATTATGATATTTAGATTAACAAGATATTATTCTGATGAGGATAAAAAGAAGAGTGATTTAGGTTCTAATACACTAACTTATGGTCTATCTGGACTTGGAGCTGGTAGTGCTGCCCTTGCAGCCGATACATTTGATAGATCAAGAAATAAAAAGTTAGTAGAAAAGATTACAAAATTAGACACTGATCTAAGAAAATCCCCAGAGGATAGAAAATTATGGGAGAAATTAAATGATAAAATAAATTCCATAGATGAACTCCATCATACTCGTAGACTAAATAGTGATCAATCCGTTTTTAGTAGGTTTAATGAAAAGGAGTTAAGAGAGCACCTGATTAATGAATGTAAAAAATCAGGTATAGATAATCCTCCAGAAAATTATATAAAGAAAGCAATAGATGATTACAAACAGGAAAAATTTGGAGGAAAACCATATAAGATTGCTGAAGGCAGAAATGCATCAGCCGCTGTTGTTGCCCATGAATTCGGTCATTATAACATAGAAAAAGATAGAGCAGGATTACTTCCTAAAATTACTCAAAGGGCAGGTCATAAAGATATTTTTAGGGTAGGTAGAGATGGGAAAGATTCAACAGGAAAAATAGCAGCTAGAGTTGGAATGCATATGATACCTGGCGTTGCTACAGGTGCTACTGGATTTAAAGTAGATGAAGATACTGGTGATGTTAAATTAAGAAAGGCTAGTTTAATAGCACCTGCTCTCGGTATAGCATTACCTTTTGTAAGAACTCATCATGAAAAAGTAGCTTCAAAAGAAGCTATGAAATTGTTGAAAGGTCTTGGAGCTAGTGATAAATATTTGAAACAAGGCAAGGAATCTTTAAAGGCTGCTTATAATACTTATGCTAGCAATAGAAATCTGGATATAGCAGCTAATACAGCAGCTAGCGGTTTCGGATATTTAGCTAGTGGATTAAGAGCTAAGAGAAAGGGCGATAGAATAAAGGAAGAAAACGAAAGAAGAAGAGAAGAAAGAAATAAATTTTTGAATTATAAAGAAGGAGAGTAAAATCTTCTTCTTTTTTTATTTTATCAAAAATAAAAATAGGGAGGTTAAAAAGGACCAAAATCCTTATATACGACACAATAAAGAAAACTATTTAATAAATATTTATTTCGGGGTGTAGCGCAGTTGGTAGCGCGCGGCGTTTGGGACGCTGAGGTCGTCAGTTCGAGCCTGGCCACCCCGACTAAAGAAATAAAAAAAAAAATAAATATTGTGGGGTGGAGCAGTTGGTAGCTCGTTGGGCTCATAACCCAAAGGTCGTCGGTTCGACCCCGACCCCCGCAACACGAAGTAGTTTTTCCCACTCGTAGTCTGTTAGCGCAGAGACGAGTGGGTTTTCTTTTTCTTGAAAAGAAAAAAGGTCGGTTCAAAAGGCCTATATTTCTTAAAAGAGAATAAAAAAATAAAACTACAAAAAATTTACCAGAGTGGAAACATTCTGGCAGCCGTGCCCTCAGCGACTGAATCAAAGGATAAACCCAGCAATGGGCATAAATGGTGGCCCCGGCAAGGATCACCACTAGTTATGAAAATAGCTAGCTATTGAAGGGAACGATGATGACTGCATTCATCTGGGGAAGGTTCGAATCCCCAAAGAGTTCGAAAAGATGGGTGTAGCTTCCTGAAATGGGAGCAAGAGTTAGAAATAGCTCTTACAATCACGGAGATACTATGTACGAGGCATAAGCAACCAAGTGCGTGTATCATTAACAGTTGAGATCAAGTAAACTAACCAAACTTGATAAGATGCTGTTAAAGAGATGACTGATGCAAAAGGTCGTCTTAGAGAGTGTCGTAGTGGGCTTTCCTCAAAAGGGAGAGAACTACAAAAAGTGGTCACCACACTCTCACTGCCGCTACCGGATGGCTATTTCCGGAAACACAAAAAAGAAAATTAATGAATTTCCTTTAAAAAGCAAAAGTGTGACCACACTTTTATGCGAAAAATGGCTTATCCCTCTGCAAAATGGGGGCAGTTACGAGTACCGCAAGGAAAGTAGCTGAAGAGTAGCGGATTAACATCATGGTAAGGGGAGGGATCTCCTGCACGCCTTTCCAGGGCGACTAGGTGCGAAAGGTGAAATTATTAGCATGAAAGTAAAGGTTTAGGTTTGAACCTTATCAAACTGCCATTGAGCTCTACGTGTAGAAATATGCGTGTGACGTACCGAGGCCAACCTTGGTGAATGAACTCATTACAACCCGACAGTCTCAGGGTTGTTTTTTTTTGCTCCCTTAAAATCCTAAATATAGGAGAGAATATAAATAATTTATTATATTCTCTTCATTTTATTTTTCTAGATATTAATTAATTATAAAACTACAAAAAATGACAGGTAGATACATTTATACTATCGACTCTGAGATATTTCAGAAAATACCAGGGTTATCTCATACTGTATCTGAGGTATTTACGCTAGAATTGAATGGAAGTTCATACTCCAATACATTTATTACGAGTGATGAGGTTAATCAATTCGCAGCTTGTTTGCTGTTCTCATGGTCAAATATTTCTCTTGGTGATAATATTTTTATTGCTGAGGGCGGAGAACAGAGACATACTCACCGCATGAAAATTACGCGAAGAAGTGATAGCTTTAGATTATTCCGGTCTCCTGCCGAATTAGCTCAAGCTTATTGTAATTTTGCTTGGATCCTTCGTCAGGATATGAGGAAAGAAAATGGAGATAAGTTCTGTTTTAAGAGGGTATATTTATCCAATAGAGCAGATAAGCTTATTCCTGGCGTTTATATACTCTTTTTATTATATGATGGAGTTATTCAAGCAAAGCTAGTTTATATTCCAACCGAGGGATATAATGAAGATTGTCTAAGGTCTACTATAAACTTTCTCAAAAATGGAGAAAGAAATGAAGATATTAGAATTCTTTTTAACATGGAAAATCATTTTATTGAATTATTAAATGAGTAGTAAAATGGGAACAGAAACATTACTTGACTTATTTAATTTCCAATTAAAAGATTTCGAAGATGACGAAATACAGATAAGTGATGATTATTCGTTTAAACCGAAATCGTTTATTAATACTACTTATACAGTATTTATAGGTAGTATAGTATTCTTTGTAATAAGTTCTATTACATTAATATTATCACCAATTATTCTTTTAGTAATTTGGATTATGTATGAAATCCATAAAAGAAAAATTAAAAAAGCAAAATCCATTCGGTGGATTAGTGCTTTAGGTGATGAGGAATTACCTGACTATGATGTTGAAGTTGTAGCTATGCTGGTATATCCTAATGGTTTAGCTAAACCCGTAATAGCTCATAGACCCGATCCAAGATCAGATGCAGAAGTTTTTGGTCCTGGTGGCTGGAATATTGAGGGTGTTGTTTGTTGGTTACGTAGTGAATTACCTGTAACTGACCCTTTAAACCCTTAATACTGAAGGGAATATAAACTTAACTGTTTATATTCCCTTCTTTTTATTTTTCACAATTTATTAACACTTAAAAAACTATACATTATGACTGTAGAATACAAAACTACTGCAGAATTCCACAAAAATGTGTGGGGTAATGCGGTAGCAATTTTGGAAGCTGGTTCCAGGACACAAGGAACTAGCAGAGAAGATTCGGATACTGATACTAAAAGTATCCATTTTAATCCAGAATGGATGGATTATCCTGAACTAACCCAGGATAAGGCATCCTTAGCTGGAAATGATCACGTATCTTATGGTCTTGATCGTTTCCGTGAACTGCTCTCCAAGGGAAACTGGGATGCAGTTGAGATGATACACGTACTACTTGCAGGAGGCGTTTATCGTAATCCAATAACTGATCCTACTGATATTATCAAGTTCGACGACATTGTTAAGCTTGATAATCCAACTGACAGGTCAGCTATCCTTAATAAAGTAGAGTACTACGACAATAACCGAAAAAGAGGTCAAGTCGCTCACTTACCCTACTTTGTTAATGAGATGAAAAGGACTCCGAGTATTTATCTTTGGTGGATCTTTGTTCATCCGGAGAAATTCATTTCAAAAGATACCTTCAATAACACGAAGGGATTCATTTCTTACAACTCAAAAACTAAACAATGGGTTGGTGAGGTTGTAAAAAGTGACATGGATCTCAAAACTGGAGAGGTAAAAAATCCGAAGCATGTTCAACATGCATTTAGGGTCTATAATACCTGCATCCAGTGTATTGAGGAATCTGAAAAAGCCGGATCAATCATACCTTTAAGAATCAATCGAGAAGGTATTGATGCTAATTGGCTTAAAGAAATAAAGTATAACAACAAATACTCAGCCAACGAGCTTCTCGAAATGCTTATTGAAAAGAAAAATAAGCTTGAGGAACTCTCGGCTAAGACTACTGTTATACCGAAGCACATACCTGCTGAGGTAATTACTAAGCTTAATGAGTCTTGTAAACTTATTAAGAGAAATGCTTACTTCAACAAATATTCATACAACACATCCTTTGTAAATGACTTAGGATATGATGATGAACTTGAACCAGAGCATATCTGGGGAGAGAAGGAATTATTTAACTTTAATGAATCAGTTGATGTTAAGTATTAGTCCTATTACAATCGATCTATATCGAGAAGCTGGATTTACCAACTACACTGATTGTGGTCAAATCTACTTCGAAAATGATAAATTTCATTTTATGCTAACTGATTATATTTAGTGCAAAATGAAAAATAGATAATGATATTTTTTACGTATCATTATCTATTTTTTTTTTACTTCTTCAGATAGTCTTTAAATGTCTCAGCGTAATAAAGTTTTATTTTTACAACAGCTTTAGTATAACTATCTGAATCAGTTTCATCATGAATATCAAATTCCATCCACCTATTTCTAACGGCTTCTATAGTAGAAGACCCATATGTCTGGCTTTGGTTATAATCCCTAGTCAACATTCCCAACATTGACCACGGAGTATAGGGGAAACATAAGAGAAGATCATAAGTATCCTCTAAGAACTGAGGTGTTATATCAGTCTCGTAATAAATACGCATTCCTATTTCTATATCTCTGATAAAGTCTATGCAATCTTCATCATTTTCTAGCTTTTCGCTAAAATTTTTGAGTTTATTAGTTATTACAGCCCATGTATAGAACCCAGAGAAATTAAGCAAACGAACTCTATCAATAATTGGCTCTTTAAATACGCACCTATATAGATCAAGCATCTCTTTACCACGCCTAATTACTCGAGCAGAATCAATACTAATCATCTTCTTCATCTTCATTCTTTGACTTATAATCGAGTATATTAAGAGTTATTACATCCCAAATTTTCATCATCCAGTTTGGTAATTTAGCCCAGATTTCGAGATCAAATCTAAATACCCACCACTCAAATATTATAGTAGGCATTGAATAGCTCATCGAAATATCTATATGGGGCAATAAACAAAGATGACCAAAACCGGACATCCTCATAAATTTAGTTCTTAGTTTCATTTCTTTTTCTTATTAAATTGTTTTTCAAATCTAAAAGAAGTTCTAGTGATTTTCGTTGTCTATCTAAATCCTCTTCGTTAAAAAGTTGAGGAAGTAGAAGAGATTTTTTAAGAGCTAGTTCATTAGTCTTACAGAGATAATCCATAAGAACTAGTAATTCATCATCTGTCAAGGTTTCGCCGTTGTCGTTGGCTTCGATGATGGCTTTGAGGTTGCGCATTTTCTATCCTCTTTTTCTAATTGAATAAATTCATATGATAGTCTACCTGCTTGACCAAATTCCCAGCAGGTAGTGCTAAAGTCACAATTATCATTTAGAGTAATTTTTATTTTATTTTTACCCATATTATTGTGAATTGAATATTCGTGACCTACTAGATAGATTTTATCTAATACAGATCTATCTCCAGTTTTTCTGATATATTTTTTTATATCATTCCTGATAGTTAATGCTTGTACTAAATTAACGTATCCAACAAGTTTGTCCTCATAATAAAGTTCAACCTTGTCCTCTTCTATTTTTGGTATTTTTAATTTATACATTTTATTTTTATTAATTAAATTTTCAATAATAAGTATTTAACGGTTTTATCGAAATTTAATAAATTAGAAGAATAACCCTTAAAAATCTAATAAAAGAATAAAAAGTATAAAAAATGTCAGAAAAATTTAATCTATTTTTAAGTTCAGGGGAGCCTCTCTACGAAAAAATCGTAGAATATTCTAAAAGAGATGATTTGAATATAGAGGCATTTTATCTTCAAAGATTTATTACAGAAGCAAAAGATCAGGTTCAGGTAGAGTATCATTATATATCTGAACAAAATAAAACAAATGAAGATAAAACAGGAATAGTAATAAAAGGACCTTCTTATAAGTTTACTATGGTAAAAACGAATAAAGAAGACAATCCTTATATTGTCACGGAAAGTAGATCTATCAATGTGGGTGGTACAGATCTTTGTCAGCTACCTACAAATAACGAACTATTTCCAGGACAATACACAATAACATTCATAACAGGAGCAGAATTAAGAAACGATGTTATGGATCTTTTCAGGAACTTAGTTTAATATTACATAAATATTATGAATATACCAAAAGCCAAATTAGAGCAAGTAAGTGCTCAATTAAAATCAGAATTTATTGGTATTGATGAAATAATTGATAAACTCATCAATATAATGGCTTCTTGGAATGATAATATTGTCAGACCTATTGTTGTACCTATTTTTGGTATGACAGGTGTAGGTAAGACTTCCGTCATTACAAGAATGATTGAATTACTAAACCTACAGGATCGTACTACAAACGTACCTATTGGAGTTAGTACAAAATCAAGTCATGATACAAGGCCAGCTAAGGTACTTCTTCAAAGCTTAGGTTTTGCTGATTGGGATAATTTTAAATCAATAACCGATGTCCCTGAGGATTCAATTCTGATAATTGATGAAATTCAGCAACTTAGAACAAAGAATGAGGATGGTAACGAACAAGACTCGGAATTCAATGAACTTTATAAGATTATTGATAACGGTTATGTGGACTATATTCCTACAGGAGCTAGTGATAAGGCACGTTACGAAAAATGTCTTCAAGTATTAACGAAGTATGTACTTCCTTATCATCCTGATGCAATTGTTGAGAATGCATTAACAACAGACAAAGGTGTTGTTGATACATTAATAAAGTTAAAATTTGTTTCAGATCAAAGAAAAAGTTTATCTATTTTATCTAAACCAGACAGCAATGAGGAAAAAGAATTTAAACCTATTGGTGAGTTAAACTCTTTTTATCAAGATTCTGAAAAATCATTTGAAAGAATAATAGATCTTACATTTGAAATCGTCCCAAACGCAGATCCAGATGATGAAGATACTATAACTCTTTCAATGGCTCCATTTAGAGTTAGGGAAGATATGAGATCCGCCCTTAATGAGTTATCAACTCCTAACAAAGTTGAACAGTTTTTAACATCAATAACTAGAAAGCAGACATTAAAGGAGTATTGCGAAACTCTTAGCAAAATAATTGAGTTTATAAATTCTCCACATCATATCAGCTTCAGAAAATCAGTCATTTTCTTGATTGGTAACCTTGATGAAGCTTTTAGTATGTCAAAGGATTTGGATCCTGATGTAGATGCTGATGTATTTCACAGACTTACAAAGGACGTTAATGTAAATGATGTTAAGCATGCTCTTTTGACAAGATTCAGGTCAGAACAATTAGCTAGGTTTGGTAATAACTATATCATATATCCAGCATTCTCTAAAGATACTTTTAAACAGATCATTAAGAGATACTGGGAAAATGATGTAGCTTGTTTCTCTGTTAGCTCCAATATGGTGATTAATTATTCACCTAATATCCTTGATCTTCTTTATTATGAAGGAGTATTTCCAACACAAGGAATTAGACCAGTTCTTTCTACCGTCTCAGCCTTCGGGTTTGTTTTCGGAGAAATAAACGGTCTAAGAGAAAGCAATCTTAATTGGAAGTTTAATAAGGCTGATATAGAGCTTAATTCAGATGATCCAGAGTTTAAATGTGATAGTGCAACTATTCACATTAAGATTACGGATGATCAGGGTAATTTTAGAGAGAAAGATATTACTTATCCACTCTGTTTAGGTAAATTAAGAAACCCTAAGAATGACCCTAACAGATATCTAAAAGCTGTTCATGAGTTAGGTCATGCTGTAATGACTGCTCTTGAAACAGGTAAACTCCCATCTAGCATTATAACTACCTCATCTGCAGATGGTGGAGGTTTCTGTATGAGAAATATTGATGACATTAAAAGAAGATGTTTGTCTAATATTGACTCAACTATTTCTGATATTAAAATCGCTATGGGTGGTTGGATAGCAGAAAGAAAAGTACTTCCAAAAGAATTATGTTCTCTTGGAAGTAGTAGTGATATAAAAACGATTTGGAATGAAATTTCCTATGCGTATTTTAAAGAAGGTTATTTAACTCCTATAGCATTTGGTAGAGGGGAAAGACCTGATGGTGTTCCACTTGGATTCGATGATCCTGAGATAATGAACAAGATTCAGGAGAATGTAGTAGAAATCAAGAAATATGTAGAAGAGAAAATAGATAAATACTCTTCTATGATTGCTTGGATTGCTAGTCATCTTGCTGAAAAAGGTTCTTATACTGAAAAGGAATTGGAACGATGTATATTGGACTTTACCAGTGAAAATTCGAAATTAGGGGATGAGTTTATAAAGGAAGTACGTGAGAAGCTTGAAAGTAGAAACAAGTCTGACGACACTTACTTGGATATTCTCAAGAAGAAAGCTAAATCTGAACCTGAGAAACAGGAAAAGAATTGGTTTATGAGACTTCTTTCTAAATTTGAAAATAATTTAGATTAAGAAAGAAGAATAAAAAATAGAAGAACTTATTTAAATAAGTTCTTCTATTTTTTTTTAGCTTGTAATTTACTTCCTATCAAAAGATTTCCATTCAAGCAACTTTATAGCATTATTAAAGTCACTAATTTTAGATTTCTCTCTAGAGAAAATCTCTGACGTGAAGTTAATATTCTTGACGGACATAGGATTTTTTAGATCAAAATCACTGAGTTTGTACATTGATTGCGGAGTTAGCCACATCTCCGTATCCGTACCCTCTATCTTAAATACTACAAATGTCTCAGGAGTCCAAAGTACATCTATTAAACTACCCGGCGCAAATTTGTATTTAGTCCATCTAATTGAATTTCTGAGATATATAATAACGCTCTTTTGAGGATCGTTAGTATATTTATTAAAGGTAAACCTCGGAAATTCTCCCGGTTTATCTTGATAAATTTTAAAGTCGGATGCAGACTCCGCTTTAAATTTCTTTAGCATTTCACTAACAGAGTCCATCGCTGCGTTATCTAGTTCGACTCCTGTTGATGATTCGTTATCTTTAACGCTGTAATTGAAGATCTTCAAGTCGTTGAACTTATAAGCCATAAGTTCTTCTCTTGTCGGCATCTTATCCTTCTTGCTGTTAAAGGGAAGATTTTCACTAATCAACTTAAGTGATAAATAAGGATTAGTAGAATTATCGATACCGGGTGAATAAACCTGGTATACGAGGTAATTAGATAGACGGTTATTTTCAAGATAGAAAGGATAGATTTTACCGTACAAACTATCCATCTTTTGATTTGTATTTTCCATTCTTTATTTTTTAGGAAAATTAAACAATAATAGGATTAACTTTAAATAGCTCTAATCCCTTAAGCTCAATCATAAGGATTGAATAGGAAAATATGAGCAAAAGTATTATTTCAAGAACAAAAAAAAAAAAACACCCCCGGCAGCATAAAAGCTTGCCGGGGGTGAATTCTACCGCATTTTCTTATTATACTCTTCAATGAAGAGGTCCTTGAGGGCTCCTACCTCGTCTTCCACCATATCGTGGTAATAACCACCACGACGGAAGAGTTCTGTTGAGGTACCCTCTTCAAGAATCGTTCCTCCCTCTCCGAGTACGAATATTTTATCAGCGTTTGTCACAGTTGACAGCCTATGAGCTATCAATATGACAATCTTGCCATCAAATACTCCGTTCTCTGTAAGAGATTGGAAGATCTCCTTCTGAGTCCTTGCGTCCTGTGCGCTTGTGGCCTCGTCTAGGATGAGAATCCAGGGATTCTGCATCAAAGCCAAAGCAATAGCAAGCCGCTGACGCTGGCCACCTGAGAGTTTCAGACCACGATCACCGATCTGGGTGTCGTACCCGTCCTCCAGACTCATGATAAAGTCGTGGAGTTGGGCCTTTTTGCAGCACTGGATCATTTTGACTTTTGAGTAGCCTTTGATCCATTTAAATTGGTCTGCAAAAGACCCACTTAGGGGCTGTGTGGTCTGGAGAACCATTCCTACATGAGAAGGAATCTGGTCTCTTGAGATCTCCTTAATAGGGACCTCTGTACCATCCTTCTTAATAAGGATGATCTCTCCTTGGTCAGGCTCCTGCAGTCGACAAATAATCTCTGAAGTGGTTGATTTACCACAGCCAGACCTGCCGACTATTGCATAGACGTGACCGGTTCTAAATTCAAGGTTCACGCCTTTTAGAACTTCAACCCTTTTATCTTTGTCATTAGGATCTTTATAGGAACTGTAGACGTTCCTAAGACTGAGACCTACAAAGTTAGGATCTTTGTTCTCTGAGCCGTAATACTGCTCACCGAGTCCTGTAAGTTGTTCTACTCGGGTTGCAGTATTAGCGTACTTGGGCACCACTTTAGTGAAAACATATTTTAGTGCCCATACGAGGTCCTCTGCATCCTTGCGGAATGTGAAGATCTCGTAAACATTACCTGCCGTAATAGCTCCTTCTGAAAGAAGATAAAACGTGAACAGGTAAAATGAGTACTTTAGTAGCACAAGAACGGCTCCTGTAAGAAACCAAAACTTTGCCTCTGCTATGCTCTCTACGTTGGAGGCTTTCCAACTCCATAGAGCATTTCTGAGATTAAAGTCTACGGTCTCTTTATAAGACCCATTCAAGTGGATCTCTTTGTACCGTTCAATTGTGTCCTTCAAGGCCTGGTGCTTGGTGTTGCTCCAGTCCTTGTGTCTATTGTCATAGACAATCTCCCTTGGTGTGTACCAAGAGAAACGGTAGTAGATGAATACTGCCTCTATGACGAATATCAATACAAACCAGGGGCTTGCGACAATGCATATGAATGCTATTGCGATAATTCCTCTGATTATTCGACAAATAACTCGTGGAACTTCACCCACAAAGTTATTTATCTCAGACACGCTCTTCAAGCGCTCCCAAATATCAGCGTAGCTGAATTTTTGGAAGATCTCAGGAAGAGCTTTTAGGATCTTGTCCGTGGTCTTGTTTTTGAATAGCTCAATTGACCACCTCATTTCTTTACTGAGTTTTACCTCAGTAGAGATTTCAGTGATCTCTTTTGCCATTGTGAGAACCATTATCCCGATGACTATCGCAGCCACCGTTGCAAATGGTCCTTTACCTCCCGTCACAAAGTCCAGGAGGTAACCACGGACTATTGTCCAGAACTGCCCATAAAAAGACAGTCCGAACAGAAGGAGTACTGGACCCCAGATCTTCCAGCCTAAGCCGAAGAAATATGGTCCAAAAACCCTTCTAATAGTTTTTAATTGTTCGGAGAACTTTAACTCCGTTTTCTGGCTTTTTTTTGCCATAATAAGAAGTAGTTTTTTGATGATAATTGATGGTATAGTCACCAAGTATCGTTTAACAATCTCTAACGTATACTAGAGGAAAATGCGGTAAATTTTTAGTAGAAAAATTAAAAGAACAAAAAGATGTTGTTTATCTTAATGTTCTTTAGTTTTTTATTAAAAATTTAGCTTTCATTAATAAGGCTTTCAGTTATTGATAACAGGAAACCTTGATTTTCTTACAAATGGTATAAACCAGTAAAAAATTCCAAAATTATGATAAATATTATTAAAAATTACTTAAAGGAGCTTGGTATTGAGTATATACCGGGTATGAAGGTTAGATGGAGAACCAGACATGGTAATTCTTCTTCTGACCACGTATGCATTCTTTCTCAAAGGAAACTACCGGATAAATTAGATATCCATGATTATCCACAGCTTGAATGTAGAGTAATAAATAATGTACTCTATGTTAATAATGCTAATGAGGATGATTATGATAGTAAGAGAGGATTTTACTTTTCCAGTGATCATTATACAATCATTGAGAAAATTAATTATGCATTATCTCTTTTGATTTACGACGTAAATCCATACAGTAATTCAATATATCTTGCAAGAATCTTCAAATTTCATAACAAAAAGGAATTAGAGGAATCCAAGAGATTATTGATTAAGTATTATGTAGAATCTGTTAAGCCTCTTAGATTATTGTTATTGAGATATTTTCGTCTTGATGATGTTGTATTTACTTTTGATAGAGTAGTTGATACTTTTCTATCTATTAATACAATTGACCCTGATGTAATATTTAAAACGCTAGTTAATGCAGGTTTAATAGATCCAGGAGATGGTGATAGTTATTATGAAACTATGATAAAGGAACGTAGATTAGATACGGATGATTTTATTGTAGTTGATTCAGTATCTGCAAGTAATTCTGATTACATGGAAAAGAATGTACTAGAAAATGATGAAACGTTAGCAGATTTCATTTTAGGACAGTATTCAGAAATTTACCCAGTATCAGAAGGTAGTAATCGTGAGGTTTACGATAGTCTTGTTAAACATGGTATAGTGTTAGATAAAGTTGCTGATGAGAATGTAACACTAACCTGTGACATGTTAATAAAAGATTATATGGGTAAAACATCTCCTAGTGATGCTAAATTGATTAGGGCTCAACTCTCTTCTGAGGTTTCTTTATTCTCTGACGTAGCTGAAAACTCATTTAATATGACAAGATCAGTTGATTCAGAATTTATAAAAACTATAGATAAAGATACTGGATTAACAATATTTGATTATCAGTTAGATGTAGAAGGTTGGGTTAATAGTCCAGTAACAGTATTCGATTATACATTGAACTGTCCTGTAATAGAGACTCGATACAAAAACATTGATTGTAAAGATAGATCTTATAATTTCGGTGTTAGATTCGACGGCAGTAAAGTATACTTCTCTTGTTCTGTAAAGACAAGTTCTATCAACAGTTTTGACGGAAGATATATTCTTGTTAATAGAATTACGGCTGTAAGTGACGACGAACAGAAGAGAAAGGATTTAATGAAGAGTATCATTCTTTCCCTAAAAGATGAAGCTCGCGCTTATAGTATGAGAAATATAACTTTAGAGGATATTGATTCAGGTAAAGTAGATGATCCAGAAATTTCATCCGGAATTCAAGGAGCATTAGATACTTATTTAACTGATTTGGGTACTGTTTTTGGTGGAAAATTTCCAGAATTAGCCAAATTAGCTGATGTAACTAATACTAAGTACTTTGAAAAAGTTGAAGTAAATGGTATTCAGTATTACTGGTTCAAATTCTCCGAATTACTTCCACTAATGAACAAATATAAAAATTCATTAGAGGATGATGAACATAACTTTATTTGTACAGTACTTGATTGCTGTCAAAAAGCTATGGGTAATGATTGGATTGATAGACTAATTTATTCTAATCCTGTTTATATTAACTATTGCACTTGTGAATAACAAATGAAAATATTTCCAATAACATTCGATATATATCGTAAAGAGATTAAAGATTCTTTGAAGGATCGTAGTGTGGTTTTACTAAACACTGAATTTGCAGTGATTAAATCAACTGTTCCAACCGGTTCAGTATCTATACGAGATCTTTCAAATGGCATTAATTATTTAATGCTAGAAATAAATAATGAGAATATCCCAGTATCTCTTTTTAAAAATACAAGAGAATACAGTAGGTATGGTTCTCGATCAACGGATAAAATCGATTTAATTAATGGATTTTATCTTGAAAATAGATTTAAAGACCAGGAGAATGATATTAGGCAACAATTAGTAGAGAATAGTGATAAACAACTATATCTTGGTAATTGGAGGGTATTTAAGAAACCTACTGCAACCAAATTCATTCATAATGTTTCTCATAAATCTAGAGTTCTTATTTCAGGCAAATTAGACTATTCCTATAATATGTTATATATAAATAATCCTTCAATAGGAGACGGTGATTATGTAATAGAAAATAGTCTATACTCTGACCAAAAGATTGACTTCACTGTTAAAGATAATAACAGAATTCTGTTGAAAGAATTTACAATAACACCATACGACATGAATGTTATTGTAAATAAAGTAGTGTTTATTAAAAACATATTAGGACTAAACCCTGTAATAGAAACTTTGTAAATATGGGAAGACGAAAGGATCCAAGTAAGCTAAGCAGCGAATTAGTTGCGGCATTGAAAGCTGCGGCTAGCCGAGTAAATACAACACTACCTGATTATGAACAGGGTTTTGTCTCGGCTACCCGCACTTCTAATATAGTAGATAAAGAAGTATGTAATTCTTTAGAAGAATTTGTAGAAATTCGATTTAATAGGGAATGTCTGGAAATTCCCCAATTGAGTGAGGCGGTTAAAATAAGTAATGGTCATTTGTTTATTTGTAGGGGATTATTAAATCCTAACGTAAAACAAAGAAAGTATGACCAAGCCCTCGTAACTCTCATAGAGGAGGAAGATATTGATTCTGAGGTAGATAAGATTCTCCAAAAGGACAATACAATGAATCTTGGGGTTGATGAAATAAAAAATCGATTTCCAGAAGTAGTAAATGATTTAAAAGTATCCTTAGAAAGAGGACGAACTTTGGCTATAGAGGTATTAAAGGGATGTACCAAATTTAAATTTAACTCAGTAAAAAGCAAAATAAAAATAACAAACGAACTAAATAAAAAGTTATGATTAACGAATTAAAGAACGATTTGTTTGTACCACAGAGTCTTGTAGTATATATAGGACCTGATAATAAAGTTGTAATTACGCCAGATTGGGATATTCCAAAGGTAACTAAAGCCTATTGTGATAATCTGAAAGGTAATGGTGTAAAAAATTGTCTTTCCTCGACGAGTACAAAGACAATAGCAAATTTTAACATTAAGTTTAAAATTGATGGCGATAAATACTTAATTTCATCAAGCAATATTGGTAAAGGAGCTTGGTTAGAGTGTATATTTGATTTTATTGATACAAGATCATCTACATATTTTTATAATTGTTTATCGGAATTGTCTAGATTATCTACGAGACAATCCGATGATAGTTATAGTGGGGTTTGTATAGCATTTAATCAAAAATGCATAGGAGTCCCATTTTTCTTGAATAGAGATCTTGGCGATGTATACAAATCCGCTCTAAAAAACGGAAGTAAGTATATGATATTTTCTACAGCCGCAGCTTTTGGTTCCAAGAGAACAAAGAGTTGGAAGCTGGGTCATAAATACGTTGATTCACTTGGTAATCAGTTTACTATTATAGGTAAATATGATATAGGTGAGGATGCTGATAAACTTCTTAAAGAAGGTTTAGATGCAGAAAAGGCTACAAAGAAACCAAATAATGAATGTAGTTTCGTAAAATCAGTTGTTGATATTTTAAACAATACCAATAACCCTTATGTAACTTTCGATTCTATTACTTCGGATTTTTGTAGTGTTTATTTCACAATAAAGGATAACTGTCCAGACTTTAAGTCACTGAATGATAGGTTCATCGATGTATATGATGATCTCAATGATTATTCAATTCAGATGATTCCTACAACTGAAGTATATCCTGCTTTTGAAGTAGATAAAGTATTTAGTGAAGATGAGATTAACAATAATCCCCTTGACCTAAATAAATTAGCTGAGAATACAGTCAAAGCGTTTGGATTTGGTGAATTTAAGCATAGGGAATCCGTTCCTTCAATTCTAAACTGCGAATCCGGTCAGTATGGAGATGTAGTTGAGAATTTGTTATACCTATCTTCACTGAAGAATCCCACAACTGAAGACGTAGTTCCAGAAATTACTGAATTACTTAAGAGGGTTCTTGAAGAAAGGTTGAAGGAATTTATACTATTCGATCCTGATCTACTAAATCCATCAATTTCATATGATCTCCCGATAGAGTCTATTTCTGTGATTAAGAAATCTGCTCTATTTATTAGCAGACTTCTAAAGCATAGTAACTCTTATGAAACAGCATTAAGTTATCTAAATTCACATATTGTTAACTTTAATGATTTGTTTACAAAAGTTAAGAGTGAAGTAAAGGATCAAACATCCTTTATATTTGCTAACTGGGAGAATTACGATCGTTATGTTAATTACTCTAATATACCTTATATTTCAAATACACCTATCACTTGCAATATAAAAGTAGATGAAGATGTATTCAAAAACGGCGTTGAATTACCTAGTGACACTAATATTACTTACGGTGACGAACTCGCAAAAGTAATTGGTGAAATGGTAAATAATGCTATTATATTTAATGGTATAGGAGTTCAAAACTACAATATAGTTAAGAATCCGTATGATAAGGCTACATCTGGTAAGATAATTAGAGCAAATATGGTAATTACTTATAACGACATTAAGAATTATCTTGGAAAGGAGAATATTTCAGATACATTAAAAGCAAATATTCTCAGTAGAAAATTCTATAAGACACAAATCTCAATTGATGTTGATAACAATCAACCAACTGAGGAGAAAAAATCCGAACAGAAATGAAAAATACCGAGATAATAAAAGAGGGTGAGGTTGTTGCTACACATGGTTACGGTAAATTTCAGGTTCAATTAGCAAACGGACATGAATGCACCTGTACAGTATCTGGTAGAATGACTAATGCCAAGATAAATGTAACGGTAGGTGATAAAGTTGAAGTATCAATCTCCGCATATGATTTATCACAAGGACGTATTGTTCGTAGAATTAATACAACACAAAAAAGAACTACTCCTATTCCAAAAAAGAAAAAGAAGTAGTTTATAATGAATAAAAAAAAGAAAGACGATTATAAAATTTCGTCTTTCTTTTTTTTTTTATTTTGAATTACAGCCGTTATGAATTAGTAACGGCTGTAATATATTTTTCGAGTTCTTCTTGCTGCTTTTCGAACTGCTTGATTTTCTTCTCAAGCTTATCTTTTACTTGTTCAGCAAGTTTGAATGTATTTTGGTAGATCATATTCTCTATCAAAACCTGCTTAACTGCATCCACATCGTGACAGATAAGTTCAGCTTTATCTGTAGCCTCCCTTACCATTTTAGCAGTTACGTCAATTGTAATGTTCTTGCCGTCTTCGGCTGACATTACAATTTTCTTGCGAAAATAACCTCCGAGAATTTTCATTCCTTTGAGGTTTTCCTTCGCTTTCTTTACTTGCTCAATGTCCTTGTACTCAAGGATCAACTGAGTCGATGTAAAGGAAGACCAATCCCTTTTGTAATACTCCGGCATTTCTTCTACCAGAGATTCTGCAAAAATGGGTTTTGTTTCTTTTACAGTAGCTTTCAAACCGAGTTTGTCAAACAAAACTTGGAAAGTTTGAAAGCTTTCTTTACCATACTTCATTCCATGATCATTTATGAGTGAAGCACAGTTTGTTCCAAGTGTAATAAGATTGAGTTGATCAATAGTTATTACACTCTCGTCATTCTCGATTACATAGTCGAGAATTCTATTAATAGAATCACGAAGAGCTGGCTCTCCATAATTCCTTGAACCACGACCATAGAATGGTACATCAGCCTTTGTGGCTTTAATCCATTCATCAGCTGTGATTTCTCTTGAAAAGAGAAAATAGCGTTTACCATCAAACTTAACGTCTGATCCAAATGCTTCTCTCATTCTCGTGAGGAACGATTTAAAAGCGTTCCTTTGGTATTTACTCATTTTTGAGTAACTACCAGTCTGTCCATTGGTCATAACTTTGACCATTTTGAATAGACTAATTTGTCTGGGAAGCTTACTAAAGTTCCTTGACTTATTTTGCTTGGCTATTTCCTCCGGGAATACGGCAAGCATATGGTTGAGATATGCCATAATAAATATAGATTAAATTAAAAGTTATTAATATTTTGAAAAATAAAAAGAAGATATAAACTTATTCTGTTTATATCTTCTCTTAATTAAGGATTTAACGGCTTTTTATACTCTTTAATAAACAATGCAGAATCCGGTTAATGTTAAAATCCAGAATATAATAATCCAAAACCAATCAATTGATTTGAATCTCTCTGGATGAAAATAACCGGAAAGTACACTAAAAATAATCGTTAATAGCCAATACTTTCCTTTCTCCGGATTTGTAAAGAAATCCTGGAAACTAAGATTACCTCTTGTGGATATAATATTAAATATATCCGTCATAATGTAAAACAAGAATGCTGTATTAAAAATTACCGCTATTCTCTTCCCTAATAATTTAAGAAAGGTTTTAATATCCTCTCTTAATTCTTTTTTTGTCATAACAGCCATATTATCAAGTATTTAAATATTTAGTTTGTTATTAATTAGAGCTTGAAATTCTTACAGTTGATAAATAACGTTTTAGCAAAGATAAATTATATAAGTATGATATCAGAACTTACAAGTGGAACATCATTTATACCAGAAACTGTAACAGTTTCTGTTCCAGCGACTAAAAAAGTCCTAGAAGATTACATATCTGATAGGAAGAGAGAGATGAGTGCTTTCTTGGAAAAAACTAGTTTGTCGTTAAGAAATAGCGATAATGTATTTATTAAAAAGGATGATATGATTTGTATTTATATTAATCCTGTTGATAAATCATTTTTTGAACTAGTAAAGAAAAAGACTACAAGTAGTAATAATTTAATAGTGCAATTAGTTAGGTCTAGCTGTAATAATCTACAAACTATTGACCTAAAAAATGAGGGTTGGCGTATAGAAGAAATACTAACTAGACAGGATGTTTATAGTACTGGCTGTGATTCTCCAGACTCTGGTGGGTCTTCATGTTCTAGTGAAGATTATTACATTGTTCAGCTATCGCACCCTGAACTTAGGGATAAAATATTTGCGAAATGTGAATATGATTTACAAGATTATCCTAACGTTTATATAGTGACTCTTGTAAAGATGAATTTTCTTAACTGTTTTTTGAGTACATTCAAAAAGCCATTAATATATGGACAAAGTTCAGAATCAGTGAGAATAATATCTCCTACGGTGAGTAATGTTGGTAGTCCCTCGCTGTATATTAGTTCTAGAGTAGAATTTATTCCTGAAAGCTATTTCCAATCAGAGAAGGATACAACGCTTAGACTAGCTGTAAAGCTTGGGAAAAATAGTTCTAATAAGGTCTTAGCTGGTGAAGAGTACAAACCTGGACACATATATAGATTTCAGGAAAAGTCTTCTTATTCATTGCTCAGAGGTACTAGTTATTACTATGGAATGGGTTTTAATGATCTATTATATCTTGGTAGAATAGACTTAGGAAGATATACTCTAACAACACATTATAGTTTAATGAGAAGCGGTTTATTTACTGATATTTACGATATGCCTGAAATAAACGAATGGACTAAAGATAAAACTTTATCAGCAAGATTGGGTGGGGTTTCAACATACAGACCCGGTATGTCGGCATGCATGTGTGTTAATTGTCCAGTAGATGTTTTCTCACTGGTAAACAGAAGTTATATTCCAGATGATAATTTACTATTAAAATCAATTGTTGAGTCTGGTGGCTCAGTGACTGAAGAAGAATACGCAGATCATTTAGCGGAAGTTTTTTCAACTATTAAAGGTAATAGTAATGCATATGCAAGGTATATAGTTCTACCAGCAACTGAATTAACTAGTGATAAGAAGAATCATTCATTCGATTTACAATTGGATCAGAGTGAAAGATTCAAGAAAACTGTAACTGATAAAGCTAAACCTACTGGATATCACATTTATACTGAAATAACTGATTTAGGTGAATATGTTAAAATAGAGTCTCCTGTAAAGAAATTTATGAAAAATATTATGCTCAAAGTTGAGGGTAAGGATAGAGAAATTACTTTTAAGAGACTTAATCAATACGTAGCAGCACCTGATGGAAGTCCAATTTACGGATATTGCGGATCTGGAGTAGTTAATCTTGATTCTTATAATCTTTTCAGCGAAGAAGAATTAAATCAATTAGATCCAATTACTTTTGATAACCTCAAATCTAATTTAACGGATTTAATATTAAAAGTTCTATATCTTTACTGTATAGATTGTTCTAACTATATCGTTAACAGTAAATACACAACTAGATTTAATAAGAATGTATTTGCACCTGAGTATACATCAATTAAAGATGGATTACTTAAAAGGTTAAATGACTCTCTTCAAATATTCTGGGCAACAATGCCTGGTAATTCAGACATTTACTCATGCAAGAAAACCCTTAAAGGACTCATCATCGATGAACTAAGTAAGGGAGCACAGAAAGACGATATAGTATATAGAAATAATGGTATTTTTGATACCATTAAAAAATATAAAATAACTGAATCTGATTTTAAAAAATGCGCAGAATTTCTAAGTTAACAAATACGATTACTGGGGAATTTGACATGTTCCCCAGTAAATTATATTACGTAACTATATCAGATCTTTGGTTTGATAAAGTTATAGAAATCATGTGTGATAACAAAAACGGGGTTTCCAATAAAAAGAATATTTTTTCAGGTTTTTCCCTGACTCATCCATCTAATGATAGAGATAATATTTATTATACTCCCGGATTAATAATGGATGAAGTACAGTACTCTAACTTAAGTAAGAATATAGAAAAAATTATTTCAATTCTTCTTAGAGGCTGTGGTGTGACTTACGTTAGTATTAATGGAAAAGAATTTCTTAAAAAGAATTCTAATTTACCAGATTTGCTAACAGTAAAAGAAATTAAAAATGAAAATATTAAATTAAATATTCCGAATTTTAATAAAGAATATTTATATGAGACGTGGATGGAAGAGGCTTTATTACTAGAAATTGATTGTAATGATCTAAAAGATTTAGATACAACAATATCTAATGGAATAAAGAGAAAATCCGCTGTAATATTTAGCTCTTGTAATATTAATGATGTAATTTATAATACGTCGTTAATTTCAGGTGGAAAATGCACAGAAAGTTTTAGATTCTATAAAAAGTCTAACGTCTCAGCATCTGCTGTATACGTTCATGATAGATATAGAGAAACTCAATTAACTCTTTTTAATCTGAAAGATTATTACTATAGTGTCATTAGTGAATCTGAATTTAAAAGATTGTCTAAAATTTCTGACTTTAGTAGAATACTAAAAAAGAGTGAAAGAATATTAGATAGAAGTAATTTTATAACAAACCTAGATGATTTAGTTATAGGTCATATATATACCATACCATCAAAAATAACCGGTTCTTACGTTAAAGATCCAAAAGGCTTTAATGCTGAAGCTCAAGCTGTTTATCTAGGAAAAGTAATTGTTAAGGATAAACCTGATTTTGTTTTTGATGAAAAGAGTGGCTACAAATACGGGGATAAAAATAGTTGTGCATTAGGTACTTCTATTCTTTATAGATTACCAGAATCAATGACTAATAGAAAATCTAGAACGATTGCTTCTGGAGGATCTGGTTGTGGTTTATCTAAAAAAACAGCCGTTCATATATTTTATAATTTAGGTCAATTAGCTAAATTTGACAATAATAATTCTGGAATTTACGCAATAGAAGAAGATAAGTTAAATACAAAAGACAAGTTTGTTAATTACGTAACCGATACGTTTATACCAGAATTAATTGATGTAATTAATAAGAAATGTCAAAACACCCTTCATCCTAATTATTTCTATCAAAAAGATTTGGATGAGAGCGGTCATTACTCAATACATTCATCATCACTTATAACTATTCTCAATTCAGAAATGGAACCTCAACTTCCATTGATTGATTTAGGTGAATTATTTGATGGAAGTGATTTTGTAATCGATGATTTCTTTAATAAAATTACTGAAAAAACTATTGAAGAATTTCGCAATAACGGACAAGAATTTAAAATATCTGAAGATAGCACTATTAATATAAATAGAAGATTAAAGCCATTTTGTAGCTATGGTTTACCATTATTAGCTTGGGTTACACCTGAGGTTTATAATAAAAACCCAGATATAAAGAAAGCTATTTTAAATTCTTTAAAGAATACTATTCACATAGCAACAAGTATGATATTCTTCAGAACTCTCGCTGTAACGGAGAGGCTTAATTCAGCAACTTCTCAATATCAGATTTCAGGAATATCTAATATAAAAGACCTAAAAGCTATATTAGATAATCTAACAAAAAATCCGCCTTCACCCACAACTAAGTTTAAACAATCAAAAATAAGTCAAAGCACGGATTTTTATAATTACACTACACAAACACTACAGTTTCTAAATTTAATCTTTGGTGATTTGTCTAACATATCGTTTGATTACATCGTGAATATGTGTTACGAAAGTCTGAACTACACATCTGGTTGCTTTAATTCAGATTATGCAAAAGTATTAACGGATATGGTTCAATCTGATACACAAAGCTTCTTCAACGTAATAAGCAAATTAAATCAGACACTAGAAAAGATAGCCGATAAATACGAATTAAGGGGTATTGTTATAAACACATTACCTACCGCTTTCGCAGAAGAATTCTTTAAGAATCAAGATGATGTTAATGAAGTTTATGACGTAATCTTCAATTGGACAGCATCCGTTCTTTATAAAGGATACAAAACTAATGGCGTATTTAAAGAAACAGAGTTAGATTGGATTGACAAATTCGATATAAAAGAAAACGAATTATACGGATTTGATTTTGAGAAATAAAAATTAAAAGAATTAGATAAGATTTAAATCTTATCTAATTCTTTTTTTATTGCTGTTGTTGATTATCGTCTTGTTGAAGTATTGAAGGATCTAGTCCATACTGTTCAAACTGTTGAGCAAGTTTAGCATTAACCACTTGCAAGTATAGTTCAATAGATTTTTCATTAATTATACTCTCCGTATTCGGGTCAATATCTCTAATCAAATTCTGAATGTAAGTCAGATAATTCTTTGGATCAAGATAAGGAGCTCCCATATCAAGCATTTGTAATGCTCCCTGAAGGATATTATTAATGCTCTGAAGAAGACCGTTAATAGATTCTGATTGGTTAATCTGGTTGTTATATTCAACTGAAGTCTTTTCACTAATATGTAACTTAACTAAACTAGGATCTAATTTATCTGAGTAAATGATTTCATAAAGATTACATATTAAATCAGTAACAGAACTCTTTATACCATCTAAGAAACTAGCAACTCTTGAATTAGCACGTTCAGATTGCTGCAATACTTGCCATTTTGAGCCAGATGTAGAATCTGTTAACGTAACAGGCAAACCTAGTGGACCTAATATAGCTGCCCTACATTGATCCAATGTTTGCATAATTTCTATATACTTGTCACTTAACTTATCAAGCGGAAGCATAGGGTTTTTTGCAGATAAAGATCCGCCGTAATCAGGTACAAATTTAGTACCTTGAGTTAAAGTATTCTCAATAAATGATATAACATCAAACTGAGATGTCAAGAAACTAGCTAAATCATTTGTATTATTAGTCAATTTAGCTGCCCTTTTACAGAGTTCAGTTGCAGCTTCTAGAGGAATATTCTTATCAAATTGTAACAAGAATATCTGAACACTAGACAAATCACGTAAAGAAATCAACGATACTAGCAACTCCTTAATAACTAACTCCTTTACCTTCAATAGTAAAGAGTAGAATAGTGGCTCTGATGTAGTATAGGATTCTTTGATGAGTACTCTGTCTCTATTGGCTTTACCTTCTTTTGGATCTATTACTGATACTCCATCCTTTAAAATAATCTTCTTATTGTCTTGAAAATTAGGAGTATAGTGTTTAGGTTTACCGTTACTAGACTCCGGTTTCAAGAAGCTAGTCAGTGGATCATTCTTATCTTTTCTCGCTCTAAGACCACTATTATACTCCACTTTGTCTGCGAGGTCATTCAAGAGTCGAAGATCATGGTTAGCTAAATATATGATTTCTTTCTTAGGTATTTCTACAATAATACCACCTTCACCCTTAGCTAAATATAACTCTTCCATCTCACCACTTCCATCCGTTTTTCTTTTTTTCTTCTGAATAACAGATACAGGGTCAACCAACTCTTCTATTCTAAACTTTGTGTGTCCGGTCTCATCTCTACTTGAAACAAGCATAGAATAGTATTGGCCATAGAATACAAAATCCTGTATATGATTTCTAATATAATCAAATATTTTAATATCTTTTGTTAAAATTTGATTGATACGATCAGTTACTTGCTGGTTATTAGTACCATCTTCGTTCATAATAGAAACAATCTGACTACCACCACCTTCATCAGATAAAAAGTTCACGATATAATCAGAAAAGAAGTTTGTAGCTAACTTCGTTATATCAAGCAATTGATAACCCTTCAATTCAAGTACCCTTTCATAATAACCCGAAATTAAATTAGATGCATTAGCATTACCTAATAACGGTGACTTTCTATCTACCTCAAATAATTTATTACCGGTAGAGCCAATAGCTGAATAACCTTTTCTATTATAAATATTACTTCTAATTGGTATACGGCTATTAACACCAGACATAAAAATACCGAATAACTTTTGAAATAGATTTAATTGATTTTGATTATTTTCCATAATATTAATTGTGTGTAAAAATAAAAACTAGAAGCATGACAAAAATGATTCATGCTTCTAGCAAAAAATGACAATCCTAGTGATCCCTGAAGGATTCGAACCTTCGACCCACAGCTTAGAAGGCTGTTGCTCTATCCAGCTGAGCTAAGGGACCTTTTATAATAAATACGCAGACATGCTGATATGTGTTATTAGCACCAAATACAGGGACTACCAAATAAAGGGGTAATCGCGCAAATAACTTTCCTTTATTTTTTATCGGTATCAGACATTCCATTTAGGACCTGTTATTTACCGTGATAGCCACCCGACACTTTTACTGAATAAGTGACTTTCACTAACTACACGAGTAAGCGAAATAGACACGAATCTCAATAATCAGCAAGTAATCTCGAGCTTTATAGACTCTACTGAACTTATTATGATCAATACAATACAATCTCTTATTCTCCTGGATTCAAAATGGGGTATCTCGGCATGATTAATTACAACCGACATCGCCTTTTATTCACTTACAATCTTTTTTGAGATTGTTGGAAACCCTTTCGAGATTATATTTAGTCATAAATTTATTGAGATCTCCGAAATAATAAAAAATCAACTTACGTGATTAGTAATATCACCTATAACCCGGGTTATAGAACAGCTCCACTCCAGTGTAGGGCTGGGACTTACATTCTCACGGAGACTAGATAAGTTCTCACGCTACCCTGCACTAGGTGTGAGAGATAAGTCTACATATATTTGATTTATTAGTTACCCCGTCAGGTCTTAGTGTACAGCTTTTATAAAGGAGCCTACGCCAGGCCGTACCCACATTCCGTTAATTCAAGATGCCGTATTTGGGGTTGGATTTTTTAGATCTTTCCCTTACCAGCACGTCATTGTATTTTTTTTTACTCTTTTATGTTAATTTCAAGGTCTTCTTCACTTCCGACCTCTATTTTTGTATTTTTATTGTTTAAAGTTACCTCATTCCCATTTACAGTGAGATAGATAGGGTAACCGCTGCTCAAAATATCTTTTATTACATTGTTTAGATTTTGAGAGGCTTGATATACCGATGTATATACCATAATTATTTTAATTTTATAGTGTGTTTTATTTAAAAAACTAATACTTGATAATTTATTCAAGAATCGAGTGACCTTCGCTATCATCTGGTATATCCAATTCTAAAAACTGGCACTTCAATTTAGTCACTATGTCATTCCACTTGACTGCTCTATTACCCCGAATTCCCAGACTTCCTCGGGCTATCAAGTATTTGTTTATCTTTAATCTTTCTTAAAGAAGAGCCAAATTAAAAACCAAACAGCAAGGCCTATTACTAATCCAAAGAATATCAGTAATAACCAAGCATTCAGTCCTCCTTCTTCAAAGACAGATTTAATTGCTTTAAAATATAAAGCTATAGTTTCCATTACGTTAATCCCTCTATCTTTAATATAATTCAAGACGATATAACCAACGAAAAATAATACTATTTCATCTTTCGTAAGAATTTTACCGGCTTTTGTAATCTAATTATTAATTTCATTCATAGTAATCTTATTCACTAATGTGAGTAAAATTTAATCACTTATTTAGGTTTTTATTTTCATAACAACATATTTCATGAGCAAAAAAAAATTACTAATCATTAATGATTAGTAATTAATTGTGGGAAGGGAAGGAGTCGAACCTTCTTGGCTGGATTTTCAGTCCAGTGCACTGACCACCAGTGCTACCTCCCCAATTACTAGGGACTCTCCGGAGAAGTAATTACATATAGTCCCCCAATCCTGACAAACTATATAACCTAGTAGTATAAAACGAAAAGTGGGTCGGACTGGATTTGAACCAGTGACCTTCTGATCTTCAATCAGACGCTCTACCAGCTGAGCTACCGGACCCAAATTGACCAAGAAAGGTGGTTTCTTGGTCCAAATAACCTAAAATATTTTTAGTAAGGTGATTCCATAATAGCCCCATCATCGCCTTTGCCTTCCGCTAGAGAACATATTACTCCTTACATACGCATATACAAGCGCTCTTTAATGAAATCTGAGCTACCCAGGCTATCGGGTGGGTTACAACTCCTGCGTCTCTTGTATACACTTTAAAATTTCATTGAAAAATACACACCTGCATTGCAATCAACCGCTCTGCCAACCTGCCCATTCAGGCAGGAGAGGGATTCGAACCCCCGGATGTTTATCTCCTTTCGGATTACGCATCAACAAGTGTGTCTTTTGTGGGCCCGACAGGACTTGAACCTGTAGCCGCCTGATTATGAGTCAGTCCCTCTGACCATTGAGGTACGGGCCCTGTAAAGATGTGCCTAAATTGTGAAGAAGTCTACGATATCATCTACCGTATCTTCGATCTTGTCTGCTACATTTGAGCATTTGTCTGGAATGCTAGTTATAGCATTCTCGCACTTATCGACCACAGTATCTACGTGGTCGAAAAATGTTTTCTTCTTGGGAGCCATAGCGCCCAAGAGAGCAAGTAACAATTTTTCTTCCTGTGTCATTTTGTTTGTGTTTTTAGTTAATTAATTTTTGCGGAGGGTACAGGATTCGAACCTGTGGACCGCTCTTCGCGGTCGACGGTTTAGCAAACCGCTGCATTCGTCCACTCTGCCAACCCTCCAAAAATAAATAAAAAAGTGCGCCAGCCGAGATTCGAACTCGGGACTCCGATATTAAAAGTTCGTACTCTAGCCAACTGAGTTACTGGCGCTTACCAAAAAATTATAAAACAAATCACACATTATGTGTGGGGAAGGTAGGATTCGAACCTACTGCGTATCAATGTAACGGTTTTACAGACCGCCGCCACTCCACCATCGTAGCCGCTTCCCCATTAAGAGCTTCACCTTTATAAATTAGAATTTTGCGGGAAAGGAGGGATTCGAACCCACGGCCTATTGATTAACAGTCAATTGCTCTAACCAACTGAGCTACATTCCCGTTTTAATATTCGTGGCGGGGGAGGGGATCGAACCCTCGACCTTCAGGTTATGAGCCTGACGAGCTACCACTGCTACGCACCCCGCTGTTTTTATTTCCTAAAAAATCACTACTTCTTAGATCATACTGTATTCTCTTTACCTATGACCTTACTGTTCTCCTGTTTCACTAAATAGAATTTCTGCAGTTTCTATTTAGCTTATGAGAAGACTCCCCCATAGCCCGATGTATGCGCTAGCATACTTTTCTAGAATTTGAGAACTGGCTTATTAGGGAAGAGATAATTGCAGGGTATGACAAACCCACTTGTAGTGATTTATAAATGAGACAGGGGTGGGATTCGAACCCACGGTTGTACGGTTTTGCAGACCGTTGCTTTGGGCCTCTCAGCCACCCTGTCATGTATATGTTTTTATTAATTGTTAAAAAATGTATTGAAAGAGCCGACGGAGGGATTCGAACCCACGACCCGCTGATTACAAATCAGCCGCTCTGGCCAGCTGAGCTACATCGGCAATTTATTTGTTCTGTTAGAGGAGATTGAGTCCACGTCTTCTCTCAGTAATTGAGAGTCGCTCTATCCACTGAGCTATAACAGATTATATTTTAAATGAACCCGATAGTATGATCTCGGATTCTTGGGACTGATGACTACAACCTACTTCATACTAGCAGGCGGTATAGCATCCACTATACCATTCGTTTGGAGGCCTCCAGATTAACTTTTATCCCTCAAGCTAATCCAAATTGCGCTACGCAGCCTCACGGTAAGCGTTGACCTGGAGGGATTCGAACCCCCACTACGAGAACCAAAATCTCGGGTGCTAACCGTTACACCACAGGTCAATTAACAGAAATCGTTAATATGATCTAGAAATGATTAGATTAATTTATTTCATTTTCTGAAATAAATCTTTCAATCCAATCATTTATAAAGATTTCAAGGGTTTTTAGATACCCCTTTATTTCACTCATAAAAGTTATTTTATCTAAAACTTTATGATTTTTATCTTTTTCTAGATTAAGAAATTCGTTTAGATCATACCACCAAGTCATCCACCCTTTAAAAAATACCTCAGCACTTTCTAATTCTTTTGTGGAATTATTAATATAGAAGTTTAAACCAGAAAGACAAACTTTATCGCCATCTTTACATTGGCGTTTCACGATCATATAATCATTTCCAGTACCATCTTTTCTAAAAAGAATCTTACCCTCATAATTAATTCCTTTTAGCTCATTCTTTTCTATATCAGCTTTTAAACGAGCAGCTTGTTCATTACAAGCTTGAAGCTTTTCCTTCAGTTTGGCTAGATTCTCCTCCGTCATTTTCTACGTAATTTTTAATGTAAACGTTAATCCATTTATCTATGAAAGCTGGAATGGATTTTATATACTCACCTACAGCCTTTAAATAAGTCTCTTTATCAATTTCTTTCAACTTTTTATTGGTTTCTAGGTCAAGAATATCTTCCAGAGGAATCCACCAGGTATGCTCGCCTCTAAAGAATAGATCAATACTGTCCGTATAACCGCCATCCATCATATAGAATGCTAAACCGGTTAAACAAACCTCTTTTTTACCTCTTACTTCAGTAAGCTGTTGACTACTTACTATCATAAAATCGTTAAATGGGGCACCATAACCATCAGATCTAGCTACGAATTTACCCTCAAAATTAATATCACTTAATCTAAGCTTTTCAATTTTATCGCGTAAACTCCAGGCCTTGTCATAGTGCTCGTTCATTTCTGCCTCTAGTTCCTTGATCTTTTCCTCTTTAGTCATTTGTATTTCTTTCTTCAAGAAGATTATTTAATATTTCGTTTAATTTGTTGAGTTTATTAGTCTCATTTTCGAGATCTATTAAAGCTTCTTGATATTGAAGGAACTTTTCTAAGGATTTTTCAGATAATTTATCCCAAATTTTATCTGTTCCTTTATAAACTTCATGTACAAGAGCATCTCCTCTCGTTATTCCAGCCTCTTTTTGAAGTCGGTCAACAAGATCCATAAGCCCAATCTTTCTTCTTTGAACGATATCAATACGCTTTCTTAGCAAATCTTCATAATATCGTCTTTTCTCATCATTCTCTTTATAGTTCATAATTAATTAATTTGATGAAATAAAAATGGTGAGCAGGTTTCCCCACCCACCATATAACATTATTTGCTGATTATTGCAATTAAATCAGTAACGGAAACAGCAACAGAAATAGCAAGAAGAATAGCGAAAATAATCAAATACTTCTTATTAGTTCTCTTTGATTTCTCATAAAGATCCTTTAGTTGGCTCTTTACCTCTTCATTCTTTTCTGTCGAAAGAAGAATCTCATAGAGATTCTTAGTCTCTTTCATCGAGTCTGTTACATACCATATGAGGAAAATCCCCATAATGAAAGCTATAGCTGATGTCATAATGTGTTTTTAAATTAATAGTTAATAATTAATAATTAATAGTAAAAAAGAGCGGGAGACGGGTTTCGAACCCGCAACCCTCTGCTTGGAAGGCAGATACTCTAGCCAATTGAGCTACTCCCGCATTTCCCCAGTACTTTCCTGAGCGCCAACAGAACTCGTCTCTGCAGTCTGGTTTGTCTTTCAATTTTATCAACGTTCTAGATCTATGTCATCGAAGAGGGAAAGACTCACCCAAAAACCCAACCCTAGCATCTTTTTATCAAACGGAACATATCCATCATCAAAAAGCACAGGAAGATGGACTCGAACCACCGACCACTAGTTTTGGAGACTAGCGTTCTACCAACTGAACTACTCCTGTGTGTCGACTTACGATTCGACAACCTCTTAATCAATACTAAGAATTTTGAGGGGAAATTTCTTCCTAATTTATATTTGAATGACCAAATTTTTCAAGATTCCACTCTTTTACTCTCTCTATTACATCTGGTGTTCCTGGTGTTCTATCTACTTTACTCTTCTTTTCTAGATCAATACCTATCTTTTTAGCATTCTCTTTTATTTTGCCATATAATTCAGGATCAATCCAGTTCTTGTAGTAAATATCAGCATAATTCTTCATTAAGTTTGTATCACCTAACGGGGCTCTCATGTGTTGCATATAAGGAGTGTTGTGTTGAGCAAATACATAATCAACTGGGACATCTGGTTCTAAATAAAGTTTTTTAGTTTTCGCAATAATAGCTCCATCTTCTGATGCTACAGACTTGATATATTTATGAACATTTTCCCTGCCATTATAAAGCCTCATGTAATCTTTTTTAGCAATTCCAGTACCAAATCCTGGAAGATATCTAAACTTTTTCTCATTTCTATCTTGAATCGCATGCTCTAATTCGTGAATGAGTGTGAGTGATTTTGGATTCTTTAGAATAATTTGTTTTAGTTCTGGATCATACCTACCAGAACTCTTAAAGTTCGAATCAATAACGATATCAATACCTAAATTATCAGCTTTATTTTTATACTTGTCATAAATCCTTGATATTACTTCATCTGAAGGTTGATGTGACTCTTTTTCTATATTACGCTTTACCACACTAAAGTCTAAACCTTCTAAAGAATCATCAATAACCGATTTGTAGTGTTTATCAATATCTCTTCGTTCATTATTTAAACACTTCTTCCATTCCTCTTTATCCCTTAATCTCTTTTTTGCTAATTCAGTATCTTTTATCCTCTCCTTTGCTTCCTTAAAGAGTTTATCTAAATATTCACCCTTTGCCTTTCGAACGCTATCCGCTACTCCATAATTTTTTGTTCTATATAATATCATAATTATCTACATTTTAATCTATTATCAAGATTTTTGTAAGAAAAAAAAAATAATTAACCAGTAAATTTAATATATTACTAGTTAATTATTTTATTCTTCCTATTCATTCACTCTATATATGAGTATTTTAGGTATCGTTTCAAGAATTTTGATGGCTTCGTCGAAATCTCCATCCGATTTAACTAATGCTTTTTTACAGTCCATCATTCCACGCCCAGTAACCTCACGTAACTTCTTGATCTCACTCAAGGCAATTACTTTAGCTAGTTTAACCTGACCAGATTCTTTTAACAATACCAAGTTAACCCCATCAAATGTAAAGTAATAACTTCCGAAAGGATTAAATTTTGGTGAATACGGTTCAGCATATTTATTACTAAGTATGTAATCTTTAGCTTCACCGCAATCAGTGAAATGTTGATTATCAATTAACTCTATTAATTCTTTGTAGTTCATAGATTAATTTTTTCTGAAAGAGAATATTTAAGTGCTGCTTCTACAGTATCTTCATAAGATTTATAACCAGCATAGGAATCTGTCAGATAAGTAGGATCACCGTTATCTGACCTAATATCGACATTCATTATTTGCCAATTATAGCCAAGGTCATCATTATCAATGGATATAAATAATCCATGAACTTCCCTCAACCACTTCATTACCATTTGAAGAGTTGGAGCGGATAAGTAAATACCGTGATTATTAAAATCTCTTGTAATAGGTAATGCTGCAATCTCATTATCTGATATGTAGTACGTATTACATCTTATATCAAATCCTTTTTCTTTAAGAAGTTTTGCTATTTCAAAACTTACGTAATCTTCAGTAATTTCCATATTATTTAGTTTTTAATTGTACATACCTTCTGGTGCTTCTAAGGCCAAGTTCCTCTCAATGAGACCCCTAAAATCGAAGTGATGAGCATTGAGCCAATCTATTCTCTCTTGAGCAGGAATATGTGCATAATCTATCGGACAAGAATAAGCTCTATTATCTATACTCATATATTCTTTGTACTCTTCTTCGGTCATACTCGCCATTGAACGAAGATACGGCTTATATTTGTTGCCATAATAGGAGCCATTAACAGTTAGAGACAGATCACTGTATAGTATGCCAACACCTTCAATTTTTACTTTTATATGACCTTGTGGTGCTTTCCAATCTGTCGTATCAATGTCAAGTATAACCCCATAAGGCAATCTTGCACAAAGGTCTTTTAAGAGTAATTCCTTTTCTTCCTGTGTCATTTTTATTTGTATTATTAATTATAATAATTACCACATGATTGGTCGAGGAAAAACTGTTCCTCTACGCAAGATTTAACATTATTATAAACATACTCCAAAATATTTGGAGGGGTTATTTTCTTTTTATCCTCAAATATATTAGAATTTTTAAAAGATGGACTCATTTTAACTCTATACCAAGTTTCGATAGTCCAACTACATCCAGCAGGAAGTCTTAGATGATTATCAAGAGTTTCTTTAGTTATTTCTGATAAATAATCTAGGTTGGCATCCTGATCGGTACGGATTTTATCCCCTTCTATCCATATTTTATACTTATCGGAAGAGATCATCTTTTCAAAAGATTTAGGAAATATCATATCCTTCTCTTCATTAATTTCCCAGTAATCTTTGATGATTACAGAAGCATATGAGTATATCTGTGATGCATTAGCATCGAATAATATTCTTGAAAACAATCCTAATTCCATTGGCTCATTTTTGCCGTATGGACTGTGATTAAGAATATACAAGGATACGTGATATAAACTAGTTAATACTGTCATTTTCTTGTTTATTATTTTACAATCCTTCTGGTGCCTTTAATAGTTTTGGTTCGTTTTCTAAATACCAACTTTTTCTTACAAAGTAAGCACTTGAACCAAAGTCATCGAGACCTTTCTCATCATTAATTAGATAGGCATTTTCTTTAAAACCTTCCTGTTCCAGGAAGAACTGAATGTTATCAGACCATGTTACTATTACAAATTCGTCCATATTAATATTATTTTTAATTATTATTAATCATTATTTAGAATTTCAAGGGAACTCCTGAAATACTTGAAAGAAATAAAAAAAAAATAACTAATCGTATTTGATTAGTTATTCTTATTTCTTAAAAAAAATTCTCCGCTAGGCAGTTCAGGATTCGAACCTGTACGCCCTACTTACCCTAAATTCAGTCGCCTGAAAGGAGGACGAGGGCACAGAGTTCAGATCTCAGAGAGATGTTGGCCCCGCGCGGCTACCGATTACGCCAACCACCTAGGTGAGAGAGAATTTTGTGGGGACAGGTGGAGTCGAACCACCGACTTCCTCCTTGTAAGGGAGGCACTCTGGACCACTGAGTTATGTCCCCAAAATAGCGGTACGTACGGGGATCGAACCCGTGACCTCCTGCGTGACAGGCAGGCATTCTAGCCAGCTGAACTAACGCACCGTTAAAAAAAAATCCTAGCTATTTTATCTTTTCCCGCTAGGAACTACTACCCACTTCCAGACTAAAGCAAATAGTAGCGATGTACCTACTCGGCATGTGGTACAGTCGGGGGGTTGCCCATAAGAGTCGAGATACGGCGCCATATCTCTGCCGACTCATCCGATGACCCAAACGTCTGGGAGTCATCTTAGTATTCGCACCTGGGTACTGGGAGGGGGATTCGAACCCCCAAGGGCATTACTGCCCAGCGGATTTTCATACGGAAATCTTTTCCGCTTGGACTATGTCTTCACCCCTTCTTGAAAGAAGTAGGGTGGTGGGTGTATAGTCTCTACACATTTACGATGTATAAAATACATCGACTTAGCTCGGCGTTATTGACGTTTAAAGGCCGTCACCTTCACCGAATTAGCCCACTTCTACATCCTGTGTTACCACAGGTGCACTCAAACCTCGTTCTTTTACTTTATATTTACCAAACTTGGTGTCAAATCCAAGAAGAGCATGGCAATTCGGACAAAGGATTTTGAGATTACTTAATTGATTATCAGTATGAATACCATTTATATGGTGTAACTCTAGTGGAATCTTTTCTCCATTCCATTCGGTTCTACCGCATTGTTCACACTTCTCTTCTTTTAGTTTCTCTCTGAATAGCTTCAATCTAATATTATGAGAACTCCATCCAGAATTCTCTTTAAAAATCTCGTTTAAAGGTTTTTTCTTTATTGAGCTATGATCCTCACTTGTTAATCCTTTATTCCACCTACCAAAAGTAAAATGACTTGTATCCAAACCCATTATCTGAATTTTGTTCTTTACAGTTCTTAAGTTACCTCCTTTAGGAGATAGACCTATAAATTTACAAACACCAGAATATGATTTGGATTTTTGTACCGCTTCCACAAATTCTTCGTCAGTATAATTCTTCTTTTTCATGTGATTTCTTTTTAAATTAATATCACAGTAAAGAATTATGTTCCAAAAAATTGTAAAACGGAGTTGAACTAAGTCCGCCGCGTCGACCAGTTCCGCCATCCCAGCTTTTTATTGTCTTTCCAATATGTCACCCTGGTATCAAGGGAAATTTGACTTATTCGATAACATCCTGGCCGGAATACCGTCGGCTCATCGTACGGGTGAAGGGACTCGAACCCCCACGCTTTTGGCGGCACGCTCTAAACGTGCTACGTCTACCAATTCCGTCACACCCGCATTTTAAATTACGTTTTTTTATGTTCATCTATTAGAATTTGGGTGCTTTCTAGATGCCCTATTTTTACGTTTTAGAGAATTAAAATAGAAAAGAAATACATACAAATCTTAAATGAAATGTATGTATTTCTTTTTTTTCTCTTAAATATCACCGGCAATAGATCTCAGACAATCTGGACATAACCATCTATATACAGTAATATTATAGATATCAGCGTCATAAGGGTCAATTACATAGTCAGCAGGTTCTCCACACAATTCACAGTATCCTGGTGTATGTTTTCTCTCCTCCAACTTTTTATCTTCCTCTTTTCTTTTGTGAATAATCTTATCTGCTTCCTCCTTAAACTTGGACTTCTCTTCCTCGGTATAATCCCAAGATTTTCCAAGATCTATTGGTGGAAGTTCATATAACCTATCGACATAATCTTCCCAAGGTTCAGACATACTCTTCATTTCAACAGTCTTACCGTACTCAGGTAAGAAATCTCTATAGTGTGAAGGAGGAGAAGTTAATACAAAATCTACTTTGCCAAAATCATAACCTTTTACAGTGTATTTCCCTTTTTCATTTTTACGGCAATGGAACCCATACATATTATTCCAAGTTTTGTAAAATTTAGAATATTCCGTACATTCTTTAGTTACCTTTTTAGGTATAAAGTTATCATCTTCTTTTCTGTACAATACTAAATCATTGCAGTGAGAAAAAACCAGCATCCATTCTCCATCAACCGCAATAAACTCATCCTCTTTGATATCAGCCATTTTTTCTTCAAAATCTTCTCCAAAGAAAAATTTTCCAACCCTAATAAACCATTCTTTAGTGATAGAGTTATCATATTTATTCATTGATGAGAGTATTATTCCTCGCTTTATTGGATAGTGGTCGTCGAGGGTTCTGCCAATAACTATATCATTTACAGGGGTCGAACTTCTATAACAGGGATCCATTCCCTTTTTATTTTTTCTATCAAATCCTCCCCGGTAAAGCTTAATGTACATTCCATAGGGATAATTATGGAATACAACAGATTGTTTATAAGTCTTTTCCATTTTATAATAATAAAAATGAAAGTAGAGGCAATAGCCCCCACTTTCAATAATTAGTAATATTCTATTTGAAATTTAGTTTTACATTACCATCCTTGTAATCAGCCTCTATAGCTGTTTTCTTATAGAGCTTCTTATTATCAAGAATAGCGTCAGCTATTTTATCTTCGATCTCCTTTTGAATTACGACACCAAGATTTCTAGCCCCGAGTTTAAAGTCTACTTTAGATATAAGATAATCCTTTAAAGCATCTGTCAAAGTCAAAGACTTTCCAGTTCTATCCTTAAACTTCTCAATTTCAAGTTCGAGAATAGAATGCATTTGCTCTGAGTTGAGCTGATTAAAGCAAACAACCTCAGTAAGCCTACCCAAAAATTCTGGTCTGAAATATGCTTTCATTGCACTCATGTAACCCTTTTTAACAGCCTCAGCTTTTTCCTCTTCATTCTGGTTGAGGTTGAATGAAACTTTATTAGCTGAAGTAGATCCAATGTTACCTGTAAATACAATGACACAGTTTCTCATATCGATAACTGTTTGATCAGACATAGTAACAGTACCTTCATCAAGGATAGACAAGAATACTTTGTTCACGATATCAGGATGAATTTTTTCCACCTCATCTACCAACACCAAAGTATATGGTCTTTTTCTAATCTTCTCAAACACAGGTGGAGTTGTACCAAAACCAACGAATGAAGGGGGAGCACCAAGAAGCTTTGTGTCTGTATGAGGTTGGCTATACTCACCACCATCAATTCTCAAGAATGCTTCCTCAGTTCCGAAAACAATTTCAGCTGTTTTCTTAGCCAATTCAGTTTTACCAACACCAGTAGGTCCGATAAACATGAAAGAAGCTACTGGTCTTTTCGGATTTCTAAGTCCGAGGTAAGACCTACACAAAGCTCTTGCCATTGTATCGACAGCCTGATCTTGTCCTATTACTACCTTACCTATTACCTCTTTAAGTTTTGCCAACTTATCGATTTCAGGCTCAAGTATAATATCAATTGGAACATTAGCTGCATCTGATATAACAGTGGCTACGTCTTTAATCGTAACAGCAGGCCATGTTGTTCTATCAGCCTTCTGTGGATTTTTGAGGTTAGCTATATCCTTTTCCAATTCTTCTATTCTTGGTTGGATTGCATTAATCTCAACAAGCTTATTAGGATCATTAGCTGATTCAAAAACTAAAGTAGTTCTTTTTCCAGTTAGATCCTTTAATTCTTTCTCATAAGCTTTAATCTGCTTTTTAACTTTGTTATGAGCAGTCTTATGTGAAAGCTCGCAAGCTGAACCTGCCCTATCAAGAATATTCAAAGAAAGATCAGGATTAGCATTATCATGAAGATATCTTGAACTTGTTTTAACAGCAAATTCAATTACATCCTCTGGATATTGAACTTTATGGTAAGTTGAATAATTATCCATAGATTTCTTGAGAATCTCAATAGTTTCATCAATTGATGGTTCCTCTATAATGATCTTGCTAAATCTTCTTACCATAGCTCTATCATTCTCAATATATCTTCTAAACTCTGAATCAGTTGTAGAACCAATTAAGGTAATAGAACCATTAGCGAGATACGGCTTTAGTACATCTGATATAGTATTACCATCAACACCAGAACCAAATTGATGCATCTCATCCATATAAAGGATTATCTTCTGTCCTGAAGATAGAACTTCCTTTATAATTCCTTCTAACCTACCCTCAAGTTCACCACGAAGACTTGCCCCAGCTTTTATACTGAAGATAGGAATAGAAACTAACCTGACATTCTTTAGCTTATCTGGAACTTTACCGCTTACAATAAGTCTTGCTAGTTCCTCCACTAAAGAAGTTTTACCACAACCTGCCTTACCTACTAATGCAACGGATTTTTTCTTTCTGTTGCAAAGTATCCTGAACATGTCGTTAATCTCTTCAGTACGACCAATAAGTGGATCTACCTCACCCTTTCGAGCTTTTTCACAAAGATCAACGCCAAATCTATCCAAATATGGCGTAGCAGATTTCTTTTCACCAGACGGATTAACGTCAACTTTCTTTTTGTTAACCACTTTTCTGGATCCATCATTACCAGCTTCTACAAACTCCTTCTCTGTAATTCTTTCGAATGAAGGTGGTTGAGGCATATTTTCTGGTATGTATTCTTTAGCCTCTTCTGAAATTCTATTAAAGAAATCCCTTCTCCAGGCCTCTAGAATGACTTTATCTGTCAATCCAAAGTCATGAAGAGCCTTGATCAAATCAACGTCAATAGCTATATTAACAGTTTTATTCGCAACTGAATGAACTATTTTATTGATAACCGCAAGCAAAAGATCTTCTGTAGTAAACTTATGATTACCCAATGCACTAACCATTGAAGATAATGCGGCAGTCATTTCAGCATCACCATTTGGTTGAAATTTAGTGTTAAGGGTAGACAAGGATGCCCTAATTACATCACTAATCGAATCTTGAATAAACGAAATAGATGTAAATAGCATATAAAGTTTATTAGCAGGATCCAAGCTATCATAAAGATCAGATTGTTTCGCTGTTAAATCATTGAGTTTCTTATAGAACTCCTCGAAATCTTGCTGAGACTTTGTAGATATTGCCTGAGCCAATATAGGAGAAGCATCTAAAAGTGACCCACCAGCATTTTTGAATATATCATAAATAAGCGATGGAACACTTATAAAACTATCACCTAAAGCATTCAGTCTTTTAATTACTCTAGATGAATTATCAGTTAAGTTCTCACTGAACTCCTCGGATAAGAATTTCTTCTTGAGCCTACCTCTAAAATTCTCTCTCTGCTCTTCAGACCATGAAGACATTTGATCTTTCGCAAAATTCTGAAACTCAGCCTCTCTTTCCTCAGCTGAAAGTTTAGAACCGGGACCAATTTTTGAGAAAAATTTAGTAAGATCTTTCAAAAAGTCCATTGCTGCTGCGTCGTTGTCTTTTTCCATTTTTGAAATTTATATTTTTAATTATTAATTCTATTTTTATATGAAAATTATTCTCTAGTAAGAATTTGAGGGGGAGGATTTTTGGAATAAAAAAAAAATAAACCACCTAAAAAGATGGTTTATTTTATATATTGAGTGTTTGTAAGTTATTTCAATTTACTTTCGAAGTACTTACAAACTATTTGTTCAGTAAGATTGTATCCTAAAGATTCCTTGACAATCTGAATAAAATCCTTGATCGTCCAGAAATATTCAGACAAATTGAAATCTTTTTTGGGGGATTTCTCATAAATTTCATCCAATTCAGTGGACAAAATCAACTTGCATTCACCAGAGGGTGATTCTTCCTCTTCCGATTTAATATTCGGATTGCAAAGAGACTTTGCTCCCAAAAGTGGTGAATTAATAATGTTAAGACAATTTTCACACACGTCCTTTACGTGGTCAAAATTATCGAATCCAGGCATTTCATGAAGGACCCTATTATAGGATTGCTTGTCTCCTTCAGCGTACCTTTGTGCCGCTGCAGCAAGGTATCCTTTGTAGAGTAGTATATCACGCTGGTTAGGATTTTTGTCTATTTCATCATATATCTTACAATAAATAGACCTAACCATAAAAGAGGTCCCAACAGGATACACCCTCTTTTTGGTCTCAGTTGATTCATTCTCAGGAGCAACATCACCTTCACCACTCTGAGTAGCAGGTGTATTTGTTTCCCGAATCTCCTCTCCATCCTCCTCCGAGTATACTTCTACATCAGAGGAATAGATAGGAGCATCTTCTTCTTTCTGAGAAGGAGTAATTAGATCTGACTTAACTACTCCCATAAAATCTTTACCAAATTTCTTTACAGTAGCAAAGATTGTTGTGAGATAGTTGATAAATTCTAATCTGGAAATTCCATCGGGTTCACCATTATTTCTAACGGAATTAACCCAATAATTTCGGATTACCAAATCTACTCTTTTATTGTAAGCAGTCCAATTTTCAGACTTAGTATTCCTGATAAGAATATTAGTGAAAATTTTATCACTTACAATTGCCCAAGTGATCTTAAACATACCGAGAATTCGGTTATCAAGTTTAAGATCAAATGGTTTGAAGGTGACCGTTTCTGTTTTGGAAATAGGTTCACCCTTTTCATCCCTTTCCCGAGTTTTTTTAGTTATTGTATCGGTAAAAGAGAACATCAGCTTTGAGCTTTCAAATCTATGTCCGCACAAAGCTTGTCCCCATTCAGCGCCATTTTTGTGACGATGAACAACAATTGGGCGACCATTTGAGGATTTTACGATCTTCAAATGGTCGAAAGTAAGTTCTTTCCCACAATCTGGGCATTTTGATTTAGAACTTACTAATGAATTAATCTGCAAATAGCAGAGATAATTCATGCAATCTTCAGGTGTTTTGAAGATTGATTCAAATTCGGACTCAGAAAGGTCCGAAAATTTTTTTAGTGCCATAATAAAAAATAAATTAAAAAGTTAAATTATCTAGAAAAATAAAAGAGAAATATAAACTTATTCTGTTTATATCTCCTCCAAGATAAGGTTTTCAAACGGAATAAAAAGTAAATATACCTAACTAATTTTTTTTTGTTATTAGTTAGGTATATTTTATTATGCGGTGATATTACTCATCACACTCTGCGAGAGCTTTGTCCAACTCCTCGTCAGTCAATGCCATATCTTTCGCAGCATCCCTTCTCTCCTTCTCGGCGAGAAGACGATCTTTACGAATCTGCTTAGAGATTTTCTCCTGAGCTGCCTTCTCAGCATTATCAATCTCTTGACGTTCCTGAGTTTTGTAAGGTATAACCCAAGACTTAAGCCATTGAAGTACAGAAACTCGAAGCTCCTGTTCCTTCAATTCAAAGGCTTTCTGGAGATCCTCAACTGTAACTTTCTTGTTGGTATTGTTGATAATTACAAAACCCTCAAGGTCATCATTATCGTTGTTCTCAGCGGGTTGACAATTCATTTTGTCAAGAATTGCCTTCTCCTGCTTGAGAAGTTTTGCGAGGATTGACGTGTTAGCGCCAACCTTGTTTTCCTCAATAGGCTCATAAGATGCCTTACGAGCATATTTCCAAAGATCTGCCATTTTAAAGGTAAGACATTCGTTGTCAATACCCCTAAATAGGAGACCTGCAAACTCTGCAGCTGCAATTACATTTTGTGATGCAAGCGCCGTGAGGCGCTGAAGGTTTTTTTCAGTTCTTTCCATTTTTGTGTATATTTTTTATAGTTTTTTATATCAAAATAGAGGCTATCAAGCTTTTAGATAGCCCCTATCTGTTTTTTTTTTATTATTAAAAGTCTACACGTTACCGAAGGTAACCCTGTAAACTTTATCGCTGCCATCTGGCATACCCAACTTTACAACAGCAACATCAGATGCTGCAGTGTTGTAAACCAAGCCGGCCAATTGAGGTTGATTAGGATCTGCTTTCAATACCATAGACGGTAACGTAGCCAGATACTGAGTGAATCGCTTTCCAAGCGAGAGTGTGAACTCTTTGGAGAGTGAATCCTGGGTGTAAGATTTTATTTCTTGATCGCATCTCATATTCTGAATTGCGAAGAAATAACTCAAATCACCTACTGTAGGCTTCTGCCAGTGGTTAGGCGATTTAAACGCTGCCTCCACAGGATAGAAAGTACCACATGGACAACCCCATATAACTCGAGAGTCTTCAGGTGTTGTAGTCTTTGTTACTTCTGCTATTTTTACATAGCTTGGGAGCAAAGACTTAATTGTTCTATTGCCCATACCTTTTATTTCATACTTAGTATCAGACAATAACTCATTACCGGTGATGAGCTTGAATTTGTTATTGCCTTCCGCAATTACTGCGGCAACAATAACATTATTACCGTCCCGGAAATCACCATTAGATTCGAACTCAGTGGTTTTACCATTAATGGTAATTTGAGCCTTTATATTATCTGGATAATTGCCGTTGTCATTATAGACATTAGCAAAGAAGATATAAAGTGTTCCTTCAGGTATTGTGTCCGTTGAATTGAGGTTGAAGAAGTTCTCTACGACGAGTTCCTCTCCTGCCATGTTTTCAGTACGGTCTTGGTCCTGAACCCATTTGGTGGGTGATTTAGGACAGACTTCAAACCAATCAGACATCATCTGATTAAGTTCATCCATTTGTCCATTTGCAACACACTTCTGTACGTACTCTTTATAGGAGTAATATGTACCAGAAGGTGTCTTGAACCCTCCGCGTAAACGCAACTGATTCAGTAGATCAATACGGGTTCTGCCTCTACCTGATGAAGAGGCGTAGTAGAGATGGAAGCTTCCGTTTGGTCCATATTCTCTTACGTGACCATCCCAGTCACAGTTTGTGTGCCATAAAACTGAGAAGGAGAATGGGGCGTAAACATACGAACCACTCATCGCAGCTTTCTGAACAAGCTTTGAAGATTTATAAGATGTACCATCCTTCGTTACAATAGCGAAAGGATTGTTCCACCTGAGAATATTCTTCGCCTTCGGGTCATCGGCTGTGGTCAAAATAGCCACATTACCTTCATGAAGAGAGGTCAAGAAAATATTCATGTTCTTGCTCTTGGGCATTTTATCCTTAAACAATTGTTCGATTGTGATTGTCTCACACTCGTCGAACTGATTAAACGGAATGAAGCTACTACCATTGCCTGTTACAGTTTTGCTAACCAGACTAGGTTTAAATTGCTTCATTTCCTCAAACAGCTTAAATGCGGTTGACTTGTTTGAGTCAAGCACAGTACCAGATTCAGACTCTTTTTCTGCATCGTAGAAGATCTCAGATTTATCGATATCTTCTTTTGATGCAAAACGGCGGTGAAGTGACTTCTCCCAGTCACCATCTTTCAACCCTTTCTCAAAGTTGAAGATGTCCATAGCGGTAAGAGCCTTTTCCGACTTCATCCCACGGTTGGCTGGATCAGCCATTGTATTGTAACGAGCTATTGCATACAACTCGTTACCCTTCATTTTCGAACCTTCTATTTCGATGTCGTTGCCATCCTCATCCTTTTCCCGAATCATTCCGGTTCCTGAATAAGGCTGCAAGAAGCCACCGAAAATAACGTCTTTCTTTATGCCTATGAAAGATGCTTTCGTTCTACCATACTCATCTACGGTACACGTACACTGGAAGCAAAGGTAGTTCAAGTAGTCATTCAATTGCTCAGGAGTCAAATCCCGAGTCTCATTGAATACCTTCTTGCCTAGCTCTACAAGCCAGAGCTTTTCATCCTTAAGAAGCAAACGCTTCTCATTGAAAAGTTCTTCCATTTTGTCCCAAGCATCCTTGGTAACAAGTTGCTTATCAGAACCGAACACCTCTTTCATCGCATTGATATGCGATGAATAAGCGTTGTGAAGTTCCGTTGTCCATGAAGCATCCTTACCAGCAACAACGTAACTTTTCGGTACGTTGATGTAAAAGTGCTGGAAGGTGTATTCTTCAGTATCACTTCTTTTAACTATAGCCTGGATTTTCTCACCGGTTATGTCGAGTTCAAGTTCACCCTTGTCAGTGAGACGAAGCGGTGTAACTTTACCCTCATGACCATCAACATAATGGCGGAAATACTTAGAGGTATCACCATCGAAGTGATCAAGGAGATTCTCCTCTGGCGTGCCAATTACGTAATTTCCGGCCTTTGTTCTTGTGGCCTTTATGTCATCCTTCTGAAGCCAACCTTCGGAGGGCTTGAAGTATGACTGGATATTCGACTCCCTAACTATTTTGTCAAGGGTCGATATCGGAGCTTCATACTCGGTTCCTGTTGTAAAAGACATATTCTCCCAGAGAGTATGCCTCGTAAAACCATTATCGGTCTTTTCCAAAGAGGTTATAAAGCCGAAATGGTTGATAAATTTGCTACACGCCATGCAAGCATGGGTGTTGTAGCCTCTGAAAATCAGGGAACGATTCGTCGGTACGAGACCACCGAATGCGTTGAGATAACTTACAAAAAGTTTCTCTCCAGCCGGAGGTGCCATGAAAATAGCATCACCTCGGCTGACCATTTCTTGAAAGTTCGCATTGACTCTGTCGCGAACCTTCGTAAAAAGATCTGTTGCCATAATAATAATTTAATTTAAAAATAATTGTTAATTAATATCATGAAAAATAAAAGAAGAAGATATAAATCGAGTTTATATCTTCTTCATCTTTAAGAGTTTTAGTCTTTTGAATCAGTATCCGGTTGAATTGGATACCGTTTTGATAATTTAGAAAAAACTTCCCCACTTGGATGATGAGTCCTGAACGACTTCTTGATGAGCATATATGAGGGGAGTTGACCTGGATCGTACCCAGGAAACTGTCCATTAATACACTTCATAAGATTATCTCTTATATAAGACATAAATGAGATAGAATCTTTAGTCCTGTCTACCGCTTTAATCCACTCGGTATTTAGCTTTATGGGATCTACTTCAATTGGTTTATCACCGGGAACCTCTTCCCCTCCCCACACCCTGCTTTGATAATCAATTATAAAAGGCTTATCGGGTGTTGCATCATCATATATATCAAAATCTTCCATTTTCAGTCAAGAGAATTTATGTTATAAAAACAATCTAGTCCATTATTGTAAATATCATCAATGGACTCTTCCGATATTGAATTACATAAAAAGTCTAACGGTGCTGTTTCATCCCTTTGTATGGTTACAATATTAACGGAACCTTTAGGTAATTTTGTTAATTCAGTACCAGAATCCTCTAATACACTATTTATAACTAGTTCAGAATTAGTAGTCATAAATAGCGTAGGCCTCCAGTTTAGCTCAACATCTTCAGGATCTTTAGATTCACTCTCTCTAAGTGTGATGTCGTCTATTAAATTTTTAATTAATAGATTTGCAATTGGAGGAAATAATCCCAATTCTGGCTCTTCTATAAAGACCGAGTCAACAATTTCATCAGATATTCTCTTCTCTATCGTCAAAACAATTGGAATTAAATATCTCAAACCATCACTCTTCAAGGGTAGAAGTTGGTGTGGTAATTGTTGTTCTAAACGAAATTCTCCGTTTAAAGTGTAGTCCTTTACACTTTCTTTCTCTTCTGGATACTTTATAACTTGAAGCAAAAATTGTCTCAAATCATCTTTTTCTTTTACAAGAAAAAGACTCGAATATCCATGATCTCTCAAGGACATTATTCTTATATAATTCTCCTCGCTTGGTGGAGCTAATTCAACAATCTCAGAAACAATACTCTGCATTCTTTTCTCAAAAGCAAAAGATGGTTCCTCAATATCCAACCATTCAGTTGGAAATTTAGGATCGAGAGTCTTGTCTCTATCAATTGAAAAATACGGATCAGAATTATACCAAAGATAATCAGGTAAATCTAAATCCCACTTAAATCTATCTATCTCAATCTTATCTTGGTAAATAGTATATTCCAACCAATCTGATGTATATTTTATATATCCATCTGATTTTATTTTCAGCGGACTCTGTATTAACTGAAGAAAATGAGAATAGTTATTCCTTAATTCAGTAGAAATAAATGAAATTGCATTATCATTTGTACAATCTTCATTTAAACTATAAATGCTACATATCTTTTTTTCGAGATATAATAGTCTGTAGAGAAGTTGCATTACCTCTGATTTCATACAACTTCCGATTATGATATTTATTTTCTTAATATCAATTTTAGCTGATTTAATTAAACCAGCATTTTTTATTTCTACGGTTCTATTCATTGCTTTTTCTATAATCTTTAAATAGTGACCTTTCAATGAAAGTAATAAAGTTACTAATAACTTTACCAACTTTTCTACCAAAAATCTTAGAGAGTTTCTTAATTCTGTTTTTACGACGAACATCAATATATCCGTCTTTCACGTCATCATTAATAATCTCAACCTCTTTTGGATCTTCAGTATTCAAATCTATTTTTCCATTTGAAGCGGTAACTAACCATGTTTTATCTCCTTCGTAAGAAATAAAACGATCTATTTCTTTTTTGTAAATTAGATCATAGTAATTGATGCAATTATTATAATCATAATCGTCGCTTTGATCTTGCTGTTCGGGTTCTGGTGTTTTCACGTAACCAGAATAAAAAGCAGATAACAAGATCAATTTATTTGCCCTATCAAATCTTCCAGCATTTATCTCCTCTCGTATTCTCTTTTCGATAAAAGGAGATGGCTGATATCCTTTCAAGAAATCCGGTAGTTCTCCGGTCCATTCATTCATTTTATTAGTTTTTATTGTTAATAATATCACGAAAAATAAATGAAGAGGTGTAAGAGATTTACTCTGATACACCTCTTCAATAAGAAGGGTTTGAGGCTAGGCCTTTTTAACTAACTCTTTAAGGTAGTTTACGTAATCCTTACCAGAGTCAGATAATTTTTCATCAAAAAATGAATATTTTTCTGATGGAATATAAACTTCTGGTAAAGATAAAACATTATTTATCATAACGGTGTTATGATAATTTAAATTGTGATCTATATCTACCAAATATATTTGTCTACTAGGAAAAAGCATTATCTCATTTAAAGAACATAAATTTTCCATGAAATTTATGATATGAGTCAATAACTTCTTGTTATCATTGTCGGATATAACAATCCAAGTATTGTATTGTCTATTTTCTGTGACATCAGCCCAGTAGAATAGATAATATTTATCGTCCAGTTTATACAATGATAAAAGTGGACCATCATAATATATAATATCAGAATCACCCACTCTTTTTATATTCTTAAAAAAATCATCAGATAATGATTTTATTTTAGAATTTTTATTAAGGGTTATCATTTTGCATTAAAATTAAATACAAAATTAATAGATCTTTTCCAGGAAACTTTTTGATACCAGGGTATATTAGTTAGCTTAGTTCTAACAAAGACTTCAGCATACGTAATAGCCTTGCTTAAAAAATTTCCAAGCTTATTTCCAAATAATTTCGAACATACTTTATGTCTCATCTTGAAATTATTTCTCATTTTATTATAAATTACCTGCCTTTTCCATAAGAAACTTTCATAGTAACCATCGGATACAGGTAAAACATACCCATTTATAGTATTAAAGAATCTCTTAAGAGTATTTTTACCTACTCTTTCAATAACATAATCCCTCAGCTCTGAGTCGTAATGAACATTGAAATAACTGAAACTATCACCTGGATAACGAGCATGAAGTATAGTACTAATATACAAATCCAGATGTGCTGTATGCATTGTATAGAAGATTTTTGAGTTATTATATATAGATTGTGCATAAAATAATCTATTATAACACTCCATTTTATCCCTATTATTAAAATCTGGGAGCTTTTTTCGTTCTTCTTCTAGTATATTATACCAAAGAGAAAGCTGTTTATCAAAAAGCGAATCTTCTACTCCACTGTATTCTGTTTCTAAAGGATTTATCATTTTAAATAAAATAAGATTTAGAAAAATAGAGCTCATAACAAGGATCAAAAGCTTCTTTATCACTTTCGAGTATTATTAAACCTTTCTGATCCCATTTAGTCCAATTTCGTCTACCATCATAGAAAAAATCGAAATGTTCTTCGTCAACTGTCCAGAAAAACCCCAAACAGCGTTCTCTAATACCTTCTACGTCTACAGGTACTATCCCATTTAGTTTCAGTCTATTAAAACAGACTTTATTCTTATCGAGAGTCGCTTTATGACCTATACCTATACTATCAACCAAATAACACTTATTAAGGTATCTTTCACAATGTCCAAAAGATGTAAGATTCGTAATAAAACCTCTATCGAACCCTATCTTTTTCTCAAGTTCACCGTGTAGATACCAGTTATTTCCATACTCTAAATCCTCTTTAGGAACTCTTCGTTCAAGATCTTTATCGTCTTTCCCATATCGGGATTTGTAGAGATTACCATTAGATTTTATTGCAGTAATTTTCAATATATTTTCCATAATATCTATATTAATGTGTTTTTTTTTTTACTTTCTTTTCAGACATTAGGATTTTACGGAATTGAAAAAAGTGACAAAATGGCAGAAAACGGCAAAAAGCGGAACTATATGTCCCTCTAAAAATATCTTTAACTTGAAATATACCTATATCTTATTATATCGATTTTTATGCCCCGAGTCCTACCAAGGAATCTGAGGATTTAACCCAAATTCGTTTCTTTCAATTATTGTAATTGTATGCTTTGAATTTTGAAATTTTTATATTAACGAACCTAACGGTTCTCTGTTTTAATATATCAATAACCTTATAGATGTCATATTTTTTACCTATTTTTCCGTTTTATACTATAAGAGGCAACTTTTAAAAAAAAGTGACAGGTAGTATAGATTCTCTGATCCTTAGGTAAGACCACTTAATTTTTTATGACAAATAAAAAACACCATATAATATGAAAGTAATAGAAGTAAACGTTCCGCAAGGAACAAAATTCATTAGTGATTGGGTAGGATTTAACTTACCAACCATAAGTTGTATTATTGATAAAACAGTATGTGGTTGTGGTTTGACAGAATTCTGTTTAAACAATAATGAACCAATAATACTATTAAGTCCAAGAAGAGTATTATTGGATAATAAAGCAGATCAACACAACCTCTCGCAGAGAGGTAGACCATTATTTTATTTTAAGAATGAAAAGGAAGTATGTTTAGGTTATGATGAAGAACCTGATACTACTCTTAAAATAACTCAGGAAGAAGAAACTAATTTAAGTTTTATTGAATTAGAAAAAGAGTTAGTATCTAATAAACAGTTAGTTATAAAGGATAAAAAGTCATCATTACCTATTTATCTCTTCCAATTAAAATCTGATTTAAGACAATGGTTATCAATTAATTCCAATGATCCCAATTTTGTACCTAAAATTATAGTAACTTATGATTCTTTTAAGCATGTTGTAGATGCTTTAGGAGTTGATATATCAAGATTTACTATAGTTGTGGATGAATTTCAGTCTATTTTTACTGATAGTACATTCAAACCGGAAGTAGAACTAAGTGTATTGGAAGTAATGAGTAGTCTACCTTTAAATAAATTCTTGTTCATATCAGCTACTCCTATGATGGAGAGATATTTGGATAAATTGGATTTTTTTAAAGATATGACTATATATAAACTAATCTGGGATAAATCCTTAATAGAACCTGTTAATTTAACGAGAAGACTAACGGAATCTATAAGAGGAGATATTATTAATATAATAAATAACTATATAAATAATATTTTCCCAACAAAAGTAACTTTAGATGGAGTAGAACATGTGTCCAAAGAAGCGGTTTTCTTTGTTAATTCAGTAAATGTAATATGTGATGTATTAAAGAAAACTAAACTAAGTCCAGATAAAGTTAATATTCTCTGTGCTAATAGTGAATTTAATAAGAAAAGATTAAAGAAGATTGGTTATTCAATAGGTACTGTTCCTATTGATAAGTCACAAAATAAAATGTTTACATTCTGTACAAGAACTTCTTATATAGGTGCAGACTTTTATTCTGATAATGCTATGACTTTTATATTTTCTGATTTAAATAAACAATCATTAACTGTAGATATTTCATTAGATCTTCCACAAATTATTGGTAGGCAAAGATCACCAGAAAATGTTTTTAGAAACGAGATAATGTTTTTCTATCATAAAAGATCTGATGGATTTTATATGGATCAAGCAAGTTTTGATGAACATGTAAAATCAATGCGGGCACAGACTCAAAAGATTATAGAAAATTTTAATAAGATAGATCCAACATTAGCTTCGGAATTTATGCTAACATGGACTAAAAGCAAGAGGTATAAAAACGATTATGCTTCATTCTCTAAAAAATCTAATTCTGTTGTGGAAAATGTTTTAGTGAGATTATCTGAGTTACGAGCTTGGGAGATAACAAGACCTGATTATCAGGAGAATGTTTTTATAAGAAAAATTGGACCAGATCCATTAAACATTCCCATAGAAGTAACTTCAGATGTAGAAGCAATTTCCAGATTCAAAGAGGAATTTGAACAGGATGGTAATTTTGTCAGAAGAATGAAATTATTCTATGAGTTTATCACGAGAGAGCCATCAATTTATCAGAAGTACAATAGTTACTTTATAAGTTTTGTTCCTGTTGAGTATAGAAATTGTTTGAATAGATTGGGAATCGATAAAATAAAATCCCTCGGTTATCAGAAAGGTTTATTAATGGATGAACTTAATAAAATAAGAATGATTGAATCGGGTGATGTTAAAACAGAGATTCAAAAAGAATTCCAATTAAACACTTTCTATACACTATCCTCAATAAAGGAAAAGTTAAGAAACATTTATCAGAGGGTTGGTTATAACTCAGCACCAAAAGCTGCTGATATACAGAATTATTTTGCTGTAGATAATCAACGATTAACCAATCCCGTAACAAAGAAAAGAGAATTAGGATATTTTATTAAAGGCTTAAAGTAGAATTTTTTAAAATCTTGAAAATCTTATGATTGATGAAAAATAATTTTTATCTAACTTAATTAATAATTTAAAAAATGATGACATTCTTAAAAATTGTTTGGTTGATCGCATTTCCGATCATATTGCTTGCCCTGTTTTTTTGGGCTAGGGGATTCAATGGCAAAAAAGTTGATACTAAGTATATGATCAAGTGCATTATATGGTCACTGGTTTGCGATATTCCATTCTTTGTCTGGTTTTTCGGTTAAAATCTGAGAACCAGTAAGTAGGAAGATGAGAGAGGTATCTGGAAAAATAATCCATATACCTCTTTTTTAATTTAAACATATTTATTTATGTCCAGCGATATTACAGAGCTATCTAAGTATATAGCATTTATTCTCAGACATCATCCGGAAGAGATTGGACTTACTCTTGAAATGGATGGTGGTTGGGCTCTAGTTGATGATTTAATAAACAAGATTAACTCAGAATCTGTCTATTTTATTGATAAGGAGACTTTAGATAGAATAGTTGAAACGGATGATAAGAAAAGATATTCTTATAGTCCAGACGGAACAAGAATCCGAGCTAATCAAGGACATTCTATACCGGGAATTAAAGTTTTTATGATAGAATGTCCACCACCAACTATACTGTTTCATGGAACGGGAGTAAAATATCTCGAATCCATAATGAAACAGGGTATAAAACCAAAGTCCAGACTCTATGTTCATTTATCTAGTGATGAAGAAACAGCTATTAAAGTTGGTAAAAGACATGGAGATCCAAAAGTCATCTATATCTCTGCAGAACGAATGTATAAAGATGGCTTTAAATTTTACTTATCAGCAAATAATGTTTGGCTTACAGAAGAGGTACCTACAAAATACTTCTTGTCAGTAAAGTAATAAAAATGATTAAAAATAAAAAAATTCGAGAGTATCTCGAAAAAATAGATCCAGTAGGTAAACTGGTTGTAGTACAAGACTTCGATTATGCTATTAATGGCTGGGATGGATTAGAACCAGATAATGGGGAAAGAAGATTTGTACTTGGAAAACTAAAATCTTGGGAGTGTTTCACAATAGATGAAACATTTGACGCAGAACCGCCACAAAATTTCTACACGGATAAATCTGAATTTGTCAGGTTTGAGTTTGAGTCTGGACCTAGGATTCCTCTTTTTGGAATTATATGTTCTGAAGTTCATTCTCCACTAGTGGATTTTGAGTGTAAGAGAGAACTAGAGTGTGCCAATCCTAGAACTTATGAAACACCACTTGAAACCGAGTATTTCGATACCCCAAGTGTTTGTTTCAGAACTGAAGATATTGATGACTCTATCCCATTTGAATTGATACTTAATGATATCAATAGCGTAAGGGAAGATGACACTGATACCTTCACTTACCATGATCTTCGAATGACTATTAATTGGTTAGTAGAAAATGCTGCAAATATCTGAACATGATCTTTTTAGGTGTATAGTAGGCATCCTGCGACATGATATTTATAGTCGTTTCGATGTTCCTATAGACGAGAATGGTTGGGTAGATATCAACCAACTAGCGAAATCTTTAAATGAAAATGAAGATTTTGTTAAAGTCTTAGGTATACAAAACGGTGGTGAGGAATCCTCAATTTCAGGGAAGGACATAGTTCGTATTATATCAGAGAATGATGTTGATGATAAAAAATTTATTTCATTTGATAGATATGGTACAAAAATTCGAGCAAATTCGGGACACACTCTTCCGATACTTCTTAATTCTACTCAATTCAAACCACCTCAGGTTCTCTATTCCTATGTAAAAAATTCAGAAACACCGAAGGAGTTTAATATTATTCCTAAAAAGAATGAACCATTTGTTTATTTAACTGATGATATTTCAACGGCAATAGACAAAGGTACAACACTATGTGGATCATCTAGACTTGCAAAAAAGGATTTATTAATAGTCTATATAAATTCTGATGAAATGTATAAGGATGGTTATACATTCTATTTGTGTAAAAATAAATTTACTTGGATGACTAAATTCGTACCAGCAAAATATATTTTTATGAAACACTTAGGATTAGATGATGTTCCTAGATTTTCCGGTTCAACTATGTTTGTTAACAACAAAATAGTAGGAAGTATTGGAAATAACGAAATAATATTATAGAAATGGCAGAACAATACGGTAAACAAGCAATGATCGATTACTTATATTATGTAGTCGATGAAATGGGTTATAATCACATGCCTGATTTGGTTGATTATACTCTTCCTATTTCACCTATCTCTGTAGAGAACTTTAAACTGGTTCTTGAAAAGGCTACGGAGGATGATCTAAAAGATTTTAAGATTATTGCTTCCGGCAATGGTAAGGTCTCTATATGGGATAGGGATGAAAAAGTAGTATTATCTATTGATGGTGATAGAATGACTTATACACCAGATAGATTCAAATTTTCATTAGTTAGGGTAGAACCATTTAATGAAAATAAATTTATATCACTACTAAAAGATCTACGATCAAGTGATTATACACTAAAATATAAGATTCCTTTGAAACTTATAGATGAGAAGGGTTGTTCTGTTTGGATGCATAATTTCAACCCGAAAGATTTTAAAGGAATTGAGAATTTACTTGGTCAGTGGGATTGGCTAAAAAGAGAACCACAATCAGATCAAGTAGAAAATGAATTTGATTTAAATTATACTAAAATCCAAGAGGGTTTTAATGAAAAAGAAGTAAAAATGTCGGTAATATTTGATGACGGATGGTATTCCGTATGTTTTACTTCGATTATTCCTATTAACACTGAAATAGTGGATATGCATAGTTACCCTAAGAAAGAAACACTGAAAACAGCCATTGAAAGGAAATTCTTTGGAATGATTTCTGATGGCATTGGTGAGAATTCTATAGGTAAAGTGGTATTCACTAGATCTCGTAACCCTAAAAATTACGAAGTGTGGTTAGGGGATCCCATAGAGGTGTGATTCCTTGTAACTCTTATAATTGAGGAGAATATAAACGATTAAAGTTTATATTCTCTTCTTTTTATTTTTCATGATATTAATAACATTAAATATAAATATTATTATGGCAAACAATGATGATTTTAAGCCAACTGATATGAAGGTTAGGCTCTCTAAGCCAAAGGGCTGGGAATTCGACCTTCAGGTTTATGTAACCTATTTTGACGATACAGTGATTTACTCTTCGAGAAAGCCTGTATCAGTTAAGTTAGGCAATATGGTTCTTACCTGGAACGGTGAGGAATGGCATGCGGATAACCTTGAGTTTTGTGGACTCAAGAATGTCACAAAGATAAATAGATTCGTTAAGAGTAGTAAATACTCCGATTCTGTTTATCCAGCTTCTGAGATAGAGAGGAGAAATGGTGATCCCCATGCTGATCACTGTATCAGTTCTATGACCAGATTTAGTAATCTTCCTGAATCAGATTATAGAGTTTATTACTCTCCAATTCTCTTTGATATGAGACCATTGCCTGACGGCAATCGAAGATCGAGAGAATTATTCAAGGATGCAACTAATGATATTGAATTAGTTAGCTTAGTTGAAAAATGGATGGAACTCAGCAATAAAAGGAGTTATCTCTGGATAAAAAATTGTCTCTGGGATGATCTCAAATGTACTGAGACTGAAACCCGTCCTCTTCTATTCGGAAATGATTCCTGGTGGTGGAAAGAGAGATTTTCCAAGGTAGACTATTATAACTCCTCAGAGAAGGAATTTAGTTTACACGGAATACCAGGTCCAGGTATTAACAGCGGAACTGTTATACTAGATCCGAAATTCTCAAAATACCTTATCGAAATAAATGGAGGTATTGAGGGTATTAACTTCATTCTTGAGTCAATTAAGAGTGAAGCGAAAAAATGCGAGGAGGAGCAGAATGCTCTTGTTCTTGAATATTATGAAAAAGCTTCAAAATATTCAGTTCCATTATTAACTCAAAAAGAATACTTGAGTATTAATAATATATTAACCCCCGATCTTGATCCAGTACAGTTACCTATCTGGGATTACTCAGATTTCAACGCAATTGTTGTAAATCCAGGTGCCAATCAGGAGGGTAATTATTGGAATCGAGAGGATTTAAATGCTAAACCAATAGAGCTGAAAGGTTGTAGAACCACTAGGCCAAATAAGGATTGGCAGTTTACAGTAATTGTTGATACAAAGGGCAAAGTATGGAAATATCCGCCCATCGGTGATTACGTAAAAGCATTTAGGGATGGTAAACCGGTGTCTGTTTTTGGACCTCATGTTTACCGTTATAAACCGATAGCTTATTCACCTACTTATGATTTCAAAAGGGGTGGACTAAGACTTGGTGTTCACTTTTTCGTTCGTAATTTGCTATTGTGTAAATTCTCGGCTGAAATCGGACACAACAAATACTCATTTATGAAATATGAAATTTATAAATGGAATAATACGCCAGAAATGGATAATTACTTATTAACTCATAAAGAATTTATTGATTAATGAGTAATTATGTAAAGCCAAATGTTTATATTGGAAATGACCTTGTATGGTCTGAAAAACATCCTCGGCATGGCTGGTCTGATAGAACTTTATTCAAGCATCAATTGGCACTACAAGCATGTGGGCATAACCTACATGATTGCTATTTTGAAATCTTAAATGAGGGCGGTTGGATCACTTACATGAGAGCAGATTCCGAAACAATACCAGACTTTAGTGATGAAGATGATATAAAGGATTCGTTCTATGATAGTTATATTTCTGCGATAAAGAAATATAAACCATCTGGTTTAACTATAGAGGATTGGGTTAGGACCTTATCCCCTTTCGGTATAAAACTTGAAAAAGGTAAAAATAGTTTTTACATTCTCTCAAGTGAATATTCCAATGATAAAAATGAGTGGGTTATTTACGAAGAAAAGCCCACTCTTCCTGATATAAAGAGCATTATGTTCGACCCGGAAAATAAAATGAGTGAAGCATTAATGTTCTTGGATATACCTAATTCACTTCATCCACCATTATCTGGCGAGGCAAACTCGCCTTCACCTAAGTGGGTAATAAACATTTATTACCTGAATAATTGTGTATGGAGTACTAAGAATTGGGAATATCCTTCTACGGCATCCACGTGGGAAGAAGAAGCCCAGAGGATTAAGTACATAATTGAGAATTGTTGTAATCAACCTTGGATTGCACATTGGATTATGTTAGAAATAGTAACAAAAGAAGGCCCGATTTACAGAAATTTGGATTCTTTTGAAGCTAAAATATTAAACAATGATAGAAATGATGATAAAATTATATCATGGTTTAATGATGTTCCAGAGGAAAGCTGGTCTTACGATGATGAAGATGATTGTAGAGATACTCTTCATCAGTTGGAGAATCTTGGCTTTGTCTTCTGCAGTGGTGTATTGTCTCATAAAAAAATCGGTTTAATAAAGGATTTTGGGGACAAATCCTTTGATGACTCTTATGAAATAACACTTCCGGAAATTAAAGCAGCTATCTGGGAAAAGAAAGAACTCAGGGAAGCTCTTAATTCCATATGTATAACTAATCCCCTCCACCTTCCGTGGAGTTCTTATGAAGGGGTTTTTTAATTATAAAGATAATTCAAAGAAATGAATAAAAATACATTAAAAAGATTCAGTTCCTATAAAACCTTCTCTGAAGGTGATCAAATTTATACGATAGGACGTATGAAATCTTTTTACGATCCAATTGAGGTCGTCACGAAATATATTCCCAAAGGGAAAATATTTCAAAGAACCGATGGGGATCCAACCTTTGGTGACTCAGTATGGTTTGAAGTAACATGGGATTCCTTTTCTTATTGTTACAGAAAACTTAGTGACATTAGTCACACTTTCCAGGAAATGAAATACCTTCTGAAAAAAAGAAAAAGTAAAAAGAAGCAATTTCCTGGAAGAATAAGGCGAGAGGAAGATTATTTACTAGAATTATCAAATAAATTTGATGTTGGCGATAAAGTTTTTCTCATTCGGGGTAAAGGCAAGGATATCATTAACGGAATTATTCTATCTGTACCTCAAAATACCGACAAAGAGCGGTATATTGTAGAATATTATGAAAATGGTATTCTAATACAAGGAGGTTATTTCGAGTGGGAAATGACCTTTACAATTGAAGAGGCTAATTATATTAACCTACTCAATTATAAATAAAAAAAGAATAACATAAGGTAAAATAAAAAAAACCTTATGTTATTCTTTTTTCTTCATAATCATAACATTATTCTTATTTGTGTTATAACAATTAATTTTTTTAAAAGAAAATGATTCTATATAGAACTAAATATTACAGTGAAGATGAAGGATTAAGCTTGTATGAATCATTTAAGAAGGCTTACGATTCTCATAAAAATCATCCAAAATGGATGGAGGATTTAAAGAGAGAATGTGATGAATATATAAGTAGTTATAAAGATAATCCTTCTAATAACAGATTCGCTGGTTGGTTAATTGAACATTCTCCTACCGGTAGGGAAGAAAAGGATAGATTAACTAAATTAGCCAGAAATAGTGAGAATGACCTTATTGATCGATATATTGATGGACCCGAATTCCCTAAAGGAATTAAGAAAAATTTCGAAAATAGTAAAGCCGCTCTTGAGGAATACATAGAAACTATGTTAAGCGAGAAGCAGCAAAAAGAATTGCTAGACAGAATCAACGAGGGTGAATCTTATAGGCAAAATCTAGAGAAAGCTAGAGATTTCTTAGGTAATAACAATAGTAAATTGACTAATGATAAAGAATTAATGAAATTAATCAGTGACTATAGGGAATCCCTAGAAAAAGTAGTAAAAGTATCAGAGAATGAATTGTCTGAAGAAATTTCTAATTTAAATACCAAAATAGACTTATTATATAAAGATCAGAATTTAATAAAGGATATCTTAACTAATGATCCTGTTACTACAGACGTTCCAGAAAGCTTTAAGTTTAAAGGTAAAACAGTATCTTTAAGCTTTGATGAAATGGGACGCTATATGAAGTTGCAGGAAGTGGCTGAGGAAAGGTTCTTAAATGATATATTATCTCAAAAGGATGGATTAGATAAATTCTTAGGTCATATCTATCCATTAACTGGAGGATCGCCTGACAAGTTAGATGCTATTAAATCTAAAATTCTAGAGGAAACTAAAAATATAACAGATCCAAAGAAAAAATTAGATATAACGCTAAAGAACTTGGGCGTAAAGAATAAAGAAGAATTATTTACGAGATTCTTACAGGAATGTTCTGGTTATTATAAATGTGATAATATAAAAGATACTATTGCTAAACTTGTTTCTGATCCAAAGGCTGCTAGTGATTGGGGATTTACAGCAAAAAATATCCAAGAATTAAAGAAAGTTCTCGATGATACAGCTGCTGAGAATGTACTTAATAAATATGTTATGTCGGATCCGAAGTCACTTGAGAATGTTGTGATTAACCTTGAAAAAACTGAAAAAGATATAGAGATAGCAAGAGCCCACGCACATATAGGAAAGAAAACTGTTTACGGAGATATTCCTGATTTTGATAAAAATCCTCCAGCTAATAATGCTGCACCAGCTAATGTTGTTAAAGACGCTACAACAGGTGAAGTAAAGCCTAGTCTCTGGAAAAGTGCAGTTAAATGGGTTAAAGAAAATCCTTGGAAATCCGGCTTAATAGGATTAGGTGCTTTGAGTATAGGTTTTGCTGTACACCAATCTTTGAAGAAAAAAGAGGAAAGAAGAGAGGAAAGAAATAAGGATAAATTTGATAGATGGAAAAATAAATTTTATAGTAAACCTGAATCTACTAAAGAGAGTAGTGGAGATGATTTAGTAGTGCCAATTAGTACAGGATTAATGGGTGGTTATTTTGGAGCGGTTAATGGTAGAGATCAACATCTGAAAAACATTAAATTTATCGATGCTGATACTAAAAAGCCTACAGAGTCACCAAAACCTTCTTGGAAATTATATAAAAAGATAAAAGATGTCTGTGACCAAAATCCAGAAGCAAAAAGAATTTTCAGGAGTGATCTACGTAAATCTATCTATCCTAGAGCAGCTCTAGGCGCCACTGTAGGTGTTGGAACAGCTCTTCTAACTAATGATTTATATAAAAAATATTTTAAGAATAAAGATAAAAAATAAAAATGAGTATAGAAGAAAGAATTTATAGTGAAGCATTTGAAGATGGCGTAAATTACGCTATCCAGAGAATGTTTGGTGATGATGAAAAAAATGAGGGCAGTTATCTAAGAAGTTCACTTACTGGTGCTGGTTTAGGCTTTGGTGCTGGGGCTTTCCTTGGGCGTAATCTAGTAGGTAAAGATACTTTAAAAGAATTTGACAGTATTAATAAGAAGTATCAAGAAGCTATCTCTGATAGAAATAAGATGGAAAGACGAGCTAAGTATGCTGATGAATACTCTATGCACCACAGAATGGTTGGAAATAGTAAAAAAGCAGCTGAATTAGCGGAGGAAGCTAAAGTGGCTAGAGGACTTAATAGATTAAACGAGAGTGAAATAAAGAGACTTAAGCCAACCTATGAAAAACTAGCAAAAAAGGTAACTTCGCGTTCTATCGGTATACCAGTAGCAGCTGGTGCTGGTATAGGAGCTCTCTCACATTATTTATCTAAGAAAAAAGATAATAAAGATAAAAAATAAAATGAGTATAGAGGAAAGAATTTATAGTGAAGCATTTGAGGATGGTGTAAATTATGCTATTCAGAAGATGTTCGGGAAAAAAAAAATACAACTGATGAGGATCTAGAAAGAGAAGCCAAATATGCAAGTAACTTTAAAGGGTTTTTCCCCTGGATGGCCTACCCTTATGGTCACGCTAAAAATAAGATAAATCAGGGAATCAGAGAAGGAAAATCTGATGAACAGATTAGAAAGATTGCTAATGATTCATACGACAAAGCTTCTGATGTCCATCAGAAAATTGCTACTGGATTTGGTGCTTTAGGTGGTGGATTAATGGGTCATGGTTTACATGAACTTTACGGTAAACCTGGTAACCTAAGGAAGGCAGGAGCTGTTGCAGCAGGTTCTCTGTCTGGAGCGGCCTTAGACTATTACGCTTCTAAATTCGTTAATAAAAAGGCTAAACCAGGAATAAATGAAAATGCTGAGGAGGCTATAAGAAGAAGGAAAGAAATGAGGAAAAAAGAAGGAAGATAAAAAAAATAATAGGCTTAAATGCCTATTATTTTTTTTTTATTCATCTTTACTTCTAGCAGCTATAGCTGCAGCCGTTGTTCCAGCTAAACCTAAACCACCGGCCGCAAAAGCACCGTATTTCCACTTATTTCTAGAATCCTCTAACTCTTTCTTTTCTTTTTCAACAACAGACATACTATTCTTGTGCGAATTAATTAACCCTTCAACATCTTTGTTGTATTTCTCATGCAATCTCTTAATTTCTTCTACAGATTCATTATATCTGCTATCTAGATCTTTATACTTATTTGTTAGATCTTTATTTTTATTAACTTCATTATTGAAGTTTTTAGCATGAATACCCTGCTGCTGATGTAAGAATTGATTTTGATTAGTTAAATCACTAATTTGTTTATTAGCGTTATTTAAATTTTCTTGTAAATTTTGATTAGCATTTTGTGCATCAATTATTGCTTGCTGTTGCTTCTTCTGAGCAGCAGCCTTTTGCTGTCTTTCACTGAGAAAATCATTTATCTTAGATTCATCATAAGCCTCGTGAGCTCCTGGTTTAGAGTATTTTGCAAATCTACCTTTAGGTTCCCTTTTTAGTCCTAGTTGTCCTAAACCTATATTTTTTCTATTATTCTCAAGAATATTAATAGCTCCACCTAATTCGTTTCCATAGAAATCTTTACCAGCTTCTGCTTCTGCATGGCTAATTTTACCAGCTTTTTCTGACTCTGTTAACTTTTTTGCAATCGCATTTAACCGTTTAGAGTTCTTATCAATTTGAGAAGTTAAATTTTTTCTTTCATTGGCCCATGTATTTACTGCAGCATCTCTCGACCTACTCTGCTCTTTTAATATATTTTCTATTTCTTTTTCAGAGAGGTCTGTACTCAAACCTCCTTCTTTAAGTCTCGTTTTATACTGTCTTAAAATTCCTTCTTTCCAGTTTTGAAATCTTTTAAGTCCATTACCTTTAGTATATTTCTCAAGTAATTTACCGCTTTGGTCGTAAAATCCAAAGTGCTTTGTTCTTAGTATAATCATTTTTGTTCTATTTTAATATTTTATATCATAGTTATAAATAAACATTACCCTTATAATCAAATAATAAGGAAACTGTTTTTTTTTTTCATTTCAGATTACATAATAAGATAATATAAAAATGAAATTATATAGAACTAAATTATTTACAATAGTCCATCATTATACTCCTTTAGAAAATTTACCAAATATTCTTAAAGAAGGATTAAACAACAAATCAAGAAACGGCGGAAGAGCTTTGTCACTGTCTTTTTTCTTACCAGATACTGATTTTATGAAAAAAGATCAGATATCGTGGAAAGATGCCGTAAATAAAATAAATAAACATATAGAAAGGAATAAACGAATTAATCCACTAATTGAGTCTTATAACGAAGCTGCTCATAAGTACAATGAAAAAGTAGAGGATGAAGTTATAAAGCTCATAAAGGATAAATGTGGAAAAAATGTAGATGATATAGATATTTTATTCGGAAAGACTCCTATAGAAACTGAACGCGTAAAGGAAGGGTTTTATCACAGCCCAGATGGACTAGTAAATGATATAGAAAGAATAAAGATCAAGGGGGATAATACTATAAAGTATAAAAAACTAAAAGATTATAGACAACCTAATATAGTTGGCTTGTACAAAGATAGTAGGTATCCGCTACATTATCAACAGCTATCTTTAATAGATGGAGAGGGTGGATTTGCACAAGATCCACATAAGTGTTTAATTAGACTTGTGTGTGATGTTTCTGAAGAGGGTAGACAACCAGAGATGTTGTATAATAATTTAGAGTGGAGAATCACTGATTGGAATAATGTGATAACAGTACCTCCTGAGAAAATAAAAGTTCAAATACCTTTTGCTGCTGTTACTAAAGATAATTTCAATACATATTTGAATACAATCAAGAAAATACCAAAAGAAAAATTAGATGCTAGTGATGCTTATACTAGAAGAATAGCAAAGTTAATGGGAATTGATTTAAAGAAACCCACAGTACAATCTACACAGCCTACAACGAAAGAAGATTTTGTTAAAGAAGCTGCTAATGAACAAAAAATAGTAGAAGAGAAAATATCCAAAACCAAAGCAGAAAAAGAAAAAGTAGAGTCTCACGGTAGTAATGATAAAATTAATAGTAACAATAAAAGAGTAATTAAAGACACTATTGATATAACACCACAAAAAGGTAATAATGTCAAGGAACCTGTAATTAATTCTAGACTAAAACTAAATAACTTAGCAAAAGCTGGTTTGGTTACAGCAGGAATTGCTGGGTTAGGTTTAGGAAGTTATTATTTATATAAAAATAGAAAAAAGAAACGCAAATAAAAAAAAAAAGAAGAGGATTAATCCTCTTCTTTTTTCTCCACTAACTATCTCTTATTTTTCTTTCCCGGCAGCCCAATTAAGGTACTCTTCACAAAGATTTTTAGCTTCCGCTTTAAGGCCTGTTTGAGCATCCTTAAGGTTCCACGCCAAATTATCTATTTTTGTGTAGAACCTTTTCATAATAGAAATAAATTTCTCCAATCGCTTCACTCCCTGCTCAAAATTACAAGAGGATGTGTCAATTTCACCACCAAGGAGACACTCTATTACTTTTATAATTTCATTCTCTGTCATATATTATAATTTATTAGTTAATATTCAATCAATTATGAGATTTTTAAATGTTGAAAATTGAATAAAAAAAAAACACATATCGAATTATAAAAAATATCGATATGTGTTTTTCAAGCTAATAATTAATTATTATCAGCTTTTTCGGTAGCAACCTCAATAGATTGCTTAATCGCTTGTCCAAGAAGCCGCTTGGCTTCTTGGAAAACGTCTTTAGAATAAGCAATTTTAAGAAATTCATGGATTTCTTTATCAAGCTTATACATTAATTGGGTTTTGAATTTTCTCAACCCAATTTTTTCTTTTTCTGGTGTATTATCTGATGATAATGCTTCTGTCAATTTTACATACTCCTCAAATAATACTTCAATATCTGGTCTACGAATATACTCCTCTGTGGGTATATGTTCATAATCAGTATTAACCGATTCGCAAAATTTTTCTGCCATAATCGGTATTCTAGCTGCGAGCATTGCATCAACCATTGCAGTAGCAGTGCTATCAGCTGGGCTTTGATTATTCAATTCATCGCCGAACTTATTCAGCAATTTACTTGAATACTCAATTAAGTAATCATTAATGATCTTTTTCCTAGGATCATTAGTTTCATACGGTTTGACAGTTCCTATGATAGAACCATCAAATCCAAAGAGCTCGATATCGGTCTCTTCAGCCGCCACACCAGCTCCAGCCATAGCCATGATACGCCTGCGGGGTTCAAGGCAACGGTCACGTTCGGGTTGTTGATATGCCATAATAATATTTAATTAAAAGTTAATAATCTAGAAAAATAAAGAAGGGAATAGAAACTTAACTGTCTATATTCTCTTCAATATTAAGAGTTTAAAGGAATAGGAGCAAAAAAAAATAGCTCAGTGAATCCCGCTGTTCACTGATGTAAGTTGGATAGTTAAATCCCAAACTTTAGTTGAAATCTTACTATCTCAACTAAAACTAAAAAATATGTATGTTGTTATTTGTTAATCTTGAAAATATAAACGTCGCGTGTATCTTGAGTACACTATTTATTTTAAACTGTTTCAACCTTGTTAGGTCTCTTCAGGCCTAGTATAAGTATTTAGCTGACTAGACTACAGTTTTAGTCAAAATAAATAGTGTAGCTCACACTTACGACGTTTCAGTATAAGTGTGTCTCAAAAGAAAGAGGTAGGTTTTTACATGCACCTCTTTCAAGTTTTTTATTGCTGATTGCTGCCTCTCTCGATTGCTCGAGCGGCATCAGCAATCTTTTCGCACTTGCGAAGTTCCATATACTCCACGAGTGCGGTTTTCAGCAATTTGCCAACCGCGGTGCTAGCAATAGCACCACTGATGGCAACAATTATTTTCTCTGCCATATTATGTATTAATTTAATTGTTTGTTAACTTGAAAGAGTATATTATTACTCTTCTTTCTTTTCCTTTATCTTTCCGCTTTGGGCTTATCCTTACAGCTAGTTATGTATTCCTACGGGGCTAACAACAACCCCTGACAATGAATAGCTGTTAGTACACGCTATTCACGGCTATAAGTCACAAGTATTTTTACATCGCCCAAACGATGCTAGAATGGAACTAGATTTCGTCTAACCAACTCCGCTTGTGGACCTTCCGTATGTCGATTAGATATAGTTACCGAAACACAGTAACTCCATTTATCCATATATAAGGCTTTTAGGAGATAATAAGAAAGAAAAATAACCGGATATTTAATCCGGTTATTTTTATATATTTTTTGTAAATGACCTAATAAAGTCCTTCGGCAATAGCTCCAGCTAACTTCCACAGATCATTTACCTCTTTTTCAGTCATTTTCTCTATTTCCTCTTTCGTAAACGTTTGAGTAATAGAGAAAGTTGGGTCGTACCAACTCTCAAGACAACCCATTCGATTGCGTCCTTGATTAGTTGGTTTATCTTTATATTCAAACTCCAGGAGAAGAAGACCCTTATAGTTCCCTTCATCCCAAAGTAATTTATTTCGTAATAAGTAATCAATTTTTTCATCACTTATTCCGTCTAATTTTCTTCTATCGTAAGGATCCGAAGAATATGAGCTACCACTAGGCATAGTCATATTAGTATATATAGTATTATCATCTTTCGTGGCTGTAAAGCCGATGGTTTTTCCTTCAAGTATATACTTTTTAATAGAAACCTTTCCTTCTGGATAAGTTCTGGTTTCTATTTCTGGTTCACCGTCTGTGTGACCGTATTCAATAATAATATAGTCATATCTAGGTCTACTAGCATCCTCAATACGAAGAAATTTTTTCCCATTTTCTTCGTAATGTATATAGTTAACGAGGATGTTTTTGCTCGTATTCGCTAAGTCTTCATTAATCATGGTCTTAATGGAATCCAGCAATTCATCTTCGCTATTAGCCATTCCAACCATCATCATACTGTACTTATTGAATGTATACCTAGTATTACACTCAATAACACCGATAATAAAATATGTCATTCTTAATCGTTTTTTATATATTCATAAATATTATTATAAATCTTAGCAGAATCCAATCTTTTTTCTAATTTTTTACGTTTGGATTCGTATTCTTTTTTAAGTTCCCAAAGTTCTGATTCTATTGAATCGATTTCGGAACTTTTATCCTTGCTATAGGCATTTGGATCTCTACTAATTACTTTGATTATGTTCCAATAATCATAATCAGAGATCCGAAAATAGAGAAATGGCCTTAATATTCTAAAAAACGCTTTGCAAAGATCTCTCTTGCTTTCACATTGTTTAATTTTATTAATACTCAACTTTGGAAAATTGTGTACCCAATAATCACAGGATGAGTAATAATTTCCAGTCATCTTTACATCTTTAAGTAAAGTTTCTGGCTTGACTTCAGTCATATTCTTGAGACGAATATTCCTGTAAGTCTTTTCGGAAAACTTCCAATATTGATTCTCCTCTTTTCTGCTACTACTAACACCACGAGAATCAATTCCCCAGTCAGGGCTAAGAGTAGCCCATTTAATGGATACAATAGTGTCCTTTAAAACAAGGTCTATTAAATCCTGAAAAGTCAAAGTGTTGTACCACTCCAACTTTTCTTCATATGGGATTGAAACCTTTAATATGCCCATAATAAATATTTAATTAGTTAATAAATCTAGAAAAATAAAATGAAGAAAATATAAGTTATTATTATATTCTCTTCCATATTTAGATTTTTAAGGGAGCAAAAAAAAAACCACCAATGTTGAGGTGAATTCAACATTGGTGGGGAAGTATACGCCCTTCAAGAAACGATCCTGTAAGTCCTTGCTCAAGGGAGGTCGTTTCGTAGCGCTGATGCACTTCCATAGAAAGCTGCCAGCCATTTCGGATTCAGGGCTAAGCTCTTCCACAAAGGTAATTACAGTATCCCTTTGAAAGAATCACAAAGCCGTTGACTTTACGTCATATCCGAAGTGTTAATTTGCGACTACCATATATCATTTCATGTAACCGCTTTTTTCATTTTACAAGGCGAACTCTTAACACTAAGTTCCCTTAACCACTTTCCGTCTTTCCACTGACATTAACTCTTTTGCAAGAGGGCATCACTCCTCTACTGCGCAAGCCGTGGGTAATTTTGTAGTAATTAAGAAGAACAGGTAGGCTACTACTACCTTAAAGGAAATCCTGTTCCTCTTTTTTTATGATTTTTTATTTTTTATTTTTTATTGTGTTCATATATAAGAGTTTCAAGCAATTACGCCCGTAGAAAACATAAAAGCTAGAAATAGAGGCAATTTAACGACAATACTCTAATTTCAGAATAGTTAATTAATTAAAATAGCAAAAACTATGGTTAATTTAGGAAAAGTTATAGAATTAATAAATAAAATAGAGGGTTTTCAAACAAGATTAAAGGAATTACACTGGAATACAGGTCCTATTTCTATTCACAAGCTCATTGATGAATTTCAAGATGAGTTAGGTGAATTTGAGGATGCTGTTGTAGAGAATGCAGTTCCTTTTGTTGGCTTTTTTGAAATAGGAACCCTTAATCCAACTCTACCGGAAGAATCAACATTCTCGGATGTATTAGAGGGGATCAGAGGATTAGTTATATCTTATAAAAGAGAAATAGGTGATAGTTTAATGTGGTCTGGATCAATTAATATAATTGATGATTTCCTATCCACAATAAACAGATTTATATATTTAGTTAAAATAGAAAAGAAATAATAAATTATTTTAAGTAATAAAATTATGGGAACAAGATTTAATATAATGGATCTAATGATGGGTGGTCAATCAAACATTGTTAATCCAAATGGAAATAAAATACCAACTGCGCCTAAGGTAAGCGGCGAACGTCAGAAAACATTCACAACTGGCGTAGAGGATGGTAGTAATGATACAACCCAAAGGAATTATACAGAATTTAACCCGCTAAGAAGTAACGAGTAAAATGGCAAGTACATTCACATTAAAAAGAAAGACATATACTGAATTTGACTACCGAAATGATATTGCTGCAACCGGATTTAGCGACGGTATGAATTATGCTGTTGAAAAAATGTATACACACCCTACTATAGAAAAAATGTTGAGAATAGCTTCTAAGCATAGATCTGCTTATTCTTGGGCAGGATCTGGTGATAAAGAAGAAATATTTAGACGATACATGAAAAAGGGTGGTAAACTTCCAAAGGATATGGAAGAGAGTTTTCAATACGCTAGGAATGAAGTAAATAGAACTTCCCCAGGGGAGTTAGACAAATTCTATAAATCATTTAAGAATGGTGGGGGACAAATGACTAATACAACCGTCAAAAGTGAATTTCCCTCTAGAGGAGGAAATAACCCATCAGCCCCAGCTCTACAACAAAGAGCTGCATCATTTATAGGTAAAGGATATTTGTATTAAAAAATTAACGTAATATGGCAGAGAATACAAATTTTATAAACCAATCAGATCCTACAACTCCTTTTGACCCCAATGCAGTATCTCTAGAAGCCCAATACAAAAAATTATCTGAAAAAGAAAAATTACAAATAGCTTGTAAGTTATTAGGTATGAATCATATACCTGTAACAATGGAGCAGTTTTTATTTGATGAGTATTATTTAGGGTGTGATACAATAACAAATCATGGTAAGCAAATATTTGCTTATTGGTTAGATAAATTTAAAGTTATTTTTCCAAATCCTGTTATAACTCGTACTCCATTTATTTCTTTTTCAGGTGCTATTGGTACTGGTAAATCTTATCAATCAAAAATGATTGGGTTATATCATTTTCATAGGTTGGATTGTTGTCAAAATGTGTTTCATAGTGTTGGATTAGCTGGTGGTACTAAATTAGCTTTTGGTTTCTTCCATGCTAGTTCTGAAACAGCCTATAGGGATTTTGTTCAGTTTTATAAATTTGTATTTGATACAAGTCCTTATTTCAGGCAACAGTATAATAAACCTCCTATAAGAATGATTGCATCTGGACCTAAATCAACAGGATCAGTTATCGGTACTCAATTGATTTATTGTGTGCTTTCTGAGATTGGTTTCTGGAAGGTTCAAGATGCTAAGGAGAAAATGGATGAGGTTCTAACTCGTTATGAATCTCGTTTCAAGAACAAACGATTTAATTTTGGTGGGGTTGTTGCAGACTCCAGTGCAAAGGATGCGGATCACGGTGCAAGCCAAAGATTTGAAGAAATTGTACCACAAAAAGAATTATTTTGTATACACCCAAGTCAGTGGGAAGTTAGACCAGAACTTTATGCTGAGAGTGAGGGAAAAACATTTGATTTTTTCATAGGGGATTCAAAACAAGTCCCAAGATGTATGAATCCTGGTGAGGATCCTATAAAGTCCGGTATAGATTTAGATAGAATAGTTAAGGTTCCTATTTCAGCTAAACACCACTTTCTAGCAAATCCAGTTAGAAGTTTACAGGATTTAGCAGGTATCCCATATACTGGTGCATCTTTATTCTTCAATGGTGATCTTAGTCATCTAATGAATTGTTCTAAGATTCGTAATTATGCACCAGAAGAAGTCATTGTGGACTTCTATGACAAGTCAGATAGAATTATAGATCACGTAAGAACAATGTTGTATAAAGTTCCAAAAAGAACTAATCTGTTTGTTCATTACGATATTGGTTTACAGAAAGATAAAACAGGAGTCTGCTTGTGTTATTACTCAGGAGAAGTTTCAGATCCAACTGGAACAGCTCAGTATCCAACTTTTAAAGTACCTCTATTATTTGTAGTATCAAGAAAGAAAGGACAATCTACATCACTGGATCATTTATATCAGTTTTTAAAAGATCTCATCAATGAAGGTTATTATGTAACTTTCAGCGCAGACTCTTTTGCATCTTCTGGTATATTTCAATCTTGTGAAAGAGATGGTATAGAATATAAATCGATTTCTATTGATAAAACAATGGATGCTGGTGTAGCATTTAAAAATATTGTCAATACAGAGAGAATAGAACTTCCTTATTGTAATATATTAATGAGGGAATGTTCTGAAATACGTATAGTTACAAACGGTAAGACGAATTCACATGTTAAATTAGATCACCCGTTGATTTCTAGTTGTACTGAATTTGATTATAAAAATGTTACTGGTGAACAACCTGGTACAAAAGATTTATTTGATGCTGTTTGTGGCGCCGTATTTTCTTGCTTACAAAAATATTCTGAGTACTTAGAAGGTGGTGTTGGAGGTAATTTTGAAAAGGCTAAACAAGCCTTAGATAAAGTTACTCACAGTGCATTTGAGGATACACAAAAGAGATTCCAATCAATGGTTGAAAATATATTTTAATCATGTATACAAAACCACAGAGACTTATCTCAAAAATAGAAAATTTAGGTAATTATGTTGAGGGGTTTGATATATATAACTCTAAATTCCTTTCAATGATTTTAGATCCGAAGCTTGAAAAAATCCCATATTTAATCCAGACAAGTGAATGTCGTCCTGATCTTATTGCTAAAAGGTTCTATGGTGATGAAAGTTATATGGGTTTAGTTATAGTTCAGAGTAGAAAATCTTTAGATGGATTTCAAGAGGGTACGATTCTTCAACTTATACCTAAAAATAGATTAGATGAATTATTAAGAAATGTAGTTAATTAAATGAAACTGTTAAGAACAAAGTTATTTGGAATACATTCAAGAAGAGTAAGAAGTGCCATCCTAGATAAATTAGGGGAAAAAAATAATATCTATAAGATAATATCAGACATAGAGGGGGTTGAGACTCCTAAAAGGGTCTTAGATTTAGCTGAAAAACTAGATCCTAATAGTAGATTCTTAAAAAACTATAAAAATGGAGAGGAGTATAGAAGGAGGCACCCAGAGATGTATGGAGTTAATGGTGGTATTAGACCTAAATACGGACTTCATAAAAATCATCTGAATTTTAAATCTCCAGAAGGACTTCCTGACGTAGTTACTCTACATAGATACGAACCAATAACTACTGTAGATAGTATCCTTGAAAAAGGTATCTTAAAAGGAAATACCGACCGCAAAGATCGTGTTGGGGGTAGCGTAAGTACTTACTTAGGTAGTAAGGATGATATTAAAAACGAATTACTTAATATATCTAAGCCACATGAGCAAATGGATCGTGCCAGACAACAGTTTAAGTATATTGATGGTGATACCGGGGTTAACTCAAGTTTTAATAATCCGGGGAAAAGAAGTAGTAGTGTCGTTAGGTGGAAAATAGATTTACCTAATGATGAATACGTTAGACGGTACAATACTAATAAAACAATGGATTCTTTGGATGAAATCAGAGTTTTTAAAGATATACCTTCAGAATACCTTAAGCTGGAATTTCCTTTCGGGGCAGTTAAAAAGAATAATATAGATTATTACAAAGAGTTACTTGAAAAACATCCAGATAAAATAAACATGGAGGATAAATATACGAGAAGAATCGTAAATTTAATCAAGAAAAATAAGTAAAAGATGATTTTTTATAAACAAAAAGTTTATTGTTCCGGGTTTGAAGATGGTATTGATTATGTAATTAGACTATTTTCAGCAGAATCCAGAAACGAGAAAATAAAGAAAGAACTAGAATACCATAGGGGTAAAATAGAAAGAGGCGAAGCCACTGTTGAACAAATTATGGCTGACCCAGAAGTACAACAAAGACTGAATTATGCAAAAAGAAAAGGTTTAGTTGGGGATGATTACTTTACTAGTGCTAAGCCAATACAAAAACCTATACAGCAACCCATACAGCAACAACCTGGCGTAACCTCTACGACAACAACAAATACAGGAAATAAACCTCCAGTAAATACAGGAAATAAACCTCCAGTAAATACAGGAAATAAACCTCCAGTAAATACAGGAAATAAACCTCCAGTAAATACAGGAAATAAACCACAACCACACGTAAATACCGGAAATAAGCCTTTTCTCTCGAGAAATGCTAAAATAGGTTTGGGTGTTGCAGGTGGATTAGCTGCTATTGGTGGAATTACTTATGGACTTACTCGGAATAACAAAAACAATAATTCTCAGACATCTTATTAAAACTCTCACAAAATTACCTCAACTATAAACAGTAATCTTATATTTGTAACACTAATAAAAAATATTAAAAGATGAATAATAGTTACTTAGAGGGATTCAATGATGGAATTCATTATATAGAAGAAAAATATTACTCTCATAATAGTGATGATAGTCACGATAATCTAACACCGCTTGTAATTGGTGGAGGAGTAGGTGCACTTGGAGGAAATATTTACGGAGGATTTAGATCGAGGGACGAAATAAAAGAACATAAAAAACTTGCAGAAGAACTTGAGAGAAGTAAGGAAACTTTATCTACGTTAAAAAATGATTTATCTAAAGTAGATAGACTAAAGAGTTTAAAAGCAGGTTTTAAAGATGTATTAGATGTTTTCGCCGGTAAACCAAATGCAAAAGAATTAAGCGAAGATATTGAACAAAATAGATCTGAGGTTTCTAGGCTAAAAGACATGATTTCTAAGAAAAAATCAGAGATTGAACAATTAGAAAAGAAAATTAAGCCGATAAGAGACAGCGTTCTGAAGAGTAAGGGAATTAGTACTGGAGTTGGTTTAGGAATAGGGTTAACGAGTGCTGGTTTATATAATATATTGAAGAATAAAGATAATAAATAAATAGTATTTTATATAAACTAAACTTTTTTGAAAAAATCAACAAAAATCTAATAAGTTGAAAATAGAAATTATTTTGTATAAGAATTAATAATTAAAATAGATAATAAAAATGTACGTAAGACGTAAAGTGTTTTCTATTGCCAATGATTACGATGACTTTGACAATAGCTATGACGAATTCGATGATTATTTCTCACAAAAACTATACTCAGAAGCATTTGAAGATGGAATAGATTATGCTATCGAAAAAATGTTTGCTGATAAGTTACCGCCTGCTAATAGTCCTCTAGCAATTGGTCCTGCTGGTGATCCAGGCTTGAGAGGAAACTATGAAAAGTCTCTTTGGGACAAAATTAAAGGTCTGCCTAAGAGTGTAAAGGATAGATACATGAAAGCTGGTAAGTGGGGTAAAGCTGGTATGATTGCAGCTGCCGCTGCACCAGTATTAGCTGCTGCTGGTTACGGTATTCACAAAGCTACTAAGAAGGATAAAACCTATAGTGAGGGATTCGAGGCTGGAATAGATTATGCTATCGAAAAATTGTTCTTCGACCCAGAAAATATGTCTAATTCAGAATATAACGATCTCATTAATAGGACTAAAGAAGCAGCTAAAAAAGCAGCCAAAGAAAAAGCAGCCAAAGAAGCTGAAAAAGTTGCAAAAGAGAATAAAAAGAAAGTGGAGCAAGCATTCGTAAATATGTACGAACAGCACCAACAAAAACAAAAGGGATCTTCTAACCTTCCTGCAGTAGTGGGTAAAGGTTCTTCTAACCTTTCTGCAGTAGTGGGTAAAGGTAAGGATAATCCGGTGTCAGGTGCAGTAGATGCTAAATATTACGAAGATCTTTACAGAAAAGGAGAGATTTCTAGGAAAGAATTAGAGTCTGCTTTAGAAACAGCTAGGGGTAAAAATGGCGTATTACAGCAAGGATTGAGAGAAGCTAATAAGAAAAATAGTGTATTAGCGCAGGGATTGAAGGCAGCAGAAGATAAGGTTGAAGGATTCAAGACAGCATTTAATACAGAACAAATGCTTCATGATAACACCAGGAAGGCTAAGGAAGCTGCTGAGAAACTCGCTAAGAGATGGAAGTACGGTGCTATTGGTGCTGGCGTAGCTGGTGCTGGTATCGGAACAGCAGGTTTCTTAAGAGGAAGACGTCGCGATCGTGACTAAACTAAATAAAAATAAAAAAGATAGGGATTAATCCCTATCTTTTTTATTTAATTCTTTTTTCTTGCGATGATATAAAGCTATTGCTGTTGCAGCTGGTATGCCAGCTCCAATTAAGCCACCTACAGCTCCTCTCTTCAGCATACTAGTACCAGCTTCCTCTGCATACTTACTCATTTTTTCTTGGGTCTTTTTACTTAGTTTTTCCCAAGTCGGGGCACGTTGCACTTCATCATAGAGAGCTTTATTAGTATCTTTGACTTTTTTAACTATACTATTACCAGCACTAATCATACCTGCTCCTGTACCAATAGCGCCTCCTACTATACCACCAGCAGTGCCTCCAACAACATAAGGCCACTTCTTAGGCTTCTTTTCTTCATCATCTCCAAACATTCTCTGAATAGCGTAATTTACACCATCTTCAAATGCTTCACTATAAATTCTTTCTTCTATACTCATTTTATTCAAATATTAATCTATTATTTTTATTACCAAATACTTCATCCCTAGTTAATTTATTCCCATTTTTGTCTACGTACTCACCACCTTTAACATACACGTCCTTACCACCAGAATTAGACTTGTTATTATTGGGTTTTGGTTTAGGATCACCATCATTATTATGTTTAGGTGCTGTACTGATCTGTCGCGATTTATTGGAAGTGTTACTATTAGATTTTTCAATGTCTACTTTTTTACTATTATTCAATTTTGCTCTTTTATGTAATAAATAGCCACTAAGTCCAGCGATACCAAGCGCTCCTGCTGCTATAGCAAGTTTTTTCCCAGTTGACATTCCTTTATCTTCTTTTTCGTTATCCGAAAATGTCACTCTTTTTAATATTAATATCATAGTTAAATAAGTTAGTTTTAATTTTTAATCTTTTATAAGATTTCCGTTTTTTTTATTTGACTTTTTTTATTGTATATTTTAAATTTCTCAACTTATCTAAAAATCCCGCTCTTTCTTTTAACTCCTCTGTAAAGTTTTTATCACCAAGGATTCGTTTGAGGAGATCATCTAATTTAAGTCCTTTCTTATTTAGTTCCTCTTTTGAAATTCCTTTTTCCTTTAACAAACTACTTAATTTATATTTCATGCTAGGTAGTTGATTTTCTAGCATCATATTTAAACTTTCTGATTTCTTTGTACCACCATCTCGTTTCATTTCCTCTATTGTTTGTGCTGCTTGCTTTGTAAGTCCTAAGTGATTATATTTATCAAAATCAAATAATTGCGGTGTTACATTGAATTTATTTAATTCAAAAGATTCTGGGTTTAATTTATAATAAGAGGATTTATATGTATCAAGAGCATCCATTAAGTGTTTATTCCCTTTATGCAATTGCTTATTGGATACATTGGGATTCTTGAACATATCCCAATAAGCATCTGTACTAGCAGCTAACTCTCCCGGAATTGTTACTCTATCATGTTCCTCCCTTATATTCCACATTAAGTTCTCATTATTATATCCAGACCGATTCATTCTATCCAAGATATCATTATTAAGAGAGATTACTCTTTTTTCAGCTTCTCCAGATAAGTGATCATTTCTATGACCGTTTTCATGAGCCGCTGTAGCATAATTTCCGAAATTATCTTTTTTTAATATAATTTTATCTTCGTTTGGTTTGTAACAATCAGTATCCTCATTTTTATTAGAAAAAGCTACTTTAGTTCGTAGTTCTGGGTGATAATTCATGAATTTAGCAATTCCTTGTTTAAAATCCCTATTCTTTTTCTCAAACTTATCTATCTTTGCTATAGCATCCTGGTAACGGTGAGGTTTTCCAATCTGTTTCTTTATCCTTTCGTTCATCTCCTCTGCTGCCTCATCCTTCATTTGTTCGTAAGCTAGTCCAATCTCTTATTGCTTATTATATTTTCTCCAGTCTTCATAATCCCCGCTACTCCCTGTTTCTAACTCATCAGTTAACCGGGACAGAAGTTCTCTCTTTATTTCCTCTTCGAAATTATTGAAATATTTTGTTATATATACTATCATTTTTATCTAACCTTAATCTTTTAAATTAGGTAATTGTATTTTTTACTAAACTATAACTAATATTTCTACATTTTTCTTAAATAAAGTATATAATTTAATATAAATCACATAATTAAAATGGATGTTAGAGTTAGATGCTGCAGTTTAACAAAAAATGCAGCTGATGGTAGTTTAATTGGCGAAACAGTTGTCAAAAATTATCTCGAATCCAAAGAATATAAACTTTCCATTGATGGAAAATTAACTATGGGTTACTTAACTCATAGGGGACGTTCTATGGAAACAATGCCTGGCACTATTGGAAATACAGCTACTTTGAAGAAAGTAGTTGGTAGGGATGATGCTGGATTATGTGTAGCTGACGGGGTTCCAACATTTACTCATTATGTAAAGGAGTTTTACATTGAGAATGTGCCTGGTGAAGGACCCTGGCTTTGTGCACTTGTTCATATTCTTGATGAAGATGGTTTTGATGATATTGCCGCTGCAAACATAAAGAGATTAAAGGCACTTATTAGATCTGGTATTAAATTAACATGTTCACTAGTAGTTGTAGCTTACTGGGATTCACAATCAAGCGGTGTTGATATTTGCCGTCAAATCAAGAATATTAAATCTCTTGACTGGACTGTAAATCCATCATTCGGACCTCTAGCTAGAATTACCGAAGTATATGATGATAAACCAGATACTTCAAATTATTCAGATGATGTGTATGATGAATTAGTTCGTGAATTCTCTGAAATAGAGAAGGATGATAAATTCGTTAGAACCCAACCTAAAAATGGCGAATTAAAAGTAAAAGAATTCTCTGATCTTAATTCATTCGGTTTAGGTGATGCTGCTAAAACATCGAAAGTTGATGGGGTATTTACTAAATTGAAAGTTAAAGAGTTCTCTTCTGTCGGTGTTATTGAAATTTTACCAGATGAGGTAGAAGTATCAGTAGCTCCTACGTCAGGTGTAAAAGAAAAAACCTTCTCAGTAACATCTGTTAAAGAGAGAGTTAAAGAGGCTAAACTTTCACCAAGAGAGCGTTTTAGAAGATTGATTCTTGATTATAAACAAGTAGTAAAGGCAAGCGGTGGTATTTCTAAGATTGATGAACCTACTTTGAAGGTTATGAAATCTTTATTCGCTTCCGATGTATTGAGCATTATGCAAGTAGTAACACCAATGGTTCTAGAAGGAAAGAACTTAGTTACTTTATTAAATGCTGGTGCATTAGGTGTAGAAGTAAGGAAGGCTAGTCAAGCTATGTTTATTCCATATAAGCAGGCATTAGCTGAAGCTGAGAAGCAAGGCTATGTTAGCAAAAATAAATATCAGGCTATTCAGACAGCTTATGCTACCTTTATTAAATCATTACAGAATTTCGTATTTGGTTCTGAAAATAGCGAAGCAGAAATTAATAATGAAGAAATAGAAGAAGAGGAGGGTAAATAATGGCTAGATTAAAATTATTTTCAGCTAATCCAGTACGTCGTAAATTATTCTCCGAGGATGAAGGTACTGTATTAAGACCGGTAGTTTGTGAAGATTGTGGTTTTGAACTACAAACAGCACAATCAGCTTCTAGTATCCTCTGTCCTAAGTGTGGTGGTACTCGTTTCAATATAAAGTGGGAAACTGAGCATGAACCATATAAGAGAGAGGTTATAGCTAATAGAAATCCATTAGCAAAAGATAGATTAAACGTAATAGATAAAAATAGAAGATCTCTTTTCTTGAGCGAAGAAGAGGCTGAGGATGAGTTTCAAAGATCATTCTCGGAACCTGATAATGATTATGAAAGAAATTTAGGTATTTATTCAGGAAAAAGAATAGATGCTAGTTATTCAGAAAAATTATTCGGTATTTCTGCAGATGAAATGGAAGAGAGAGGATTTGGTACAGTAGAAGGAAAAGAACTAGAAATTTCCCCTAACGCTTATCTTCAATCTCGTCTATTCTCTAAATTAATCGTATCTGTTACAAAAATAATGGATCTAGATCCAAAGATTACTTGTTGTGGCTCCGAGTTATGTGGTGGTCCATCTTTAGAAGATAAAGAGAGAATTATAGATGCTTTGGCAAATAAAGGCTCAATTTCACCAAAAGGAATCATAATTATCAAGAAAGCTCACGGAATTATGCCAATTTCGCAACAAGATTCTGATATAATGAAAGGAGATTGTGATGATTGGTGTAAAGATTCCGGAATTTTAAACGATTTGAAAGTAGAATTCGGAGGATCTTCACAAGATTTACCAGTATTTAAGAAAACAATCGACGAGAGATATCCAGATGCTCCAGGTAATATATTAGATTTATTAAAGAAGCATGGTATTATCTCACTAACTGGAAGTAACAAAGTAAATATACTATAATATAATTAACAGAATTTAGAATGTATAATACTAGATTTATGACTCGCCTTTTTGCTGCTACAGACGAAGGCGACGAGGAGTTAACAGGTCAGGTAGCAAAAGATATCGAAGATGCTAAGGAGAATGGCGTTGTTGACACTGATGAAGTAAGGTATGAAGACGAAGGCGATGGCCGTGTGTCGATTACAGATAAAGGAAATGGAGAAGTTACGTTAGCCGAGCAAGGTGAAGATGGTAACTACGATCTCTATCCAGCAAGTTCAGCTGAGTTAGAGGGGTATATCCATCCGGAAATGGATGGTGTAACTCCGGGTCAGGTGTATTGCAATAGAGATGAAGATGTAGATGCTCATATGGATGGAACATCCGTTATAGCACCAAATCTTGAGGACGGTGGACTAAACTTCGAAGCAGGTCACGAAAGACTTGTAGAAGATCTAGCTAATGAGAGAGAGTTTAGTGTTTCTACAGATAACTTTGTAGTACAGAAGATTTTCTCTGATCAAGCATTCTGTGAACGTATATTCGCAGAGGTTATTGAATCTGAAGACACTGCTAAAGTAGGTGATCTAAAAGTTGAAAAGGATCCAGATGATGAGAATGCAGTGATTGTTACAAGTGAGTCTACGGGAGACCAAGCTAAGGTTGTTCTAGATGACGACGAGATGGAAGTTACAGAGTTAGACACAAAGGAATTCAGTAATTACGACGAAGACCTCGAGGATCTCTATCGCTATTATTCAGAGCTATGTGAAGGAGATGAGGAAGGCTGTGATGACGAATGTTGTGATGATGATGATGAAGGAAACAACTTCAATGACGACGATATCGATGATTCCCAAATGTATGACCAACTTCATGTAGTAGGTGTAGACCCAGAGAATCACGTACTTGTAGATGCTCCTGAGTATGATGAGGAATCAGCTCAAGAACTTGTAGATGACCTAACCGAAAGGGGTGTAGCTAGTGTTCAGGTATTTGATAACGAGGATGATGCTCGTGACTATGCTATGGATTTGATGGCAAATCTTGGTGCAGAATCAGAAGATGATATTGAGGAACCAGAACAAGCTGAATTCTCAGATCATACTGTATATCTAACTAAGTTCTATTCAAATCACACAGACTTTATGACAAAACTCTTCTCTGATGCATCAGAGGGTGACCTTGATACACAGAAAGATGTTGAACGTGCAATAGAAAAAGGTGAGGAAATTGAGACAGATGATGAGATAATCACTCCTGTTGATAGTGAGACTGCCGTAATTGAAGATAAAAATAGTGGTGAATTTACAAAAGCTGTAATGGATGATGACACTCTTGATTTGAATCCTATCTCAGAATCTGAGGCAGATGATTTGAAAGAAGATGTTGTTACTGAGGATGATTTGAAGGAGAAAGATTATTCTGAACCTGAGATCTATTCAGATGAATACGGTGAGAAATTCTTCTCTGAAGATGAAATCATGTCTGATTACATGATTAGACTATTCTCAGGAGATGCTGATGGTGATGAAAATGACATTCAGGATGCTATTGAGAGTGGTGAGCAAGTTGAGACAGATGATGAGGTAATCACTCCTGTTGATGACGAAACAGCTGTAATCGAAGACAAGGAATCTGGTGAGTTCACAAAAGCTGTATCTGATGGTGAAAAATTAGATTTGACTCCAATTTCAGAAAGTGAAGCTGAGGATTTGACAGGGGATCTCGAGGTAGAAGAGAAAGAATATTCTATCTATGACGCTTACGAGGATGCTCTTGTAAGAATGTATTCAGGCGAGGCTGATGACGACGATATGGAGTTGATCGAAGCTGTGAATATGTATTCTGATGATGAGGATGCTGATGATAGATACTACTCTGATGAAGAAGTAGAAATTAAATCTTATCCTTACAGATCTGAGTTAGGTTATGGATATGACTCAACTGGTGATATAATTATGGATAGATTCTTCGCAGAAGTTACCCAACCTGGTATGATGCAAGATCCTCAAGCTCAAATGCAGATGGCTCAGCAAGGTGGAGTAGCACCTCAGCAAGGAACACAATGGGCACCAGGTCCTAATGGTGGTCAAATTCAAGTAGATGCTAATGGTAATCCTGTAGAATTTGATGAGCAAGGAAATCCGATCGAGTATGACGAGAACGGTAATCCTATAAATGCACCTGCAGAGCAAGGTCCAAGTCTCGAGACTATTGAGGACAAAGCTGTAGCTGCTGTTCAATCAATTCAAGCTGCTGCTGCAGAGGCTGAGGCTACTATTATGAATGCTAAGGCTGCTCCAGTAGAGCAAGCAGAACCAGATCTACAAGAGGCACAATTCTCTTACAACGACGATGATTACTACGATGAGGACGAAGAGGAACGTTATTTCACTGATGTAGATTACAATGAAGTTAACGAACCTGAAGACACTCTAGTATCATGGCTCAATAACAGTACTCAAAATTTCAGATAATAAAAAGAATTTAATATAAAATGGTTAATCAATATTTAGATTTTATGCAGACTCCTCAGATGCTCGAAGCATTGAGAGGTGGTTCCGTATCTATGGACGATGCTATTCGTCGTTCTGAGGAATACGCAAAGATGTTCAGTAGAAATGAAGATATGATGAACAACATTTTTGGTATGGGTCAAAATAGCAACCTACTTCAGAAAACCTTCTCTGGTTATGCTGAGACTCCGCTATTGAGCAACCAATACTTCAATGCATCTGTTGCATCTTATGTATCTTCTTTCGCTGGTTATATGTCAATTGAACGTGACTTTGAACAACCTAACGGTTTGTTCTACTGGTTTGACGTTCTCGGTGTAACTGATCTCCGTCAGGTTGTTCCAAACCTCGGACCTGATAGCTACCAGGACATTAACACTACTGGTTCTTTCAAGACAGAGTTCACTGTAACAGGTGATAAAACAGCAAGCTTTACTACTGTAACTGGTAGGAAGATTGTTCCTGGTACTGTAAGAATCAAGGGTGAGATTAAGAATGGTACAACTGTTACTGAAACTTTCGAGCTTATCGATAATGGACAGGCTAGCTTCATGGCAGTTCCTGGTGTAGTTGAGCCAATCATCGACGCTACTACAGGAAAGGTTAAAAAGAACATCAACTACATCAATGGTACTATTGAGTTCCAGCTTACTACAGCTTTGGCTAATAAGCTTACAGCTACTAGTACTCTTGTAGCAATCGGTAAAGAGGATGTAACTGGTACTCCTTCTAACACAAATGGTGCTTCTAACGTTCACGCAAACGACAAGAGATTTATTGCTAAGATGCAACAGATCGGTCTATCCACTGTTCCGGATATGCTAGTTGCTGAATACAATATCGCTGCTCTTGGTGCTTTGAAGAAAGCTACTGGATCGGATATGGCTACATTCCTATTCACAAAGCTTCGTGAGCTCTACACAAAGTGTATCAACTACAAGCTCGTAAGCACACTCGAGAAGGATTACACTGGAGATGATGTTATGACTGATTTGAATCTCACAGTAAATGAGATGAGTCAACAGTTCCATGACTATCGTTCAAGAGTAGACCTATTTGACTCTTATCTAATTCACGTAGAGGCTAACCTAGCTGTTAAGGCTACTAAGTCTGTTACTGTAACTGCTTATGTTGCAGGTAATGCTGCTTCTAACCAGTTCCAGAAGGGTGGTATGATCGGAAAATGGGAACCTAACACAAAGATGACCTATATCAACGACTTGCTCGGTTGGTACAATGGTATTCCTGTACTCCGTTCTGTTGATATTGCTGAGAATGTACATGAGAGTGAAGCTACATTCTATGCTATTATCAAGACACAGGATGGTCAGATGGCTCCTTTGGCCCGTGGTATCTACATGCCTTTGACAGATACTCCTACTGTTGGTAACTACAACAACCCAACTCAGATGGCTTCTGGTATTTACTACCAAGAGGGTATTAAATATCTAGCACCTGAGCTCGTACAAAAGGTTACCTTCAACTACGGAATCTAGTTCATGATAGAATAAACATTGAGGATTTCTAGATATAATGTCTAGAAATCCTTTTTTTATTTAATTTTTTAATATGATAGTTTATTTAGATCAAAAATATTTTGATAATCCAGAGCAAGGTAATGAGTCACATTGGATTAGGAATGGCTTGTTAACAACGGGAGCATTAGTTGGTGCTCATTTCGGAGCTAAGGCTGGTTTATTTGGTAGACATGCTCAACAATTTGCTGGTAACATGCATACTAGGATGGGTAATGCACTAGGTTGGCATCAAATGGCTCGTTCTGGCCAAAATGCTGCAGCTGAAGCTACTGCCATGATGAAAGCTGGTATCACAGATAAAGCAAAGTGGGCGAGTGACCAAGCTAGAGCTCAGGCAATGAAAGATGCATTAAAGAGTGATGATGTTGTAAAGATGTCAGCTGCAAATAAAGTAAGAGAGCTGAAAGCTGGAATTACTGCAAACGGTGGCGCATCAACCAGTAGTGCTGGTAAAAAAACCCAACCTACAACAAAACCTCCGGTTACACCACCTCCTTATGATCCAGGAGCTAGAAGTAATGCAGGATCAGCTCCTAATCCTGTAAAACCAGTTAGTGGTGGTGGAAGTCCATTAGCATTACCACAAGCTAGAACGGCTAATAGTAGCCAGGCTCCAGGATCAGCTCCAAATCCATTAGCACTTCCAGCTCATAATCCAGCTAATGATATACAAATAACTAAGATTGACCAGGGTGTTAAAGTAAAAACTCAACCAAAGTTTTCTAATTTAGTAACGGAAGATGTAGTTCCGATTAATTAATCTAACATGAGCAACCAAATAATTTACAGAGGATTGAAACTTGAGTCTAAAAAAGGTTGTAAATATTATTCAGTTGTTGAAACTAATTCTATAGGGTTGATAGAAGATACAAAAACATCTACATTAATTCTAAACTATACACCAGGTTCAACTTCTAGTACAATAAGCGAGTTACTAGGGTTAGAAAAAACTGACAATGACTTGAAAATGTTACCCACTAATCTTCCTAAGAGATTCACTGACGTAACATTTTCTTTAAACTCCCTTAAGTTTAAAAAATTAACTTCAGATTCACACACAATAAATATTGTTATTGTCGACGATAGTGAATCAAGAGTTGTTCAGGATTATTACCAAACCACAATAGTTGTATCAAAGAATGATGCATTAGATGAAAAATTTGTAGATTATGTATTCTTTTCAGGTAATTTAAAGTACATTGCCCCTATAGGTAAGAAGCCGGTGAACTGGACTATAAGAAATTTTCCGAAAATTCTTATAAAGGATAATAACGTTGACTTAACTTCTGACTCAACTGAAATATTCTATCTTAGGAGAAGATATGATGATTATGTAATAAGAGCCATTGATTATCAGGATCAGTTTATACTGGAAATTAGAAGAATACTAGATGATTATGGTGTAGAATTGGTTAGAATGAATAAAGAAGCTACATTAACAAAAACTTCTTATATAACTTATCAATTCTCGCAAACTCCTATGAAGATTAATCACCCATACATAGATGATTTTGATGAAAATATTATAAGTCAAAGAATTCCAGTTGATTTTACCTTACATACAACTGATATGGTTTTATTCTTTGATTTTAAGAATAAATTTAACAATGTAAATCTATTAAGTAATTTCTGTGAGTTCAAAACAACAGATAAATATGGCAATAGATGGACAGCAGCTATAAAATGGACAGGTGGTATAACGGAAGAGTTTAATCATATGTATCAACCTGATGATAATTCAAACTTCTCTTATCAATGTCAATTCCGATGTGAATTATATTTTTATGAAGTATTCGACACAAGATATAAATTCTTAGAGGATATTTCAGCAACCTTAATGAGTCAAAAAAGCAACGAATCATGATTTCATTTAGACAAAAGAAAACAATCATAACTGACATGATGCCTAAAGCATTAGAATTTTTCGATGCTAGTGGTATTAAAGTCAATAAAATATCTCCTGAACAGGCTGATGCTGCGTCAAAAGTCAATTCAAAATCAATGGTTCTTGTCTCATTTATTCTCAATGATCATGGGAATTATCAAATAAGTGTTCAGGATAAAGAATTATATAGATATACACAGAAATTATTGAAAGATATATTTCGTCTAAATATAATTAGTATAGATACTACAAAAAGAATAATAACCGCAGAATGTGAACATGAGGGTATTATTTATGATATTCTAGAAATTTTAGGTAGGAAATACAATCTTTCAGTAGTATGTTAATAACATAAAATAAATTATGGCAATTTTTAGACAAAAGATATTTACGGAATACGATGCCATGAGATCTCTTTACGTAGAAATGCAAAGAAATACTCGTGATATTCCGTTCAGTGTCATAGATGAACACTCTTTGCTTCCTGTTTTAAAAGAGAATAGTGTTGTTATTGAGAGATTTGTAATCTCAACAGCATTTGGACATAAGGATCGTTATCGTATGTACTTAAAAATAGGAGCAAAAGCAAAAATGCCAGACCAAGTAAGGCTTCCCGGTTATACTAAAATGCATAAAATAGGAAACCTTGGTATGACATTAGAGAATGCAGAGTGGGCAGATCCAAATATAGATCAAGGAAATTATGATCAAAAGTTAGGTAGTAGAAACAGATTATATCAGAAGAATAACTCTGCTCCTTTTTCTAGTGGAAATAAAAGAATAAAGTTATTTAGTGATGATAAGTTCCACCCAGATATCAGGGCAACATTTACTCCTAACATTGATTTAAGCTATGAAACTTCTGAGTTGACCGGTGAAACATTGAAGTACGATAAGAAAGAAAGATCTCTTGTATTAGAGTTCCCAACAATTCAGGATGCAGTAAAAGCATTGAAGATATTACCGTTTGGTATTAATTATAAGGTATACTTACTTAACCTATAATGATAGTCTACATTAATAAACATTATTCAGCTAATCAACTTATAGGTACATCAGGTAATGCTGGATTTATTCGTGATCGAAAATATGATATGGATATGAATAGATTAAGCAGATACGAGACCAAAAGAGAACTTGGTTCTGGTGTAGGTAATCTAGGTAAGGAGATTAGAGAGATGAATAAGGAATTAAATCAAGGAAGATTAGGAAAATGGCAAGATACAGATTAAAAAGAAAAACCTTTGGTATCTTTGGAGAAACCGCTGGTGGTGCAATGGATGCTACAGGAAAGACACTTAATAACGGTATTGTTAGTACAGGTGTAGGTATAGGTGCTGCTATGTCTCCTATAGGTGAAATGGCTGGTAATGCTCTTAGTGGCGTAATTCCTGGAGGAAGCTTGATAGGTAGGGTAGCCGCATATAAGATAGGTAAGGAAGCAACTAAGAGTTTAGGTCAAGGATTGAGTGATGCAGGTAAAGATTTGCAAGCACAATCTTCCGCTGGTGTGTAAAAATTAATATATAATTATGAAAAAATTTAGAAGAAGAAGTAAAACTTTTGCATTACCGGCTTTAGCTGCTGCTGGATCAGCGTTGACATCTGCAATGCCGTGGATTACAGCGGGCGGTACTGCTGTCGGTGCTGTAACTGGTGTCAAAGGTGCTATGGATTCTTCAGAGGCAAATGAAATTCAGCGCCAGATGGCTAAGCAACAAGCAGTTAATGATTACAAAGCTCAAGCACTCGAAAAGCAGAAGATAGAAGCTACAAACAAATTAGCAGAATCCATTAACAAAAACCAAACTACTTCATCTAACCCAGCAACGGCTAATGCAGTGATGTCCGTAGGTAATGATTTATCAACTAAAGCATACAGCGAACCAAATCTGAAAAGAAAACTTTTTGGGCTTTTGGGAACAGCAAAATCTTTGATGGGTTTTTCTGCGATGCCTGCAGCAAAGAATTGGGGTGACTTGAAAAAAATAACAATGGAAACTGCTTCCAGTCCAATCACAGGTGCTATGACAACTTGGGGAGCTTACGGTAGTTGGCAGGGTGCAAAAGGTGCAAGTAGTAATTTAAAAGATTTAAAAAATCAACTAAACAGTATGAAAAATCTAACATCTCCTTTAGAGTCCCAAACTACCGGTTTCGTTAATACTTTGAACTCAGCTACAAATAGTGGTGTACAGAAATCATATTCTGATAACAATAATCAAGGATCCCAAAAAACTAATATAAAATTCAGACAAAAGATTTATGTTAATAAGTTTATTTCAGGTTTAGGTAATAAGTGGTATAACTCTGGAGTTGGTAAATTTGTTAATGGTGCTGGAAAAGTGGCCGGGGATATGATCTGGGATCACAGAAATAAAGTAATAGCTGGAGTAGCTGGTGGTGCTGGAATGGCTGCTGTACATTATGGTGTAAATAAAGGATTACAACATAATATGAAGAAAAATGGTATAGATATGGCAGCCATTCGAGATATGCAGAAGGAACAGCAACAGATGTATTCTAATACAAATCCCGGTTTAGAGGAAAGGATTGGTAGGGATCAATTCGGTAATATAACTGGAAAAGAGTATTGGACTAAACAAATAAACCCCCAGGGTAATAGAACAAACTCGCCTAGACTAGTCAGGACCGAATCGCTCACTAGGGGGCAAAAACTAGGGCATTATGTAAAAGAGAATGTAGCAGGTCCTATGGCACTTGTAATGTCATCTATGTTTGAAATACCAAATGTAGCCGGTTATGCCACGGAGAAGGATAAACTAAAAGCCTTGTCAGACATGGCTAGAGCAAGAAAAGGGTTATCACCTCTACCAACTAAGCAACAATTAACTAATAACAGTGGTACAAAGCAGATGATGCAACCACAACAACAGCGTCAATACAGTTTTGGATCGGGTATTAGAAATTTCTTCAAAGCTCCTGTACGAAATACACTAGCAAAAATAGATAGTTTCACTGGTGGAAGAGGGTTAGCTGGAGTTGATAATTTTGCAAACCGTATTACAGATGCTGGTAAAAAATATGACAGTAAAGCATTACAGAATGTTGGTAAATGGGTCGGTAACCATAAGAAACTAACTATGGCTGGATCAATAGGTACTGGATTTTATGTAATGGGAAAAACAATGGATTTAGGTGAAAAAATGGTAAATAAACCATTAAAAGCTATAGATCCAAATGCATACGCATATGATGATTATAAAGAACAAGCAATTCAATAATCAAGAATAAAAATTAAAAATTAAAAATGATAAAAATGAGTACAGAAGAAAGATTGTATAGTGAAGCATTCGAGGCTGGAGTAGATTATGCTATTGAGAAGATGTTTGCTGATAAGTTACCACCTGCTAGCAGTCCTTTAGCAATTGGACCAGCAGGAGACCCTGGTTTAAGGGGAAATTACGAAAAGTCTCTATGGGATAAAATTAAAGATCTACCAAAGAATGTAAAGGATAGATACATGAAGGCTGGTAAGTGGGGTAAAGCTGGTATGATTGCAGCTGCCGCTGCACCAGTATTAGCTGCCGCTGGTTACGGTATTCACAAAGCTACTAAGAAAGATAAAACCTATAGTGAGGGATTTGAAGACGGGGTAGATTACGCTATCGAAAAGATGTTTGCTACCGTGACAAATTATGACAGATATAACACACTTCGTGACATGAATGACGCGGATGTTCTTGCTCAGGAAAAAAAGAAAAACCCATACTCAGCAGGTAGGGCTGTCGGAACTACGCTAGCTGGTGCTGCTGTAGGTGCTGGTTTAGGTGCTACAATAGGAACTGGCGTTAATATGTTCAGAAAAGGTGGAAATATCGGACGTGGTGCCGGTAGAGGTGCTATACTTGGCGGCGCTGTTGGTGCTCTTGGTGCAGGCCTTGCTGCTATACATAAACGTAATAAAGGTAAGGAAGAGATTAGTGAGTATAACAGACGTTTGGGCGATGCTCAGAGATTAGCTGCTAGAAGAGAGAGAGTTGATTGGTATAAGAATCAACGTGGTAGAACGGATTATACTTATTAATAGTAGTGCATACGTTAGTAATTTTTAGAAAAGACTATTATTACTACTATGTACAAGTTATAAAATAATAGTTATAATAGTTACAATTAAATGTCAAAACTAAAAAAATTAATACAAGATGACCCAATTAAGGCGATATCGGCCACTACCGGAATCACCGGATTGGGTCTTTCTATTGCTAATTTAGCTACAAATAGAAGAAGATTATCTGATGCAAATAAAAATCAGGCTGAGCAGCTAAAAGCAATGAATAAATTAACAAATGCTCTTACAAAAGTAGATCATACTATGAATACTAATAAAGATTTAATGAGTAATTCACAACCACAAGTAGTTATGCAGTCTCAGCCAAAAAAAGAAGGTTTTTTCGTTAAATTTAGAAATAAACTATTTTCTATTGAATCAGGAGGCTATAAGGACGGAAAGAGAAAAACCTATGAGTTCTCACCTGGTTTAGTAGCAGGTATGGGCGCTGTTGGTGCTGGTGTTGGTGCACTCGCTGGTATGGGTGATCATGCAGGCCCAGCTCAAGGTGCTGCTATTGGTGGTCTATTAGCTGCTGGTGTAACTGCATTAGCTTCATATTTGTACAAAGTAGCTGATGAATCTGAATTCAAAGCACCTAATTCTCATCTTTCTACTATTCATCTTCTTGATGTGATCGATTCATATTATCATGAGGATGCTATGGATATTGAAGATGAGTACGGTTATGAATCACCTACAACAACAGAAACAACATCTAGCTCTCATCACTACGGAGGAGGTTCTTACACATCTTATACAAGTCCTTATAGCAGCTATAATAGTGGTCACAGCAATAACTATGGACATGATTATAATAACACTACTACAACAACTAGTGGAAAGGTAACTTCAAGGTCAAAAGTAACTACCCACACTAGGGATAGGTATGTAGTTCCTTTCTGTGTTGATGGTAAACCTGATTCATTTACTGTTAACATGACACTCAGATTTGGTGTATTAGTTATGTACGTTAATAACCCAATTCGTCAGGAATTACAGATAATTAATGATGCCCTTGATAGTTATTGTCACTACTTCCAAAATGCTGATTATACAGCAAAGACATTGTGTAAGAATGGCTATCAAGTAGAACTTCAAGTAGTTGGTGGTGACGATATTTCATACATTTATTCACTAGTGGATAAAGTAATAGCACCTATGTTATGGGGTGGTATTAGAGTAAACTTTATTACTGGAAATACGATATTTGAAAGAAAGGGTGGAGCTAAATTCAAAAGAAAAGACTTTAGCCTTAGTGATGATATGATTCGTGGTGCTGGTATCGGCGGTGGTGTTGGTACTCTATCCGGAATTGTATCAAGAGCTGCTGACGGTGGTAGAGGAAATTTAGGTAGAGCACTTATATTCATGGGTGCGGGTTCTATAGTTGGTGCTGCATTAGGTGCATTACATCATGCTATAAAGAAAGGATCCGATATATCCAATAGAAAAGCTACTGTCGATGCTAGATTAATGACATCTGTCGTAGACGATTTGAAAGCATCCGGATTTAAAGAAGGTGTTCATTTCACAAGAGACCCAAAGAAAGCCGATGAATTAAAGAGCAGAGTTAGTATAGTTATTTCTAGATCATCAGGTGAGATGAATCTGATAATCAACATGGTTGCCGATGATAGATTGAAAGATCTAACAAAGGATATGATAACTAGACTACCAAACTCTAGCGCTGTTACGACAAAAATGGAAGATAAGTATAATGAAATAACTATAACAACTATTGAGGATAATTCAGCTAATGCTGGTTTAGTAGCTGGTATATGTAATTATTTCATTAGAAGTAAATACCCAGTTTACTTAGTTGAAGTGGGTTAGTATATAAATTTAATTAATAAAGTCTAATTAATTATAAATTATGGCACAATGGAAAGAAACACTTGAACCATATATCAAAGTTCAAGAGAGAGTTAAAAGTGTTACAATCAATCCAACTGCCGGGGAAGATCTAATTATCGGCTGCGTAGTGATCTCTGATACAGGTCCTACAACGCCGACATTGATCACAAGTCAAAAGGATTTTATAAAGACTTATGCATCCGGTGATTTATCAAAAGAGTATGTGGAAGGTTTAAACAAGTTCTACACAGGTGGAGATTCTACACTTCCTTCAACTATCTGGTCTAATGGTTATAGGCTAGCTGGTTCTAATACACTTCTCGTTAGTCGTGCTTCAGCTGCACAAGGAGTTAATTTTGCTAAACCTTTGGTTGGTGATGATCCCAATGCTTCTTACGTACTAAGAGATGGTGAGCTATTAAAGAGAATGGATACTCCATTCAAGATTGTTATCGATCAAACTGGTGTAGATTCTACAGACCCTGTTCAAGAAGGTTGGGCTATTAACGTAGCTGGAGTAGGTGTTTTTGGTAACTTAACTGATGATAACGGACCACTCTATGACTATTTCGTAGATAATATTCCTGATTTGGTTGACAAGTTAAATGAAACTTCCAAGTTCTTTAGTCCAGATTACTCATTCTGGAGTGGAGTTGCTGTAGCAATGGATGATGATACCCCGGAGGTACCAGATGGCGATGGTAAAGTTTCTGTTAGAATAGACACGAATACTACAGACAAATACTCTGTTAGAACCGTTTATTTCAAGGAAGTTTACCTAGCTGCTGACTTTCTAGACAAAACCGACCCTAATCTTACAGAGGGTCTGGCTTACATTACTGTTGCTGAGCCAAATTTCACAGTAGAGAAACAGAAAATCATTGATTTGAATAAACTTACAGATTTCGAAGCAGAACCATATTACGCTATTAACGTATTTAATTCTGCATCTGATCTTAAAGTTCGTATTCGTAGATTCAACCATGATGCTGTTGTTTCAAGAGAGTTATCAAACGCTCAGAAAGCACAGTTAAACGAAAATGGACCTTCACAATATACTGTTCTCACAAAAGTTCTAGATACATATACAAAGAATGGAACAAGAACTCCATCTCAGACTGTATTAAATAGGGACTTCTTTGAGGTAGCTATTTGGGATGCTAGTATGAATTCAGATGAAGCATCATTCTTCACTGTTGGAAATATTGTAGGTAGAGGCGATATTACATCAACAGAATTAATGAATATGCTCTCTATGATTCAGTTAGAGCTCCCAGAAGATCTCCATGATCTCGGTTTGAACTACTTTGGTTACGAACAAGATGATCTTTATTGGAAAAAGTTAATTGCTGATCAGGTTACTCCTGAGATAGAGGATAGATTCGATGGTGTTCCAGAACCATCTACTGCAGTAGGACTTCCTGAGATTGCAGGTCATACTATTGGAGACGTTGTTAGAACTTGGGATGGTATTTCTACAATTGATTCTACTATTCCAGCAACAGATTCTCAAGGAAATACTATTTTGGATAACGATGGTAATATCGTATATGAACAAATCAAGGTTTATGAGTATTACATGTTATCTTACAATGGAAAGGTTCAATCTTGGGCTGATGTAAGAATTAACCCTAACACATCAGCTATTCTCCGTGTTAATGATGCTGCTTTGAAGAGAGCGCTTGACTTGATTGAGTTGGATGAGGTTTATACAGTGGAAGGACTCTGTGATCTTGGAAACACAGAACCAAGCTTCCAAAGTTACATGGCTAACATGGCTATTAACTCTAACTACTTCTATCCAATCTCTACAGCAAAGAGCACTAACTATATGACAATTGGTAATGCTGCTTCTAAGATTTCTCAGGATTCTTACAAGCTCTATCTATCATCACCTTGGGATATAGATACTGGAACACTTGGTTGGAAATTCTATTGTTCAAACGCAGTTCTCTACTGGGAAGCTGTAGCAAGAAATAGAAGAAACAATGAAGAGTTTAGAGGTATTCTAGGACAGGTTGGTGGTATTGTACAGTACCAAAACCCAATGACTGAATTTAATAAGAAGACACGTCAACTCTTGTTAAGCAAGAAGATTAATACTGTATTGTGGAATGTAGCAACTCAATCATGGAATATGAATGATAACTACACAAAGCAAACAGAAAATACCATAATGAATGATGATGGTAACTCTCGTCTTGGTATTCGTATTTCTAAAGCAATGCCTACACTTCTCCGCCAATTTATTGGTAGAAAGATCACTGATAGACTTTGCAAAGATGTTTGGGATTCTATTGATAGATTCTTCAAATTTACAATACTCCCAATGGGTTATACCGTAGATGCTTACCAGATTTTCTGTGATTATGACGAAGATCTTGCACGTCAAAACAAGATTAAAGTTGTTATTAACGTTAGATTCTCGAGATCACTCAAGTATGTTAACGTCGTAGATAACTTCTTCGATGTTGGTATGGATATCAGCAGTCCTGAAGATCTTTAATTAAATACAAAGAAAGAGTGAGGTTTTATGACCTTTACTCTTTCTTTTTTAATTTTTCTAATAAAATGGAAATAACATTACTTACAGACTTAAAAAAGAAAGTATTTATTAGAACAACATTACTAGCCATAAGTTCATTAGATGAAATTTTAGGTTTAAATGATCATTTATCTGCTGATGAAATATTGCTAGAAATATTTAAGAAATCATTGAGAGATTTTGAACAAGATTTTCCTCTAATTCTGGAAATGAAAGTTACAAAGGAACAACTCTGTACTTGTAACAAAACAATGCCTGGTTTTGGGGAATTTAAATCTAATTTTACTTGTTATCTCGATGGTTCAATTAGTGAGGATCAAATAATTCTCGTACCAAATGCTCTTCCTGAATGGAGATTAGGTGGTCTGTCTTATGTTACTTCTTACCCAGTTCCAAATGCCTATACAGCATTTTCTGAATATCGTAGACCATACGTATTCTTAGAAGATATGCCTTGTAGTGATCAGTTTATTGTTAAAGGGTTATGTAGTAGGCCTATAGTACCAGATTTTTTACCAGATAAAACATTTAACCCGGATTCAAAAAAAGCTGCGATTTATTGGATGAATGTAGAAGAAGGTGCTAGGGGTGATTATTTTATGGATTTAGTACTAGCTAATGTACTAGATTTTATAAGACAATTAAAATCCTCTGTTCAAATACCTGGAATTGGTGTGGATATATTTAGTAACGTTGACAGTGCTTATCAGGAAGTTAGAAGTAGATGCGATCAATTTAAGGTAGTATCAGGATGGTATGGAGAAATGATATATTAATATTTCTTTAATCATGAAAAAATTTAATAAGAAAAGTAAAAATTATACGATTCCTGAAGGACATTATACAGGACCGAAGCAAGAAACAGTAGAAGGGTGGATAGATGCTGCCAATGCTACTGGTATTGTAGGTGCTGGTTTAGGCGGATTGAGGAGTTACCTATCAAACAGTGATGAAGACGCCAATAAAAGCACGATACAAAAGGTTCTTCAAGGCGCAGGTACAGGTTATCTTTATGGTGCTCTTTCTGGTATTGCAATAAAGGGATTATCTGAGTATATTAACAAACCGCTTAAAGATATTGATTTCCAGAAGCTAGATAGAAACATAAGATCAGAATTTGGTTCGTTCAGAGTTCCTATTATTAGTAAAACAATTGGGTTGGACGGTGATACTAATAAGAAGCTAAAGGATAAAATTGTATATAATGATAGAAATCTTACAGATTTCAAGTTAAATTTTGGAATTAGAAAGGATCAAATCGTTATGTACACCTTCGGAGTTACAAATGATGAATTAGATTCACTTTCTGTTGCATTAGATGATTTCGTTCAATCTCAACCTAACATGAGTTATCATGCTTCTTTGATTAACAAATCTCAGAATTCTTACGCTGTTGCTATAACCTTTACAACATATAACATTGCTGCTAAATATATTTTAAAAGCTGCTGAAATTGTCTCTTCAAAAGTTAATGTATTAGATAGAGATTATTTAATATCAAGAAGAGTAAATGAGTTTAACGTAGATAAAATAGACGATCCCGATATAAGATCAGGTATAAATAGTGAGTCAAAATCAACTTATGTAAACGATAACGTTATAGATGAGGAGGATGATGATTCAGTAAAAACGTTTTCTTTATCTGGTGATGAGAAGTATTCTGCTCTGGAATTTTTGAAAAATGATGGAGGAGAAACTTTAATTGATATTGCTAGATCTATAAAGAAAAAGAAATTAGGAATAACAGCATCAAATCACTTAACTCGATTAGTTCAGCACGCTATTGGTAGAGCTGTTGAGAAGGGAAAAGTTAAGATTGGCATGCCAGTAAAGAGGGAAGAACTTAACACAGAATTCTTAACTGATACATTAACAAAATTACGATATGTAAAAGGATTCAATTATACCGTAGATAAAAACAATAGTGATTGTAATATATCTATGGTAGGTGGTATATTAGTAGTATCAGCTGAGAAGGGTGATAAATCTGATCTTATTGATGAAGAATTCTATGGAAAAGCTAAGGATAGAATAAGAAGATCTGAAATAGAGAATGTTGTTTCGTACACTTATGCTATTGTTAGTAGATCCGATTTTGAATTCTTACTGAAAAAATTATTCTCTACTAAGTTGAAATTTAATGTAATACCATAATTATGATTGTATATACTAATAGGTACTTTTCTGCTAATATGCCACTAGAAGAAGTAGTAGATAAGGTAGAAGATGCAGGAGTAGAAGATTTTGAAGTTAGTCCAAAAATATCTAAAGATAATATCACTTTAACAGCTGATTTAAATAATTTAAAAGTGTATGTACCGCCAAAAAGAGTTTATGATCAGTACACAGTTGAGACATATGTTAGAATGTTTGACCCGACTAACAGAGCTAGAATGGAAAATGAATCCGGTTATATTATAATGACATTCCCTAGACCAATTAAATTGAAGAATTATATAGGTCTAGTAAAAACCATTATAGATATCAATGGATTTTGTACAATATTAATGGAGTAATATTATGGCAGAAAATATGGCCTCCAAATTATTAGATAAGGCCAATTCATTGTATAAAATAGGTTTGAAAGGAATAAAACTACAATTGGATATGTTAGGGACTGACTTTGTAGTCCTCAGACCTAAGGATAATTCAAAATGGAAAAATGTTTTTGGAGGAGCATATTCTTCAGATAATACACTCGAAAATGACTATGAACAATTCACTACTAAATTAATAGTGAATATGAATGATATGAAAGATGTTTGGAATCGAAATCAGTCCCAACTCCAAGCATTTACGAACGATGGTACTATAGAGGTAGGCGATGAATTACAATATACCCGTGACAAAAGAACTTATAGATTTAAAGTTATGAGTAAACAAGCCTTCTCTGAGGTAGCAGACGTTTGGTTTACATACGTTCTATCAAGCATAGTAGAAACATTAACAAATTAATATGGAAACCTTGGATAACAATATTCTTGGAACAAATAAAATACCAGGAAGCGAGAAGTTTACAAGACCTGAAGAAATTAAAGCACTCTCTAAATACCTAAAGAAAATTCATTCAACACAGGATGAACATACTTCTTTAGGTGAAGAGAGTTTAGCTTTATTTGGTAGGAAGACTGGTAAACTTGTTGAAATAGAAAATTTATCAGATCACGCGTATTTAGATAAAATATCAGATGATTCTCAATTTTCTTTAGCAACAGATGCAGACCCAATGCTAAAGAACGAATCAAAAGATGTAGTAGATTTATTACAAGAAAAAATAAAACTCGTAGAATCTGAAGATCCAGTAAAGAAATTAGATGATAGAGTTGATAAGTTGTCTGTTGTAGATCAAGATATTGATAAACTACCATCGAAAGCGGTTGAGATTAACCCTAATGAAGCTCCTGAGGATTGGACTAAGAAACTAGTAAAAGATATTATAAAAATCCAAGGGAACAAAGAGATTACTGAATTATCTAATGATAGAGTTGATCTAGATACTCCAGATAGAACTATTCCTCTTTCAACTGAAAAGGACAAGTTAGATGTTGATGATAAAGTTCAATCTTTAACCCCTCACCAGAAATTAGAGGGATTAACAGATCTTAATACTGTTTCTCTTTCTACAAAGAAAGAAATATTAACAGATCAAAGAGAAATAAATCTAACTGATGTAGTTGATAAATTGAATGTTGTAGATAACACTCAATTATCTACTTATCAAGAAAGATTGAATGATGACAGTACGGTAGAGCTAGAGAATTATCGTGAAGATATTCAAGTAAATCAAGAATTAGAATTACCTAATGACAAAGATACTATTCAGGTAGAAGATAAGTTAAGAAATCTTCCAGAAGATTCTATTAAGCTTCAAGTAAATGAACCAGTAGAAACTCTTCCTGATAGCTCAGAGAAATTATCTGTAGAAGATAACCCAGAGTTATCAGACCACAAAGAAACCATAGAAGATAAAAGGGAAGCAGCTCTTTCTGATTATCGAGAGAGAATTGACGTTAGCGACATTGATTCTCTCTCGGATAAAAAATTGGATCTTGAAGATAAAAGAGAAATTAGTCTTTCTAAGGAAAGATTGGAAATTGAGGATGAAAACGAGATTAAGAAACTTCCTAATGAAAAAGAAGATATCTTAAGTAATTATGGTCTAAGCGTTAATAAATTACCTACTGATAAGGATCCTCTAAAAAACAGTGAAACTAAATCACCTGAAGAACTATCTAAGAATAGACTTGACTTAATCGATGACAGAGAATCAGAGTTAGATTCGAGAAAAAAGAAAATTCTCGGGGATATCCCAGAGATTGATGATTTAACTGAAGAAAAGATTCAGATTCTCGAAGGGAAAAACAGAGAACCCGATGATTTAGATAGTAAATTAGTTGGTCTAAACGTAGAAGATTTAGTTTCCGACCTACCAACTACCTCTGATAAAATAAATCAGGACAATATACCTGAGATAACAGATCTTTCTCAGTTTGTAGAGAACCTTGATGTCAATACAAATATTCATCTTGAATTTGATAAAGAAAAATTACAAGTAGAGGAGAAAGTTGATCATCTTGAGGACGGAAAGTTTATAATAGATAATGATTACAGACCTCCTATAAAATTACATGATGAGAAAGATAGGTTAAGTTTAAAAAGTGATGAAAATAAAAGTCCTATCTCTAACAGCTTAAAAAATTTTTTAAATGCATCCTCTATAGACGCAGCTATTAATGAAATAGTTAAGTCAAAGTCTCTGGACAATACCGGATTGTTTAATAGAATTATGAAGCTGTTACAGGATATTAAAAAGGATGGTTCTGTAGCTGTAGGCTCTACTGAATGGATTAATAAGACCGAAGCATTAGTTACATCTTATTTTAATTCTAGTGCAAAGTATTTTATTGGAGACGATGATAAAAATAAGGATAATTTTATAGAAAACTGGATTGATTCTATTACTGTATCTAGTCAAATAAATGAAAGGAACAGAAAATCTATTCCAACCAATGATTCTAGACAAATTGATCCTTACAACACTAAAATAATAGCAACATCAGGAGACGGTAGTAGTGATATTGATAACCTCTTTTCTTATTTAGTAAAAGCTAAAACGGTAGATGAATTATCGCAACTATTGAAATTGTATAAATTTAAGGTTCCTAATCTATACGTACCAGAAAATAGCGATGAGAATGGAGCTTCTTATCGAAAATTTAAAGAGGATGTAGAAGATTATGACCTAGATGATGACGGTAAAGTAGTTAGAGCTAAAATATTACCTGCTACAATTCAACTCTTACAAGATTTAATAAAAGAAAGAGGGGGAAATGCTAACGTTATCAGACCAGATGATGCTAATAATTTTGATAAAACAAATAAAACCGATTATATTTACAAATACAAAACAGTTGATAAAAATAATAATGTTCGTTGGAAGTTAGGTTTCGACTATATAGGAGCATTGATTAATTCACAAAACCTAGATCAATTTAAGAAAATTTTAGCTAGTCATAACACTAGTGATCCAAATCCGAGAGTTAGAAATCCAAAAATTGGAATATCTGAAAACGAAGCTGATGTTAGGAGAAATATCATCAATGCTGCTGTAGAAGCTAGAGTATACGCTAGAGGCAGCGTTCATGATACATCTTATTTAACACAGTTGATTAGACAATCTCTTTTAGGATCTGATTATGATAAAACTCATCCTTACGCTGACTATAGCAGACCACTTCACCAAACTAGGGATGCTAATGGTGATTGGGTGAATTCTTTATCTGATCCATTAAAAGATGAAGAGGGTAATGTACTAGAGTCAGAATTCTACTCTCATCAAGCTTTAAAAAAGAGAGAAAAGTATCATTTACCATCTAATGCTGATTTTGGTAATATAGCAAAGGGATTAGTAATGGATAATGGTTATATAAATCCTCTAGGAATTGCTAACTTGTTATCTAATCCTGGATCTAGTATTAACCTAAACAAGTATTTAAGATTAGTAGCTGAAAAAATTACGGATGCAGCTTTTAACTTATATACTAAAGTATCAGAGACTGTTGATAAATATGGTAAAATTAAAATTGGAAAATTCAAACTAGGCGGTTCTTCTATGGTTTCTTCAGCTATAACTCAATATACTGGAATACCTTTAAATAAAAGAAGAATGCTAGAAGAGACTTTAGGTATGCTAGTTTATATTAGGGATAGTATAGAGAGAAATACTAATACTAATCGAGATAGACTTCCAGGAAGTAGTTTAAGTAATCAATACGCTATTGCTCTTGCTAATCAAGGAACAAAGGGCATTGGTGATAAACTTGTAGCACAAGCTAAAGCTGCATTAAAGGGTAATTCATTATCCGACGGGGCTAGAAATAGACCAGATGTATCAGCCGCTGAGTATGATAGTTGGAAAAAGGGAGAAGGTTTAAAAGGCAATAAGGATACAATCAAGAAAAATGCTAAAACATTCTTACTTGGTGGAACTACAAGGCCTAAAACTATTACTACATCCACTTTCGTTGATAATGGAAGAGGTTATATAGGAAAAGATAAATCCTGGGGTGATAAGAATTTAGAAATTGAGTATAAACTTAAAGAAGCTAGTAGAACTCAAACAAACGGAGTAATTAGTGTATCTAATAGATTCGCTGTTCCAGGTGTTCTAACAACACTATCAGATTTGTGTAACTATGATATAACTGAACCCATAAATACTCTAGAAGATTTTAAGAAGATCTTAATAAATTCACCTAATATTACTACACCCGGTAAATTCGGATCTACTATAAATGGTTATAAATCACAAACATTATCAAGCAACTCGTTCTGGGAAATAAAGCTTGAACCATTCGTTCACAAAAATATGAATGGAGGATTTAGCTATCTACCTTCAATTCGTGAAATAAATGTTAGGAATCTACATGATCATGGTATTTTTACTGGATACAATGAATGGCTTCCTATTACAAATTTCGAATTAGAGAAGTCTAAATTAGCTACAAAATCTTTAGGAATTTTCGAAGGTGAAATAGTATATCCTGTTGGTTGCGAATTCTTAAATGAGCTTAGCATGACAATGATTAATGATTCTCTAAAGTCTTGGTCAGGATTCTGGAGAAGAGTTATGGAAGTATCAACCTATAATTCGGAACCACATACAAAAGAATTCTATGAAGACCCTTACCCAATACCTACAGTCATTGATCAGTCAGCTCCTGTTGTTGCTCTCTATAAAAACGTTACCTGGAGATGTCAAATATTCATTCTTTCACCTCAATATAGTACAATAAGAAAGTTTGATCTTTTAGTTGTATTGAAAGATTTTACAGAATCTTATGCTGGAGAAATTGATTCTCCAGGAAATGATGTTCAATTAAGATTCAGTATTGTTGGTGAGAATCCTCCAGAGGAGAATGAAGAAGATTTGATAGATCCAGAAACTGCTAAAGACAAAAAGAGAGAGGAATACAATAAGAAAAGAGCGGCACAAGCTAGAAAAGAGGGTAAAGATGCTTATGCGGAATACCTTGAGACTGGAGATAAAGAGACGTATGATGAATACCTCAGAATTCAGAAGCAAGCGGAGGAGGATTTGAAGACAGTTCAGGTCGATGGTGGTGAAATAGATGAAGATGCTCCGGTAGATGAAGATAAAACTCCACCTAATCCGCCATCAAAACCAACAGATAAAACTAACACAACGACGAAGACGGGTAATGCTAAGAAAAATCCTGGTAATGGTTATTACAAGGTTGTTTACGGAACAACAGGTAGACCGTACCTAGTTAAGGGTGATATGGCTAATCCAAATGATGATCCAGATGCCGTAAATATCGAGACAGTTAAAGATCCAGATACAGGAAATATCATGGTATTCTCTATGAAGACTAATAGTAATGCGTATGATATTTATGGTAATACAGCCTTAGGTGAGAAGTTCGGAAATCCTAATCCCGATCCGAATTATGGCGGTGATATGAACAGTGGAGATCCACTTTACGTACAGATGGCTCAAGATAGAACTATTTTGGGTTCTTATAATATGAAGTATGAGGATTGTCCACCTGGGGATGAAGAACTCTACCAAAGTAATATTCTGTGTGTAGATGAGTGGTACACGCGAGAGACTCTATATCCCCAAAAAGATTATAAATCACATTATTAATCATGTATATAAAATTAGGGAAAACTCATATCAATTACAACGTTCAGGAAATACAAAATAAATATACGATAGTGGGTCAAATTATTAATTCTCCTACTTCTTATGAAAATCCTGTCTTAGTGAATTCCAGTGATGAATTAGATATCTGGTTTTCTAAAGATTTTATAGACAGAGATTATTTCTTGGAACTATTAGGTAGCGATGTTACTCTATATTTATACAAACCTATCAGTGAAAAATCTACAAATATGAAAGGAGATGTTGAATTCATTGATTACAACGACTGGGATACCTTAAGTATCAATGGTGGTTTAGTTGATGAAACTACAATCTCCTTTTTTTATCTTATGAAAAAAGTAGAGAAAGGGGGTACATATAAATATAAAGTATTAAACTCAGATAAGACAAATTTTGATTATTATATCTGGAAAAATAACAGTTGGATCATGTATTTCGGAAAAGATATCAAAAGTTTTAGCGATGATATTTATTTTGATGAGAATGATCTAGATGATATTGGAAAAATATTATCCGGAGATCAGTTTAAGATTCCGACTATAAATGACCCCAGTGATTTTTGGATTTGGTTGGATGATACCTTCGTAGTTACGTCCCAACTTCCACAAAATCTGGAAAATTTCTCAGAATCTCTTAACAATAGAGATACTCTAACTATTACAAATTTAGAACTTATACCATATACACACCCGGAATTTACAAAATTGGATAAAATTGGTGTATATTCCGATACTAAAGTTAACTTAAATACAGACAAAATTGATTTAAGTAGAATAAATGAAGGAAAGGATACATTAGTATTCCATTTAAGAAATACTTACACTCAATATAGTTATAACGGAATGTATTTTGTTATAATAAATCCAGTATCAGGTGAAAGTAAGTTAATTTATAATGCAAGTTTAAGTCTAATTCCACAAGAGATTATTGATTTCTGTTCAGAAAGAAAGCAATTATCACCGAATGAAATGACTGTTTTGGATTTTGTAAATGAATTAGCTAATGAATTTGAAGCATTAGGGTATACCATAGAGAATATCGAGAATGGTGAGTTTAAGGCATATTCAAGCAAACCAGTTAAAGTTACATACTTTAACAATTTGCCTGGATTAGATTATGAACCAGATATAAAAACTTCTTATAATATCATAGCAAAAAGCGCTATAGACAACGACAATAACGTAGTAGAGTTCTGGAGTAAAACAATAGGTGGAACGGAGCACGACGAAGACCGAATAAGTATTAATATAGAAAAGGTTGAAATAGAAGATGATACTACAACTGATATAGACGTAGATCCCTACTACAGGGTGACTATTTCTAAATACGGTTATACTGAAACATTTGAAGCCCCTACTAGACCTACTGAAGATAGAACAGAAGAAAGATTGGATTACGTTATTTCTAGAAAATCTAGATTAGTTTATTGTAGTATTCAAAAACCAGGTAGAAGGATAAAAGAAGGGAATTATGTTTTAAGAGGCGGAAGAAATGAGAAAAAAGAATTAGAGTGGAATAGTGAATGTTGGAGGAAAGCAATATCTATTCTCTTTAATGATCAAGCAGAGCCTGTATACCCGGATTTCTTTTTAATACCTAATATTACTAAATACAGTACTTCTGTTGATATCAGTGAAAAGTACTATTCTTATTACAAAAAATTATTAAGTTATGCTACTGAATTTAATTGTCAGTTTTTAATCCAAAATAATGATTGTAATATTGATAGTTATAGATGCTGTTTGTATTATAAATCTGAGTTAACAGATGAAGATATCACAAGAGGAGTTATAAAAGCTGATACTTTATTAGAAGCTTTTCACAAATACAAAGAGGGACGAGACATGGATGATAACGTATTCTATACGATTATATCTGATGATAATGAATCCGCAATGTATTATATAAATAATAAAGAAATAACTGAAAACGAGTTAGAGAATGATTCTGAGTCGATTAGAATTTCTTTATTAACTTACTCTGATAATGATTATATCTTCAATTATACAAAAGATACAGAGAACAGGTTGGTTTATTTTTACAGGGATCTATTAGTAAATGGGAAATATAGACCGGGTTATTATGTTTTTATTAGAGGGATATTAACAGATAAGTACTCTATCTCAACAAACCAAGCTATTTACGAGGATCCAATTGCTGATTTTGAAAACGTTTATTCAAATTCTGTTACAAAGACCTTGTTAGAAGCTTATAAATCAAACTATTTAATTAATAATAACATAAATTATTTCTATAAATCATTTCAAAATGGTGTTAATCCTAAAGCAGTAACAACAATTTTATTTAGATTCATAGCTGGAAAGATACAAAGAGAATTACAAAAGAATCGTTGGAGATTTTTAGGAGAGAAGAACATGAGTAAAATACAGAATGAGATCGAAAATATTTTAAGTAAAATTCAAGATACATATAAAATAGTTAGATCGATTGTTTTAACTAAGTTCTTACCAACGGAATTAGAGAATAAAGTAGATATAGAAATGGATGTTAGATTAGATGATTTAGTTGAGAAAGATATTACGTTAGATATTACAGTAGATTATAGTGATTTAGCAAATTAATTATAAATTTTTTAAGATAAATGGCAACAAAAGTATCCGATTTAGTTAGAGGTAGCGGCGGATATATGAATTTTATCGATTATACGAATTCGTATAAGGACGATAATAAAGAATTCTTGAGGGGTGATATGTGGGAGTTCTCCTTCATTAATCCACCTAAAATTGTTTATTATCCGGGTGATGCTATCTTTAAGAAAAGATTAAATACGGTTAACGTCGGAACCGATTCTAGTGTAAACGGTTTTGAGAAGAGAATGAGAGGTAATTACGTTATCTTCCAAAAGACTGGTCAGAGTACTTCTGGTTCTTTGACTTTGAGCTTTGTTGATAAGGAGGATCAGGCTATTTCCTACTTCGTAGATGACTGGAAACAGAAGATCTCGGATAGGGATACTAAGTATTCTTTCCGTAAGGATGACTTAGTGGCTGATGCTCAGATGGTACTTACTAACTCATCTCGTATAGCTGTTAGAACACTTAAGTTCTATAACTGCATTATTCAGGATGCTCCGCTCGATGAAAGTGGTGTAGATGCTGATGGTAGCGATAGATCAGATGTTCAGCTATCAATGAACTTTGAGCACTATGAAAGAGAGTGGAATAACCTCTAAGAGAAAATTTAAGGGAAAACGGGGCTGTCTCCGATTTTCCCTTTTTTATTTAAAAAATTAAATATATTATGGATATTTCAACAGCAAGTTTACCAAGTGGGGGTTACGGTTATAATTTCCCCACAGTATCTGTAAGTCCAATGACTTTCTTACAGATTACACAATATTTAGAGAATTTACCTTCTGATCCTCTGGATAAATATCTTTATGATGTAAATAATTTAGTTAGAGAGGATGAGAATATAATGGATTGTTATGTAATGGATGTGGATTTCTTGATCTTTTATAAAAAATTGATAACAGTAAGTGCAGACATGTCTTATAGTTTGAAAATCACTTGTCCTGATTGTGGTAAAGTAATTCAGAAAACCATTACACTAAATAATGATATACATTTCAAACAGATAGATAAAGAGATCATGAACGGAGCAGTCATAGAGCTCAATGGACATAAATATGACGTAGTTGTTCCGACAATGAGGAATTTTAAGAAAGTGTTTGATTTGTATTTAAGGTATAAAAAGATATCTGACCTTAAGATGATTAAAACAATCGCTATGATTGGTGATTTCAATCTTAATGGTAATCAAATAGAAAATGATGTATTAGGTGCTACTCATAATGATATTACACTTCTTTTAGCATTGAGAGAATTATATTATGATAGAGTAGAGCCTATTGAAATATACTGCCCAAATTGTAATAGTTTTGAGGATGATGGTAATGGGGGAAAAAGGAGGAAGAACCTGGCAGTAAGAGTAGACTCTCTTATTGTCGATTTCTTTCGAGAACTTTGTAACAATTCCCCAATTGATGGGTCTAAAATTTTATTTAAATAAATTTTTAAAGGCTGATGGAATAGAAAACTACACTCTCGATACGTTACTAAAACTCAAAGAAGCATATTCAGAATTCATAGAAGATTCAGATGGAGGCGACCCCGATTTCCCTCTGATTAGCTTTAACACTAAAGGTAAAAAGATTAAAGGTAAAAATATTCATAGTATTCTGGATGATGATGACGGTTCTGCGGATCTTGTTACTGATAGGTTTGGGCAGAGTATCAGTAAGCAGGAGATGAAGGAGAACAGAGATTATTTAGAAAAAGTTAAACGAGAAGTTAGTTAATCTAATTTAAAATGGCAGAAAAAAGCTTAAATGTAAAAACTGAGGAGATATATGGAAGAAATCCTGAAAAAGGAAAAGAGTTGCAGAATTACCAAGATGCTGAAAAACAGCTCTTGGCAATTCAAGCAGCCCAACAACAAAATCTAAGAACAGCTAAAACAGCTAACTTAGCTCAATTCCAGAATAATCAGAATTTAGCCGCTGCTGGTGAAGCTTTAAGTCAAGCAGCAGGTAGTCCTCAGACACAACAGGTAGCAGTTAATCCTACTACTCAGCAAATATTACAAAAGTATGGAGCTAGTAAACCTGGTACTGTCACAAAAACTACACATTCACAACAGGTTACTAAGCAAAATATAACTATTAATAATAACACAACAAATACAACCAACAATCAAGTTACTACTCCCCCAGCACAACAACAGGTAATTAGGCCTCAGAGGGATAATAGTAATGAGAAATTTAAAATATGGTTAAATAATACATTAGCTAGACAACAGGAGGAATACGCCAGAAGGGAGAAAGACTATGATAAAAGAGAAAATGCGTTAGAAAGAGATTCTAACAAAATGTTAAGAAAGCTAGGAGAATTTAGTAAAGATATGATGGAAAAAATGGATCCAAGAAAAATCGGATCTACAGCAACAAGCCAAATAAAATCTTTACTTTTTATCTTTGGTTTTCAATATCTTGCCTCTAACTGGACTAAAATATTAAAGACTGTAGCTAATATTGAGAACTCAATTAAGAGCGGTTTAACCTATTTTGGATTATATAAAAGAAACAAAGACGGTAGTGGTAATTTCTGTTTTGAGCCAGGAAAGAGCCAGTTAGCAATGGACTTGAAAGGTTTATTCACAGGTATCTGGGAACCTTCTACTCTATGGGGAAAAACAGGAATAACAAGAGGAGGTAAAATTACAAGTGAAGGAGTATTAGGCGGAGAGAACGGAATGATTGGAGGCCTAAGAAAGGTATTACTTGGAAACGTAGAAGAAGGTGGTAAAGATAAAGGTTTAATAGAACTAATAAAGGAATTCTTTGTTAATCAAGGTAAAAAAAGAATGGCTGCTGCTAAAATGATAGAGAAGCCAGACTTTAATCTTGGTAATATTGAAGGTTCTATTAGAAATCTTGGAGATTATCTAGGCCAATTATTAGGAATATTTCTAGGCGATCCTGATGAAGCCGTTAGAAGTATGATGAAGTCTAAGATAAGTATATCGGCCGCACAAAAAGCTTGGAGTTATATAGATAATAATAGCACTGGTGAGAAGTTTGATGAAGTTGATATTGGTGGTAGGAAAATATCAGACGTAAAACAGGGTGTTGGTGCATATTTCCAGGGTGAAGATAGTCAAAGGGGTCTTTCTCTTGGTGCTCTTGATAAAGATGGTAATTTGAGGCATACGGATGCTGAGGGTTCAATATCACAAAGCTCTGACCTTACTATGGTACATGAAGATGCTATTAGCGGTAGGAGAATAGATACTGAACGCTATGCAGCAGGTATGGCCAGACTATCTGACGACATAGCGGCTAATGGTGGAAAGACTGCCGTAACCAACGACTTCTTGAGAGCTTACTTATCTGAATCTGAAATACAGGAGTTAGAAAAACAAGGAAAGCTTAAGAGAAATGTAGAGTACAACTACGCAGTTCGTGATGTTGATGTACAGGATGATGACGATTATTATGGTTTCATAGGTAGAGAAGAGGAAAAGGAACTTAAGGAATACCTTGATGCTGGCCTTTTTGGAGAAAAGAGTAATGTAGTTAGTTTTCTAACCAGAATTTTAGGTCCAGGGTTTGCTGGACTAGCCGAATTAGCTGATCTTATTTACAGGTTATGTACAGGTAAATATGATAGCGAAATGGATCTTAAGTCTATATACATTCCTCTAAAGAAATTTGGAGCGAAGGCATTTAAGATCATAAAATTCTTAGCTACGCACCTCCACAAACCGGTATTTCTCTGGATCCTAGACTTATTTGAAAAAGATCCGGATAAACCCGGTTTAGGAACCGAAAAGAGAAAGGTATTAGTATCCAAGGAACAACAAAAGAGTAGTGATGTATTATTAGCAAAGAAAGAGTATGTAACGGAGATTTCCCAAGATGTTTTGGATTTTATTAATGCTAAGGGAGGTATAACTAGTGGAATAGACATGACTAGTACAGAGTACTATGATCAAGTACAAAACTCACTAGCAATGAAATATGCAAAAAACAATAAGGAATTATCTGCTAGTGAAACTGATAAAACATACACTACATCCGATGGAACAAAAAGAACAGTTCACTTAAGTGCTGAAGAAGCATCCGTACTCAAAAATACTGGATACTATATTGGAGCTGATAAGGATTACGCCCAATTCATAAACGAGAAGAAGTATAGAGATGAAAGAGACGCTGGAAATAGAGAATTTGAGGAATCCGTAATGGGAAAAGCAGTTCATGACAGTTATACCGGTGATACGTATCACTACGGTGGTATTATGGATCAAGCCTATGAAGAATCAATGACTGATCTTACCAGTATGATTGAAAAGGACAAGTCACTTGAAGATTTCTATTCTATTTCTGAAAAGAGCGGAAAAGGCGAAAAATTCTCTACAGCGATTACAGGATTAAGTAGTAATTGGAGAGGTAATAAAACAATAAGTAATACACTTCAGGCTACTGATTCAGAGGGTAATGTACATAATATAGAACAATTATACACCAGCTTAAAGAATGAAAGTCCGGAAAAAATTAGGGAAGTATATAACTCCCTACTTAATATGAACTTTAATGCTGGTAATGATATCTTATCAACATTATCTAGTAACACTGGTCTAAAGAAACATTGGGTAAGTCTATTCTCGAACATCTATAGTAGGGGACTAGAGGGTGATGACAGACATGGTGGAATTGGCGGAATAACTGAAATCAATTTCGAAGAATTATTAAAAGATCCTGAAGGATATGGTCAAAAATTAGTAGACAATATCCTAAAAACTATGCCTAAGAACCCACAGAGTCTTTATGGTAAAGTTGATAATGATACTTATAAACATACGGTTGAAAGATATGAGTTACTAACCGCTCATAAACAGGAAGCTATTAAACACATTTATAATTTGGTTTCTTACTTTAGAACATTCTTGGATAACATTGATGTAATGATTGGTGAGAAAAGGAAAGCTAAAGTATTAGAGGCATTTTCTAAGTTAATGAATAGTCGAGCTAGTGCTGTAGCTACAAAAGCTCAAGATTTACACTTAGCTAATGAGTATGCTACGGATGACTATAAGAGAACTGTAGCTTCCGCTAAAGATCCAATGCTTCGTATGAGCTACTCTAGAAGTGGTGGAGAAGTAAATGAAATCCTAGATAATTACGGAAATTTCAAGTCTGAGTGGGATGCCAAAGATCAACAGTATGAACAGGATTTGAGAGAGAATGCAGTTACAAATAAAGCAATGTCTATAATAGATGGAGTAAAGGGTAAACTCCAGGGCGTTATGGACACATTTGATGAATATTCAGAAGAAGCTAAATCCTGGTTCGGCAATTTATTCAAAAATGCAAAGGATGTTGTTAATGGTTTTCTAAGAAACCTGGATTATACTAAAGTATCTATGGCTAGATGGCCGTATGGTTATATTGTAAAGGAGAAAGACGGACTTCTATTATGGCACTGTCTAAATAACAACCCTTCTGTTAGAACAGATTTTATGGTCAAAGGTGCAGATGGTCGTTTCGGTGCTGGTAGATTGAGTCATAGAACAGATAGTGATAAAGCTGCTAAGATCAATGTTTGGGATCCCCACACTGATTCTGAGGAGAACCAACGACTAGGTATAGCAGGATTATACGATAGAGTTCACTCTGGTCAAGATATCAGTGGTATCTATGTAAATGATAAACAAGTAGCTGGTATAGGTACACCTTTCTATGCCCCTTTTAATGGATATATTACTCACTTAAAAGATTATAAGAAAGGTTTTACAAACGGAGATAGCGGATCCGGACGTCAGGTAATGATTAGACAAAAGAAAGAAGGATCAACTACAGGAGGTAGGTACAGTGTATTCGTTTGTCACTTGAGCAGTGTTTCTCAATATGCCAAAGATGCTTTCGCTAACGGGACAATGTTTGAGAAGGGTAAAGAGTTAGGTAGAATGGGTGGTTCTGGAACTAAAGAAGATAGTTACGGACCTCACTTTCACGTTAATATCCTCGATCATGAAGGAGGTGGTCCGTTCGATGGACCGCTAGACGGTGATTTACCTGGAATTGTTTCTGGTTATGAAGGATTTACTCTATCTACTACAAAAGGAGCCGTAGATCCTCTGTTTGTATTCTGTGATTCAGATACAAGTAATATTAAGAACAGAACTCTTTACATGTCATCTGACAAAAAAGTTGTTTACTTGGATGACGCTGATCCTTCCAAAGTAGATCGATATAAGGGCGGCGATCTCGACATGGCACCTTCTGGAGAAGGTGAATCATCTGATGATGAGAATAAATCGGAAGAGGAAGAAGGTATTGTTACTAGAATTTGGAATAAGCTGAAGGAAATGGCTACGAACTTAATGACCGGTAATTTCCAGGATTTATTTAATCCTGTAAAAGAGACATTAAGTGAAGCTAAAACAAAAGCTGGTGAAATCTGGAATAACTTTTTTGGTAAATACCGTAATAAATCTGTTTCTTTCCGAGAAAGTTCTAGATCATATACCGGAAATATTACAAAAGAGTTTGTTAATTACCAAAACTATAAAAATAATCCAGGAAAAATAGGTTTGGGCCCAGACGGTCAGCCATTAACGGAACTTCAATGGAGGAATAAAGTATTTGATATGGTTGGTGCTGATCCTTCTGCTATTCATATCGGTGAATTTGTTAGAGGAACAGGTGACGAAAATTTAAAGACAGCTAGTGAAGTTGGTGGTGAAGCAGAACAGGTTATTACAAAGAATAGTACAAGCACTACTACCAATTCAGAAGTAACCAATGAGGGTGGTAATAATAATAATGTTGTCAGTGAAAGTAATGTTACTTACAACAAATCAACCTCTCCACTCTGGGATTGGGTAAGTTTAAACAAGGATATCCAGAAATCAGGAAAGAACCCAATACAACAGACAGCCGATAGTACCCAAAACATGGAGGATAGTTTGTATGAAATTAAGAACTTACTCGATGTTGGTAATAAGACTGCTGTTCTTGTGGGTGAGACTACTGTTAAATCACTCGATTTAAACAATGCTTTGACTCAACAAGCTGCAAATGGTCAATGCGCAGCACCAGATCAAGTACAAGTAGTTCAAACATTAACTTCAGATAATGGAGGTACTAATACAATTTAAAAATTATGAGTAATTTAAGTGGATGGTATTATGATTTACACCAGGATTGGAAAGGAATAAATAGACTTACCACAGTATCCCTCCATGCAAATTCATACTATAAAAAAGCAGATGATTGGGGTTATTCTCCAAAAACAGGAGCTGCAGCTACAGACGAAAAGATGAGAGAACCAGGTACAGATTCAAACCGTGATGATGGTGGCAATCCGGATTATGATGAGGATGGCTACTACGTAGAACCAATCTGTACCTGTGTTTTACAGGAGGACTTCCAAATTACTGTACAGAACCAATGGACAGATATGGGTGAGGATAATGCTGGTAGGTTCCTTAATTCACTTAGGGTTAATTTAGCCCCTTTTGCCGGATCTATAACAGAAGGTTTGAAAACAATGGAAACCCAATATGAGAATCTTTCGGCAAAAGATAAACAAGAATTAGAGGGAACCATTGCTGGTCAAATTCTTCAACCAATGATAAGTTGGCTAAATAAGACTGTAGTAGGTGATGGAGGTGAAGCAAGGTTAGCTAAATATTTAAATAGTGCTATATTAGTTGAAGGTAGTAGATTCTCTGTGTATCAAGGATCTAATATTAACTTCAATAATATGTCTATGAAATTTGTAGTTATTCCTAAATGGGATCCTGAAACAGGTATTTTTATATCTGTAACAGATCAGTTAAAGGATCTCTATCATTATTTCTTTGGTGAATTTGTTCCAATTGATAAAGAGGTTGTTAGTGATACTCAATTAAGAAGTCGTATTACATGGCAACGTCCACCAGCGGGCTATCAAGCTGATATGTCACAATTAGACGCTACACAAAAAGGTTCACTGAAATTAAAAATAGGTGGAAACTATTCAATTTGTAATGTAGTAGTTGAAGCAGCTCAGCTAGTATTTTCTAAACAAATGGTTAAAAACCCTAGAGTTAGCCACGAGAAACTAATGAACCCTACTGGAGACGTTAGTGGTTCTGATTATTTAACACCTTTAAGCTGTGAGGTAACACTTTCACTCAGACCATGTACCAGATATTCAGATAGAACATTAATGAATATTGTTGAAGGTGCTGGTATGAATGCTGAAAGGAAGATGATATCAGATAAGTTGTTAGAGAATTTGAGAGAAGGAATGGAAGAATACGCTAGTGTTGGAAATGAACAAGGAAAGGGTTATCTATTACCCGGAGTTGATTCTCCTAATGATAATCCAAAGGGGAATTACAATCCTATGTTTATTAGAAATGATTTAATAGTTGATAACTCTCCAGAACCTAATACAACCACTAATGCTATAGAGGCTGATCTAGCTAAGGATGCTTACGACCCACTACAATCAATGATGGATCGTATTAGAAATCAGAATGATGAAAGGACTCAAATCGATTCCCTCAAATTCGGCTTTGAGAATGAAGGACAGTTAGATTATGGAAATGGAGGTGTAATAGCATAAAAATGTTACCAACAAGTGTTTATGATAATTCAAGATTCTCTTCTGTAGTTGATAAGGTAGATTTTTATAAGGGTAAGTTTCAAGAAGTAAAAAAGATCAAGTCTATGGTTGATAAAGCTAAACTTCTTTTAACATTACCAGAAGATCGTATAACTATCGACGTAGCACAAGGAGAGAGAATTTATAGAGTGAAGTTTCATGGTGATGATGTAAATAAGATTATATTCGGTTATTTTATCTTTATACCAGAGCTAAAAAGGATTGACTTTTGGGATCAAGGTGGTTTAGTGTTGCAATATTACAACAAAAAATGTGTTTATTCCAACTGTTCAGCCCTTTTAACTAGAGCAGGTATAGCAGAAAGATTCAAACCAATAGTTCTTGCATCATAAAAAAAAAAAATAAAAGGAAAGCTTTTTAGCTTTCCTTTTTTATTTCACACCAATCACCCTTATCTAAACCTATTAATAATGATGTCCAAGAGAATTTAAATCCATTCTCATCTACGTATTTAGTATTGTCATCAGCATAGAATACTTCGTTTGATTTAACTATATAGTTTTTAAACGGGTTGGATGATTCTTTATCTCCCTCTGTTATCGCCATTCTATCTAATTTAATTACATCACCTATTTTATAAAAAGGCATATCTACTCCTTTTATTTTTACTGTATAATATAAATTAGAGTCAAGTAATTTACTATTCTGCTTCCAATTTTCCAAGTGAGCAGCATATTCTCTGCCAACTATGTGGTACTCCTCGCCAAACATTAATGAGGTTACATTTTTTGGTTCACGATCACTATAATCATCTGAAGTTAATGATATCTCAGAATTCTCAAACGGGAAAAATGGTTTTCTTTCATCAGTTAAATTACTATTATAAGTCATTTTTTGAGAACTAATTACAGTAAATTGAGTACCATTCAGTAATAACATTTTTTTGTCAGGTTCTTCATTACCAAAGGAATTAACCCCAAGTCTATCCTTAAGCATTAAACCTTCCCAACCAAAACTAAATACTGATTCTTTCTTGAATGATTTGCATAAATAATTACAGAAATCATAATCACTTCTACAACGTTGAACCTCTTTAATACCGTCTACTCCACTGTCTGGACTTACTCTAATATCTCTTTTACCTGGGTATAACTTCTCGATAGCTTGATTTATATCATCGAACACTACAGTATTTTTCTTTGTAGAAAATTCAAGCGAAGGAATGCAAAGTAGCTCTAAGTGAATAGAATCTAATATATGATTTCTTGAATAAATACATACAGGAATCTCATAGCTTAAACCATTTTCCTTCTCATCTCTTAGTCTCAGTATCCCTGTATTTTGTTCTGTTATATATTTCAATGCAGTTTCATCCGTTGCATCAAACCTTAAATCAATACTACCTCTAGCAATTTCACCTCCAAGTTCCTCTTTCATATGTAACGTAGTAATTAAGAACTTACCGTCATCCGTCCAAGGTGCAAACTCAATTGAAATACCAGAGGATGTTTTTGTTATGAAACTAGCCATAAGCTTCCTCCTTTAATTTATCACATGCTTTGTAGTTTATATTGTGCCACTCCTCTCTGCTCATTTTATTGCTTAAGTGCTTATCATAAAATTTATCAATATTACAGATAGTTGGTCTTGTATCATATATAGTACAAAGATGTTCATCTATATCCAGATATTTACAAATACCATCCCCTCTATCTAAAACTGGAAGGATCTTTGTTATTTTAAGGCAACATAAGCCACAACAATCACAATTAAATTTAATTTCCATGATTAATTTATTATATTAGCTGAGGTTATTGTAGCAACCCCAATAAAATTTCCTGGATAAATCCCAGGTACTGTTTTTATAAAATTCAAACTTAAATCTTTAACTATCCCATTAGCCATAGCATCCATACAATCTCCAAATACATCACTAGAACCACCCTCAACCGCAGCTTTCAGATCATTCCTAGACCATGTTGGAGAAATCATTGTTGGAAATGCAGGTATAGGAGGAGTTGGTGTAATAGAAGTTCCAATGACTAACACTCCTGTAGCTATTGCTGAATAAAGTTGCATAATCCAAGCCATCCATTCAGCACTTCCGTCACTGCCTGGTGCTGGTGGAGCTGGAATTATCGTAGCTGCCAGTCCTTTCAATGCACTAGCATCTACAGCATCTATTGTAGGTACTGCTGTTATAGGAACAGGAGGGGTAGTTGTAGTAGCTCCAGTAAATGTTCCTATTAACGTTACATTAGCTGTAATGAAATCAGCAATACAACCTACAAATGCTATCATATTCTCAACAGGTGTTTTATTTTCTCCACCTGTTAAGTTACTTACTAATAAATTTCCTAAAACCGTTTTTGCCATATCAATTTATTATATTTAATTCTCTTAATAAGGTTTGTGTAAAAATAAAAAACATACTTACCTGTTTGTAAAGTAAGTATGTTTTTATATATTTGAAATTGCTTAGTTGTTAAACAACTTAAGCAATGTTTGTTCAATTTTGTCTTTGACTTTGCTTTCAATAAGGCCAAAGCCAAAGGGGGTTTCGGTTGCTACAACAGCTATTACGCCATTTTTAACAGCAATACCAAATTTAGCTGACATTCCGAAAGCCTTTCCTGAGACTTCTGCTGAATGTTCAACATCGTTATAGGTCTCTTTGATTTCAGAGATGAACTGAGCTTTCTCTTGCTTCAATTGAGAAGCAAAGTTTTTAGCTTTCGTCCAAATCTGGTCGTCTGTGAGACCATTGATTTTAACTATAACCGGTTCCATTAGTTAATGAAAATAACGTTATAGTTATTATTTTTGTATTTCTCCTTCAATACTGGTATAGGAGAATACTTGTCAGGGGATGGAGGCGTAATCTTACCGTTTTCAATAGCCCTGTCAAAATTACGGAAATCAACTACTTTGATTTTTGCAAAGTGACAATAGTCATCTTCATCAAAGTATTTGATTACGATACCTTCTGCAGACTGAGGCTTATAGTCCGGACCCCATTTTGTAGGGTTGGAAGCTATATTTTCACCTTCTTTGTTATAGAAGATATTAGAATAGAACCCAAGTCTAACGAGATCAATAGCCGTTTGTGGCGTAAGATCAGGGAGTCTTTTCGGAAGTTCTATATCTTTTATTCCACCAGCGATCAATTCATTGAAGATTCCTTCAACGATCTCCGGTTTTTGGAAACCATAGTAACAATAGTTTCTATGATTTTCGTCATCACCGACACGAATATCAATCAATGCGCAATGCTTCTTGATCGGATCGTATTTTGAGCCTATAGGTTCTTGAACTCCTTTCCCAAAGAACTCAAGAAACAATGTGATAGGTTTGTCAGTGATTTCGATGTATTTACTGATAGCTTTTTCAACAACCTCATAAGTGAATTGGTTGAAAAACTCAGTAAATCCAAAGCTATTTACCGCACGAGATGTTTTTCCTCTTGGGTAAATTTTCTTCGAAACTGGGTCGAGTACCACGCCGTGATTCGAGCCGTCAACCTTCTCAAAGGCAAACCACTTCTCATTTTGAAATGGATCAACCTCAGGGTTGAATTCAATAGACGGGAGTATAACCCCATCCTCAAAACCATTTACAGAACCCCTTTTGAGTGCAGGTTCTATATGATGGTACTTCTTATAATCAATTCTCCAATTGAATTCTTTAGAGAATTGAGTACTATCGCCGGTTTTGCCGCATCCGGAGTTAGCCTTTGCCTGAGCATTCCACTCCCTAGCAGCAGCAAGCTGCTCTTCAACAGTGGAATACGTCTTTTCAATGAATTCCTGCTGCTCTGCTGTCATCCATTTTGAATGGAGCTGGTAATACAGCTCCTGTTCTGGTGTTTTTTTCGCTGCCATAATAAAATAATATTATTAATTGTTTGATTTCTTTTTAATAGCGTTAAAAACAACTGCTCCGCCGAGAAATATTGCTACGAACCCAATTGTCGTAAATACTCGACCAGTCAGTGTTCCGACGTTACTGCTCCATAAATTGTTGATAACTAATATAGAGCCACCCATCAGCACAATGCCGAAGAGTTTGCTCAGGATGTAGACGACGAGATGTACTACGTCGTCAAATTTATTATTCATCATAATATTTGTAGTTTTTTAAAAGTTAATAAAAATCTAGAAAAATAAAGAAGAAAGTATATTATTACATTTATACTTTCTTCATGAATAAGGTTTTTAAGGAATATGGTTTGAATTTTCTATTTTATCTACTTATACCTTATTTATAGCTAATTAATCTGAAAATCACTATGATTATATATATAAAAGATAAGAATTTTTCCGATTTATCCAGTTTAAAGCGAGAGTTTAAAGAAGTAAGTAAAAGGAGAAGAACAAGAAATGCTTACAAATATATTTCAGATAAACTTGGTAAAAGGAAAAATAAGAAAGATGATGATAAAGATAAAAAGAATAAATCCTCTTTAAAGAGGAAGACCAAGCGCTTCTCTGGTGGTTATTTGCGTGGTATTGCTGCTTCACTAAGAGGAGATAATCCTAATGGTGTCTTTGGTGATATTAGAGACACGGATGGTGGTGTGAAAGGAGCTGTTCAAGGAGCAGCTACTGGAATATTCAACGGTGCATGGAAAGGTGGTCTTCTTGGTCTCGGTGCTGGTGCTATTGCTGGAGCAATTACAGGTAACTGGGATACTATTCCTGAATGGGGTTTAAAGGGTGCTGCAGGTATAGGTGCATTAGGCGGAATTACCGGTACTATAAACGGATTCAGGGGAAGGGATTATTAATTCGATTAATAAAATGATAATATTAAGGGAACGTTTTTACAGAGAAAGAGTACCACGTGATATAGCTATTAAAGGTAAAAAAGAAGGTGTAATTCAAAAAGATCAAAATGGAGATTGGAGAATTATTTCCTATAAACAGAATCCACCTGAGTTCTGGGATGCTCATTACGACAGTAAAGAGGATGCGGAAAAAGCGCTAGGTGCTTATCATGCTCAAAAACATTATTCTGACTATGACGGTATCAGCGACGATGACTTAGATGATGAGATTTACAAAAGAGCATTAAAGAAACATAGAAGAAGACAGTTAATAAAGGGAACTATCTTTGGTGGTATAACAGGTGCTTTAGGTGGTCTAGTTAAATCTTACCTATTTCATGGTAGTAAATGGGCTCCAATAGGAGCTGCTGTGGGTGCAGGAACAGGTGCGTTAGGTGCTTATGGCTGGGGTAAATTCTATCAGAAAGATTCAGACGCTATGAAATCGGATTCTTTTAAGAAGATTTTGAAGAAAGAATACGAAAAAGCTTATAAGGATAGACCTCATCTAAATAATAATTTCACGTCACAAGATGAGGATGATGACGATAATGAATATTAAAAATGAAATTTATATTAACAAGGCTATACTCTTCTAAAAAAGAAGAGAAAAAACCAGCATATATAAATGACGATGATGATCTATCTAAATATAAAACTAAGAAAGGTATAGTAGGATCTGTTATCCCTGGTTTACCAGGATTAATGGGTGCTAGTAAGATGAAAGATCTTTATACAAATAACTTACTTGGTTTAGGTATAGTAGCATCAGGTCCGTTAGGTAGACATGCTGGTAATAAAAAAGCTGAAGAATTAGATAAGAAAGGGAAGAGTGATAAGGAAATACTCAGACGATCTGTACTTCATGGAAGCAGCGTTGGTGCTATTACTGGTGCTCTTTCTGGTGCAGCTTTAGGTAGCGTTAGGGGTGATATGGGCAGAATGGCCACTATAGGTGCTGCATTAGGTGCTTTAGGTGGTGGAATAGGTACAAGAAGTTCAGTTAAAGATAGACTTGATAGGAGGAAAAATTATGCTGATAGATCTTAGAAATACAGAATATTATAAAGCTAAACACTTTTCTCTAAAACAAGATATATTTGGTGGAAATCACCCTGAATTAACTGAAGAGGAGAAAGATCGTGTAGCTAATTTAAATCTAGCTTCCACATTAGGTGGTCTTACGGCTGGTACTGGTATTTATGCCTACTTAGCAGGCAGAAAGATGAAGAAGCTTAAAAAAGACCACACGAAGGAGTTTATAGAGGATAGAGTAAAAAATGGTAAGCGTATAATACCAGGAGCAGTTCCTATGCATAATGGTTCCGCATTAAGAGGGGCTGGGATTCTTTTAACTAGCACAGGCTTAGCTGGAGTAGTTGCATCACAACTATTAAAAAAGAAGTTGCTTGATGAGAAGAAAAAAGAGAAAGAGAAATCTTTTGCTATTACACCACCAATCACAAAAGCTGCTACTGCTCGTAGAATGGGTTGGAAAACACATAATAATAAAAACCCTATGAATCAAAATGGAAGAGCAGCTACTACACAAGCGGTAACTCAAAGAGAGGTTCAAAAGGCCCAGTTCGTTCAGAAAAATGAAGGAATGAGGGCTCAAAGACAAGCAGCGAAAATACAAGCCTCAAATGCAAGTCAAGCTACCAGAAAAGGTATTGCTGCGCAAAAATCCTCTGATATACAGAATACGAATTTCATTAGAACAAAAGAATTGGAGCAAAGAAGGATAAGTCAGGCTGGAAATAATATAATTAAACCAAACCTAAACAACTTACCTCCTGTTGTTCCTATGAATGGATAATAATAAAAAATGGCTACAGTAAGAACTAAAAGAAAAATAATAGCAGATAAACATGGATATGAGGCTGGAAGGGTAACCAGTAAGTCTGGTAAAGGATATCAATCTATGTCTGAGTCCTATGAATCTGTTAAACAATTCTGTGAATCTGCATTTTTAGATGGTTATATGCTAGCTCAGAGGGAGTATGCAGATAAAGGCCCAGCTAAGGGCGATGATATTCCTGGTTTTGATGATACCAATGTATCTGATACTACAAAGAAAAATGTAAGAAAAGCCACTAACGGAGAAACTCCCGAGCCTGCTGGCTCTAAAGGTAGTTCTAGTGGAAGTGGATCGACTACATCAAGTACTTCTGGCGGTGGCATAAAAGGTTGGTGGAATAAACTTACAAAGGGAGAGAAAACCGCCATTAAAGCAGCCGGTATTACTACAGCAACAGCTTTAACAGCTGCAGGCTTGTATAGTTTACTTAAGAAACATAAATCTAAGTCAGAAGATCCAGAAGTTCAGAAAGCTTATACATTTAACTTCATTGATGGCTATTTTTACGCCCAAAAGGAATTTAATAAGGCGGAGGAAAAAGCTGATGAAGAAAGAAGAGACAAAAACTGGAGAACAGCAAAAGCTATTGGACTAAGCACAGGAATAGCTGGTCTTGGCTCTGCAATTACTAGTAATATTCTTCTAGGAAAGACTGAAAAGGCGGTTGATAATGAACTTAAAAAGGGTGGAAAGAACATCAGTAGTGACTTGGTTAAAAAATTAAGAAGAAGATCTAATGTTAATGGTGTACTTACCCCTGTCGGATTAGCTGCAGCTGCTGGTAGTGCTACAGGTTTATACCAAGCATATAAAGCAAGAAAAGAAAGATTAGAAGGAAAAGGTGAATAATAATGAAATTTTTATTATCTACAGGAAAAAGTACAGATAGAATAGAAGTTTATGTCATTGATTTATTCAAATTATATCTGAATATTGCACCTGGAGATATTCCCGGAACTGATATAGGATTTAATTTTATTCTAACGGATACACTAAAATCTGAATTAGTAACCGAAATACGTAATCGGGTTGGTATTCTCGTCAATAAAATTCAAAAGATGTTTGATGAGAATGCTGTTCAGATTAGTGTATCTTCGTTAGATATTATCAGCGATGAAAAAATAAAATTAGTTTTATCTGTCAATAAAACTACCTCAGAGGAGTTAGTTATAAAATATTCATAAAGACAAAGAATAATGAAATCGTTACAAGATTATAGGAATTTATATAGAAGTATAGCAAATAATCTAAATCTCCAAGGCGATAGCGTAGAAGTATTAGTTCAAATGTTGGCTAATGCTTCTTATATTTCTGAGGTTGAAAATGTTGCTTATGTTCAAGAAGCATCGTTAGAAAAAGCCGTATTAATGAATTCCAAGATCCAACACTGTATGAATGATATGTATAGTGTTTATAGGGGTCAATGTCCAAGAATTATACTGAGATTCAAGCCTAATAAATACTTCTCATTCAGCTTGTTTGATGAGATTGTAACTAGTAACAATTTCAGTATTTATTATTTAGGTTACTTGGAAGAGGATAAAGATGGTAATGTCAATACTGTAAATGCTCCAATAACCATACCTCCTTCTACTGATAGTGAACCTAAGTACTATACTATTATTGGTTTCTTAGCAGAACAGAAAGTAGAAAAGAATTGGGTTACAGAGGAAGGACAATACTACGTAGAATGCACTGAGGACAATCTAAGTAATGACATGTATGTTAAAATAGATGGCGAAGGTGTAGAATTTACAAGGAATTTCTCAGATCATATCTTAAAAGATTTAGTATTTGATCTAACACTTCCCTCATTTGGCTCTAGATTGTATCTTCCAAACCCACCTTACGAGGCTAATAAGAGTATTAATGCAGTTTATTATAAGTATGTATCTTTAGGCTCTGTTAATACATCAGAATTAAAGAGAGCTATTATAAAAGGAGCTGAATTAGTACCTTTTGATGAAAAGTGGTTGGATAAAATGGGTTATGAAGAATTAACTACCGGTTTAATAGCTCTTAATTCAGAAGCTCCCGATGAAGTCCCAACTATTCACTATAAAGCAAATAGAGATAGATACGTAAATTCTATCTTAAGGAGTAACTCAGATATAGGAACATTGCTTGAAGAGTATTTCCCGGACATCGTTCTAACTGGAGGAACTACGTATAAATTTACAAGTAATGAAAATGGTGAATCTTTACTAACTATTTATTACATACCAAAAGGAGAAGATAGAATAACTTTAGACGAAAAGGATCAATTCTTAAAAGATCGTTATGCTTACTTCGTAACAGACGAATTATATATTAATCCAGGAATTTGCTACGATGTAACATACAACATAGATGTTGAGTTATTTGAAAATTCTTCTGTCAATGATGAAATTAAATCAATACTAGATAATTATAGTAAAAAATTCGATGTAAATTTAGAGGAAAAAGCATCTGAAATTTCATCACTTATATCTAAAATATCTAATGTAAAAATTGTTAGAAGTATCTCAAAAGATTACATAAGAAATGGAGAATTAATAACAAACATAGAAGATATTTATAATGATTCTTCTAATGTTTATTTTAATATTTCCGCAAAAATAAATTCAATTATTAAATCTTCTTAAAACAAATGAGTTTGAATGTTTATATACCGGTTCATTTACGTAATAATATAAGAATATTCAATCAGCTATATAAATTACTTTACGAATATCAGAATAATCCGGCATACAATGAAGTAGAAATTAATGATAGCTTCGAGAGTTATAACAGTTATCTCGCAAATGATCCGGTAAAAACATTTGTAAAATTTTGTTTACCGGAAGAGAGTATTAAAGTAGGAGATTACAATACTATAATAAACTATATAACTCACTTATTTTATTCTGTAAAAGGAACAGTAAAAGTTATAGAGTATATGAAAAGTTATTTAAATTTAAAATTAAATGACGATTTCTTTTACTCTCCTAAAAAAATTAGACTATCGTTCAAGGAATTAAATACTTTGAACGATACCCTATTTTATGACTTACTAAGAAATTTCTTAAATGCTTTACTTTATTTTAATGCAGCTATTGTAAATACAGCTACTGGTGATTTTTATTTAGGGGAAAATATAAAAAATGTAGTTGGAAATAAAATAATTACATATAAAGTAATTGAAATTACAGCAACTGAAATTAAACAATGACAGAGAATGATTACAAGAATAAATAATAGTGATGTAGAAAATTTTAACGGAATTAATTCAATTGTTTTTTATGAGGATAATTCCGTTAAAAAAATTTTACATAAATATAGTGATAATAAAATAATTGATTCTGATTTTATTGAATATGGAATTACAGAATTAATAAAAAAATCTAAATTCAATAGTGACGAATTAATTAATTATCTGGATGAAGAAAGTAAAGAAATTATTGGAAATAATCCAGATGATTTATCTAAAATAGAAGATAATTATTTCTTACCAACTAACTCAAATTCAGCATCTTCTACTGATCCTATTTACGGATATTTCGGTTCTAAAACAATTCAAAAAAATGTTTTAATTGTTGTTAAAGTTCCAGAAAATATAGATTTTGTTTGTTTGAGGAGTGAGATTGGTTTGAAATTAGATAATACAGGAGATAAAGATAACTACACAATTCAGTTGGAATTAACACCTGATGAAATTCCATTTAATAAAGTTATTTTTATTACACTAACCCTAGAGACTTATAATACACCTAAATTAAATTTAACATATAATATTTGGAGAGATGACAATAATGCAAATCAAAATAAACCCAAATATTCACTAAGAAATGATGAATTTTTTAGTACATTAAATAATATAAATTTAATTGAGGAAAAAGATAATAGAATTCTTTTTGACAAATCATCAGGATCAATACTAAGCTATGAAGAGGTAGTTGAAAATACTCCTATTTTAAACAAAAAAATAAATAGGTGGAAAAATAATAAAAAATACAACCCAAAAACCGTTTATAAATTAGGTGATGTTGTTGAATTTGGAAGAGATGAGGAAAATAAACCATACGAGTATATATCGCTTAGAAACAATAATGTCGGAAATACTCCATGCTTTTCTAGTAAATGGATTTTAAGTAATAAATTTAATGATTACTTAACTACAAAGGTTAATATTAACGTAGATCCAGAAGGAGCAGCTAATATAGAGCCAAATGGATTCTTTAGTCTAGCTAAAGATGCTACAGAATGTAAATTCCAACTCACCTGTAATCCCGGTTATATAATTGATTATGACAATCTAGCTTTTATAGGAAATACTAATATCTCTGATCAATCTACTTCACAAGGAAACGAACATACAAGTGAAGTAGTATTCTCAACAAGTAAAGACGATACTGATAGTGATGGTTGGAGACAGAAACTACTTAAGGAAAGAACTATTACTTTCAAATTGAGAGGTAGAGATTATACTATTTATATTTCCGATGTAAGATGGATTAGTAAGGTTGAGTATAGTGAAGATGGTGGAGATAATTGGACTATGGTCGAGTTAAATAACCAAACCTGGAGTGTGTATTTGTCAAGTAATCAAAATAAATTCACGTTTAGTAATCTCAAGGGCGGTAATATTTTGATAAGAATAAC